ATTATTCTTGGAAGCTTAATAGTCAATCATTGCTGATTAGGCTTCCAATTTTTTGTGTTAAAAATTATTAAATCGTTTTGTTTTTATTTTTTTTGCATATATATTTGCCACAAAAAGAACAAAAAAATTAAAGTAATAATATTAAATGGTAGTACAATTGAATCAGAAAGAGCAAGTTGATACTGAGACGGGAGAACTTGTAATTGAAAAGACTGAGGCTGAATTGAGGAACGATGATTTCGGACTCAAATATGCTGACAAGAAGATGTTGTATGAGGTTATGTCCGTTCCTTCTTTGAGCGGATATGAGTATCGTATGGTGACTTATCTTGTAATGTGGGCAAGGAAGCACAATGTTCAGTATGAGTTTGATAATTACGGAAACCTGTATTTCACCAAAGGTGAACTGAAAGAGGGCGAGTATTATCCTTGTGTGACTGCGCATTTGGACACTGTTCAGGACAAGCACAAAGCCTTTATATTGGCGGGTGCTGACTTGGATGTTAGAACAAGGCTAAATAAGGAGAATAAGCACGAACTATACGTTGATGGTATTGGTATTGGTGCTGATGATAAGGGTGCTATATTCATATCGTTGGCAATGATTGACAAGATTGATGTGATAAAAGGTGCGTTCTTCCTTGAAGAGGAGGTTGGTATGAAGGGTAGTTCAAACCTGAACAAGTCATTCTTTGATAATGTTGGATATGTTGTTGGTTTTGACTCTCCTGATTACAATCGTTCTGCTTGGAAGTGTAGTGGTACAAAATTGTTCACAGGTGATTTCTATAAGACTTATATGAAGCCTGTATGTGATAAATTTGGCTATACTCGTTTTTATTCAGAACCTTATACTGATGTCAAACATATTGTTGAAAAGGCTGGCATTATGTGTATGAATTTCTGCAATGGAGGATATGAGGCACATAACCAATCGTCAGAGTATATTGTTGCAGAGGAAACTGACAATGCTCTTGGTATGGGTCTTGAACTTGTTGAGACAATTGGAAGGACACGACACGAGATAAAATCTACTGGTACTTCTTGGGTGAAAGATGAGAATGGTGTATATCACAGTAATGAAAATGATGATGACAAGTATTTAGCCACATTAGGGGATGACAACAGATATTCAAGTTATAATTACTATAATTATAGCGCAAATATAAACTCGTCAACCACTAACAGTAACTTAAGTAATACATCGAAGTCAGCAAAGTCTGATGGTAGCAACAATGAAACATTGATGTATATTGTATCAGTATATGAAAAGAGGATTAGTAACATTGCCGATGAGATAAAGGCTAAATGTGAAATGATGGGTATTGACTACGACAAGAATTTCAAGAGCATTTTTGAAACAGAAATTAAATTTTAAGATATGTTATTACAGCACATAAGAACTTATAGGCAATTATACAAATTGGCGCAAGCAAAACCTATGCATATTTTGTTTTCCACCTCACAGGATTCTGCAATATATGATGGATATGCTGTAACCGTGGAGAAAGAAGGTTGCAAATACCTTATTATTTATAACAGATATTTTTCGGATGAAGTATGGAACAAGAGATTAATGTCATTAAAAAGCATTATTGACACGACCCTTCTTGATAAATACGGTCAATTTTGTTTATATGAAATTGAATGTCCAAAAACTAAAGATTCATATAATAGGTTTTTCAGTTATGTATATGGCATATATGATGACATATCTCAGAAATTAGACAATTTCATTAACTCAAATAAGAAGATTATTACCCCAGTTTCAAATAAATATAGGCTGGACATAAAGCAACCATTGTGCCAATTCATTTACGCTATTACAAATGAATCACCGAATTTCTTTGTGTGGGCATTGAATCAGATATTCAGTAGAAGGGTATCAGTATGGACAATACGTCAGGTTATGATGTGGAATGAGAAATATGGAAGTTTGTCAAGTAATTTGCCAAAGAAAACTATCACAGCTTATTCTGATGTCAACGAACTTATTGACGAAATGCGTGTTATCAGAAAATATAAGAGAGTTAATGATTCAATTAATTTATTCAACACTGCGCAAAAAAAGATTTTGAAAACATCTGACAAAAGTGATGAGGATATTGATACGCTAAACAAGTTCAGTCTTCTCAATATGAAGAAATGTGTTAACTTTGTCAGAAAAATGTCCACGGTTGAGGATTATAACGAGATTATGGACGCGATGAAACATTTGGTTGTTGTGCATTTTAGATGGAACAAGGAATCTTTTCTTGATTATCTTAATAACGTTGAATCTCTTGCATATAATATAGTCAAAGAGTCTAAGATGTTCGTTGTTGTTGAGATTTTGAACTATGAGGCTATCAAGAGGTTAACAAAGTCAACAAACTGGTGTATTTCAAAGAATAAGAAATATTGGAATGATTATGTTGAAAACAACCCTGATGCAAGACAGTTTGTAATATTTGATTTCAGCAAAAACGAGAATGATGCTGATTCTATCATAGGGTTCACTATTGACAGTTCGCACGGAATAACACACGCGCATAATTTCTTCAATAAGAATCTTATGGAAAGAAACAACTCTGTCGGCACGATTGTGTCGTTGATTAATAAATACAATGGCAGTGTATCAATAAGCGACATAATAAAGAAGTATGATATTGATATTTCTTCAATTGTGAAAGTAGATGTTCTTCCTTTTGAGTTTAATCGTGAAAGTATGTTGTCGTTCATAAGTAAACAATGTGATTTCGTGACGATAAAGGATGCTGATAACAAATTAGTTGTTCGTATTAATGGTGGCGTTATGGAATATATCTTTGGAGAGAGATATTCTAATCATTTTGATGAATATTTTGATAATTGCAGTGTTATAATGTTTGCTGATTTCAATAAAAAAGATGAAAAATCAAAGCGTTTATTCATTGCATTTATTGAAAAAGACGGATTTGAGGAAATGCCAATGCTGGTATGTAATGAGTTTTTCCACACAGAAAGTAGTTCTTATTTTGATACTTTGTTGGAGGAGTATGGGTTGTCTTACGATGTAATTTGTAGAATTTGCAACAATGGAAAACGCGTTATTGATTATATGTGCAGTCATAACCATATTATGGTTGATAAAATGCTATCTAATGAAAGCATAAAAGACGATTTCATAAAGTATGTTGTTCAGCAAAATGGAAGAAACGACGATAGAATATACGACGCTTTGATTACAGAAATCACAAACGTCATTTCAATTGATATGCTTAATGTGTTATATAAGCACGGAATTACATTATATGATATATTCGTCAATAAGCAGATTGTAAGGTCTTTGATATGTGAGGTGGTTAATAGGTTTTTTGGTATGACAAATAGAATTCCTTGTGATGAAGAACTCACAGATTTCAATAACGGAACTCTTTCCATTGATAACGCATATAAAGTCGCACTTTATATTATAACAGAAACAATATTGAACAATGAGAATAATCTTTCCGTATTTGAAGGATTGGTGAATAATTTCTCTTCTTATATAGGTAGACCAAGACAATGTATGTTTGAATATTTGTTGAGTAAGATTCTAAACAAGGCTAAAAAAGATGATTATACCAATAACGTCGTACAGGAGTGTTTGCTATTATTGTGTAATTACCCTCATTTACTAAAAGACGAAAGAATCCGTTTATTAGCAAAATTCAGTCCATCCACATCATCTTCATCTTGTTAACATCATTTAACTTTTAATATTTTTGTTTTTTGAATATTGCGTATATATTTGCATTGTTAAATAAAAAAATAAAGATAAAATGTCAGTAAATTATCCAAAAAAACAGATTTCACAAATTGTGACCAATGCTGGGTTGACTCCATCATTTGAAGATAATAAGTACTTCTTATCGGTGATGGATATTTTGAACAATAAGCCAAATTATCAGGTTTGGGCAGCTGTTATGATGCTTGTACAAGGCATTGTTCCTCATCGTGTTGCGAAAATTTCAAGATGGATTAACAACAATAGGGAATTCATCAAAGACCTTTCAAAACAAAACATAGTTGCATATAAAAATGCGGAAGATTTCTCTTTGTTGGAAGATGAAACAAACACGATTAACAAGCTCAACATCGTCAAGAAAATGATTAGGAAGTTCAACACAAAGCAGAAGAATATGCTTTTGGAATTGTTTGAACCAGTTTCATCTCTTGGAACACTTTCACTGAATAATAATGGCGAATTTAAAAATTGGTACAAACTTTTCAATGGGTTGTCAAAATTGCCTGCTGACCGTCAGGGTAAATTTATCAGTCTGTCTTCAGCATTTGATAATGCCAAGGACATTTTGGCTGCTGTAGAGCAAGCAATTAAACCGACATACGCTTGGAACAAAGATGAAGCAATGGAATTCATTAAGAAGAACGCAAAGGATTGTTCTATTATCTTTGATAATAACAATGTCTTGGTTCTAAAAGTACCATCCTTCAAGTCAAGTCATAAGCTGTGTGGTGGGGGTAGAACTGGATGGTGTTTGACAAGGGAAAACCAGTATTTTAACTCTTACGTTACTTCATACGACAACAGAACACAATATTTCTTGTTCAACTTCAATAAGCCGGAAACAGATGAATTGGCTCATATTGGTTTTACAGTTGAAGACGGTGTTGGTATTACAAATGCTCATAGCACCAAGAATATGAATATGATTGGTAGTGGGTTTAAGTATCGCGGAAAAGCAATAAACATTTTTGACGCACTTGAAAGAGTTGGTTTTAAACTTGGAAATCTGTTCACAGAAAATTTGAAAGACAAGTTTGAATGGAATAAGGAATCATTGAAGAAATTTTTTGACGGAAAACCAGTCAAGATATTAAGCGAAGAAGGAAACAAGTTAGTTGTAAGTACTGGAAACGCACATTGTATGGAAACGATATGTAAATGTGGTTTTATGAAGCAGTTATTAAACGACACTGGTAATTTGTATTTAATATTTGACTTTGACAAAGACTTTACTGAAGAAAATTCAATCGTTGGATTTCACCTTATTGAAGATGATTTCAAATGTTCGGTTGTAAACAGACTTGTTACAAACTATGGAAGGATTTTGTGTGGCACAGAAGCGGCAGATTTCTGTAAGGATACTCTACAATTTGATATCAATTCCATTATTGATGTTAAAGTAAATAATAAATCGTTACTTATTCATAAGTATATTATTGAGAAGAAAGAGGAAGAGGCAATTAAACTTATTGATGATACGCCTGAAATCAACGTCAATGAGGAATACAAGAATACTTACCCTATATTTGGTGCAATAGCAAATACTATGTTTGATTTGTTCAAGAAGATTACTTTGCATCCAACATTTGACGCTACAGTTCAAGAAGGGTTTGGCGAGAATGTACTTCACACTCTTCTATTCCTTGCAAGTGGAAGCATCCTTGCGAAAGATGGAACAACAAGTGAGATTCTGAATAAAATGATTAATTTTGCCATTGATTCAGGCGTGTACAATCTTAACGAACAAGACATCAACCTTGATACTGCATTGACAATTGCTTGTTCACAAAACTCATTGGCTTGGGTTGTAGAAAAACTTGTAAACGAGAAAAATGTTGATATTTCAATTGTAAATGACGAAGGAATGAACGCATTGGAGATTGCCGTTAAATGCGGTAATAAAGATGCAGTAAAGTCTCTTATAAAAAGAACAGATATTGTTGTTACAGAAAAAATTAAAAAGATGGCTGCCGACAACGCAATATCACTTTTGGATGATGATATTGTAACAATCTCTGTTAGTAAAGATTACGTAGATTCTTGCGATATGCTTTTTGACAAGATTTTCACAAGTTCAAAAGCAACTCGTAAAACTTGGTAAATAATAAACACGGTGGTGTGATTACATAAAGATTACACCACCGTTTTTTTAAAAATAATTTAGAATGTTATGAATATTATTAATGTAAATTCGAAAATATATGTTATTTCTATAAAAGATAATATAGATAGCATAATACGTTATTTGAAAATTAAAGGTATCAGGAGAAGTAGAAGGAACGATGATTTTAATAACGCAGCTGTTATATGTTTAAGCAATAACAACTTCAATAATTCGTTAATTGATTATCAAAAAATATTGAATGAAATAGAAGAAAATATTGCAAGTAGGAATATATCAATTTATATAATAAGAGGAGCAAATGACGATAAGGCTTTGTTCGATTATGACAAAATCAGCACACCACATATACATCTGATTCCAGATTACACAATAATAAGAAACACAGAAGTTTCCATTCTATGTATTGGTGGCGGTATTTCCCCACACAGAAAATGGATAGAGAAACAGCCAAATATGTTGTACGACAGTAATTCTGAAAAATTTGTTTTTGAATCAGAGAAACTTGATGAAATAAAATCAAATAATATTGATTTCAATATTGTAATTTCAAATGAGAAGCCTACATTTATGTTGTTAAACAATGATTATATATCCAAATGGGTTGAAGAAGACGATACGTTGTTGGGTGATATAAACCATTTGCAAATGGAAATGGACAAGGTTTATCATTGGCTTATTATTAATAATGTTAAAATAAGTCATTGGATTTTTGCTGATTATTTGAACAATTCATCTTCCGGAATGGTAAACATATTGAGGGGTATAATGTTCGCTTCTTATGGATTTAATAAGTTATCAGAAGTAAATACAAATTACAGATTACCTCATATCAGATTAGAAGATGATTGCGACGACGCTGAAGATTACGACGAAGGAGTTAGAGAAGAACAAATTGAAAATGCAAGGATTAGGCTTCGCCACAGGGACGAAGACGACTTTCAACCAATAAGAATTGATGCGCCAATCGATGATGCATACGCAATAAGATTTAATGTTGATAGAGGACCTCTTCCCTTACATATAGGAGACGCGCCTGATTTTTATGATGCTCTGCAAGATATGCTTGATAATAGAATTGTACGTGATGGGGACGAAAACGATGGACCACGTGCAGTTGCTGCAAATGATAATTTATACCCATTCTAAAAAAAGTAATAATGAATACTAAACCAAGCACATTTTTTTCCGTTATGGTTGTTGGCGATAAACCCGATGAGATAATGGCTAAATATGATATGTCTCTGAAAGTGAAACCATATGTTAAGTTCCGATATAAAGACGCGGCTAAAATCAAGGAAAGTACAGCAAGGGTTTATGCCAATATAATAAAGGACAGCAAGAAGTTTATGCTTAACGAATTCCAAGAAGGATATATTCAGGAACAACTGAAGGCTATAAACAACTTGTCTCCATTTGAATATTACAGAACAATAACGAATGGATTGTATTATGATGAGAACGGAGATGCATTGTCAGAAGAGAACCCAATTGGTAAATGGAAGTCATATGCAATTGGAGAACATTTCTCAATGCCGTTGATTCTAAAAGATGGAAAGGAAGTATATCAAGCTATCAATAAAGATGTTGATTGGGAAACAATGATTAACAAGGATAGAAAAATTTATGAAGATGCCTGGGACCTTGTTCATAATGTAAGAGACCCTGAAACTGACGAAGAGCGTATGATATACGACAATATGAAGGAGAGAACAAAGTACTTCAGTAGATTCAAGGACAAGGAATCATATGCAACATATAATAGTGCATATTGGAACTACGCCTTTGTAGATAAGAATAAATGGGTTGGTTTAGATGACGACAATAAGGAACTCGATTGGATAGAGAATTTTTACGATAGATTTGTTAAGAATGTTCAACCAGAAGAAAAAATAACAATTTTTGAATGTACAAGATGAAAGATAGTATATTAATGAATTTCAACGACTTCATAAAGAATATTATTGAAGGAACTGAATGGGAGGGACACGTGTTCATATGTGGAAAAACACTTAGGGAATATTTTGTTTTCTATTCTTCAATCGATATTGAACTTGTAGTTGATTTATACGCTTCAAGTCACGAGGATTTTCTTGATTTCTTGACGGACAAACTCAACACAAAAGACGAAGAAAAATGTACTATACAGTACCATCCAAATAATGATATGTTTTCACTGTCAATAAAAGGTTTTGAAGATGCATACATCACTTGCAGAGCGACAACCAAAATAAAATATGATGAAAACGGAACGAAAATAACCTGTTTTGGAACTTGTGACGACGACGCACAAAATAGTGTACTGACAATTGATTCAATGTATTACAATATCAGTAAGGATGATATATTGGATACATCAGAAAAGGGTGTTGAAGACCTCTCAACGCATACCATAAGGGCAATTGGTGACCCTGATACACAATTCAAAAACAACCCTTTGGACATACTTAAAGTTATAAGGATTGCAAACGAACTTGGATGGGGTATAGAGAAAAACACGTGGCTTGGTATGGTAAAGAACGCCGATAAAATTGTATCAGTTCCGCAAGATTATATAACCAGTGAAGTATCAAGAATTATACTCACAGACCAACCTAGTAACGCCATTCGAAGAATGATGTTTTGTAATGGTCTTTTGTCTTATATTTTACCAGCATTAAAGGAAATAACAAATGTTGATGAAGACGCAGAAATGACCGCGTTTGAACGAACTATGGACATACTTGATATGACAGACAAAAACCTTAAATCAAGACTATCAGCACTGTTCCATAGAGTTGGTAAGGTTACACAGTTTTATGGGGTTTCAGAAGAGAAAAACAGTGAGAGACTAACACAAGCCGTTATGGAGAAGATGGGGTATTCTGAAAGTTTAATTAATTCTGTATGCAAAATTATCTCTATGCAGAACGTATTCAAAAACTATAAGAAAGGCGCAATCCCATCACATAAGACACTTAAGAAACTAAAAATCAAGATGGGTGACGACCTTGATACACTCCTTCAAATAATACATTACATTAACATTACCAATAAATACGGTAAAAAGGCTAATCAAATTCCTACTATACTCAAATCATATAATGAAATTGAGAACGAGGAAAAACAAAAACAAAATGATGATATCAAAGCAAAGTTACCTGTAAACGGTAATGATGTTATGAAAGAGTTTTGCCTTAAACCAGGAAAGGTTGTTGGAAAGATTATATCAATGCTTGTCGAGAAATACAAGGATAAAGAAAATGTCACAAAAGACGAATGTATGGAATATGTCAGAGAACACATCTCATCAGTAATTCAAAGTAAATAATGTACATATGGATAATGCAGATACGCTTGTTAAATTCTTAGAGAAACATAACGCATTGGATTCTTATAGAAAACACATTAGTTCATACAAGTTTAAGGACATTAAAACACTTGTTAATTACTTGAACGAAGAATCCAATATCAGATATGCAATAGGGGGTATTATGTCATTTGACAATACACCTGAGGGTAGGGATTTTTGGTCAAGAATGGATATTGAATGGAAAAAAATATGCGACGGTAAAAAAACTATTTGAAATATTTGGATTTTACAAATGAAATGTATATATTTGTTGTATCATTAAAAATTTTAAAATTATGTCAAACAAATTAGTTAAACAAGGAGAGATGACAAGGCAATTCAAAAACCTTAATTCAATGATGAAAAGACTGAACGACATTTTTGATGATATTAGTTCAACAGATATGATTTTCAGTCCAGGATTCTACGACTTCTACGACAGAAGAAACGATTTGATTAACAGAGCAGACGACCTTTTTAACGACGCTAACGACCTGTTCAAAGAACTAGGATACGGAGAAGACGAACTAAAGGTTGCTGTTGATTACAACAGAAACAAAGACAACAAGCCGAAAATTGAGGTGACTAAAGACTCTTTAATTGTCACTGTAACTTCAAAGGATGGTAATAGTACACATACTGTTACGACTACTATTCCAGAAGGATATAACAATGAAGAACTTGCTACAAAGGTAGATAAAGATAAAAATAAATTCATTGTGACTATTCCGAAAGAGAAGAAATGTTTCAAAAAGAAAACAGTTAAGACTAATCCATTCTTCTCAGGTTATAAGAAAACAAAATCAGGTAAAATAAAAAGCAACAAATGAGAATTTGCGCAATAAGTGACACACACGGTCAATTTGACTTCAGCATTGAGAAAAGTGATATCCTCTGTATCTGCGGTGACATATTGCCACTAATGATACAGGGGTACACTAAAGACTCCGAAAAGTGGATTGTCAATACATTTATCCCCTGGTGTAAAGAACAACCAGTGGATAAGATTTTTGTTGTTGGTGGTAATCACGACTTCTACTTCTATCGTCACGGAGATAAATTCAAAAATCTTATTAAAGATACAAATATAATATATCTCCAAGACGAAAAATATGATTATATTGATTCAGAAGGAAACGTTATAACAATATACGGAACACCTTGGTGTCATCAATTCGGACATTGGGCGTTTATGGGTTATTCCGACGAAGCACTTAAAGACATTTACAATAAAATGCCAGATAATGTTTCCATACTCCTGACACACGACGCACCATATGGATGCAGCGATGTGATATTCAAACACAAAGAAAGAGGACACATCGGAGGTCGTGGATTAAGGGATTCTATTTTGGAGAAGAAACCAAAATTGAATCTTCACGGACATCTACATACCTCAAATCACGATAAGGAAATACTTGGAGAAACAGATGTGTATGGTGTCAGCCTTCTTGATGAATCCTATATTATGTCATACAAACCATTTTATATAGATTTTACAAAATGACAAATTGTGAGAATTGCCCACACCTGAAAAAATTTGCTGCATTCTATGAAGGATATACAACGCTGAAATGCGATAAGTATAAATCAGACAGCGGAGAGTGTAAGGAAATAGAAAGGTATCATATAGAAGATACAAAAATAAAAAAACCATTTTGGTGTACCTACGATGAAGAAGAACATACAACGGACATTACGATAGCCAAAGTTAAGCCAATAATTAATTTCAGCAACATTAAAAAAGGCGATATACTGCATTTCCCACCATATAGAGGTAAGGAAAGAAAAAACGTTACCGTAACAGATAAGTATGATTATATCCTGTATTACACAGATAATGAAACACATAAATACGGAACTTTATTGTCGTCTGACGTTATATGTAAATTTATATCAAAAAAATAACATTTTTTAACTAGATTTTATTTCGAAATCTAGTTTTTTTCGTATATATTTGCTACAAATGATTTAAGTAAATAATATGAATAATAAAAGAAAACAATGTAATAATTGCCCATATATGCTTGAATATGAGTATTTTGGATATGGATTAAGCAGAATTGTATGTACAAAGTACAAAGACAATAAAGGAAATTTCAGAGAGATATTTAAAATGGCAAATATTGACCAAAACGTACCAAGACCTGATTTTTGTAGAATTGATGATTGATATAAATATTATATTGGATTCGTTAAATAACGATAGTATAAGGAAAACATTAGATATACACAACGATGAATATGTATTTGATACACAAATTGACGCTGCAAAGGACATTGTGAGAGATTTCAATGAACCACACACAAGGAGAAACCACGTCATACTTACAGCTAAGATGCAGAGTGGAAAAACAGGTGTATGTAACTCTGTTGTAAACATTATCTCACAGACAGAAATAGAATCTGAAATGGCTGTTAAAAGATACATATTCGTAACTGGAATGAACGACTGCGGTCTTAAGAGACAAACATCAGAACGTTTGAAAAAACAAGTCATAGGAGCAACAGACGATAATATATACATAAAGAAAAGAAATGGTAATGATTGTAAGTATATCATATTGAAAAACAGTGATTTGCCAAGATATACAGGAACAATAGACAATAGTGTGATTTTTATTGATGAATCACATTATGGAAGTGGCGAGAAAAATGTACTTACAGCCTTTTTCAAGAAAAACAATATTGATTGGAAAAACAGAAACGAATTAATATCAAGAAACATATACATTGTATCAGTATCAGCCACACCATTCAAGGAGATTGTTAGTGATACGGCATTGTGCAAGGATATAATAAGCCTGAAAACAGATTCCAATTATTTTGGGATAACAGATTTTATAACCAATGGACTCATACAAGATTCACAAAGGGACGACGTTACATATGACGGTAGGATATTCTCCTATATATGTGACGCTTATGATAGAATGAAAATTGATGGGATTTATGGTGTTATATTCGTCAGAAGCAAAAGATTTGAGGTGTTTAAAAACAATGATTATGTTAAAGATAAATTCAGAATAGTTGATGTTTATTCAAATGGTTCAAACATTGATTACAGAATGATTGAACGTGAAATGGAAAAACTTTACAGAATAAATAACCTGAATAACCTTATGTCCAAAAGCATTGGAATTATAAAGGACATAAAGGATATTGACAGAATTGAAACAAAACCAATACTATTCCTAATAAAAGGAGCATTTAGGGCAGGCATAACAATTAAAAGGGAACTTAAGGATATTATATATATGGTCTATGACCATTCAACAAAGTCGGATACCACAGTACAAGCACTTATTGGTAGAATGTGTGGATATAGGGATATAAACGCACCAGTTGAGAAAACAAAGTTCTATGTAAATAAGAAATACGCTGATATGTACTCAACTTGGGAACAGGATTTCTCAAATAGAGCAAATATACCAAGCGATTCCACAAAATACGATTGGGTTGATGGTGACTATCAAGGAAAAGACTGTGAGTTTGGCAGTAAACCAATAGGAAATATAGCAGTGCCATTATCAGACGATGAAGTAAGGGAAATTATAAGAGATAAGGATACTTGTAGAACAAGAGTTGGGTATGCAGAAAAAATATTGCCTGAGCTGTTGAGAAAACACAATATTGACATACAATATGACTATATTGGAGAAGCTGTGTTGAAAGGTAAAAACAAATATAGTAAATCAACAATAAATAATAGGTTTGAAGGATTTTCAGAATACTCTTCGCCATATATATTCAGACCTGATAAAGTAAAGAGGTTCGTAGAGAACACTGGAAGGGATTATATCACAGAGGATGATATTGGAACAAAAATCATATACGTTGTCCTTGATTCAAGTGTTGACAGTAACAATAGGGTATATGGAAATAATAGGTTATTAATATATAGAGTGGAGGTATCAAAGAAAATTAAGGTCGTAAACCATAAAGGATTGTATCAAAAACATAAAGACACTTCACTTATATGATAACAACATTAATATCACTTGCTGTAATATCAGGCATAATATGGATTGTAACATCAAATATAAAAGAAAATAAACAAAAAGAAATGGAGGATATAACTTTTAAGAATTTACCAATACCAGTTATAATACTGTTTGCAGAATACCTCGGTTTTGTAAGTGGTGTAATCGAATGGGCAGAAGAATGGTGCAAAAATGACAAGTTTCCGGAATGGAAGAAGAAAATACTTACAAACGATGCTTATAACCTTATGAAGGATATCAAAAAGCATTTTTCAGATGATGAAATACTTACAGTGTTAAACGCTATACACGACGATATATTGAAAGTACATATTGATAATTTTAACAAGAATCACAATGGCTAAATTCGCTAAAGGAGACGTAATTGTACAAGATAAAGCACCCGAACTTTTCTCAATATGGGGAGGGAACGCTTATGCTGATAACGAAGGCATCGCATATACCCTCACAGCATACTGTGATGTATCAGAAGGTGTTTTGGATATTGATGTAACTAATAATGTTGACTGTGGGTATATATTGCTTAAAAAAAACCTCCAATACTGGAGAAAAGCAACAGATACTGAAACATTAAAAATTTCAGTGTTTCTTGCAAAAAAAGGCTATATTTACGACAAAACAACACGCCAAGTCAGGAAGATGAGGAAAAACGAAAGTTTTGTTGTTAAGAGCGGCAACAAGGAAATAAAAATACAAAATGAACATAAAAAGGAAGTCAGCCTTAAAAACAACATTAAGGATAAACGAATAACACATTCAACACAAAGACTTCTCAATGTACTTAAAACACATTGTGAGGAATATGTAATCAGAAGAATGAAAGAGGCGATGATTACATTCGTTGATAAACAGCCAAAAGAATGTAAGAAAAAATCATAACATAAAATGAAAAAAGAAAAACGTGCATCAATCTATCTTGATACGATAGATATGGTTAAAAACGGTTATACCATTGGAGATAAGACAATAACGATTGACAACAACATTATTTCTTCTAATTTTTATAAAAAGAGAATTTCAATCGACTTTGACAATCTTGAAAAATACGACACAAAGATTGAGGTTCTTGATAGCGATAGCCTTGCAGCTGCTTATAAATTAGTTGAGCAAGGATATCATCCAGCTGTACTGAATATGGCTTCTGCATCAAACCCTGGAGGAGGTGTATTCAGTGGTTCAGGCGCACAAGAAGAGAATCTTTTCAGACGTACCAATCTATTTACACAAATGTACAGATACTGTGACAGAATGGCAAAAAAAATGGGTATGGAATACGACGATAGAAATCAATATCCACTTAATATGAACAACGGTGCAGTCTATTGTAAGAACGTTACGGTGTTCAGGGATACTGAAAACAACTATTATGCACCACTTGAAGAACCATTTCTTGTTGATGTGGTCAGTGTTGCCGGATATCGTGACCCATATGTAGATGAGAATGGACATATTGAGGAAGCAATAAAAAACATCACACGTAACAAAATCAAAACAATATTGAATGTTGCACTTATCAATGGTAACGATTCATTGGTATTAAGTGCATTGGGGTGTGGAGCATTTCATAACCCGCCAAAGGAGATTGCCAAACTATTCAAGGAAATACTTGAAACAGACGAATATAAGGATAAGTTCAAGTATATAGTGTTTGCTATACTTGACGGAAAACAAGAAGGTAATTACAAGGCTTTCTACGACGTATTTAATGAATAAAAAAAATAACATAAAATGGATAAGATATTAATTATACCAGATGTACACGGAAGACCTTTCTGGAAACAGGCAGTTGAGAACTATGATGATTACGATAAGATAATTTTCCTTGGAGACTATATGGACCCTTATCCATATGAGAGAATAACGGTTGAAATGGCTTTGGAAAACCTTAAAGAACTTTCAGAGTGGTTGGAAGGAAAGGATAAGGTTGTCCTATTACTTGGAAATCACGATATGCATTACCTGAACAATGATTTCTATAGAGAGTGTGGAGGATGCAGATTGTCCGCTATGAGCAAAAAACCTATGAACGACTTTGTTGAGAAACATAGAGATAAAATTAAACTCGCATATAAAGCCGAAATAGGAGATAAGAAATATCTGTTCTCACACGCTGGTATTATAGCAGATTGGTTTAAGGATTATCAGCGTGAGATTGGAGAACTTAATGTTGATAACCTTAATGCAATTCTTGATTCTGACAGATGCGGACGTATATTGTCAGATGTAAGTTTTTACCGTGGTGGATGGTCGAACTGTGGAAGCATTGTGTGGGCAGATGTAAGAGAACATCTATACAATAAGGGAGTTAGTGAACTACAATCATTAAAGGGTGTATATCAGATATTCGGACATTCACAACAGGAGTACGACCCAATTATCACCGAAACATTCGCCTGCCTTGATTGTAGAGCAGCTTTTGTATTGGATAGTTATGGATTAAAAAAGATTCAAGAGGAATCATAATTTTTGTTGAATTGTTTGGATATTAAAAACGTATTTTGTATATTACACAAAAAAGACAGATAATGAGACAGACAAATATAGACCAAAGCAAAACATTAAAGATGTTAGACCTTCCAACAGATACTGCTGATATGTATTATTGGTGTGGTAGCGACCTTAGAATAGGCGGTCCAAAAGCAAGAGACGAAGAGTTTGATATTCCTGCTTGGTCTACTGACTGTCTACTTACCATTATGAAGAATGAAGGTGTTGATGTTGAAGTATTTACAGATGATGAAAATAAATGGTGTGTTGGCGTGGAATCTTATTACGGCTTATCAAAAGAACATTTAATTGATGCTGTATATGATGCTATGGTATGGCTTTTATCAAACAACAAGATATTTATAAATAAAAACAGTTGAATTATGAGTACTTTTTGTATTATTATGGCAACGTTAATCGTTGTATCGTTATCAGTAACAATTTGGAGCATTTATCACGCAAAAGAAGTTCCACCACACGTCAATATTGACGGAGATATAGATTTGGGAGAGCAATGACATCAAAAATTCTAAACAAAGCACTGAAAAAAGCGAATAGAGACATTCAATTTGACATACTTGGTCCAGGATTTCATTCAACTACCAAGGTACATAAGTCAAAGAAAACGTATTCAAGAAAGACAAAACACAAGGGCGGAATATTTATTTCGCCCGATTGTTTTATGTATTATATACAATATAATTGCCAAAATAAATGACAAAATGAACTATATTGACGATATAGTAACAGAAGAAATACATTCAACATTACACCATAAATTGATTTGTGAATTTGGAATGAAGCCAAGTGAACTACCCACAAACTAAAGATTTGTGGGCTTCTGACTTCTTTGCTGATTGCCCTTGAAAGGGTCTTACATCTGCTCCATCAGTGTAATCGACAGTTCCTGCCGATATATTTCTTAATCCTTCTGCAAGGATATTCATTGCTGCATTAACATCTCTGTCAAGAACTTCTCCACAATTTGGACAAGTCCATTCCCTATCTTTCAACGATAAGTCTTCTTTAACCCAACCACAATGATGACAAGTTTTTGAAGATGGGTAGTATCTACCTATCTTCACTACTTGTTTATCATTCATAACTGCCTTGTAAGTAAGCATTGAAAGGAATGCTCCCCAACTTGCATCTAATATTGACTGAGCAAGTCTATGGTTTCTTTGCATACCTTTAACATTCAAGTCCTCACAACAAATTACATCATAGTTCCTGATTAAGTCAGTACTAATTTTATGTAACTTATCAAATCTACAATTGTGAATTTTCTCTTGTATTCTTGCAACCTTAATTCTTTGTCTGTTCCAAGAATTGCTACCTTTCTGCTTTCTTGACAAGTGTTTCTGTGCTTTTGCAAGTTCTTTTGAATAACGCTTAATGAACTTATTGCTTGAATACTTTTTACCATCACTTGTGATTACCAAGTCTTTCAACCCCAAGTCTATACCAACCTTTGCATTGGTTTTCTGTAAAGGCTCGTATGTAACTTGTGTAAGTATGGAAACATAATATTTTCCGCTTGGTGTGACAGAGATTGTCATATTTCTGACATCTCCGCCTTTGAATGGTCTGTGTTCTACTATTTTAATTCCATCTTTGAACTTTGGTATGTAAATTCTACTATTCTCCACAGAACAATGTTGTGGTATATGGAAACTCCCACCATTTTTCTTTGCCTTGAATCTTGGAAATCTTGCATTACCCCTAAAGAAATTAGTATATGCAGTTTCAAGATTTCTAAGTGCGAATTGAAGTGTTTGCGAATTGATTTCCTTTAGCCACAAGTATTCTTCTTGTTTTTTTAGTTTGGTAAGTGTGCTTGCTTGTGCATAATAGTTATCACTTTTTCCATTCTCAGTGTATTGTTGTTTTCTTTCGGCAAGAAAATGATTATAGACAAAACGTACGGACCCAAAATACTTTGCAAGCATTTGCTCTTGCTCCTTATTTGGGTACATTCTGTACTTATATGTCTTTAAAATCACTTTCATATAATTATCTTTACTTATTTACCAAACATTTATAATATCAGCGCAACTTGACAGATTCATTGTTATCAACAAATCCTTTGAAAGAATATCTATCACCTTTTTCCTTATGTCATTCTGTTCTTGCAGTGGAACATCTTGTTCTTTAAGTCTATCTCTTAGTGCCTTCATTATCTCTGCATCTTCTATCAAAGTATCTTTTGCTTTTTGTACATCGTTTAGACTTATTCCTTTAATAACTTCCATATTCTTTACGTTTACGTTTAAAATATAGTTAAAAACTATCTCTTTTCAATAATAAATATCAAATAATTTACAAAAAGTTACTATTTTTGTAAAAAAAATATTTTGATATGAGTTATTTTTCTAATAATAGACACAAGTTTTACTTGAAATGTCACTTAATATTTGTCTGTAAGTACAGGAAACAACTACTTGTTTCTGAAATTAGAGAATGTGTTCTTTTAGTATTTAAGGAAGTAGAAAGTAGATGTGACTTTGATATTGAGATAATGGAAACGGACAAAGACCATATACATCTTCTTATTAGTTATCCGCCAAATATTACAGTTACTTCAATTGTCAGAGTATTGAAACAAGTAAGTACAAACAGACTTTGGAAAGAGTTCCAACCAATACTAAGAAAACATTTTTGGAAGGAACATACTTTTTGGTCTGATGGATATTTTGTATGTTCTATTGGTGAAGCGAATCCTGATACTATTAGAAAGTATATTGAGAATCAAGGCTGATGCAATTCATCCCATTAACTAAAGATTAATGGGTTTTCTTGCATAGAAAATATAAAATGACTGATAAATTCGGTGAGGTTTTAGATGCTATTGTAGACAATTTAGTATGTTTGTGTCTTTATCCAGACAGTCAAGTCGTTAATCATTGGAGAGAGAGAGTACCTGCCCTTTGTAAGAGGTTTGTGGATATAGATATAGACCCACTTAGTAAAAACAAGGTAGAGTTTAGACTAAATTGTTTAAACGAAGCTGTTGTAGAAGTGTTAAATCAAGATTATAGTGCTATTAAAAATCATTTTAAAACTGTTTCCGAATATTATTCCAATAGACCAAAACAACACGATAGACTGACACCATATAAGCCATACGAGGAATGTTATACTGAAAATGCAGAAAGAATAAAAAAGGCAATATCAACTATTGTTAGTTTTGTCGCTGAACAAAATTATATTGATTTGGTGAATTTTATGGAAACTTTTTAAAAAATATTTTCAAAAATTTTGTTTTTTTCAAAAATTTATATATATTTATAAAAAGAAATTATCACCTTAAACATATAATGAAAAATTTTAGTCAGAAATATCCATCCATTTGTCTTTCACATTCAATTCAAGAATGTGATACACCGGCGTATACCAATAATAAAAGGTTAAAACAGTTTGAAAAATATATGATGTAAAATTGGCGCACTTACTTAACTATATATTTCCCAAGCTGTTGATACCTCCAAAAAAGTTTCAGCAGCTTTTATTTTTTATATAAATAATGCAAGAAAACCCATTAATCTTTAGTTAATGGGATGAATTGCATAAACCTTAATTCTCAATGTACTTTCTAATAGTATCAGGATTTGCTTCACTAATGGAGCATACAAAATATCCGTTAGACCAATTTTTAGAAAAATAACTCATAATAAAAAATATTTTTTACAAAAAATAGGAACTTTTTGTAAATTATCTAATATTTATTATTGAAAAGAGATAGTTTTTAACTATATTTTAAATGATGAAAGTGATTTTAAAGACATATAAGTACAGAATGTGCCCAAATAAGGAGCAAGAGCAAATACTTGCAAGGTATTTTGGGTCTGTACGTTTTGTCTATAATCATTTTCTTGCTGAAAGAAAACAGCAATACACTGATAATGGTAAAAGTGACAATTACTATGTACAAGCAAGCGCACTTACCAAACTAAAAAGACAAGAAGAATACTTGTGGTTAAAGGAAATCAATTCACAGACACTTCAATTCGCACTGAGAAATCTTGAAACGGCATATACTAATTTTTTTAGTGGTAATGCAAGGTTTCCAAGATTCAAGGCAAAGAAAAATGGCGGAAGTTTTCGTATACCACAGCATTGTTCTGTTGAGAATGGTAGGATATATATTCCAAAGTTCAAAGATGGGATTAAGATAGTGGAGTATAGACCATTCAAAGGTGGCGATGTCAGAAATATGACAATCTCTGTTACACCGAGCGGAAAATATTATGTTTCCATACTTACTCAAGTTATATATGAACCGTTGCAGAAAACCAATGCAAAGGTTGGTATAGACTTGGGGTTAAAAGACTTGGTAGTCACAAGTGATGGTAAGAGATATTCAAGTAACAAATTCATCAAGCGTTATTCAAAAGAGCTTGCAAAATCGCAGAAACATTTGTCAAGAAAGCAGAAAGGTAGTAATTCTTGGAACAGACAAAGAATTAAGGTTGCGAGAATACAAGAGAAAATTCATAACTGTAGGTTTGACAAATTACATAAGATTAGCACCGACTTAATCAGGAATTATGATGTAATTTGTTGTGAGGACTTGAATGTAAAGGGTATGCAAAGAAACCATAGACTTGCTCAGAGTATATCTGATGCAAGTTGGGGAGCATTCCTTTCAATGCTTACTTACAAGGCAGTTATGAACAATAAGAAAGTAGTGAAGATAGGTAGATACTACCCATCTTCAAAGACTTGCCATTGTTGTAGTTGGGTTAAAGAAGACTTATCGTTGAAAGATAGGGAATGGACTTGTCCAAATTGTGGAGAAGTTCTTGACAGAGATGTTAATGCAGCAATGAATATCCTTGCAGAAGGATTAAGAAATATATCGGCAGGAACTGTCGATTACACTGATGGAGCAGATGTAAGACCATTTCAATGGCAGTCAGCAATGAAGTCAGAAGCCCACAAATCTTTAGTTTGTGGGTAGTTCACATAATAATTAGATGTAAGGTTATATGGCATTATGGATTATTAGTTTTGGATTACTATTCATATTATTTTTCCTATACGGAAACAAAAGGTAAGATACCGAAGTGGTCTAACGGCGCAGTCTGCAAAACTGTTGTATCCAGAGTTCGAATCTCTGTCTTACCTCAAAATAACAATTTTTAACACCAAAATATTTGGAATTGTAAAATAAATTGTGTACATTTGCATTGTGAAATAAAAAATACGGGGTGTAACCGGTAGTTGGTTTCCGACCTGCCCTGGGAGCAGGACCTTAACAGGTACGCACGTTCGAATCGTGTCGCCCCGACTTTTAAACTAAAAATCATTCAAGGTTCAAGAAGGCTATAGGTAAGGTAACAATATCCTATGGAGATGCTTGAGAAGGAAGGCAGAAGACTATGTTACAAGTCATTATGCGCTTAGGTAGGTGACAAGGTATGGAAAGTACAGTCGTGTAGAGTGGTTTTTTTGCCTCAATAGTATAAAGGTTATTACGCTAGATTTGTAATCTTGAAATTACGGCTCGCTTCCGTATTGAGGCTCAAATAATTCATTTTTATAAAATACGTTAAAATATTTGGAAATGACAAATAAATTGTGTACATTTGCAATGTTGAGTTCTTTGACATATTGTGACATAAAAAATTGGTGGATTCCAGAGTGGTCAAATGGGACAGACTGTAAATCTGTTGGCTTTAGTCTTCGATGGTTCGAATCCGTCTCCACCAACAAATATAAATGGAAGCATAAGCCTAATTGGTAAGGCAGCGGTCTTAATATAATTTGAGTGCTATGGCGAGAAATCCCATAGTAGAATCTCCTAAATTCGGTGGAAATCCTTTTTAGCAAGAGAAGTAAGCAGATGCTATAAACGGCGATGGGTTTGAATCCCTATACGCATAGATAAACTTACGTAAGGCACACTAACCAATAATGTGTAAGGACTATACCGAACGAAAATGAGGTGAACCAATAAAATGTTACAAGCATACTATGTGGTGATAGATGTAGAAGGTAACAGCCTTATAATCGTGTAGAGGCCAAACGGGAGATACCTAAGTTGAAATTATATTCCTCAAATGGCAATGAGGTATCTAGCAATCGTACTAGGTAGGTGTTCGAATCACCAATATTCTTGCAAGAATTTCAATATGGTAAAGAGATGGTCCAGACCACAAATATTTAACGATGTAAGACAGTAATGTATGGGGCTGCGAGGGATAAATGGTCCTTGTCCAAGTTGGTGAAATTCCAACCCAAGTTAAATATGCTATGGTAACATAGAGTGGTAAGGAAAACCGCCAGTAATCGTGTCAAAGCGGTGTCTCCGTTCGAATCGGAGTGCTTCCGCCAGAAACAATCAGGAGAGATGGGTGAGTGGCTGAAACCAGCAGTTTGCTAAACTGCCGTACGGGTAACCGTACCGGGGGTTCGAATCCCCCTCTCTCCGCAAAGATAATGTTGGTATTGTGGCGCAAATGGTTGAGACGCACTACAATTAGGATGTAGAGACAGAAATGTCTGTGAAGGTTCAATTCCTTCCAAGCCAACAATGAATGTTTCCTTGCGTTTTGGACATTCAAAGTTGCAACCTCTGATGTTTAACAAATTAAGTTGCAACAACTGCCCTGGTAGCTCAGTTGGTTAGAGCGTTTGACTGTTAATCAAAATGTCGGTGGTTCGAACCCATCCCAGGGCGCGTATATGCGTTCTTAACTCAATTGGCAGAGTACCAGACCTTTAATCTGGGAGTTGACAGTCCGAGTCTGTCAGAGCGCACATAAATATATATGGAGTTTGTGGCCGAGAGGTTTAGGTGCAAGTTTGTGGCACTTGTTTACATAGGTTCGAATCCTATCAGACTCCCTCAAATGATTTGGAAGATGGAGAGATTAACAGAACTTGAAAAGAAGAAAATTGAGATTGCTGACCAATGTATTAAGGTAAGGAATTCTTTATTAGGAATAGACCATCCATATCATCGTAATGAAAGTTTAAAGATATATGAGGCTGAAAATGAGAAGTTATATGATTTAATGTCTGAACTTGATGATTTAGAGGATGAGGAAATGCAAAAAACGTTAAAATCATAATATTTCAAGTTTGAAAATTTGTTTTTTACAAATAAATAGTGTACATTTGCATTGTAAATAAAAAATGAGTATTTATCTATTAAACGTAGGGTGCTGTACACCCGAATTTACGCTTGCGGACTGCCCTCCTATGGATGACACACTCAGCTATGAGGTACTAAAAAGTAGTGGTAGGATGAAACAAGAAGTTAATAATGAACAGACAAGTTTGTTCAGAATTTAGCGTACAGTATGCGGAAGTAACTCAATTGGCAGAGCGTCAGCCTTCCAAGCTGAAAGTTGCGAGTTCAAATCTCGTCTTCCGCTCTTGATGGCCGGTTCATCTAACAGGTTAGGATTGCAGATTTTCATTCTGCCCATACGGGTTCGAATCCCGTGCCGGCTACAAAAGGTATCTTACAGCAATCTAAAACGTGAAGTTTAATCAAGAGGTTAAGATGCGTCACTAATAATGATGATACGTAGGTTCGAATCCTGCAACTCCAGTTGTTTTATAGATACCTGATACTGCCCTATAGCATAGCGGTAATGCACAAGATTTTGGCTCTTGTTAGGAACGTCCGACTCGTTCTGGGGCATCAAAAAAAACACAGACGTGTGTAATTCAACTGGATAGAATAGCAGTCTTCTATTAAAATTGGATGCATAGGCGAGAAATCCCTATGTAGAATCTCCTAAATTCGGTGGAAATCCTTTAGATAAGTATGATGGACCCCAGGTGGCGAAAGTGAAACGATTGACGTATGCAGTAAAATGCCTTTATGGTTTGCATAATTGGAGGTGGAAACCCTCCCCTGAGAAATACTTATTGAATAAACAGGACACTAAACAATAATGTGTAAGGACAACACCGAGCGAAAATGGCTTATATCGGGTGGGTAAACTCTCTACAGAAGTGATGGTAATAAGGGGAGAGAATAAGCTATAATCGTGTAGAGACTGAACGGGAGATACCTAAGTTGAAATTTATGAGTATAAAGTTAAAACCTTAAGACGTTGAAAGCAGCAGTACAGGGACTGCTCTTGGTAGTTATAGAAACTACACTCATATCTTGCAAGAATTTCAATATGGTACAGAGACAGCCCAGACCACAACAAACACAAGTTTTTAGGCAATCCCTCTAAGAGCAGCATAAAACTATAGGGATAATAATGCAAGAATTTTAGAGTGTTTGGCTATGGTAACATAGAGTGGTATGAAACTGCAAGTTCCGGGTTCGAGTCCCGGCACACGTACAAAGTTATTAAAAAAAAACTAAAAAAACTTTGCAAAAATTTGGATATTTAAAATAAATAATATACATTTGCAATGTTAAAAAATTAGGGAACTTACAGCAATTTTATTATTAAATGTACTTGAAATGCATCAGAAAAAATCAGTTCCCGTTGTGTGATTAAATAGGAAATAAATAAGGAGACTTACAGCAATTCTTTTTATTAAATAAATCAGGGTTTTTGTTAAATGTCTCCTGTCAAATATATTAGCATCCAAGGGAAAAAAGGTTTATAGTACCGTGTGACAGCCCTGAAACCTTGAGCCTCACTGAAAGAGACAACTCACGCACGCAAAGTGAATCCGTTCATAGGCAACAGACCATTGGGTAATTCCATAGGAGTGCAGTTTAGGTCACATATTGGATGCTTAATTATATTGGGGTCATAGCTCAGTTTGGCTAGAGCATCTGCTTTGCACGCAGAAGGTTCAGGGTTCAAGTCCCTGTGGCTCCACAATATACCAGACAAAACCAGTAAGTTTGTGAAAACGCTTATCTATGTCTTCCTAATATCGATTACGACGTGGAGTTTATAATATTGTATTCATAGTCATTTAGAAAAATCTTAAATTAGCGTTACAATCGAAGTTAAGTGCAATGAGGGATGAAAGGAGTTTCATCGTTACCGTTCAAGGCGATTCTAAAAACCTTGCATTGTTAAATAATGGAAGAACCTAAGTGGTGAATAAGGCACAACTCTGCTGATAATACGTAGCAGCGTAGATGGTCATCCCTAGGGCGATGAAGATGTGGAACTGCCTTGACTGTACAGATTTGCCATATGGTTGTTTTGTCTGCCTTATAAGAGAGGTTGAGTGGAACGGATATTACATTTTACCATATCAGACTTCCAAATCTGAAGATAGCAGGTTCGACTCCTGCAACCTTGTCAAATAGTTATATCGCGGGATAGAGTAGTGGTCAAACTCGCCAGCCTCATAAACTGGACCGGGACAAAAACCGGACGTAAGGTTCGAATCCTTCTCCCGCAACAATTACTTTTTAATTAACTTTATATATGGGTATTTTTGAGGAATTGGGTGCTGAACTTATAAAGCGCAATTTAAAAGACAAACTATTATATGGTTCACAGACATTCTCTTGTGAAGAAGATAGTTTAGAATCATTCATTGAAAGAAATATACATAGTCTGAAAACTTTCATTGAGGAAAGGGATGAATCACAATGTCCAAACAAGGAAGGTAAGTATAGGATGAACATTGAGATTTTTGAATGTAATTGATTGTTTAACAATATATAACCGCGTTAGTTCAATGGTAGAATATTGTAAATGCCGTTTGATGATATTTTAAAGCGACTAACAGCAATTTTCCTGTTTTAACATTCGACTTGTAATCGAAAGATGACGGTTCGATTCCGTCACGCGGTTATCTTTTTAATATATAGTTTTTATGAAAAAGTTCATTTTAAGTTTAGTTGTATTTTCAATATCTTCGTTTGTATTCGCTCAAATGAAACCATTTGATTTTTCAAAGTATGAGGTAGTTGATTCATTACCCATTGAGCGTATTATGATTCATTTTGACAAGGACATTGATAATGATGAGTTCATATCATTAGGGAATGGTGATTATATGGCACCAGTTCCTCATAAGGACAAAATGATTATCAAGAAGACTTCTGATGGTTCTATGGCTATTGTGCTATATAACAGCTATTGTTTTGGAAGACATTTTGAGTTCAATGTAAAAGAGGATGAACGCCGAGTAATATTATGGTATGATAACGGTGGAATATACTGTGGATATGTATATGACAAGGAGTTCAAAGTCGCAAAATATTATGAATCAAGGAAGCAATTCAAGCGTTTTATGAGACACCCTCATTTTAACAGAAAATGAAAAGAGCATATAAATACAGGATATATCCTAACGATGAACAAAAAGAATATTTTGACAAATGTTTTAAGTCAAATGTTTGGTGGTGGAATTACTGTTTAGAGAAAATAAAAAAACATTATCAAGAAAACAAAGACAATGATACAGCTAAAAAACACTTAAGCGCACAATATGATGTGTCAAGAGACCTTCCTGTATTGAAAAGAAATCAAGATACAGAATTTTTAAAGGTAGCACCAGCTATATCTTATATATATACAGCGTCAAACCTTGATTCTGCTTTTGATAGATGGTTTAAAAAACTTGCGGATGAACCTAGGTTTAAAAGTAAAAAATACGGAAATTCATTTGCAATACAAATACAAGAAACTGATAACAAAAAGATTTTCAATTTCAAAAAATCTCTTGTAAGAATTGTTAACCCACAAAATCCAAGACATCCTCATTGGGTGAAAATTATACTGCATAAAAAAATACAGGGTAGAATCACCCAATTTACTATTTCAAAGAAATCATTTGATTACTATGAAATATCAATTCTATGCGATGACGATTTTAAGGCAAAAGAAAAGGAAACTCCATCAATAGAAAAATCTATTGGAATTGATATGGGTGTTAAGACAGACTCAAATGCCATTACGTCTGACGGCACAAAATTTCCGACGAATGAAAAGGATTCCAAACTTGAAAAAAGACTTAAAAAACTTGAAAGAAAACTATCCAAGAAAAAATGGATAAAAACCGGTGAGACAGTGTTTTCACACAAGTATAACAAGGATGTTGAGGTTAAAGTTCCTTCTAAAAATTACATTAAACTTAAAGACAAGATTGCAAAATTACAAAATAGAATAGCAGGTAAAAGAAATTACAATACACACCAAATCACTTCATATGTGGCGAAGAATAATGATAACATCAACACTATTTGCATTGAGGATTTGAATGTCAAGGGAATGGTCAAAAATCACCATATAGCAAAATCAATAACAAACGCCAATATGGGAGAAATGAGACGACAACTTACATATAAGTGTGATTGGTACGGAAAGAACTTATCTGTTATAGACAGATTTTATCCAAGTTCTCAGATATGCTCAAATTGTGGATATCAAAACAAGGAATTAAAGAACTTAAAAATAAGAATGTGGAAATGCCCACAATGCGGAATAGAACACGATAGGGATATAAATGCAGCGATAAATATCAGGAACGAAGGATATAGAATTCTGACAGAAACAAAATAACATTGAAGGAAAACAATTAAAAACCCTACCCAGGTGTATCGGGGATGTTAAGTCTGCGGACTACCCAACTATGGATGACCCAATTGGAAACAATTCGCTAAAAAGTAGTGGTAGAATGAAACAGAAAAACTGTGGCAAAATGAATGCCACGACCTTAAAATAATGGTCTTTTACATCACAAAAATGGTCATAAACAACTGACAAATAAAGAGTTATGCGTCATAGGTTGTAGAAGACCTTAAAAATAAAGGTATATACAACTCTTTGCACCATTTATATAATGTCTTGGTGGTTGTAGAAGACCTTAAAAATAAAGGTATATACAACGAAGGTTCTAAAAGGATGTCTCCAAATGAGTTGTAGAAGACCTTAAAAATAAAGGTATATACAACTTAAACTTATCCTTGAAAGCATAGCACCAAGTTGTAGAAGACCTTAAAAATAAAGGTATATACAACACCACATACCATCAACACATCCCCCCCCTGTTGTAGAAGACCTTAAAAATAAAGGTATATACAACTGCCAAGTCAAAGGATTTGTTAGCGAATGTGTTGTAGAAGACCTTAAAAATAAAGGTATATACAACAGATGCCTTATGGTTCGATAGTTAGAAAATGTTGTAGAAGACCTTAAAAATAAAGGTATATACAACTATGAATCGTAGCAGACTTTTGCAATAATGTTGTAGAAGACCTTAAAAATAAAGGTATATACAACATAGAATCAGAAAAGAAAGGTAGGAGTATGTTGTAGAAGACCTTAAAAATAAAGGTATATACAACTTAGGTAAAATAAAAAAATATTATTATATGTTGTAGAAGACCTTAAAAATAAAGGTATATAAAGATGTCTGAAACAAAGAAAATAATAAATAAGAGAAAGAACAAAAGGGTATTGCATTATTATGCCAATGGCAATACCTTTTCAAAGGTCAACAATGATTCTCCAATAAATGATGCTATTATATGTGCAGATAGTTTGGAGTTTTTAAAAACATTGCCTGACAATTGCATTGATTTGACCTTTACTTCCCCACCATATAATTTTGGCAAGGAATATGGTGAATATGACGATACATCCACCAATGAGGAATATTTCAATCAATTATTCGCAATATTAAAAGAGGTAATACGTGTAACGAAATATGGTGGTAGAATCGCAATAAACACAATGCCATTGATGAGTGATTTTATTCCAACACATCATATGATAACATCATTGATGATTGAGAATAAAATGATATGGCGAAATGAGATTATATGGAATAAGAATAATCGCAATGTACATTATTCCTGTTGGGGTAGTTATTTGAGTTCTTCAAGTCCATATATGAAATCTATGGTTGAATTTATTGAGATATATTCAAAAGGTGATATAAAGCATTTTAAACAGCCATACAACTCTGACGATATGCAGAAATTAGAGTTCTCTGAATGGGTAAAGAGCAATATATGGAATATTCCTGGTGAAAGGAATATGAAAGAATGGGGACATCCTGCAATGTTTCCAGAAGCAATTGCAGATAGAATCCTTAGACTATTCAGCTTTCGTGGAGATACTGTGATGGATATATTCAATGGAGTTGGAACAACCTGTGCTGTTGCAAAAAGGACTGGCAGACATTATATTGGAATTGATATTGACAGACGATACTGTGATATTGCGCAGAAAAGAGTTGAAGAAACAAAGGAAGAACCATTTGAATTGATTCAGGAAGATAAAAACGAAAAATAACTTATATTTATAGGTAAAAATAATAATTGCCTATGAAAAAGATATTATACATTTTAGCATTTATATTCGTCGCAATAGCATTTAGTTCTTGTGACGAATATGGCATTATATATGACCCGTATCCATATGTTGGAACTGTTGTTGTAACAACGCCGCCGAGAACTGTTATTGTGAGGGAGTACAGCAGACCTGTTCCTCCACCAAGAGTTATTTATCGTAGAGAGCCACAAAGATATCCAAGAGTATCTGAACGTCCTAATGTAAATCACGGAAGACCACAGGGAAATTCAGTTGGAAGAAATAATTCAAGGATAAGAATTGGAAGAAGATGAAATAGTTTCTAAAATATTTGGTTTTTACAAAAAAATAATATACATTTGCAATGTCATTTAAATAATTATGTTGCATCCTTAGCTCAGTTGGATAGAGCAACAGTTTCCTAAACTGTGGGTCCTGAGTTCGAATCTCAGAGGATGTACATTTTTTTTTATTATTATTGTATTGATTATGAGGATTTTAGATTCAGAATTCAGAAAAGAATTATTCAAGAATTTGGTTGAAGCCGGTTACTCAAAGACTGAGGCTCAAACCATTGTTGGAAAGAAGTATTTTGATTCGTTGAAGAATGACGTAATGTCAACAATTAGTTCGATTGGTGATAAGGTTAACAACAATGATTTTACTGTTGAGGTAAATGGTCAGGAACTGAACGACAAAATTAAGGAACTTGACAAGTTGTTTGGCATTTTATCACCAAAGAAGGAAGAAGAGAAGAAGTAATGATTGCTTAAAGTTACCAAGGAAATTGTTTAATGACCATTGGTAACTTTTTTATTGTGAATCATATTTATATAGAAAGATAACAAAAAAATGAAACCCATAACAGAATACGAAATAAATAACATCGTACAAGAAGCCACCAATAAAGTATTAAAGGAGGCTGATAGACATAGACCTGGTTATTGGAAAGAAAGATGAGCAAAAACAGAAAGGTGATTTGGATAGACAATCACAGAGACTATCTGAGTATTGCGCCAAGAAAGGAATGCTTGTCACACATATAATAAAAGATGTTGGTAGTGGTTTGAATGACAATAGAAGTGGCTTTGTTAAACTGACTGACTTGATAATAAAACAAAAGGTCAATAAGTTGGTAATAGAACATAAGGATAGACTTACACGATTCCAATTCAAGTTCATCAAGAAGATGTTTGAGAGTTATGGGTGTGAGGTAATTGTGATAAATGGTATGGACGTATCTGATACTGAGGAATTGGCTGCTGATATGATGTCACTGTTGGCTTCATTCTCAGGGAAGTATTATGGACGCAGAAGTGCTGAAAGGAGAAAAAATAAGAAAGATGGGAAAAAATAAACAAAGAACATCTGTTAATAGAAAGGCGAATAAATTGCTTTTTGAATTTGGAAACGAATGTGAGTGGTGGGATAATGGCTATCCTGAATGTATGCTTCCTTGGTCGCATAAAGATACAGACGGTTGTAATGGAAACCCATTTGTTTGCAAAAAACTTTACTATAAGTATTTGGCATCAGTTGGCAAACCGTCACAAAATATTATAGATGAATTTAACAGAAGAAAATGAACAACAAAGAAGAAAATAAAGATAAATGTACCGACTGTCCGTTTAATGACACAAGTTGTCCTGGTGGTATGTGGTGTACAGAAGATGATTAAATAGGAAATTTATGTTAAGAGCAATAAAGAACTGAAGTTGAGTGACAGACAATGGTTATGCCCTGTTTGTGGTGAAGTGATTGAGCGAGACTACAATGCAGCGTTAAACATACTTGATGAAGGTTTAAGAATAGTAGGTAGCAGTACTACAGAATTTATGCTTGTGGACTATCCAACTGTGGATGACAGACTCAGTGATGAGGCACTAAAAAGCAGTGGTAGGTTGAAGCAAGAAGTTAATAATGGACAGACAAGTTTGTTCAAGTTTTAACATACTGTGAAGATGATGATTAAATAAAAAAAAATAAATTACATATCAATGGAAAGAAAAGATTGCAAAGAATTAAACAGAATATTGTCATTAATGGAGAACATTAATGGTTTTAAGTCTTCAAAGATGTTGACTGAAGCCAGAAAAGTTGAGTCTCCAAACGTTTTATTTGATATTTTGGATAAGATTGGAAACAACAAGTTCGTTACAATTGGTTATGTGAATAGTGCAAAGTTAGTTCTGCCAAAGGTTCAACGTATAAATCCTCTGACTAATAGAAAGAAAGGTTATGACGATTATGAATCATTTGGTAAGGAAATGGGATACGAAGGAGAAATTGGAGGCATAATCAAATTAACAAGTTATAATTTCAGATTTAATAAAACTGATAGAGTTAATGCCTTATATGATAAATACAAAAACGATGTTAACACTATAAGAGGAGAATTTGGAATTGACCCGATGGGGAAGAAAAAGGCTTATACCAAAGATATGGATTACAGTCATCACGTAAAAACATATAATGGTGAAAACGATGAGAAAAAAGGTAATTCTTATACCCCTCAAAATACATACGGAGCCAATATTAATTCAAGATATTATATCATTGATAAGTCAGGGCACATAACAGCTGAATTGACAAAAGAACAAGTCGCAAATTATCTACCACCTAAATCGCCTATTAGCGGAGTTAGACAATTGGTTGATTCTGGCGCTGATAAGGCTGTAGTAGATGATTTTATTCAAAGAATTCAAGGATTGAAGTTTAATTATACTAACTTTGAACATAAATCTATATTATATATAGTGGCTACAGTAGATGGAGAAAAAATTATATTCCTGAACGATAATCTTGGAAGCACTGTAAATGATATAAATGTTAATCCAACTGATTTTTTGAAAATAGCAAAAGAAAGATATAAAGAAGACATTGAAACAGTCGAACAAGTATCATCAGAACAAGAAAATGAGCAATCCGTTTAAAGATTGCTCATTTTTTTTACCATATGGTAATTAGAATAGATTTTACCTAGCCCTTCTTGATTTTTCATAATAGTCCGGATTTGGTATGTATTCCCCAGTTCTTCTTTGGTAAGTACTTGGACCGTCATAATAATCTTGGAATTTTCTTTTTTTACCACTTGGGTCGTTGGTATCATTAAACCCTTCAAAGTCATCTCTCATAGTTTCATTTTCAAAATCATCCGTATATTGAGATAATGTTTTTCCATCGTGCTGATTTTTAAAATTTTCGTCAGAAAGTTCTTCAAAATTCGACATTTGGTCGTGTTTTCTCATAAGATAGTTGAATATTTCATCTATGTACCCTGCAAATTTAACATACATTGGTTTTGCTCCTTTAACAGATTCAGCATAGTCTCTTAAAAAACTTTCAACCTCCCTAAGATTATCTATTATGTGGTAAACACCGTCTACCAATTCTGACGATTTATTATATGCATCTAAACTCGTTCGCCAGTGTGTTTCACTTAATATCCTTTTAACAGATTTGTTCACTAAAGAATTTAACTCATTTTCAGTTAATCTTATCCTTTTTCTCATAACATTGCTATTTTTTATTAAATAAATATCTAAAAAATTTGGTTTTTACATATATTTTATGTATATTTGCATTGTTGAAATTAAAAAAAATCGATACTTTTTGAAAGTTCGATATATTTATATTATAGAAGTGCGAAAAAATATTAGTTAAGTAACTCCCAAGGGTAAACTGCGGGTTTTTTTTATAAACTTTCGCTGTGTGCGCACACAGTGGAGTAAAATGATAAAAATTATAGTAAAAAGTAAGAGCGAAATGAAAAAAATGTTATTATTTATGGTAGTATTCGTACTCGGGATGAGTACGCCATCACATTCAAAGAGTGTAAAAGATACTATTACTGTTGACAGTCTTGAAACGATGATTGATGATGTGAACAAGATTGAGGAGTTCATTGAGATTGATGACAGTCAGAAGGATTCGTTTGAGAAGTTCCACAACATCCTGATTGAGGAGTTTGACTCTGTACCTTATATAGAGTTCATTGACACTAAGAGCAGGATATATGAGAACCTCATTAAGTATAACCTTAGGAATGTGTATTACACATTGGATAGGGAACAATACAGAAAGTATCTGATTGTGCTTAATACAAGACTGTATGTTAAAGGTATTAGCGATATGTGCTAATATCTTTTAATTGAGAAAAATTAAGTAAGTGTGAATTTAAAAAAGAAACGGTGAGTTTTTAATTAAACTCACCGTTTTTATGTTATAATAATAGTCAATTATGGATTTCCATCTAATGCCCAAACAAGGTCATCAAGGGCACCTTCAACATCCTCATATTCTTCAACATATTCATCAAATTTGTCTTCTGTTGGTTCTATACCATTCTCTTCACAAAAGTCTTTATAATGACTCCAAAGTAATTCTTCTGCGTCCCAATAGTTAATAGAATGTTTTTTATACAATATTTCAGGGTCTGACCATTCTCCGTGACTTACCAATATCGCACCATCAACACCTCTATATAAATCTGTTGAATTTGTATGTGCATTACCTTCATCATCAGTCCAATATAAATGTCCACCTTCTCTCAACACTCTTTTCACTGACTCATTCACGATTCTATGCAAGTCAGATTCTGTTAGTCTAATTCTCTTTTTCATATTATATCTATTATAAAATTCTTATTTTTCTTAATAAATATCTTAATATATTTGTTTTTCTTAAAATATTTGTATATATTTGCTAAAAAAATGAAATAGATGGTAACTAGATATCGTAATTATGAGGAAATTGTTTCGTCCGCACAGAAAGCAATTGATGGATGTAGTAATGAAAACAGTAAATGGTTACAATGTTTGTTAGATATTTTAAAACAAAAAGAGTACTCCACAATTGTTTCAAAAGATGGAACTTTATTGGATGTTAAGGCTATTGCACATACTTACAGTTATTTGTCTTTTTTTGACGTGTTCAACAACATTAAACAATTAGACACAACAAAAATACCGTTAAAAACAAAAGAATTAAAAAATACGATTTTTAAATGGAGTATAATGAAGTTATAAGAAATGTGTCCACTAATCAAAAGGAGATTATTATGAATATTATCAATATGCATAATAATGGAAACCCATTTGATGTTGATATAACGTACAGTACTGGTGGATTTTATAAAAAGAAGAACAGTAAGGACATAGAAGTTCCTGAACCAATTCTTAAATTTGATGTATTCCCACAATTGGAAGATGTTGTTAAGATTGAACCCTGGGGTTCTTTGCCGTTAGAGGATGAATCCGTTTTAAGTATTATGTTTGACCCACCTTTTGTATGTGGTCCAAGAACTGATAAGCCAATCAAGGACGGAAGCTGTATAATATCAAAGAGGTTTTCTTCTTATTATCCAATGTATGAACTACACGAGTCTTATCATCATTGGATAAATGAAGCTTACAGAATATTGAAGGATGGTGGAATATTTGTCGTGAAATGCCAGAATACCATATCAAGTTCAAGGTTCTACGCAAATGAGGAATATACTTGGTTGGAGGCTGAAAAGGCTGGTTTTACAACATTGGACAAGTTCAATCTGAATGCGAAATCAAGGTTGTTGAGCGGACAGATAAAAGAGCAGCAACACGCAAGGAATTATAACAGTGTGTTTTGGGTATTTCAGAAAGACAAAAAGAAAAAAGTTGATTATTATCTGTGGGAACACGATGAGAAAGCGATTGCAAAAATGAAAGAAATAAAAGGATAAATTTATTAAAAACAAATGGAAATGTTTAATGTTTGCGAAGTTTTGAGAAATGCGAGACCTGGATTGAGATTATGGTCTGATTCATTTGGATATGTAGAATACAGGGAAATTTCAACAGATGAAAAGGTAATTGTAAGTGACGGTGACAAGTATTTTTCTTTTTCTAATTTTGGACAGCTTATTGGCGATGATTCATATCCTTGTTCTTTGTGGCCAGAACGCGTGTGTAGAAATTGGAGTGAATGGGGAAAGTATTTATTCAAAGTTGGGGATTTTGTTGTTAATATCAACGGAAATGTTTATATTGTAAAGGATAAAAAATATTTCAGTTATGATGCAAACGGTAATAACGGTTGTGATGAACTTGTATGCTATGCCATTACTGGTGATATTTTCGTAGCACCGATTAATGAGTTTGTATTTGCGTCAGAGAAACAGGAGTCAGATTATATTGAAGAACTTAAAAAGGCTAACTTGTGCTATTCAAAAGATAAAGGAGTATATCCTTTCACACCTGCTGATGAATTGAATTATGAGGAAATAAGAGAAATCCAATCCAAAAAAGAAGACTCAAACAATGATTCTGTTACATATAAATCGTGTGGAAAGGAATTGGATTTGTCGAATTCTTTAAGCGTTATGAAAAAAGTTTTCAACGATTGTGACAGTGGTATTAAACTGAACAAATGGGAAGAACTTTTAATCAATGCAAATAAAATTGGTATTATGTTTGTCTTATCAATAATAAATGAGAAATTGAATGACAAGGATTCAACAAATGTTGGTAAAATAGTTGAAATTAAAAAAATAGTTGAATTTTTTGAGAAAAAAATCGATGGATAAGAAAGATATTAAGAACTTGAAGAATGGCGATGTTTTGATTAGCGAAATATCACACCAAATATATCTTTGTGACGGAACTGTTACAGAAGAACGCGGTATTTTATTTACATCTGCTTATTGTATGATTGCAAATAGCTCATTTATGTATTTTTACAACCATAAACTTGCGTTGCAATTGGAAGATAAAAGATTTGCAAACAATATTGAATATATTGACTTTTATAATAAGTTAAAAGCAGCAGGTTTTGAATGGGATGAAAGTGCAAAAACACTATTACAAACAGAACCAATTCTCACAAAGGATGATTTAATGTATGGCGATTTTGTTTATAGCAGAAGAAACGGAGTAAACGAAGTTTTACAACTACGTTGTAATATATCTAGTTGCGTTTTTTATCCAATACCTTTATCAAGGGAATTTATAAATAAGAATTTTGACAAAACCAAATATCTTAATGTATTTGAGACTTATGTTTTAGGACATATACCGGAGGTAACGCATATTGGATATAATATCGAGGCAAGAGAAGATAGATTCTGTATTACCAGGGAAAATGGAACATTCATAATGGATGTTAAATATGTACACGAATTACAGCATTTCTTGAAACTTGCAAAAATTGATAAAGAACTAAAATTATAAAAATATGGCGTATCTGTATACTAGAATTTGGAAAATTAACAATAAGTTTGTTGTTAGCAGTGACATTCAAAAGGCAATAGAATTATTTTACGAGGTTTATCCGGACGCTCAAATTGATGAAATCAAATCAGTGTACACTGATTCAATAAGCAGAGATTGTGATGCTATTATATCAAACCACGCGTAAGAAATGTTAGACAGAAATAAAATATATTGCGTTGATGTCCTTGAAGGATTGAGAATGCTTGACGATAATTCAATAGATGTAATCATAACATCTCCGCCTTATAATAAGAAGGGATTGAATCACGATAGCGACATCAAAGGCAAATGGATTTATAACATCGCATACAATGGTGATGTTAATGTTGATAACCTGCCTGAGGATGAATACCAACAATGGCAGATTGACATCTTATCAGAGTGTTATCGGGTGCTGAAAGAAAACGGTAGTATGTTCTATAACCACAAGAACAGAATATGGAAAGGACACGGATGCATTGTATCTCCATATCAATGGTTGTTCAAAACCCCTTTCAAGATTAGACAGGAAATAATATGGGATAGGAAGTCAACACATAATGTCAACATAGGTAAATACTTACCAACAACAGAACTTATATTTTGGCTTGCGAAATCAAATTCACCAGATTTCTATAGGTTCAGGGATACAGAATTCAAGAAAGAAGTATGGGATTTTCCATTCATTACAAATAGTGAGCATCCTGCGCCATTTCCAATAAAGTTACCTGATAATATATTACATTGCATACCAAACGACAATCACGACAAAGTTGTTCTTGACCCTTTTATGGGCAGCGGAACCGTAGCTGTATCAGCAATAAAGAATGGATTTGACTATATTGGATTTGACAAATTCCAACAGTATGTTGATATGACAAATAAAAGAATAAATGATTTCATATTATCAGAAAAATAAAAAAGGGCAGTCATTATAGACTGCCCAACAAAAACATAAAAATCAGAGTATTTTAATTTGGCCTCTTATTCTTTGTATTATATGTTGTGGAACATTAACTCTCCAAGTTCCTTGTATTTTTCCATCATCAATCCAGAATATAGCGTTTTCTTCGTTGTTGATTTTCTCTACTTGCGGAGATGAGAATACGAATGTATGGTGAAAATCACAATCCTCAGCCTCTTCAAATGTATGCACTTCCTCTATTTCGCCATCTAACAGACTGACACTTCCAATCCAAAAAGGCTTATTATGATACAACGCGCCATTATTACCTTCTGACAAGATGGTTTTAACAGCATAGTTTACCATTCTTCGTAAATCATTTTCATTTAATAGAACTCTTTTCATAATTAATATTCACCATTTGTTACTTGTGAAATCATTCTATCTGCAATGTATTGTCTAAACTGGTAAGGTGTTGTTTTATTCATACCTTCCTGTTCTCCTCTGAATTTTCTAAATACAAACTGTTGATATTTCTTCATCATTGAAGAATTCGCCAATCTATCAACTGTCAATTCTTCGCCTCTTTGGAAATGTTTCTTCAACATTTTGATAATGCCATAATATATGTCATAACACTCTCTGTCGTTTTCTGAACATAGTACCAAACCATCTATTCCTTCAGGATATCCATATGCCTCGCTTAAAGGCTGACGCGATATTCTTCTTCCTTCCTCATAATATTCATCTTCATAAATATCATAATATTCATCAGACCAATCTTCTCCATAATACCTACTCAATGCATTTAATATGGTTTTCATTTCCTCATTGTCCAATGTTCTACTGTGCTGAATATAATAGTTGTCGTCGCATAATCTTCTATCACCTCGTCTAAGATATATGTATCTGTCTTCATCATCCTCATAATTAACATAAACAGCATTTTCGCCACATATTGCGCTTCCATTTTTCAACCCGTCAAGGAACATTTCTATTTCTTCTTCCCATTGTTCGTCGTATCCTTCATTTCCCCATTCCCTGAGTACTTTTCTGACGGATTCTGACACTATCCTTCTAATCTTATTTTCTTGTATTCTCATTGTGATTTTTTTTTATATAAATATCAAGTTCTTGGCAAAAAATTTGCTTATTCAAAAAAAATTATGTACATTTGCGATGAAAACCAAAAAAATATATGTATATGTCTAAAAATAATATTGATAAAGACAAGATACAAGAATATCTTGATAAGTTAACAACAGATGATTTATTGGTAATCATCAAGTATGGATTGAGAGGCAGTGACGCACCATTGGGGGTTACTGTTGAGGATATATATTATTTAATTCAAAGTAATCCACTATAATGAAAACATATTTGGAATGGAGATGCAGGATGAATTGGCATCCAAAATATTATAAATATATTAGTGAATGGATTGAAAATGTTACACCGTTACAAATGGAATATTTTGAAAGGGAAAGAGAAAACTTATTAAAACGAGGAATATACAAATGAAAAAGGAAACAATTGAAAAACTGCACGAAATTGAAGAAAAAAGAAAATACTGGGAGAAATTCAGGGATTCTTTAAGAAGCAACAACAACATATCAGTTGCATCCTTTCGTCACACACCTTCAGATATAGTTTGCAGTATTGGAAAATTTGTAGACGGCTATCAAGAACTATATAACACTGTGTATGAATTTGTTCTTAGACAAATCAAAAAATATAATGACGAAATTGAAAGATTATGAAAAAGGAAGACATAAAATATACACACGTATGGAAGGTTAATAAATCAATAGTTGTTGCCGATACTATTGAAGAGGCAATTTCTATATATAAGACTAGTTATGAATTTCCATACAATGACATTGACTGTATTGAGAAACTAACACTTGGAGGATATACTGATGATAATATCGCTTTGATTTATGATAAATCATCTGATTAACATATTTTAACCATAATAATTTGGAATAACAAAATAAATTGCTTACATTTGGATTGTTATTAAACCAAATAAATTAAAAAAATATGAGTAAAATTTGTACCTCATTAGAACAATCCAATAAACTTATTGAACTTGGAATTGACCCCAAAACTGCTGATATTTTTTGTGCAGATGTTTTTGATAAAGAGAAAGAAACACATTCATATAATTTTCATATTCTTTCTACTTGGGGATGTAATACATTTGAAGAATTGAAAGATAGAGAAAATAAGTTTGTCCATTTTATTCCTGCTTGGAGTCTTTCTGCATTGTTGGAGTTGGTGCCAAATGGTGAGAAAAATGATGAAAATTATGTTGATACAGAAAGTCATTCTGATTTTTATATTTGCACATATAGAAATTGTTGGGATGGTTGCATTCATTCAGAGTATTCAGAAGAAAACTTGTTTGATGCTGTATTTGGAATGATTTGTTGGTTAAAAGAAAATAAGAAAATATGAGTGTATTTATTTCAATAATCTGTATGATAATAACCATTGTTATTGTTATTTGTTTAGAACTCACTAATGAAGGAGTTAAGATAAATAAAGGCTACACCAGGAATGGAAAGGTATCAGAACCAACGCTAACAATTGAAAAGGTTACTTTTGGGTATACCAAAAGTAAAGGTGAAATGACACGAATGGCAAAATATACTGCTGTATCTTGGTACGATACACAAAATTCAGTGGATTGCGAACGCGTCACATTCTATGATGAAATTGGAAAATACAATGTCGGAGATGAACTTATATTGGTGAATAAGATAAAAAAATAAAAATAATGGAATCAGTTATTCAAACATTCTCAGCAATTGCCTTTATAATTATATTGGCTATTATTATGTATCTAGTTAACAGTTTAATGGATGATTAACTAAAATATAATATTATGGAAAACGAAACAAATTCGCCAAACGGTTACGGTAAATATATTGATGAAAAACTAAATGAGGCAGTAATGCATTATTTTGCCGATTCAACAGATGAAGAAAAATACAGTGTTGCAGATGTGTTTTATGCTGGTTTGAGAACAGGAAAGGATGTATATCAAGGTCAAGTATGCGACGCTAATTTGTCAGATTGTTCTGCTGAATATAAAAAGGCATATTATGACGGATACAATAAATGTAATCGTGATTGGCTTGAAAAACAATTCACACCACAATTTAAAATTGGTAATTGGATTACAGATGGTTATAACGTGTATCAGGTGATAAATGTTGTGTTGGGACCGCCAAATATTGGAAAATATATAGTGACATCAGGTATAGAAACGCAGTCAGTCATCTACTTTGAAGTTGAACATAATTATCGTCTTTGGGATATTAAAGATACAGAAGATGGAGACGTATTAACTTGTAGGGATTGCATTGTGATGTTCAAGGATTTCTACAATGACACAACATTCCATAGTTATTGTCACATTGAGAACGGAGAATTACACATAAGCTCGGAAACAATGCCTGATTGGTGGGAATCAGAAGGCTTTCACCCTTCAACTTGTGAAGAGAAGGATTTGTTACTTACAAAACTAGATGAAAAAACATCTTATATAAACAAAATACGAATGAAAATATGCTGAAAAACTTTTTTGGTCACATTAAAACGATATTAATACACAAATATTGGGTATTCCTTTATTGTTGCAAACTTGGAATACCTTGGCAAGGTTTAACCCACGATTTGAGCAAATTCTCATTGGTTGAATTTAAGGAGAGTTTGAGGTTCTATCAGCAAGGTAAATCATCACCAATACCAGTAGCAAAATCTGAGCAAGGATATTCGTTAGCTTGGCAGCATCATAAGGGTAGAAATCCGCATCATTACGAGTATTGGACTGACAATTATGATACAGGTATCACATACATACAAATGCCTTATAAATACGTACTTGAACTAATTGCAGATTGGCTTGCAGCAGGAAAGACCTATAATGGAAAGAACTTCACTGTTGAACAAGAAATTGATTGGTGGAACAACTGTAAGGAAGAAAAGGCAATTAACGATGAAACAAAACTTCTCATATCTTATATATTTGACGCTATAAGGGAAGAAGGTTTCAAATCAGTAAGAAAAATGAAAAGAAATTTAGAAGACATATATCAATCAAAGGTAACTAAATATCTGTTCTAATTTATGTTATACATTTTAATTATTTATGCTATAAGTTTAGTGATTATATTCACGGCAATTCATTATAATGATGAGTTCAAAAAAGGTGTTGTGTATATAAAGAATAAATTTAGATTTTATGTGTTAGCAATACTATTTGCTCCAATTATAGCAATAGGAATTATATGTATGTTTCTTGAAAAAAATACAAATTAAATTAATCATATGGAAAACGATAAAACATTACCAGTAACTGAAACAGGAATTTATAATCTTGCAGAAAAAGAATTGACAGATTATATCAGGCAAAAACTTGACAAAAGCGGAAGAAGAATTACAATGTATGAGGAAGATACCTACCTTGACGGATTTAAAAGGGCTTTTGAAATATTAATGCAATCAAATACATATTAAAAACAAATGGCAGCAAAGGATTACGAAATCTGTTGCGCAATGGACAAGGTTTTCATTGGCAAACAAAGCAAGAGACACCCTGATATGATGACTGGGGATAGGAGGGAACTAACTGACAGCGAAATACTTATGCTGATTGATTGGTTCTGTAATAAGACAAGTGACGAAGGAGAAAAAGGATTCAAATTTGATTCGCACGCAAGAGAAGGAATGGAGTTAGTATTTCAATATCAAAAAAAATAAATAATTTATGAAACATTTATTAATCGCATTTTTGTTTGGGATTTTTTCTGTCAACTGTTTAGGACAGGATTTATCAAAATTTACACCTATGAGTGAAGCAACACATTCAACTTGGGTGTATTCTATTGAAGAAGCAGACGAACTGAGAGGGTTAGAAAAACGTACATTGTTAATGTATGTAACAGAAAATTTGGAATATAGTTTTGGATTCGTTATTTTACCTAATGAAACAGAAATGATTATATCTTCAAAAAAAGGCATATTTGATTATAAGATTGATAGAATTAGTGACGATAAGTATGTCAACGGAAAATGTGGATTTTACGACGAGAATAATAATCTTGTATTAACTTTAACTTCTCCATATATGAGAGATGGTTTATTTGGTTTTTCAGTAGTTGGTAAAGGTGATGGTTTGGTTGTGAGAGACTACAATTTTACAAAATCACAGAAAGAAAAACGGCAAGAAATTATAAATAAAATATTCGATTATATTATGAATGAATATGGCTACGTTAGGTTCATTGCGCCAAAATATTCGGGGTCTGATATGGATATTATTATACCCTGTGTCAACAATAATTATAACGAATAAATAAATTATGGATATCGCTATTAGGTCATACGATAAAAAAATACATAATATTCAATTAACCGGTGAGGTTAATGAAGGTATGTTCACAAAATTGGCTGAAGCTTTTGATAGTATATTGAAATCAGATAATGAAATTGATATCAATAATCAACAAGCAATGAATAACCTTCAAATCGAATATGTACCAAAACATCCTGATATCAATATATATCTTTCCAGTTTTGGAGGAAATGTATACGATATGCTGTCAATATATGATATGATAAGAAGAATTCAACACTCATATGTTGTCAATCTATATTGTTATGGTAAAGTTATGTCAGCCGCCACAATAATTATGCTGGCCGTTGACAAAGAACATAGGTTTGCAGCACTAAATACAACATTTATGATTCATACATTATCATCATTAAATTTTGGTAAAATAAAAGAACTTGAAGAGAATGTTGAAGAAACAAAACGCTTGCATAATATCATATGGAGTATCTATAAGGATAATACAACTATCCCTGACGATAAATTAAATGATGTCTACGAGAAAAAACAAGATTGGTTCTTTGATTCTTTTGACGCTAAATTGAACGGATTAATAACAGATATAGTATGATAACAAATAATTCAGCATTAACTTGGACAATATTTTGGTTTGTTGCAACAATCCTGATTACAGCTTATTTAACAATACAGGAATATATGTCTCAAAAATCCTGGGAAAAGGATGCCAGGGATAAAATACAATTTATTATACGACGAACTATTGCGCCATCATTCACATTAGCAGCATTACTTACAATGATAACATTTGTAATCAATTTGTTGGTATATGGAACACATAATACATACTGATAAACCAATTACAGCAATCATTGATAACGAAATTATCCTTATTGATGAAATGTACGGAAATAACTTCCATCTGTACGCATCATTCATTCCAAAGGAAGAAGTTCTAAATGTATTCCCTGACGGAGCAACAGCTGAAAAAACAGATAACACCAATATATCTGAGGCAACAATAGAACAAAATAATATTATTTGGAACGAAATAAAAAACAAAGGATACGAATGGGACGCTGAAAATCATAGACTTACCAAATCAACATTAACAATAATTCAAGTATGACACAGGAAGAAGCACAACAAATGTTTGAAGAAGAAACAACCAAATTAAAAGGAACTAGAACACTTACATTCTCTGATTGGTTGGATATTAAAAACGTATCAATACAAGAGAGGAAATTATCTGCTGATTTTAATTTTTTCAAAAAATAACAATATGGACAATTTTATTTTCATTGACAATCTTATAGATTACGTCAGGCAAGAAGGATTTGAGCCAAGAATGGCTTCCAAGTTCCAAAGAGTAAACGCACAAGACGGAAAGGACTATATCCTTAACTATGTAAGACAGAATGGAATTACAGACGCTGAAACCATTGAGAAATTATTGACAGATGGTATACCACTAACAACAATCGCTTCTGATGGAACAGAAGAAACGACAAATGTTGTAAACGCTTATAAAACCGTACTCAATAACATTCACAATAAAGATAATAAGTGGTCTGTTGATACTACTACATTTAATAGAAAATACGAAAGAGCCGAAGAAAATGGAGTATTCAAACCAAAAGGAACAATGATTGCCTACGGACCAATACGACATAATATCTCATTTAACACCCCTTGGGGAAGCACAGAGAATGTTATGGCAGGCGGCTTTATTCTTCAAGACCCAAACAATCCAAACGATATATACGGAATATCAAGAGAAGATTGGGATAATACATATAGATTTGAAGATGGAAGGTAAATATGATAAGGAAGACCTAATCAATCTGTCAGGACAAGTAATCAATGGCATTATGTCATCAGATAGTACATTCTGGACAAAACTATTCGATAGAGCAGAACATAAACAAATTGCAAAACTTGCAGTTGAAATCGCAATCATTGCCTAATCGATGAAATTAACTAGAAAACTTAAAAACATACTGATATGGGGCTGGTATATCATCATCTTTATACCAACCCTATTTATCGCGTCTTTTAAATTAAACCCAAAACAAAACAGTTTCTATTTTGATTCATTAAACGACGATGAGTAACAGCAGAATTAAAAACAAATGGATGCGTGAACAAATGCTTGAAGCAGTACAACACGCAATGAAGAAAACAGGAAGGCATAATCCTCATAGATTCGACGAAGCACCAAAGAACAGACCTTCCAAGTATATAACTACCAGATGTCCAAATGCAGCTTGGCTACAAGAATCAACAGCATACGGAGGACATAAAATTCCAAATGGAGGGCATCGAAAAGTAAGCGGAATTGTACGGGCGAAAACAAAAGAAGAACTCCGGGAAGAAATACAACTTGAAGAAGACGCTTACAAAGAAAAACTTGAAGATTAACATCTTTTCACACAAAATGTTTGGTAGAATAAAATAAATTGCCTACATTTGCAATGTAATCAAAAACTAAATCACAAACTTAAAACAATTTACACAATGAAAAAATTTTTATTAACAGCTTTTACAGTATTTTTCTGCTTTTTGCTTCTTAATTGCGTAAAAGTAAAGAAATCATCGTCATCACCTACACAAAATACTGAAGTAAAAGAATCAGTAGAACCACAAAAGGAAGAAGTTGTTGAAGGTTGGAAATACAGAACAACCACAGATGAAATGACTGATAAGGTGGCGTATTTTGCAACAATTGATGCAACCAATACAATTCAGCAGGATTTCCCTTATGGAGAAACATTTTCAGGAATTACCGTAAGAAAATCTCCACGATTCGGGCTTGATGTTATGGTTATGGTAAGTGACGGTCAAATCTTTGGCAACGAATATTATGGAGACAACTATCTTGAAGTCAGATTTGATTCATTGAAGGTAAAGAAATATTATTACACCGAATCGTCCTCTCTTGACTCAAAAACCGTGTTCATCAATGATACAAATGACTTTATCGCCAAAGCAAAAAAAGCGAAGGATATAAAGATTTCCGTACCATTGTATGACGAAGGTAGAGTCATATTCAGATATCACACAGATAAACCTTTGAAATGGGATTAGTCAACTACCCACGAACTAAAGATTCGTTGGTTTCCTTGGTAAATTAATTATGAAGTTGTTACAAGAGTTCAAACCTGGTGAATATCTCTACATTGTTCACCCAAATGATATACATCGTCCGCCAATAGTCACAAAGGAGAAGATTTTGGCTGTGGCACAGAAGAATGATGTATTGGAATTCTCATTCGATAATGAAGCGTATAATTTCAGAGCATTATATTTCCTTACTGACACTTGGTTGACAAACCCGCATAAGATTTATGCGTGCAATTCAATTGAAACTGTTGAGGCTGTTTGTAAGTATATCAACAATAAGACAGTCAAAGAAATAAAAGACAAAATCGACAATTATGTTTACGCAATGTCGGAATTTGTCAGAACACCTTATGTATTAAAAGAAAAGGAAAATGAGTAATTCAAAGATAAACATACCTCTTATATCCTGGTGGAGCATCGCAATAACAATGATATTTGTTATATGTCGGATATTCAACATCATTGAATGGGATATCATATGGATATTATCACCATTATGGATTCCAACAGCAATTGCACTCACAATAACAATACTGATTGGATTGTTTATACTATTCTCATATCTGACATTATTCATTTTAGCAAAACTCAAAATCATTTAATATATTTTTAACATAAAATATTTGAATTATTCAAATAAATTGCTTACATTTGCAATATAAAAACTAAATTACAAACTTAAAAAAAGAAAAAAATTATGTCAACACTTTACTGGATTTTAACATTGTGCAAATTGCAAATTATTTTCGCTTATCTGTTTTGGGTACTCTTATTTATGATTGTGCCATTTATTGCTCTTCTAATATTTGCGTTGAAGACTGGTAAATATAAGTCAGTTGTAAAAAGTTTGTATAAAAAATGGTCTGTTGCTTTTATCATTGCAATGCTTGGGGCAACAATGATTCCAACGCAAAAGGAAATGCTAATTATTTTCGGAGTTGGCGGAACTATTGATTATATCAAATCAAATGAAACCCTAAAAAAACTGCCAGATAGAGTAATAGAAGCGGCAGACGCGTATCTTAATTCAGTAACAGAAAGCAATAGGAAATAAGATTATGAGTGCATTCATTTGGACTATATTTTGGGTTGGAGTTATTGTCTTCTTTTATGGGTGTGTGAATATACCCGCCTATCCAAGGTTGTATGATTATACTACAGAAGAAGAGCAAGAAAAAATAAAAAAAGATGAGGATGAAAAGAAAAGAAAATATGGAACAATTATAGGATTTGGATTTCTTACAATGTTTATTTCTCTTCTTGTAATAAAAACAGTTTACCAACCAAATCATACGGAATCAAACAAACAAAGTGAAAAATTGGAAAAAAAGTCAAACGAAGAAGAAAGAAAAATTGAAAATAAGAAGAAATCAAACAAACAAAGTGAAAAATTGGAAAAAAAGTCAAACGAAGAAGAAAGAAAAATTGAAAATAAGAAGAAATCTACCTTCATTTTTGATACGCCAAATCCTTATTTTCTATTCCCTCAAAAATTATTTTAAAGTAATATGCCAAACTTAATGTTTTTAATATTATCAGGGATTGTAATATCATCACAGATATTGGTCTCTCAAACAATAAAAAAATTATCAAATAATCAACGAACATTTCTTTGAGAAGATATGGTTGGAACAATATTATTCCTAATAGGATTTGGAATCATTACACTAATAGTGTACATAAATAATGAGAAATATATAAATAAAAAAGAGCCTCTATAAAGAGACTCTTTTTTATATATATATAAATATCGTAATAATTATCATTTTTTAACGTATTATCTGTTGTTTATTTTAAAAAAATTATGTACATTTGCTATGTAAACGAAAAATGTATAATAATATGAGTGCAAGTTTATTTTTTGATTGTTATACTCCATATGAAACATATCCTGAGACAGAGTATTGTATTAAAGACAAGACATTTGGGGAATGTAAAGAAGGAGATACATTGTTCAGACTTAATAGAACAAAAGACGGACAATACGAATTTCAAGAACTGATTATTACAAAACCCTGGCATCAAGCAAGAGGACGTTTCTATATATCCACAATTGTCAATAAGAAGAAAATGGCAATTGATTTCGGACCATATCACTGTTGGAATGTACAAAATGGAGAGGATAAATCAATAATATTCTATAAGGGAATAATTGGAACAAATAAACAAAGCATTTTGGATACAAGAATGGATATTATTAAAAAAGAATTGTCCAACCTTATCGAACAAGAAAAAAATTACATAAAGGAAATAAACGAAATTAAAAACATCACAGTATGAAAGATTATAAAAAACTTTATGAAGACGCTATTGAAAGAGCAAAATACGCATTGACTACCGATATGGATGAAAGCGGTCATTGGGCAGTTAAACACATCTTCCCAGAACTCTGTGAGTCAGAGGACGAGAGGATAAAGAGAGTATTGGTTGAATTTTTCAAAAATTACAAAGAACAAAACACTTGTGGGGCTGAAACATTTAATGGAATACCAACTGATAATATTCTTACTTGGCTTGAAAAACAAGGAGAATTTAAAAGTATAGATAGTGATGATTTAGCAACACTTGAAAATTGGGAAGATGCTATAAAAGAAAACAAAGAAAAATGGCAATTGAATGATTGGTTTGTTGAAGCCACATCGTTGTTAATCCAAAAAGTTAAACGTATTGATAATAATGAAAATGACAATTCTTTAACACGAGAATCAAAATTCAATGTTGGTGATTGGGTTGTGGATAACTGTGGTAACATTTGGGAAATAAAAGGAAATCTAAATCAATTTTACATTTTAGAAGATGTAGAAGGAGGCGAATCACGACCTACTATAGAATGGGTTGATAAGACTTTCCATCTTTGGAATATAGAAGACGCCAAGGATGGTGATGTACTTGCAGAAGATTCTTGTATTTTTATTATTCAAAAGCTGAATGATAATAATACTGCTGCAAAAACATATTGTACACTATACGATGATGGTGATTTTGATGACGGTACAATGTTATATTTTGATATAGATAGTACAAAACCAGCCACCAAAGAAGAACGTGACCTTCTATTCCAAAAGATGAGAGAAGCAGGATATGAGTGGGATGAGAATAAGAAAGAGCTGAATAATATTGAACAGAAGCCTGCTTGGAGTGAAGAGGATGGAGAGATGCTTGAAGAAGTAATATCAAATATTAAATATGTCGGAAAGAATAGAAAGACTTGTTCATACGGACTTGCAGAAAAATGTATTAATTGGCTGAAATCCATTAAAGGAAGAATAGGAGGTGAGAAATGAAACTGATAGACAAAGATAAATTGATAGATGAAATTCGGCAGATTATTACCGATGAGGAAGAAAGCATCAGAACTTTTGAACGGCGAAAGAATCAAAGTGAGTTGCAGCGATATAACGCAAGAATAGAATTACTGAATCACATTCTTTCCTTACTTGACACCCTTGAAGCGAAAGAGGTTGGTTTGGAGAAAGAAAATCTTACTTGGAAAGATATTAGGGAGTTATACATCATCTTTGCAGAAATTGATGCAGAGATAGAATTTTGTAAGACAGATATTCAAGGAGAAACGATTGGTTATTATCAAGAAGCGTTAAAACGACTTAAAGCGCAGAAAGGAGAATAAAGTTATGGAAACAAATGAAGCACCAGATAAGATATTTTTAATAAGAAATATTTCTAGTAATACAGCTTTAAACACAACAAATGATTGTCATAATAAATACTTGTGTGAGTGGTATAAGTCAAGAGAAAAAGACACGGATGTTGAATATACTCGTACTGATGCCTTAATTGAGAAAGCTTGTGTGAAACTAAAGAAGTTGATGTACGATAACCTTATGTTTCAAGGTAGATTGCATCGTGGAGAAGTTATTGACAACTTTGTTGAAGATTTCAAAAACTATATAAAAGGAGAATAAAATATAGTACAATTAAAATAAGCAGGAGTATGTATGTTAACGGTAATAAACATCCAATTTTATGGTTTATTGTATACGGAATACCAATAATACTATTTTCTATCATACCACGAAAAGTAAGAATGTATATATACAAAAAATATTATAACAAATGACACAAGAAGGAGATAAGAAAGTATTAAATGGATATGGTGTTTTATTTGCTTTATGCGTAGCAAAAGAAAGTGGTAAAAACCCAAGTGAAATAATAGATTTACTAAATATGACACAAGAAGATAAAGATTTATTATTAAAAGACCTTTGCGCTAGGTTGCCTTACGGGGTAATGATTAAGTCTGTAGGCGAAAACAAAATTATTGGGTTATGGGACTTAAAAGATATTGATAATTTACCTCTTCCATATCTCCGTCCTTTGTCTTCTATGACTGAGGAAGAATGTATGGAACTAAGTAAAATAAGGCCATTTGATGATGATGTTGAGGCTTGGAAGTATGTAAAGACTCCTGTTCCTTTGAAAATTGCTAATATAAAGCATTTTGACTTTTTCCATTCTCACCATTTAGATTGGAGAGGTCTTATTGAAAAAGGACTTGCAATTGAAGTAACAGAAGAAAACAATCCTTATAAAGAATAAAGATATGAAAACAAAATTACTACGCAGAATTAGAAAACAAGCCAACGGTCATTTGGACTTTATCGGTGGATGGAGTGGCTATTGGTTAACTGTCATTGATGGTACGACATATCGAAGTGATGCTGTTAGTGGGTTTAAGTACGTCATTAACGACACTGGTACTTTTATACAAGATGCAATCATATCACATTGTAAGAAAATTAGAAAAAAGAATTGATTTATGACACAAGAAGATAAAGCAAAAGCCTATGATGAGGCTATTGATAAAGTAGCACATTTTATAAAAAAACATATTGGTCTTGGATGTATAATTCATCCTAATAGTTCTGAAGCAAAAGAACTGTTTAATATCTTCCCCGAACTCAAAGAAAATGAGAATGAGGAGGAGATAAGGAAAGATTGTATAAAATATCTAGATTGGGAATATCAACATTGTACTCTCGATGAGGATAAAATGAAAATAGAGAAGTGTGTTGCTTGGATTGAAAAACAGGGTGAGAAACCACAAGGAAAGTCAGCACTTGAAGCCATAAAGGAAGAAAGGGTTGATAGTGCTAATAAAGTCGAGCAGAAGTTCAAGGTTGGTGATTGGATTGTGAGAGGTAAAACTGTTGCACAAATTCTTGAGATACAAGAACAATATTATGTTGGACTTGATATTGATGGGAATGATTTTACTTCAAGTAGGTTTTTGTCTGATGATAAAATTCATCTTTGGACTATCCGAGATGCCAATGAGGGTGATGTGCTTGTAACTAATAGTAATATTATATTTATATTTAAGTATTTAGATGAAGGAGGAACAATAGCATTTCGCGCTTCTTGCACTGAAAATAGTGGAGTTTATTTTCCCAAACTTAAAGAACAATTATGTGACCAAGATGTTTATCCTGCAACCAAAGAACAGCGTAACTTGTTATTACAAAAAATGAAAGAGGCAGGATACGAGTGGGATGCTAAGAAGAAAGAGTTAAGTGAAATTAAGCAAGAGCCCGCTGATATGGTTGAACCAAAGTTAAAGATAGAAAGCGGGAAATGGTATGTGTGTGTAAGAAATCTTCTTGATGACTATGGTAACAGAGCCTTTTGCGAGGGAGATGTGTACCTATGTGAAAAAGATGGTTTTTTAACGCCGTGCAACAGCAATGTTCCTTTTATGCTAACTTATTGCGTTGATACCTATTTCAGAAATTGGGATATTTCTGACGCAAAAGATGGTGATTTAATTTATGTTAGTACAGAAGTAAAAGGAATCCAAGCAATTTTTCGTGAGTATAAAGATAAAACAATCTTCTTTCATTGTTATTTATGCCGTGATTTTGCACAAGATGGTTATATGCCAATAGGCAATGTAGAACTGGTGTATCCTTTGCAAAAAACTCATTATGAGAGATTTTTTGAAAAAATGAAAGAAGCAGGCTATGAGTGGGATGCTGATAAAAAGGAACTGAAAAAGATTGAACAAAAGCCTACTTGGAGCGATGAGGATGAACATAGAATGAACGATGATGTGTATTTTATAGAGACAGCCAAGAAACACTATGCGAGCACCGTAGAACTTGATGCTTGTATCAATTGGATTAAATCATTGAAACAAAGATTAATATGAGAAATGAAACACTTTATAGATAAATCTGCTGTAGTAGCTGAGATAGAGAGAATAAAAAAGGAAGAGTGTCCAACTGACACTTATGAAGGTAGATGTAAATTATTTTGGTTTGAACAATTTCTTTCTTTCCTCAACACCCTTGAAGTGAAAGAGGTAGACTTGGAATTAGAAAATGAAAATAACAACCACAAGATTACTATTGGAACTAAAATTCGTTCAAAGACAAATCCAGATTTAATTCTAAGTATTATTTCTGACGATTGCCACGAGGATGAGTTTGAGTGTTCAAACGGTAGTGTATTATCATTAAAACAAATCGAAAAATATTATGATATTATAATTTAAACTGAAAAGATATGACAATTAATATTGATACTGGTAAAATTGATAAAGAATGTGAATTAAATCGTATCTATGCGTGTAGTGGTTGTATAAATTATTATGATGAAAGTGATACTGTATGCAAATGTGGTTGTATACATTATTCGAAAAAATTATATAACAAAGAAAGAAAAAAATAAGATTCTAAAATAATGAAATAAGAAATAATGGAAAGCAAATTTAAACTTGGCGACGTGTTCACTAAAAAACATACACGAGATACAATACCTATAGAGATATATGAAATATCTTATGATTCAAATGAACCAATATATAAACTAAAACCAATTAGATTATGTGGTGATGATATTATATTAGGAGAAAAAACATTAATAAAATTATATAATAAAATCAACTAATATTTAATAAAGTTATGACACAAGAAGATAAAGAACTTATTTTGCAGTGGTTTAATCATATTGCTCAGATTGCAGATGATAGAAAAACACTTAACGGAGAAATTATGGAAGATTGGGCAGCATTAGATGAAATAAAATCTATTGCGAAAAATTCAATGTATTATATTAAGAATCATATTATTACAGAGGAAGTACCTGATAATTTTATAGGAGTTCAAGGTAATTGTGATTTTGAGGAATATCCAAGACCCGAAATGATATGACACAGGAAGAAATAATACAAGGTCTTGAAAGTATTGAGAGTCGGGCAATAGATTTTCCTTATATGTCCGCATCTGATTGGGTTATTATCGCTGCCGCTAAAAGGAAGTTAAACCCTAATGCTGTTTGGAATAGTGAAAATGTCGTTCCTAAATATAATTCAAATGGCATTACTGATTTCATTGTTAGTTCTGCTTATGGGCATATAGAAGGGGAGGCGCACACATATACTCCTGAACAATGGTCTGCGCATCTGGGATTTAATGCTCATAGAGAATTTAGATGGGCATATGAAAAGGATTTAATTAATTTTGAATAGTTATGACACAAGAAAATATTGTTTAGAAAATTTGATTATGATTACTGAAGACTATTGTTCACCAGGTTTAGCCCAAGCCTTACAAGAAAAAGCAAAAGAACTTTTTGAGTATTATCATCTTGCTGATGATGAAAAAACAGGTTTATATAAAACTGTTACTCATCAAAGAGTAATGAAGTGGTTAAGAGAAGAAAAAGGATTTCATATTGTTAGTAATATTTCTTATGACATATCAATTGATACCGATGGGAATGAAGTTGATAGACGTATCTTTTGGTTTTTTGAGATACTTTCTTCATATAGTGGCAACGTTATTTATATAGAAGAAATGACTGAATATGATTCATATGAAGAATCTGTTGAAGCAGCATTAAAGTATTGTTTAGAAAATTTGATTTGATTATGAAAGCAAATAAAATACAGCAAATAATATGCGATGTTATAAATAGTCAGACATCTTTCTGGAAAAATAGCAACGACATAACATCACCTACGCATATTGTTGATATTAACGAGGAATGTTGCGCACAATTATCAGATTTAGATATTATTAACGAAAATGATATAGAAGAACTGAATGAAAAAATAGAAGATTTATATTGGTTTATAAGAAAATTTGATAGAATATAAATGTATCTGAATAAAGTAAAAGTATATAGACGCTCAAAATACGAAGATTTATGCTCTAAATTCTTACCATATTACATACCATTCATATCAAAAAGAAAAAGAGTGAAAATCAGACAACACTATAGGAATAAATGGAAAACAAGACTAAATAACGATATATGTAAACTATTGTCAGAAACATATCAAACATTACCAATAAAAGAAAACATAAATTGGAACGAAGAAAATTACGAATGGACAGTACTTTAACTATATTTAACATATTTCATATCATATATATCAAATAAATTATGTACATTTGTAACGTAAAATGATTGTGAAATTTAAATAGATAAATTATGGCAAAATTTAAAAAAACAATTAAAAAGGAAGAGTATATTAGAGTGTGGAAGAAGACTCTTACTTATAGGGTATCACAAGCGGTTATCAACTTAGAAAACAAATAATCATAGCGTATGAAAAGATATTTACTGTTTCCATTCTTTTTGTTATGGATAAGTATAGCGTGGTTAATTTATAAAATTGGAGATTTGCTACGAAAACTTGGCAATAGAATGAGTGGTTATCGTTTTGACGACAGTATAGGAACAATCCATATAAATAAAAGCTATGGCAACAATGTTCAATATAATTAAAATATGAAAAACTTATGGAAGCACCAGAGAAGATTTATTTATACCCAAGCGATAGAGCGGGTTATGAATGGGATGAAGAGTGGGCTGATAAGCCTTTGAATGAAGATTCTGTTGAATATATCCGCACTGATGCCTTTATTGAAAAGGCATTAGAATGGATAAAAGACGTAATAAGACCGTATTATCACGAGGTAAGATACAAATACGAGGATTTTGAAAATTATATGAAAGGAGAATAATATGATACAGGAAGAAAAAGATTTAGTATTAAGAATTAATGAATTAAAAAGAGATATTGAAATTTATATTAATTCAAATCCAGATTGGATATATTACTTCCTTAATCCGTTAGCAGGAGGTAATGAGGAAATTTTTGACTGTATTAAAGAACATCCTGATGATTGGAAAGATTATATTGACTTTGAGGTCCCCAATATAAATGGTTCTTATACATCTATCAAAATACATATAGATGATTATACAGACTGCGGAATAACATTTGGTAGATACATTAATCTTCTTAACTTTAAAGAAACCGTTGAAAGGAATAAGATGCTTTATGATGGTAAATTAGATGAAATTAGAAGGAAGAATATTGAAGCAGATATTATAAATCTTAAAGACGCGTTATCAAAGAAAGAAGAAGAATTAAAAAAATTAGAAAATGGTTGAGTTTTTAGGGGACCTTTATATGATTAAGGATGGACATATATTAGAGCATTTATACGGTATTGAATGGCCGAAAACATATGATATCCCTCATTATAACCTTACGATACCAAGTAATAAAGTTAAAGAGATTAAACTCCCCAAACCAACAGGAAAAATATTTTGGATATGACACAAGAAGATAAAGGTTTATTATTGAAAGACCTATGTGCAAGGTTGCCATTTGGAATTTATGTAAAAGATATAAGGCAACGCACTAAAGTATGTAAAATTTATGAACTAAAACCAAGCCATATTTACTGCCTAACTCTTATTCCAATATCTGATTCATATTATTATCAAGCATATTCTTGTGACATTGATTCCGTCAGACCATATCTCCGACCAATTTCTTCAATGACAGAAGATGAAAAAAGAGAAATTTACGATTGGCTCGTTGAAAATGATGTTGATTGGTTTGATTTTATCAAACTCAGACTTGATGAAATACTAATATCATTTGATAGTTCTTGGTTACTTGTAAATTGGCTTAACGCTCATCATTTTGACTACCGTGGTCTGATTGAAAGAGGTATTGCAATTGAAGCACCTGAAGAAATGTATAACAGTAAAATTGAATGAATTATGGCAAAGATATATGAAGGTAATATTACAAAATGCGATAGATGTAATTCTTATATAGAATATTCAGATTCCGATATTTCCACAGAAGAAAGAGGGTATGGGGTAGGAACGTATGCAGGTGAAACATATCTTGCAAAGACTATTACTTGTCCTAAATGTGGTAATAAAATAGAAATAGATTAGAATATGATGACAGAAGATTATGTATCCCTTGAGATATCCAAGTTACTCAAAGAGAAAGGATTTAACATATCACTTGATAGCAAGAATTGGCTATTTTGTATGTATGATGAAATTGGAAATATTCATTGGGGTGTTTATGATAAAAACGGGTATTTTAGAATAACTCACCAAATGGCAATGAAGTGGTTGAGAGAAGAGAAAGGTGTTTATATGAGTATTGATACTGTTATTTCTTTAAGTGGAAACATCTATTTTAATATTAATACCTACTCTGAAAATTCAGGATGGAATTATCCAGTGGATTTTTATGACTCCTATGAAGAAGCAGTTGAAGTCGCATTAAAGTATTGTTTAGAAAACTTGATTTAGCTATGAAAGGAGAGTGAATTATGATTACAGAAGATTATTGCTCATTTGAAGTAGCCAAGTTACTCAAAGAAAAAGGATTTGATTGGGAATGTTGTGGGAGATATTCAGTTCGTTCTAAGGAATTTCATTTGGATTGCACAAGGAGATGTAGCAATAGTGGATTATTTGAATACGCTGCTCCAACTCATCAAATGGCAAGGAAGTGGTTCAGAGAAATGCATAATATTGATATTGATATTGATGCTGCGGTTGGTATGTTAGGAGTCAAAGTCTATATCCCTTATATTAGTAGATATAAACCACTTGAAGATGGTTCATCAAAAGTACGCCAAATTAAAAGAGGAATATATTATAAGGACGACAAGGGCGTTATCCCAGCATTACAACACTTTGATTCTTATTCAGAAGCTGTTGAAGTAGCATTGAAATATGTATTGGAAAATCTTATTTAATATGAAACATCCTTTAGATATAATTAATGAGCGTCTTATGAGTGGGTATTATGATAATTTACCACCATTTACATATAGTAAAGATGCAGCCGGTATATGTTATTTATGCGGATATTGTTCAAAAATTGATTATGATGTTGCAAAAGCTAAATATGAACAGGCTATTGATTATGATGTTGCAAAAGCTATATATGAACAAATTAATTCAAAAAAAGAAGATATAAGACCATTAATGATTCTTTAAAGTGTTCCAATACCAAACTTGATTTGATTATGAAAATATTAGAAAGAAAAGAATTATCAGTTGTTGGCATTTGTCCTCACTGCGGAAGTAAGTTGGAACTTGAAAAAGGCGATATATGGTGGCATAAAGATATAGATGGCGGTAATTCTCCCTGTGTTACGTGTGCTGCTTGTGGTAAAGGCTTCGATGTTGAAGGTTGGGAAAATATTAGCAAACTTTATTGAAGCGAAATGATTATTAAACTACACGAATTAAATTTATTGTAATTGTGACTAATATTAAAATTGTAAGAAGATTTGCAAGAGGGTCATATGAAGAAGGTACGGACCCAGAAGTGTATGATATATACTTTGATGTTGGTATGTTCAGTCCACTGATAAAGAAGTGGAAAATTGATAAATCTGCATTAACAAGAGAAGAGACTATTAAGTATATTAGCCCTTGGGTGCTAGATACCGCTAATAATAAGATTTATGTAACAGTAGAATAATTATGAAAACAAAATTACTACGCAGGATTAGAAAACAAGCCAACATCAATTTGGAATTTATCTGCGGATGGAGTGGCTATTGGTTCACTGTCATTGACGGTACACCATATAGAAGTGATGTAGTGAGTGGTTTTAAGTACGTCATTAATGATACCGGTACTTTTATTCAAGATGCTATCATATCGCATTGTAGAAATATTAGAAAAAAGAATTGATTTATGACACAGGAAGAAAAAGAACATAAAGAAAATGAAACAACTGTTTAATAAATGTATTTGTGAGTCTCTTCGTGAATTAAAGCAACATAACATTTATGGTGATGTTATTCTGGCGATTAGGGCTTATATGAATTCTTTAACACGGGATTCTTATAGAAAATATTGCGATTATGTTTATAATTCAGTGGATTTTTCATACGATGTTATTTACTTATTCAAGTGGTCGTACGCACCACAAGGAAGAAAGTTTTGGGAATCTTTATATGAGAAACTTGGAGGAAATGACTATTATTGTATTCAATAAAAAAATAAACTATGACACAAGAAGAAAAATCAAAAGCATTTGATAATGCCATTGAAAAAGCAAAAGATATGCTTGATAGAGTTTCAAAAGGAGAAAATATACTCATAAAGGAAGAGTTGATATCAATGTTTCCATCGCTCAAAGAGAGTGTTGATGAAAAAACAAGACAAGAAATTCTTAACTATATTAAGACTGGGGTATATCGTAAATCCTGGGTTGATTGGCTTGAAAAGCAACGTAAACCAACGTGGAGTGAAGTGGATAGTCTTATGATTGATGAAACGCTTTTCTTTATCAAAGAATTTCAAATGTCTAATAGGTGCAAAAATGAAAACGATATGCAAAATTCTGTAACTTGCGAAAAATGGCTAATAGACTTAAGAGATAAAATGGAGAAATAAACTATGAAGGCGTATTTAGACAGAGAAGATATAATTTCATTATTAACCGGAATCAAACCGAATTATACTGTTATGAATAATATACCAAAAGAACTTGGTTCTTACATCGGTGGTTTTGTTGACGATTGGAAATGGAATAACATAAGTAAAGATGTTACATATACAGATGAATATCTATATGAATTATATCTGATGTGTAAAAATTCCTGGAAATAAAAACGTAAAAAAATTATGATAGAATTGTTATTTACTAAAACATTAAGTGGTGAGTCATTGGTTAAAGACATACTAAATACCGATGGCGTAAGTTCTATTATAGACGAAAATGGTAAACGATATTGGTGGAATACAATTGATAAGTCTAAAAATTATCAAGTTAGAAAATATAAGTATGATAGAGCGTTACAAAACTATTCTGTAATATCTTATAATATAAAAGAACTATGACACAGGAAGAAAAAGAACTATTACTTAAAGACCTCTGTGCAAGACTAAAATATAATGTACAGATTCTTGCAGATATAGATAAAACATTTGAAGGAGGCGTTATTGGTACACTTAAAGTAATTAATTTGAAAAAAGATTGGGTTGAACTTCAAAGTGTTTTGACACCATTTAAGTTTGATGAAATTAAACCATATCTTCGACCAATGAGTTCATTGACAGAGGAAGAAGTAAAAGAGTATAAGCATCTGGTAGCATTTAGTGGTAGTCCTGATGGAGCAGCAAATTTTATAAATTGGCTTAATGCACATCATTTTGATTATCACTACCTTATTGAAAAAGGTCTTGCAATTGAAGCACCAGATGGAATGTATAAATAACAATATTATGGCAGCAATTTGTGTTGCAATAACTATATGTTCAGTGATAATTGGTTCTTGGACGGTTTTTTAATATTTTTTAACATATTTCATATCATATATATCAAATAAATTGTGTACATTTACACTGTAATAAAACAAGACAAATAACTATGACACAAGAAGAAGCACTTAAAATTCCGCTTATAAATGATAATACAGTAAAGTATTATGTAGATGGGGAATATATTGGGGACTTAAATCCTGAACAATTTAACGTTATAAGAGAAAAGGTAATTGAATATATAATTGAAACAAAAGATATTTCTATACTTGATAGATTCTATATTATCGGACATCAAGATTCAAATGATAAACCCGGTCCAGAACAGAAGATGACTCTGGATGTGCGTGGAAACATAATTGAGTGGATTCCTTGGGAAATGAGTCATATTAGACGTTGTTTGTGCAATATCCTGACAATGGAGATGGAAAACGATAGTCTGTTTCAAGAATTATCAAAAAAGATTGAGGAGAATAAGATATGACACAAGAAGAAAAACAATTGTTACTCCAAGACCTTTGCGCAAGGTTGCCGTATGGAGTAATAATGACAAATAAGGTGCTTACAGAAACCTATTATCCATTAGATGGAAATGAATATCAGCAAGCATATTATGACGACAATTGGGATGATGTACCATATCTCCGTCCAATGTCAAGTATGACGGAGGAAGAAGAAAAAGAGTTTTCTATTTTGTATGGTCTTAAAGATATTCTATCAATAAAAATAACAGACAAATATATAGAAGTTATAGTTGACGATGGTTTTTGTAGTACTGAGACAAGGACGATTTGGTATGATGAGATGATTTCATCAATTGAAATTTTTGATTGGCTCAACTTCCATTATTTTGATTATCGCAACCTTATAGGACGTGGATTGGCATTAGAAGCACCTGAAGGAATATATAAAACTGAATAAATTATGACACCATTTGAAATTATTGTTCTTGCCGTAATTTATATGTTTTGTTATGGCTTTGTATTAGCAATATGGATTAAAGAAGAAAATGTATGGTTTAGAATATTCTTAGCCATTGTATCTTTAGTACTTGCTATTTACGCCCCAATTATGATTGGGGGTATGTTGTATGAGAAATTAAATGGAGAATAAATTATGAAACTGATAGACAAAATTAGAGCAGAAGTAGAAAAGAAAACCCACAGAGAAGAAGGTTATAGAAATGAAGACGCAGAATGGGGGTATCGAGATTGTGCGAGTGAGATTCTTTCATTCATTGACACCCTTGAAGTGAAAGAAATGAATTCTACCGATGCCTTTATTGAAAAGGCTTGCGAATGGTTAAAGAAGTTAGTTTACCAAGAATATCCTGGAGGACCATTAGTTAGACAAATTGACGACGAACAACTAGAAGAATTTAAAGAAGCAATGAAAGGAGAATAAACTATGATTCCAGAGGATAAAGAACTATTGTTAAAAGACCTTTGTGCAAGGTTACCATATAAGGTAAAAGTATTTTATGAATACATAGACGATTTAGACGGAAAAACTTATGGATATAGTATAACACTAAACACCTGGTGTATAGATGAATTTAAAGCAAACAAAGCTGTTGTAAAACCATATCTCCGTCCAATGTTAAGTATGACTGAGGAAGAAAGGTATGAACTTCAAGAGATAATAGGCAAAGATGCTGAAATTCCCGATGATTTTATACACATTGTTGACTCTTCAAGAAAAAGATTTTCATTTCTTGAATTACAAGCAGTATTTGATTGGCTTAATGCTAATCATTTTGACCATCGTGGTTTAATCAAAAAAGGTCTTGCAATAGAAGCACCTGAAGGAATGTACAAAACAGAATAGCTATGACACAAGAAGATAAAACAATCCTATTAAAGGATTTAAGTGCAAGATTGCCTTATGGAGTAATAAATAATAAGTTATGACAAAAGAAGAATTATTTCATTATTGTAATATCAACAATCAATTTAAAAAAGATTGTTCAAGAGTCTGCAAGGAACTTGGAAAATATAACGACGAATATAACCAACTTAACTATTTTTACCTGGAAGGCGATTACGTGTACGGAACATTTTACGATTATTACTCCTTCGAAAAAGAAGAAAATTGCTTCCCAAAAGAATTACTTACTTTCTCCGACCAAGAATTGGAATTATACGTCAATAACCTTATTAAAGAAAAAACAAATGGAAAAAACTGAAACCATAAAACTAACAGAAAAACAAGAAATTGAGTTTGAAAAACTATTCAACAATTTTATATCAAGTGACGCTATGTATTTACCTGACAAAATGGCATATAAATACTTTTATATAAAAGGAATAACTTTAAAATAAAATATGAAGAAATAAGATAAAGAACTGCTTAAAATTTGTATGAAATTACAACTAAATGTGATAAAAAAACTATTAAACTTGCAAAATTTAAATCTGAGTTAGAGTGCGATTGCAGTTACCCATCAGTTGCAGATGTAACAACAAAAAATATATTAACTTTTATTTTCAAAGCATTAGATGAACTATGACAGAACAAGATAAACAATTGTTACTCCAAGACCTCTGTACGAGGTTACCTTATGGAGTAAAAGTAGCAATAGAATATTCTAAAGATAAATATACAAAGGTTTATGATTTAAGAGAAATTGATAATGATGCCACTTCTGAATTAAGGCAACAAGTTACTGTTTGGGATTATGGTTTTTATAGTAGCGTAATTTCATATCCTCTTATTGACTGTAGACCTTATCTCCGTCCAATAAGTTCAATGACCGAGGAAGAAAAGAAAGAATTACTTATATCAATTCTGAGTAATAAAGAAGATACTAAGTATTTTCAAGTTATGTCTGATGGAAGTATTGACCAGAAAGATAACGCAGTTCAAGAATTAAGTAATTTTACTTTTCATTGGATAAATTTTGATGGAAAAAACACATCTTCCTATATAGATTGGCTCAACGCTAATCATTTCGATTATCGTGGATTAATTGAAAAAGGACTTGCAATTGAAGTAACAGAAGAAAATAATCCATATGACTGAAGTTGAACGCCTATTAGCAAACTATGGGTGCTGGATGAGTTGTTATAATAACAATGACTGCAACAACTGTTGGTTCAGACAGTACATTCAATATGAATTAGATAGAAAGAGAAGTTTGCGCCCAATTTGTGAAATAAAAACAAAAATAAACGTAATATTATGAGTAAGATTTGCATATCAATATAGCAATCCAATAAATTAATTGAACTTGGGATTGATGTTAATACTGCTGAACAGAGTTTATTAACAATTAGAAGAATTATAATATGGAAAAGGTTATAGCGTATAAGGCTTCAAATGGTCGTTTATTTGAGTCGGAAGAGAAGTGTCTTGCATATGAGGAGAAGTTATCCCAATATCCGAAAGTGAAAGAGAATATTGATGTTGCCGCGCCTTCCTATCTAATTGGCGGCAAATACAAGGACATTGATATTGTCCGTCATACGATTGAGAGGTGGGAAAAGCCTTCTGCCAAAAAGGTTGAGAAGTATTTCATTGTCGGTGGGAAATATAAGTTTATTGACTTGCATAGAAAACACGAATCTTCCGTTATGAATGGTGGCGTATCTCCTGATTGTAACTTGTCAATGAATTGGTATTTGGGTTTCCGTCATTTTGCGGAGCAGATTCTTCTTGGCAATGAACTGACTGATAATTTTGCCAAGAGTGAGGTTGAGAAGATGAATGAGGAAAACGAAACTAAATTGGTCGTGAATGTTATCAAGTCTGACAAGAAGTGGGAGATTGACAATCCGAAGTGGCATAGTGTCGCGGTTGCTCCATATACTTTTACGATGGAAAAGTTAAATTGATTTAAATGATTCTCAAAATAGAGTATTATGACACGGAAAGAAGAAATAGAACAAGCAGCTAATAATTATAAGAATCAGTTTCCTGATGGTTTTATAAAAGAGTATGTTTATATTGATGGTGCTGAATGGGCTGATACAACTATGATTGATAAGGTTTGTAAATTTTTAAAGAAGTTAGTTTACCAAGAGTATCCTGGAGGCCCATTAGTTAGACAAATTGACGACGAACAACTAGAAGAACTTAAAGAAGAAATGAAAGGAGAATAAAGTCTGAAATCATATACAGATTTAGAACAATCAGAGAAATTAGCAGAGATTCTGCCACTTGAAAGTGCGGATATGTATTATCACAATAGAGTTGATATACCAGACAATTATCCTTTACATATTAAATGGAAAAACAACAATCCATTATTGTCACAGGAAATTCCTTGTTGGAGTCTTGTCGCATTGCTTGATGTTATACCAAAGAGAATAAAAGACTATTCCATACTTAGAATGGATATGGGAGAAAAGGATTTTTCTATATGGTATGATGATATGAACCTTGGTATGGTTAATAAGTATCTGCCAGATGTAACAAAAGAAAATCCTATCGACGCTTGTTATGAAATGATTGTTAAACTTAAAGAAACAAATTTGTTATAATTATGAAAACATTAAAAGAATATAGCGACTTCTTGATTAATAGAGGATATTGCAAATGGACGGTTTTTTAATATTTTTTAACATATTTCATATAGCATAATCAAAATAAATTGTGTACATTTGCACTATAATAAAACAAATAACTATGCGAACATTAAAAGAATATGGCGATTTCTTGATTAGTAAAGGGTATTGTGAAACATCTTTATCACAGACATATTTGAACGGACGTCTCGAAGTCGTCGATTTTATTAAAAATGGGTTTTACATAAACTTATACGTCGTCGAAACTAAGGAACTATCAGATTATCTTGATACTCTTGAACCAGGAACAGAATATCAAGTAGACTATAATAATTATATAGTCGTAGACGCAAGAATTGAATCCCCTATATGCAACGTTTCTGATTTTTTTACAGGAGAAACAAAAGAAATTCAATTGGTATCAGAACCAAATGAATATAATCATCATACCCTTGATTTATTTGAAAAGTGCATTGAATTCCAAAAAACAAATCTACTTGAACACGAATTATTTATAATGTCAAGAAGAAAAGAGCAACTGGAGTGGGCAACAAATAACTTGATACCAATACTGGAAAAATATGATTATTATGTAAATTACGATTCATTTTTTGATACAACACACCAAAAATGTAATTCAAATGTAAGAATCGATTTTAAACACCCTAATAATAATGAATTAATCATAGAAACAGATTGCATTACAGGAGAACCAATTATTTGGGCAGATATTAACTCAACAGACGGCTGTATTGATTTATCAGAATTATATGGGAAAAGTAAGGATGAAGTTTTCAATATATTGTTAGAAAAAGTGTGGAAAAAAGATGAATTAAGATTTGGATATATATACAATAACGACACACATTACACAATAAAAACTTATTATTCTGTTCTAACATTATTCGATTGCCTGCATTATAAAGAAAAGATGGACGATATTGATTTTGATTCTGTTCCAGAAAAATATAATGATTTAATTGAGGAATATAATAAACTATGACGCAAGAAGAAAAAGAGTTATTATTACGGCTTTTTGAAAAAGCAGATGAAGAAGGTTTGATAAATATATACGATAATGAAGAAAATTATTGTTCAGTAGAACGGATATTTCTTGATAAAGATGGGTTATGTGTAAAAATAAACCAATAAGATTATGACACAAGAAGATAAAGATTTGTTGTTAAAAGACCTTTGTGCAAGATTGCCTTATGGAGTGAAATGCCATTTCAAGTATGGTTCAGCAGAGGATGATATTACTCTTGGTTGTATAGATAAAAATGTTGCAAGATTTGAATATGGATGGTATGGAAGATTTCACGTCAGTATAGATGCAAACTATATTAAACCATATCTCCGTCCAATGTCAAGTATAACTGAGGAAGAAATCTCAGATTTACAAAAAATAAATTGGCAATTTAATTTTAGTAAGTTTGACAATTTTGCATATGTAGGTGCTGCTGATGATGGATTTTGTTCCGTGGAAGATATGGATAATATACTTAACTATTTATATAAACATCATCTTGATTATCACGGACTTATTGAAAAGGGTCTTGCAATTGAAGCACCAGAAGGAATGTATAAATAACAATACTATGACAGCAATTTGTGCTACAACGATTATATGTTCAGTGATAATTGGTTCTTGGACGGTTTTTTAATATTTTTTAACATATTTCATATCATATATATCAAATAAATTGTGTACATTTATAACGTAAAATTAAAAAATTGAATAAGTTATGAAACAAGAAGAAAAAGATTTATTGTTAAAAGACCGTTGTGGTAGATTATCTTATGGATATTTTCCTAGTGAATTTTCTTCTTATGAAGATTATGTTAAATACCTCAAAGAGAAAGGATTTGCTATTGAAGCACCTGAAGGAATGTATAAATAAAATTAAGGAGGAAAATTAAATGATATTTATCAATCCTTGGTCATTTTATGATAAAGATGATATTCCTGATTTAAATCCTCACGATGATGAGGAAGCAATAGGATGTATTTGTGGCGCGTGCGGATATATAATAGCATCAGCAATTTTTGTATGGCTTATGTTTTTTATATTGGATTTTAAATTAAATGGTATAATAAGTACAGATGTTTATTTTATATTGATGCTTATTAATTGTATAATAATTTATCCAATATTAACTATAATTCTTATGAAATTATCATTTAAGATTGGAGATAAAATATGCAAAAAGAAAAGAAAATGAAAAATTATACAGATTTAAAACAAAGTAAAAAGTTAGCAGAGATATTGTCAATTGAAAGTGCTGATGGTTGGTGGACAGCTCTGAATTGGCAAGAAACAGAATATTATATTGAAGTTAAACAAGACGGAATAAATAAACCTAAAAAATGTATTTCCTGTTGGTCACTTACTGCATTGCTTGAGGTTATACCAAAGCACATAAACCGAGCTATATTTAGAATGGATATTAGTGAGATTGATTCTTCTATATGGTATGATGATTTAGATTCTGGCACGGTAGATGAAACTTTGCCAGATATAACCACAAATAATCTTGTTGATGCTTGTTTTGAAATGATATTGAAATTACACGAACTTAAATTGTTGTGATTATGATGAATATTAAGATTGTAAGACGATTTGCAAAAGGTCCATATCCAGAAGGAGAAGAGCCAGAAGTTTATGATATTTATTTTGATGTCGGTTTATTTAGTCCGCTGATAAAAAAGTGGAAAATTGATAAATCTGCTTTAACAAGAGAAGAGACTATTAAGTATATTACTCCTTGGTTGGTAGATACTGCTAATAATAAGATTTATATAACTAGTGAATAAGATTGTTATGAAAGAATTATCAATAGAACAAAAGGCAAAGGCATATGATGAGGCTAAAGAAAGAGCAAAACGAATGTTTAGTGAAAAAGAATTAAACTATCTTTTCCCAGAACTCAAAGAGAGTGATGATGAGAGGATAAGGAAAGCACTTATAAGATTTCACAATTCTACTATCGATATAGATGGAATTAAAGGTGAAGATATAATTGCTTGGCTTGAAAAGCAAGGTAAGAAAATGTCTGACCCAAGATATAGCATATTTGATAAACTAATAGAGGCTGATAACATTTATCAAATGTCGATGAATGCTGCGATGACAGAAGAAGCAAAGAATAAGGCTATTGAGGCATTATCTAATTTAGAAGTATCAAAAGTGATAGGGTTTGAAAAGCAAGGTGAGCGTAAGTCGGACGCTAATGTCGAGCCAAAGTTTACTGTTGGCGATACTATAATCAACATATACTATCGATTGGATGGTAGTAGTAGGATTAGAGAAATCAAAGACGGGAAGTATATCTTTGACGACGGAAGTTATATTACCATCAAAGAACAAGATAGTTGGGAACTTGTTGATAAAAACAGGCCAAAATTCAAGGTTGGCGATTGGGTTGTAAGTGATTATAATAGTGTAGCTTATATAGAATCAATTAGTGGAACAAAGTATAATTTGCAATGTAAAGATGGGTATCACGATAAAATGTCTATTGAATATGTAGATGGATGTTGGCATCTTTGGACTATTGCTGACGCTAAGGATGGTGATATACTTGCAACTGACAAAGGTGTTTTTATTTATGCTAAAGTTTTATACAATAAGCCTTATGCGTATTGTGGAGTAGATAAATTTGGCGTTTTTAAGGATAACTGCTTAGAAAACAACTGGGCAAATAGTGTAGATAATATACATCCAGCAACCAAAGAACGGCGTGACCTTTTATTTGCAAAAATAAGAGATGCAGGATATGAGTGGGATGCTGATAAAAAAGAGTTGAAGACGATTGAGCAGAAGCCAACTGATAAGGTTGAACCAAAGTTTCACGAAGGAGATTGGATTGTTTGGGAATTGTGTGAACTTTCCAACACTTTACTTATAACAAAAATCGACAAAAGTAAGAATCGTTATTTGTTCAATGATAATACTGATGTATCGTTTAGTGATGAAAGATACTTACACCTTTGGACTTTAGAAGATGCAAAAGATGGTGATGTGCTTACTGTAGATGATGAACGCCCATTCATATTTAAAGGTTGCCTTGACCCTAACCACCCAGATTCACCTGTCGCATATTGCGGAATCGGCACTGGGGGATATTTTTGCGTTGGTGGAAGTAAATTTAACCATTGGTGGACAAATGAGAAAGTCCATCCCGCAACCAAAGAACAGCGTGATGCTCTAATGAAAGTAATGGTTGATGCGGGATATACTTTTGACTTCGAGAAGAAAGAATTGAAAAAGATTGAGCAGAAGTCTGTCATTAAAATGATAACCCCAGAGGAAAGTCTTGGTATTAGTTCAGAAGAATATAACAAAATTGTAGATGAATGTATCTATGGCGATGATAAACCTGCTTGGAGTGAAAAGGATGAGGAAATTAGACAAACAATTATAAATGAATTTGAACAATGTTCGGAATGGTATTGTTCTAACGGTTTAACTAAAGAAGATTGTATAAACTGGCTAAATAAACAAGAACACTTCAAGTTGGATGATGAAGACTATGAAAATATGAACAGTCTATGCGTTTTATTAGACCAAATGGTTAGTATTAACGCAATTGGCGACGAACATTCCATCGAATACAAGAATTGGATGAAATCACTGAAACAAAGATTAGGAGGTTAGAAATGAAACACTATATAGACAAATCCGCTTTAGTAGCGGAGATAGAGAAAAGGAAAAAGACAAACAAAGAGTGTATGCTTGGTTTAAGAAATCTCGACTACTACCAAGGTAAAGTAGATGCCCTCAATGACACACTTTCTTTAATCAGCACACTTAAAGTGGATTCGGTGGATTTGGAGAAAGAAATAGACAATATTTGAAATCCTCATTTTAATCTTGGATGGGATGAAAAATCCTTGTTATCAATGAATCACGAAGGATTTACAACCACTGCTAAACATTTCTTTGAACTTGGATTAAAAGCACAGAAAGGAGAATAACTTATGGAAGCACCAGAGAAGATACAAGTACATCTAATAAAAAATAATTGTGATGATTGGAGTATCGAAGGATATAGTTTTCTTGAGGATAAACAGATAGGGATGACTGAATACACTCGCACTGATGTATTTATTGAAAAAGCCCGGGATTATATTGAAGATAATATGTTATCTTCAAATCAGCAAGATAAATCACGCTTGTACTATAAACAATTTGAAAACTATATTAAAGGAAAATAAATTATGATATACATATATAGAATACTGTGGATAATAGGACTCATAACACTCTTTTTTATATCACTAATAATATTCTTCATAACACTGATTACTTATCCAATATACGCAGGCACATATTATATAAGAACAGGAAACTCAATAGAAGATAACGATAATATAACATATACACCAGAGACAATTCCATTAATCATAATAAATTACTATCACAAACTGAAACCATAAAAAAACTTAAAGAAATTAATAACTACTAGACACGCTAATAAATATATACAAACGTAACTAATTGATTATCAAACAGTTACATAAGTCGTTGATAATCAGACAGTTATATCTAACTGATACACAGGTAGTTATGACATTAAATATATGAATGATATCACACACGACATATAACATTGCTGTGTGTGATATTTCATATGTAAACACTGATAAACATTGAGAAAGATAATATATAAGGAGAAACATTATAGGTGAAATATTAGAGGTGAAATATTGAGGAGAAAATATTAGAGGTGAAATATGGGGATAAAATAGAAAAAAACTGTTCTTTGTTTTTCTGGGTTAAAAAATAATCTGGATATATACATAATGTTTTTGTGCCGGATGTTAAATTTGTTAAAAAGTTTGTTTTTTGAAGAAAAAGAATATATCTTTATGTAGAAATTTAAAGATTATGATATAGATATGGAATATTGTATAAAGAATGTTCACAGACCTAATTTGATAAAGTTAGTGCGTGATTATATATCTTCCAATGTCAAGTCTTATAGTAGTTATTACAATTATTTGTATGATGATTGGTATGATGATGACTATTATGATGATTGGTATGGCATTGGCAATCGTTATGGTTTGAATCACGTTAATGGTGTGGTTTCAAAGTTATTTCCAGATGAAGATGATGATGTAGTATTGGATACAGATGATACCGGTTTAAAGGAGATATACTTTTACAGTGACATTGGATGTGGCGAAGACCCGGATGAGCGTTTCAGTAGTTTAAAGGAGTTGCGTGAGTATTGTGATATGATGGGTATTCACATATCTGATAGCTTATATAATTCTTTACGTAGTGAATACATTATACATTGTTGTATTGACCCGGTGGCAAAGCGTTATGGCGAGTGTAGGCTGGAGAGTGATTACAGCTATGGTAATTTATATTGGAAGTGTTATGATGCTTTACGGGATGATATAGATGATACTTCTATTGTTGGTAATATGGAATATAATGGCGTAGATTTACCTTTTTAATATTATGAATATAAATGTATATAACAATTGGTGTGAGTCTGATTTATATGACTATAAGCGTGGTGATATAATTGAGTTATTAACAGAGCGTTTTCTTGATTATGGTTGGGATGTTGGTCATATATTGACTATTAGTACTGTATATACTGATGGTGATGTATATGCCATTGATAGTTTTTCTGCTGGTAGGATATTAAAGCCTAGTGATTTCAAGATACATAAGATGTCTTTTGGCAATATTGATGTTAGTATCAAGATAATGTCGAATATCATTCCTGGTTTGGTACGTAGTCATATGGAGCGTTATGAGAAGGATAAGGCATTAGCTCGTGAGAAGAACAGTTCTACTTATTATAAGAACACCAGTGTTTCATATTCTCCTGTATATAGTAGTAACAGTAAGTATTGTAATGTAAGTTATTATGCGATTGATAATGGTGTTTTAAGTGTATATCCAAGGATATTTTATACTATAGATATGTTTCTTTCTTTCTGTGAGGAGAAGAAAATTATAATCACAGATGTTGACAAGAACAAGTTAAAGTCATTCAGTTATGCTCATTGTTATTATGATGAGGTTACTCAGTCTTTGGTATATGCTACAAGCTATAGTAGGTTAAAGGAGTTATATTCTTTATTTGCTGATTCTTGTAATAATGATAACAACAATAATCTCAATGATGATTATTATATGATATTCAATGCCAAGGATTCAGATTATAAGCTTGTTAATGTCAAATATAATGAGGATAAGAGTGCGTTGACTTCGTTTATGTTTGAATGCGAGCGTGGTAAAGTTCCTTATTTATTCAAGTCGAGGGATGAGGCTTATAAATGTAAGACATTGATATCCAATCGTGTTAATAATTGCATTGATATGGTTGTTATAAGATATAAGGATTATGTTGAACATACTTCTTAAAATAAGGTAATTATGACTAATTTGGAATTACATAAGGATTTAAGGCGTAATAACATAACTGGCGATTTTATATTGGCAATCATTAATTATAAATATTCCGGCAGTTGTCGGGAAATTTCTGATTTAAGTCATTATTATAATACAAGGGGTTTTCTTATGCACGGTTTATATTGGAGTGGCACTCCACAGGGGTATAATTTTTGGAGCAAAGTATTCGATATTATGTTATAGATATGAATGGAAAAGAATTATTTAAGAAATTAAAGGGCAAGAACATATTTGGTGATTATATATTAGCCAAAAGGAAATGTCCATATCGTACATTCGATTATCCGAGTATAGAGGGTCTGATAAGTCTTACTCTTAACTGGGCTACTACTCCCCAGGGTTATCAATTTTGGTATAATGTATATAGAGGAAGAATATGAAAAAAATGATTAGCAAATTTATCGCCAAACAGATGAAAGATAAGATGATTTTTGGCGATTATATATTGGCAAAGAGGTTGCAGCCTGATTATCCGTGTTTTAGTGGTGCTGTTTGTTTATCTCGTACCCTTATAGATAAGAGTATGGTATGGTCAAGAACTCCTCAGGGTGAATATTTTTGGTTAAATATATATGAGAGATTATTTTAATAGGTTATAAAATGAATTATATAGGCAATAACATATCAAGAAGAATAAAAGGAATGGGTTTCTTTGGTGATTATATATTGGCAAAAAGGTTACAGTATAATCATCCGTATGCGTTCCATTATAATGATGATAGTAATACATTAAGAATGGTTATTGACAGAAGTATTAGATGGAGTATGACTCCTCAGGGTAGTAAATTTTGGGTAGATATATATAATAAGTTATAAAATGAATTATATAGGCAATAACATATCAAGAAGAATAAAAGGAATGGGTTTCTTTGGTGATTATATATTAGCAAAGAGATTACATCCTAATTTTCCGTGCAATTTTTATTTTGGTAATGATTGTTCAGTAAAAGCTGTTATTAACAGAAGTATAAGATGGAGTTTAACACCTCAGGGACACGATTTTTGGTTAAATATATATAATAAGTTTTTATGATAAATCAATTTAAGCCGTCTTTTATATCTGATTGTAAGAAGTTTGGGATATATGGTGATGTAATATTAGCCAAGCGATTGGAACCTGGTGATGTAACATATCCAAGTGAACGATTATCTTCAGAAGATATCAGTAGGATATTCTGGTGGGATAAGACTCCACAGGATTGCTATTTTTGGAATGATATTCGCATTTCTTTAATGTGGAAGGAAAAGAAAAACAGCATATTATGACAATATCAAAGAATATATATCGTAAATTTAAAAGTAGAGATTATTTTCCGTTGTTTTTTTATGAGTATTATAAACAAAATCCATACGATTCTATTACGGTAAAGAATGATTACAACAGATTCATTGATGTTGCTTATATTATTGATAATTCAATTAGGTGGGAAGAAACATCACAGGGGTTTGAACATTGGGAAGATATATATATGAACGAAATAAAGTATAGATATGATAACAATATCAAAAAGGACATATAAAAAATTTAAAAGGAGAGATTATTTTCCATTGTTTTTTTATGAGCATTATAAAAGACCACGGAATAAACTGTTTGTGATAGATAATGATAGATGTAATGATTTCGTTTTTAATGTGATTGATTGGGGTATAACTTGGTCAAGGACATCACAGGGATACGATTTTTGGAACGACATATATAAAAAAGAATTTAACAATGCGAAGAGATAACATTAAATCATTAAGGAAATTAAAGAATCGTATGGATATATTCCCATTATTCTTTTATGAACATTATAAACAATGTCTCCCTCAAAAATACCCGGCGTCTTTTCTTCCATTCAAAAAACGCTTAATCCCTCTTTCTTCGTATGATATAGTAAATCAATATTTATCGTGGCTTGACACAAATGAAGGATATGATTTTTGGTATGACACCGCCTATAATATATAATTACATATCCCCTATATAGATAATATGTAAGTCTATATAGGGGATATATTGGTACTTAATTAAGTACCTATGGGGTATTTAGAATTTTATATAGTTCTGTTCTTATATTTTGGTTTGGTTCATATAGATATAATGTATTTATAAAATTTTTAATATCTGATTGAAATTTATACGTCAGCAAAATATCTTTTATTGTAAGTTTTAATGCCATTCCAAGAGACTTTATAGACATCATAATTGTTCCATATTCTCCTGTGTTTTTTAACATTCTTAATACTTCAGGTACACTCATAATATTGTTTGACTTATTACATTACTCCTTGTTCTATTAGTATCATTACAAGTTAGAAATCCCAGAAACGAAGTCAATCTAGTTTCTAAAAGTTTGTTATTTAGTATGTCAATAATTAAATATGGGTCTACTGTTGTAACTAATATGCTTCTTACAGAAGCTAATATGTCTCCATATACACCAGCATTCTTCAGCTTCCTTAAAGAACATTTTACTTGATTGGAGTTTGTTATTTGTTTTGCTATTTGTTTCATAGTGTATTAGTACTTAATTAAGTACCTATAATTGTCTATATATGTTTGCGTATGATTATTTTATTTGTATTGGGAAATCTTCTCACAGCTATGATATAATCTCCAAAGAAACCCATTTCCTTCATTTTTCTTGCACAATCTCTTGCATTGGCATTATCAAATACGTTTATAATATCTCATTGTTGATTCAAATTCTCGTTCTTTATTTCTCCACCAATCTCTACCTAATCTGGTATGAATCCAGTTTTTCATAGATGTTATAACATAATGATAACGACTGGGGTCATAATGTTTAACAACATTCATAATGTCTTTTTGACTATTATCTCCTCTGACTTCAAGTATATAATCTCCATATATACCCATTCTTTTCATAGTCTTTGGAATGATTGGTCTGTTTTTAAATAAATCTGTCATATTATTATTTTAACTTTTCTTTTATTATCAATACTATATAGTACTTAATTAAGTACCTTTCTGTAATAGTTATCCCATATTCCATATAATTCCCTTCTATCATATTGGTACAATTGAGATAACCTTTTTATAACTAATTGAAAACTCGAATTCTTCACCATATAATCTTGGTCAAGAATAAAATTATAATAGCTACGAATATTATTATAGTTACTAATATTATTACAAGGATATCCAACAGACAGAATATAATTCCCAAACATATTGTCTTGTTTGAGTCTACGTGCTACTTTACTACGATTTTCGAATATATCTACCATACACTTTAATATTACATTGCAAATATATACAAAATATCTGTAATATCAAAGTTTTTGATATATAAAAATAAAATTACCAGAGTGTTAAATGTTAATTTTTAACACTCCAGCAATATATCTACATATTATAATATATATGTGAGAAATAACATTATCAGTCAATTTATCACATATATATTTATATGTTCTTTTATTTGTTTGATTGTCAAATATATAAATATAAAAACCTAACTTATTGGTTTTTAATGTTTTATCTACTGTAATGATAGTTAAACCATTTACTTTTGCAAATTTCTTTAATTCATTCATTATTTGATTTTCCATATTATATATTGTTTTTAATTGATTACAGAGCAAATGTAAACAATCTATTTTTGATATAAAGAACTGGAATTCGCTGGATTTCGCTGGATTTTAACATTTTAACATCTGTTAAATTTTGGGTATGAAAAATGACATTGAACCTAATCAATGCCATATAATACACGCTGACACAAATGTAAACAATTTATCTCAATTAACCAAATAATTTAACATAAAAAAATATGAAAAAAAGTTTCAAAAACTATTGACTTTGGCACGGTTTTTGTTATATAATATATATTATATTATTTATTGGTTAATATATTTAAAGAAGAATCTATTTATCCGGACATTCTTATTGATATATAATAAATATATATCATATATAAATATCTCGTAAAATTGAAAAAGACACAATTTTGAGAAAAATTTTTCATTTTTCTTCAAAAAAATTTGTTTATGTCAAAAAAATTGCTTACATTTGTGACAGAGTAGAGAGTGTAAGCTGCATTTCCTGTTCCGGAGATTCTGATAATTTTATAAACTTTATTTTAATTTTTATTAGGAAAAATTTGGAATCTTCAAAAAAATAACTTACATTTGCAATGTTCAACCAATAAAACAATATAATAAGGTATGACAAAAGAAGAGAAACAAGCATTAAGGTTTGTAGGAACAGACCTAAATTACTTAAAGAATGTAATAGAATCACACCTACAAACAAAAAGTGATGGAAGTCTCACAGAGGGGTCAATGATTATGCTACACATAATCAGACATCTCAATATGGTTGTTAGGGAGTCAATTGATAAAGGAGAACTTGAATGGATTGAATATACTTAAAAAAAGTCTCCCAAAAGTTTGGATAATTCAAATAAATTATTTACATTTACAATGTTCAACCAATAAAACAAGAATATGAGAGAAAAGAAAATCAAAAGTGAGTTTGTCAAGGACATTGAGAAAAGAATTAACCTTCGCAAAGAGATTCTTGACTTTGTTGAGAATGTGTATTTCCCAATGATGGCATTGAAATTCAATGGGAAAGTCTATAATAAGAGGTTCATCAATGCCTTGAATGAAGAGGGCAAGAAGATGAATGAGTATCTCTATGTAAGGGAAAGAGAATACGACCACATTGAGATTAGTGTTAGAGTGTCCCCATATAACTACACAGATTGCGAGACAATCTATGTAAAATGCAACCTTACTAATGATGGTAGGATTGACTATGATTCAACCATTAATGATAAGGTAGGTCAAGCGTGGATTGAGAACTTTAAGAAAAACACTGATGAACACCAAAGTACAATAGACCATTATGATGACTATTGCAAGGTCTTTGAGGAGTTGGAAAGTGTGGTAAAGAGATACAATGACTTGCCCTATCCATTTAGAAGGAATATGGATGCACCATATTTGAGAATTTATTAAAAAAAGTTACTCAAATATTTGGTAGATTAAAATAAATTGTTTACATTTGGATTGTTCAACCAATAAAAACAGATAGAAATATGTTAAAGACACAAGTTAAGTTAGACCTTTTGAAGGCAATCGCACCCATCTTTGTAAAAGAGGGTAATGACCTAATGAATAGATTGGCATCCAATGGGAATGACCCAAAGGCGTGTACCATTGGTGACAAACCAATAATGGATGAATATGCGTCCATTGCAATGGAGTGGGTGGATGTACTATATGATACCTACATTGAGGGAATAAGACCAAAAATATATAAGTAATGGCACACATAGCAATTATGATTTTCATTGTGGCAATTCTTATTCTGATAGCATCAGAAACTATGCTTGATAGGGAGAATGAGGTTGTCAATGCTTTCCAAAACATTGTGTGTGTGTTGTGCGCTTTCCTAATGATTCTTGCACTTGCAATGATTGATATCATAAGGTAATCACAACACAAACCATTGTACCATATAGTGTTAACGGGTGTTTTTTAACATCTGTTAACACTTTTTGTGCGTTATTTATTTGGTCAATTCAAATAAATTGCTTACATTTGTGACAGACCAAGGTGTATGCCTATGTGTCAGACAACCAATAAAAAAATATGAAAAAAGTCTCAAAAATATTTGGATAATTCAGATAAATAACTTACATTTGCAATATAATCAATAAAACAAGAATAGAGATATGGAAAACAAGTACATTGAAATGGCAAATGGCATCAACCTCAATACAATCAAAGGTATGAAAGAGTATACCAAGAAGTTGGTGGATTGTGGTGTAGATGAATGGAACATATACAATAACTATAAACTCCAATGTGCTTTGGAAGATATGGGATTATATACTTGTACAATCAAGGATACAATGAGATTGCTCAAAGGAGAAAAAGAACTCATTGCCAAGTATGGTGATATCGCAAAGGAATATATCAATGTATTTGACCAATGCAAAGAGTTGTCTATTTCTCACTCTTACTTTGCAAGTTGGGAGAAAATATACAATAATAACACCTATGTGTTGGAAATGGATAATTCTGAATTGAAGAAGTTCCCTACCATATATAGCATTTCTACTTTTGATGGTGAATATAATTGCACCATTCAACTTTATAATTTTAGGACATATAAGGAGAAGTTTGTCCATCTTACTGACTTTGGCGTAGTTGGTATGAAAATGATTACAAAGTTACTCAAATCAAAGGTGGATGAGGAATTGAAATATAGAGACTCTATGAAGTGGAAAGGCGAACTTGATATCAATGCCATTGTGGATATGGTTAAACCATTGTTCCCAACTTTGAACATTAGTGCAAGAGAGGGAAAAAGAGGATGTGATGGCAATATTAATAACTATATGGCAATTGTTGTCTATGATGGCAAATGCCAAATGGGTTCAATGACATTGAATTTGGACAATAGGGGTATTGCTTGTTTGACTTGTAGAGTGCCATTGTGTGGCGAAAGTAGTTGCGATGTCACAAATGATAATGTAATCAATGCTATTGTGGATGATATAAAGTTTATGATTTCTTGAAAAAAGTCTCCAAAAAGTTTGGAGATATCAAATAAATAACTTACATTTGCAATGTAACCAATAAAAACAGAATAGAGATATGGAAAAGAAGAACCTTATTGAGATTATGTACAAATTACCAATCAAGACCAAAATGTGGTGCGACTTGATTGGAGAGGTGTACTACCTTGGCGTTGATGATACTAATGAATCCAATATGACGATTACAATTAAGGGCGTTGACAATGGGTATTATGAAACCTTAACAGAATATGGAACATTCTATGACAATTGGGAAATGTCACCTTGTATTCTGTGGCCCTCCAAAGACCATAGAACTTGGGATGGTTGGGAAGAAGTTCTCAAAGTCACAAACTACAATGTTGGTGATTGGGTTGTATATTGCGATTCATTGGTCAAAATCATTGATATCAAAGGTGATAAAGTGTATGTGGTTGACCAAGATGGCAATAAGGGTGATATCTTGATTGATATGATAGAGGACAAATGGGATATTAAGCATTCCCAATGTGGAGATGTTCTTGTCAATACAAATAATGGAGACATTGTTGTCTTTGACAAGAGGATAAACAGAAGTTATTTCAATAATTTGTTTTGGGTTTCAAAGGATGAAAACTATGGTAACATTTCAACTAAAACCAATGCTATTTGTCATTGTGATTATTTTAGACCCGCTGAAATCAAAGACATTGTTGAGTTCAAAGAGAGATTGGCAAAACTTGATATGTTTTGGGATGGTGAGAAAGTTGTGAAGTATGATATTGGCACAATTCTTGAATACAAGAGAATTCCTTATCAAGTTGAAATTGATGAAGTTTTGGATACCTATGTGAATGTTAGTGGTGGTGGTTGTTTCTTTGGGGCAATTGAGAAAAAATATTTGGACAAATATTGGAAATTTGTTAAATAAAAAATAGTAAATAATGTGGGAAAGTTGGTATCCCATCAATGTTGTGAAACATTGGTGGGATTTTTTTGTTAATTTATTTGGTAGTTTAAAATAAATTGTTTACATTTGTGTCAGACCAAGGTCTGTGTATGAGAGAAACAGAGTTCATATAAAAAAAATGAAAAAAAGTTACTCAAATATTTGGATAATTCAAATAAATAACTTACATTTGCAATGTAACCAATAAACAATAAGAGATATGAGAACATTAGACATCCTTTTGAGACAAAACCTCAACAACAATGTGAGAGTAAAGCATTGCTACCTTACTATCATAATGAATGGCGAAGAGGTTAGAATTGGTTTGGAGAACTTTGATGCTCCTTATGGTGATTTCTTTGTTGAGGATGGACCTTGGCATTCAATCACATTGGATGGCGTTACCTATGACATTCAAGTCTTTTGCCAAGACAATGCAATGCAAGTACAACTTTGCGACATTGATACCTATGATGGTGTCTATTCCACAATAGAGGGGAATATCACTCTACAACACATTACATTTGTCCTTGACATCAATGGAGAGGAAATAAATGAAACAATTTATTGAAAATAAACTCCAAAAATATTTGGAAATATCAAATAAATTGTTTACATTTGGATTGTTGTTAAACCAATAAAAACAGAATAGAGATATGTATAGCGAAGACAAAGACGTTCTGAAAGAGTTAGTTTTGGAGTTATCAACCATCATTGAAGAAAGGGTTGAGGCCGCCATTAGAAGCAAGGATTCACAAATGATTTTGTGTGTCTTGAATGCGCACAATGCTTATGAGGAAACTTGTGGCAATGGAAATAACTACATATTTGACCTCAACAATCAAGATGACCTTTCCACTTGTGTTAAAGGTGGACTGACTTGGACTGACATCGCAAAGATGGAGGAACACGACTATTATGGCAAGAATCTATTCTTGTTTGGCGAGAAATATCCAACACCAAAGCAAATTGAGGATGAGAACGAACTTGTTAGCATCCTTTGTCGCAACTTGGGCGAAATTATTGATGAAGTCCTCAAAGCACCATATTCATACCCATCATATAGCGAAATCTATAATCTCTATGTAACATATTATTTGGAGAATTAATTAAAAAAGTTCTCAAATAATTTGGAGATATCAAATAAATTGCTTACATTTACATTGTCAAACCAATAAACAGATATAGAGATATGGGAAATTATGACAGAGAAGTAGAGTTTGTAGTAGTAAGATATTACCCAAATGGTAGAGTGTCTTTCATCACCGCAAGGGATGAAATGGATAGAGCAAAGAGGGTTGTAGCGAAACTACAAGAGAAAAATCCAAATGCGGAATACCAAATCCACAAAAGAATTTCTTAAAAAAATCCTCAAATAATTTGGAAATATAAAATAAATTGCTTACATTTGCAATATAGACAAACAAACAATAAGTCAAACCAATAAAAAAACAAACAAGTATGAGTAACACAATCAAGAACCTCATTGAGGAAGTAGCAAACAAGAAGTTGAATGGCAAGTATAACCTCAAACAATATTGCGAGGGTGGTAAGAAACACAATGAGAAACTCAAGGCGCAAGCACATAAGGATGTATGCGATGCCATTGTGAAGTTTATGGCAGAGAATCAGCAAATCCCGATGTACTTTGTCCTTTCAGTTGGAGTGGGGGATGGCGCATACAGAATGTGTGACTTTGAGAAGGGTTACAAGAAGTTTGACCCTGAAAAGGTGCTTATGGTGTACAAAATGGGTATGGCATACCTCGCCTATAACAAAGTGGGTGGCAAGATGAGTGATGTGGTCATTCGCCTCATAAAGAGGTTTCACGACAAGGTTAGTAGTGACTTTGAGACCTTTGAGGATGTATTGGGAAAGAGCAAGGTGCTTGGCAAGGATGCCACAACAAGACTCACTGACTACAAACTCCTTTGTGAGAACCTTGGAATCCCATTTTAGCCAATAGGGTTGAGTTGGGTTGGTAAGTAGGGGGGTAAAATCCACTGATGTTGCGAAACATTGGTGGATTTTTTTGTTAATTTATTTGGTAGTTTCAAATAAATTGCTTACATTTGTGTCAGACCAAGGTCTGTATATGTGATAATCAGAACACATATAAAAAAAATTGAAAAAGTTGTCTAAATGCCTGGTAGATTAAAATAAATTGCTTACATTTGCAATGTAACCAATAAAAACAAGAGATATGGAAAAGACCTTAAAGAATGGAGAGTTGAACACTATCAATTCAAAGTATGTTGCCATTGGAACAAATGACATCAAGTTGTGGACAAATGGAGAGCCTTTTATTGTGGCTCTTGATACAAAGGATGACTTTATTAAAAATGGTCTTTACTATGAGGAATACAAAGATATGAAAGTAGGTGAGACAAAAGATTCTTGCTCTATGGAAGAGGGAATTTTAGTAATTCGCATAAAATAATCCTCAAAATATTTGGATAATTCAAATAAATAACTTACATTTGCAATGTACCAATAAAACAAGAATATGAAGACAAAAGAATTAAAGAGATGGGGTATAGGCGCAACATTCTTTGTAAATGGCGCAGACACCAAGACAAAGGATGAGTTGGTAGAGACTTTGAGAAACCTCAATATCGACGTTAACATTGATGTTGAAGAAGATGAGGATGAGTTTTGTATCAATGTTGATGCAGAAGTTAATGCTTACTCTTATGAGGATGCCAAGGATACCTTTGAGAGCATTATCAATGGCGCAACTACAATCATTTATGATTATCATTACATAAAAGAGTTATACACCCTATGAGAGAGCGATTTTTAGGGTATATAAGGAGAATGTACTTGTATGCTTGTGTCTATGACAAACAGACCTTGTATGACCAAATGGAAAAGGATATGCCAATAACTATAACACATAGTGATGATGACCTTGTATCATTCAATTTTGGTTCTTACAATTGCAATGATGTTGTACTGACATATCAATTCACTTGGGAGAAGAAAACGCACACCACATCAATGGGAAAGGAAATGACCTCTTATCATTTCAAACAAATTTCTTGAAAAAAGTGGTCAAAACATTTGGTAATATCGAATAAATTGCTTACATTTGCAATGTAACCAATAAACAAGAACAGATATGAATAAGGAACAAATTTTAGAGGCGATTAAGATTTTATCATATTCCCAAGGATATTATGGGAGACTCTATGCAAGGCTCACAGATGGAAGTGAAACATCCAAGAGAGCATTAGAGTTGTTTGAAGAACAGAATTTTAGTGATGTAGTAGATTTGATGATTTTTTTGGAAAAGTTGAAAAAAGTGGTCAAAACATTTGGTAATATCAAATAAATTGCTTACATTTACATCAACAAACAACCAATAAACAAGAACAGATATGAATAAGGAACAGATTTTAGACGCTATTAAGGGATTGGCAAGTTGCCAAGGTTTCTACGGAAGACTCTATGCAATACTCACAGATGGAAGTGAGGCATCCAATAGAGCATTAGAAGTGCTTGAAGAACAAGGCTTTGGAGACGAATTAGATTTGATATTGTTTTTGGAAAGTTGAAAAAAAAAGTCCTCAAAACATTTGGATAATTAAAATAAATTGTGTACATTTGCAATGTCAAACAATCAATAAAAACACCTTTAATATGGCAAGAGACGGTCCGAAATAACATTGTGGAAAAAAGTAGGTGATATTTAAATAAAAACAAAACCCCAACATCATAGTGCATAATAGGGTTATCCAATTATGGTTACAAAAGCACACATACATTCAAGTCCATCACTTATGGCAAGAGACCGACCCATTTAATTGAATATTAAAGAATTTTTAGTTTTTAATTAATGACTATTAGTTAACCTTTAATATGGCAAGAGCAAGTCCCAAATAAATATAGTTGCTGAATTTTACATCAAGGTGAGTTACAGCAATTTTTGATTATAATAAATATTGTTCCAAGATTTTAATTCACTCACCTGTATGTATGCCTATGTGGCGAAATGGCAAACGCTATGGACTTAAAATCCATTGGGATTTATCCCTTGTGGGTTCGATTCCCACCGTAGGCACAAAGTATTTTTCATTCTATTGATATATTTATATTATATAAAAAATTGATATAGATATGAAAAAGAGAATTAGACTAACTGAAAATGACTTGAATCAACTCATTACAGAAAGAGTTACAAAAGCAATAAACAAACGATTGATTAAAGAGAGTATGAGCAATGTAGAAAGGCAATATTATGATTTCCTAATAGATAGTGGCATTGTGTCAGAAGATGCGCTTCAACTTGTTACAAACATTAATGGATTATCTATTGATACATTGGATAGTGTGCTATATGCTACAACCGGCTATCACACTCTTGACCAATTAACAGACGAATATGATTTGAATGAATTCTTTGATGAGGACGCTTTGGAGTATTTTGGTCTGTTGGATGATGAAGAAGATTTTGAAGACGACGATTTAGTATAATCTATCTTTGTTGTTTTATTGGTTAATAACTTTTTATGTTGGAAAGTGCAATTTCTTAATTGAGATTGCACTTTTTTGTTAATTTATTTGGTAGATTAAAATAAATTGCTTACATTTGTGTCAGAGAGACGTGTGCTCAGGACGCACCTATAAAAAAATTGAAAAAAGTTCTCAAAATATTTGGATAATTCAAATAAATTTCTTACATTTGCATTAAGTTAAACCAATAAAAACAGATAGAGATATGAAGTTCAAAGTAGAAGGAAGAGAATTAGAGAGTTATCAACTTACAAATGAGGAGATTGTCTCACTGATAAAAGGAGATTTGATAACAAGTGATGGAAAAACACACCTATTGAATCAAGTCCTTGAAAGGTTTGAATATGGGATGTGCAGACGTGACAATGAGACAGAGGATGATGTCTTTGCAAGGCAGTTTGGTAACTTTGTCAATGGGAAGATGCGCAGTAAGACAAGGGTCGCTGAAAAGATGTCTTACGACCATAGATACCTACAAAATGAGATGTTCAAGGTGTGTATGGCATACATATCCAAACTCGCAGAGAATTGCGAAAAGAACTATTATGATGGCAGAAATGAATACGCTTGCAAGACATCAAAGATTATCATTGACCATCTTAAAGAAATTAATCATCCATATTAAAAAAGGAAATAATATAGCAATGACCTAAAGATTAAGTGAGTACTAACTACTATGGCTTCGACCATTGGCTGTGGTAGGCTTAGTTGGCAAACCCATATCGCATCGACATTTGGTGACGTATTACACAATACCACGAACCATTTCACGCAACTGCGATGCTAACGATGTAAGGGAGGACGGAGGAACAGGTCAAGTAACTTTCTCAATGGGTCAACTTGTATATTATTACCTAAAAAAAATAATCCAAAAGTTTGGTAGATTAAAATAAATTTCTTACATTTGCATCAGTTAAACCAATAAAACAAGAAACAATATGTGCATTAAAGTTGACAATTACCTTGTGAAGAAGTGCTATGATACAGACACCAATCGTTCATTCTTTGATGTCTATGTATCCACAGACAATGAGTTATTTGGTGAGTATGTTGGGGAAATCTCAATGGACGACGCCATAGCAAACAACCTTATTGATGAGGATGGCGAGATTGATGTGGACAAGATGGGATATTACATTTTCACACAAATGTAATAAAAAAATCCTCAAAACATTTGGAATTGTAAAATAAATTGTGTACATTTGGAACATAACCAATAAAAACATAATAGAGATATGAATAAGGAACAAATAATTGAGATGGTAAAAAAAATGGGTGAAACAAGTGCATTCTATCGTCGTGTCTATCATAATATGACAGATGGCAGTATCAAAACCAAATTGGCAATGGCAGTTATGGAACTTGAAAACATTCAATGCGAGGATGACATTCGTAACTATTTCAAAGGATTGGAACACTAAAAAACAATAAAGATATGGCAACAAGAAGTAATATCGCAGTTGTGGTCAAAAATGAAGACCTTGGGAAAACAATTAAGTTTGATGAGAACAAACTCCCAAAGGACAGAGTGGCAGAAGGTGTAGAGGTAATGGAAGAAGTCACCATTAACAAACCTGTCATACAAATCTATCATCATTGGGATGGATATCCCGAGGGCGTGGGACAAACCCTTATAGATGATTTCAATGACTATGACAAAGCATTGAATCTTGTGTTGGGTGGAGATGTATCATCAATCAATGGTGGTTGCCTTGCATACTATTGTGCAAGAGAGGGATTTGTAGAACCCGCTCAACTTGATACACCAATTTGTGAGGAAGAGTATGTGTATAAGTTTGAGGATGGAAATTGGTATTTCCAAAGCGATGAAGACACAGAGTGGCACAACCTCAAAGAGTATCTTGATAAAAACAAGTAGGAAAAATGGCACAGAAAAGGAGTTCAAATACTTATCAGAAAATAAACACCCTATTCAAGAGGGATGACAAAAATATCATCATACTTGATGGGAGTTTTGTCTCCCCAGAATTTGAGGTGTTGAGAGGAATCAAATGGGAGGCAACTGAAAAGATTGATGGTACAAACATTCGCATTGAGGTGCATCGTGATTTGGTGGATAATGGGGAGAAACTTATAGGGGTTTCATTTTATGTTGAGTATAAGGGTAAGACGGATAGTGCGCAGATTCCGGAGCATCTGCTTGCGTTCTTAGAGGAGAAATACCCTGCAAGTGTGGTGTTGAAGGCATTGGGGTTAAAGGTATTCATCCCAACTGATGAATTTGGGGGGCATCGTTGGGTGAATGAAAAGGGTGAGCCTGATTTTGGGAGAATTCCAAATCTTTATACCATATATGGTGAGGGTTATGGTATGAAGATACAGAGTGGTGGAAACTACATTAGGAATGGTGTTGGGTTCATTGTCTTTGATGTTAAGGTAAATGATACCTATCTACTTACAGACAATTATAGGGGTATTGCAGAGAAGATGGGTGCGCCTTGTGTTCCAAATATGGGAATGATGACCATTGATGAGGCAATAGAATTTGTCAAGAAAGGGTTTAAATCAACCATTGCAGAGAACAAGGACTATGATGCAGAGGGATTGGTATTGAAAGCACCATTTGGGTTGAGAACAAGAATGGGGGAGAGATTGATTGTGAAGATTAAGACTTGCGATTTTAGGAAGTATGAACAAGTCTATGGGATTTCATAGTATATTTTAGATTTTGTATTAAGTATTTATAATCCACTGATGTTGTGAAACATTGGTGGATTTTTTGTTAATTTATTTGGAAATATAAAATAAATTGTTTACATTTGTGTCAGAGAGAGATGCGCTCAGGATGTGCATATAAAAAAGATAAAAAAAAATAATCCAAAAGTTTGGTAGATTAAAATAAATTGTTTACATTTGTAATGTAACCAATAAAATAATTATGCTAATTAAGATATTACAAGACACTGAAGGGGTTTATGATGGTGTTATGAATGCTAAAACCCTTGTAGATGACTTTGTTGAAATGTGCGATGAAGTTGAGGACGCTGACACAATCACATATTTAGATAATGCTCCTTTAATAAGTGCTTTGAATATGGTATGCACTTGTTGGGGTATTAAATATGAGATAATTTCTTAAAAAAAGTTTGGTAGAATAAAATAAATTATTTACATTTGCACTATAACCAATAACCAATAAACAGATATGAAAGAGTTCAAGGATAGAATAAATGTCTTGCGCAATGATATGTTAGATGCCATTGAAAGCATCTTACAAGAGCGTGGGAATGAACATAGTGGTTCTGTTGATATAAATGGGTGTACTTATTATTATGAATCCATATCAATGGATTATTGGAAAAATGAGAAAAGATTGGTTATTTTCTCTGATGGTTTGGAGTATCCAATAAGTGATATTGAAGGAATTTATGAGATTTTCACCAATTTATCTTATGAATAATTTGGATATATCAAATAAATTGTTTACATTTACATCAACAAACAACCAATAAAAACAGAATAAAGATATGGAAAAGATTAAGAATGGAGCGTTTTATTTCAATGAGAACACACCGAATTCTGTTATGGACATATTGAATGATGCTTATAATAGTGGCAAGCGTATCAGAGTATTCTATGGTGATAGAAACACCGGCGAAGATTGGTGCAACGTATATGATACTATTGGGTATGTTGGTAAGTCAACCGGTATCAGACCCATACCACTTTTGATTAAGACAAGTCGCAGTATTGGTGGTGGTGCTTTTCTTACAAATTGTATTGTTAAGATTACAATAGATAAAAAGGTTGTATATCAGCAAGAGAACTATTTTCTTCCTCTTGAGTTGAAAGACGGAAGATTGCACCACACAATTAATTCCGAATGGGAGTATTACTCCAATATGGATGATGACTTTCATAAAAGAATGTTTGATTTTTTCAGTGGTGTTAGAAATAATTGAAAAAAAGTTTTCCACAAATTTGGAAATATCAAATAAATTGTTTACATTTGTCATATAACAAATAAAACAATAAGAGATATGAAACTATCAGTAGAGTTCAGAACCTACAACGGGTCTCAATTCAATTTCAACCTTGACACAGAGGACTTTGACAGAAACTATGATGATGAAGACTATGCCTATTGGATTCGTGAGGCCGAAAATGGCTATGTATTTGAAATTGATATTCAGAAAGAGTTTGGCACAATAGATGTGTTCATACTAAAGGCAACAATCTTCGTATATTACTCTCTTGGAGAATTTGAAGATGACTATTATAGCGAAATCATACACGCAGATTTTAAGGAAGAAAATTAAAAAAAGTCTTTCAAAAATTTGGAATCTTCAAATAAATTGTGTACATTTGCAATGTTGAAAAAATAACAATAAAGCAGAGAATAATGAATATGACGCAGAGAGATTGGTATTGAAAACAATAAAGGGCTCATAACTCAGTTGGTCAGAGTAACAGACTCATTAGCAAAATTGTGTGCTATGGCGAGAAATCCCATAGTAGAATCTCCTAAATTCGGTGGAAACCCTTTGCGACAGAAATTTAAGGTTGTCTAAGTTAAAACACTAAACAATAATGTGTAAGGACAATACCGAGCGAAAATGAAAAGAATAACTATGGAAGTAAGCCATCTACCACAGTTGGTGAAAGTCCAAAAAGAATCGTTGAAAGAGACGGTTGAATTTGAACATAGTTATACACCTCATAATCGTGTAGAGACTGAACGGGAGATACCTAAGTTGAAATTATGGGTATATATGAGAGAATAATACACCTATTAAAAGGTAACGCTTTGAAAAGTGCGAGTAGTATATATTCATATCTTGCAAGAATTTCAATATGGTACTGAGACAGTCCAGACCACAACAAACAAAGCAGTGGAGTTACTGTTAAAAGTCAGAGAGTTCGAATCTCTCAGTTTTGTTTGGCTATGGTAACATAGAGTGGTAGGAATCTGGAGGTCGTAGGTTCAAGCCCTACTGAGCCCACAAAAATCTTAAAGAATGTTAAGGAATTTGGTTTTTTAAAATAAAACATATATCTTTGCATTGTAAAAAAAAGAAAGGAAATAGACAATGACATTTGAGGTTAATTACATTGGTGAAGATGGTTGGCAAGGAGCAGTCAATAGAACTGAAAGATGGTCAGCCGATACAAAGGAAGAGTTCTTTGAGCAAATCTACAAGAGGAATTGCGCTCTTCAAAAGAACTTTGATGGCAATCGTCACTCCTATGAACCAACAGATTATACTCTTCAAGATGAGTATGATGAGTGGTGGGTGAATACGCCCGAAGACAAGAAACAGATGATTATGCTCACTGCATAATATATAGACATACTCCTCGCAGATTGGAGTGGGTGCGATGCCACCTTGTAGGTTAATGCAAGCACAAATCTGCTCTTGTATGATACCAAAGGAAATCAGCATCACGCTGATGGGACAAATGGGATGCTTGGTAAAAGCATTGTCTCTTATGAGACTTCGTAGGTTCGAATCCTACTCATACAACAAATTATGTGTATGATACCAAAGGAAGATGGAAATCATCGGGACAAATGGGGATATGTCTGTAAACATATCTGTCTCTTATGAGACTTCGTAGGTTCGAATCCTACTCATACAACCAAGTTGTTACGCGCTTTCATATTTCAAAAGGGTTTATTGGTTTGTGTGTGCCATCGATGTTGAAAACATTGGTGGCATTTTTTTGTGTTTTTATTTGGTTATTTCAAATAAATTGTTTACATTTGTGTCAGACCAAGGTATGTGTATTATAAATCTGATATTAAGATTTTTTAAGATTTATAATTTTGGAAATGATTCTTTTTAGTGTATATTTGTATTGTTAATATTATAATTGAAATCAATATGGAAAGAATCAGTGAAAAAGACTTGGAAAGACTTTATGGAAAGGTCTTGCATAAATGTCAGCTTAACATCTGTGGTTTTGACAACCCAATGGATTGGGAGGTCTATGATGGTTTTGCCTATTGTCCTGATTACAATGGAGATGAATACTCAATGATTTATCCAAGAGTGCAATTCATCAATGAAAGCAAGGAAGCCCAAGAAACCATCAGAAAAGAACTTGAATTGAAAGACGATGCTGAAATAACCATTATGGATATTATCAGCACATTCAATGAACTATTCAAGAATGGTGTTAAAATGGAATATATGGAAGATACAAATTCATATAGAGAAAAAGATACATTCAATGTTGAATATTAAAATCAAGAAGAGTTATGTTATATAGTGTGGAAATTGTTTATAAGGCAAAAGGCATCTTTACAGTACAAGCAGATGATGAGGGAATGGCATTGGGAAAAGCAAGAGACGCCGCAGAGGACGCTGACATCAATGAGTTTGTTCTTGAAGATGAAATGGAAAGCAGAATAGTTAATGTAACAGAGGAAAGGTAATATACCCTATATAGTACTGAATTAAGTACCTATGCCTTTATATAAAGCAAAAAACAACCGCCCATAACCAAATGAGCGGTTGTTTCTTTTTAACGCCTTACACAAAGCCTCACGCAGTCACAACAATAACTGCGATGGTATCATCATCACCCAATTCCCATTGTTCATTTGAATTGACAATAATGGTTGAAGAATATTCATTCTTATCCATTATATATAGGTCAATATTACATTCACCATTTGAATCAAATGGAAGAACATCTATCTCCCTATTGTCAAAGAAACCAAGACCAATATATTTGATGTGGTCAGTATGAACGCGCTTTGTCTCATCAGTCTTATATACCTCAATGATAGCGCAATCCTTTGTTTTGTCAAGTATCTGTTGTTTTGTCATTTGTTCACATTTATAGTTCTTACTACTTTTCCATCCTTAATCTTTTTGATTGTGTATGAGGAAATATCACCCTCATTCAAACCATAAAACTCAATTACATCCTTAATAGTAAAAGAAGAGTTCACCATTGAGGAATGGAGCAATCTACCATTCTCAACCATTTCAATTTCAAATCTTATGTCCATATTACCAAGTTATTTCATTGTTAAACACTCTTTCTTTACAACCAAATTGTGTAATCCAATCCATCACACGAACGCCATTCTTATTGTGCTTTGAGATGAGTTCCAAAACCTTATCCATTGTTGACTTGTCACAAACAACAATGGCATCCTCAATATCCCTTGCGAAATTGAGAACGTTAGACTCTATCGAATCATTCTTGACATATCCCAAACAAATGTATGGGGCGTCCTTTGTCACTAATTCAACGATGTATTGTTTCATATATCCTATATGTTTTATTGGTTTAACTTGATGTAAATGTAAACAATTTATCCGATATAACCAAATAAAATCGTAGAAAAATTTAATTTTTTTTATTGAAAAAAGTTACTAAAATGTTTGGTAATTTAAAATAAATTGCTTACATTTGGAATGTAATCAAAAACAATAAGAGATATGGAGAACTTCACAGAATCAAAGACCTATAAGGCATTCAAGGAATATAGGAAAAAGCATAGTGAGTGCCTCATACTAATGAGGTGTGGGAATTTCTATGAAACATACGATGGGGATGCCTTAACACTCGGAAGAGTGACAGGTGTCACAGTGATATCTCTTAATCCAAATGAGAGGAGTTCACCAAGGATGGCGGGTTTTCCATATCACGCACTTGACATCTATCTCCCAAAACTAATTAGGGATGGGAATAGAATTGCAATCGTAGAGGCTTAAAAGGTTAGTAATATATATAAGGTTAGTTAGGGTATGCCATTGATGTTGTGAAACATTGGTGGCATTTTTTTGTATACATCTCCCTCTGTCACAAATGTAAACAATTTATTTGAGATAAACAAATAATTTAACATAAAAAATGCGCAAAATCCAGAGGAAATTGCGCACAGAAAAAACCTAATAAAACCTATTTTGATATGAAACTTTACTTCTTTACTTTACCATTGATGAAATACACACCTTTGTAAATGATTGGTGAATATTTGAATGTTGGACCACCATATTTGCCATTGTAAGTGACCTTATAAGAACCATCTGTTGGTTCATCCCAAGAATCCTTGGTTGGCTGAATGAATGGTTGGTAATTGTCATCAAAATCCTCAATTGAGGAATGCGCAAGCAAGTTCCTTATTGATTGGTTGTTCTTTGAGCGAAACTTGCGACGACGCGCTTTGTAATATGGTGTGTTGTTACCATAGCACACACCAATGGTTTTGTAATTTGAATAACTTTTGCTCATTATGGTAAATCTCCTATTTGAAATACTTTCCTTTCATTAACCTTATGTTTCTTGATATATTCTTCCATATCGGCGATGGCTTTCTCTTTGTCAAAGTCATTGAAGACCACAATTGCCCATTCTGCGCCATCGTGAGCATACCAAACAACCCATTGACCATCTTTCCTTTGGAAGATTTTTAGAGGGAATTTAACCACTTCATACCCTCTATAACCATCAAGGTTGTACTTGATAAATCTTGGTAACATATCTATTATTGTTTTGATTACATTCCAAATGTAAACAATTTATCTGATATATCCAAATGTTTACCCAATTATTTTAATTAAATATTTATTGTTAAATAATTTGGTAAATCAAAATAAATAATATACATTTGCCATTGTGTCAATATGGCACAACAATACTGATGGAGGGACATCTAACGATACCTGAGGACCGCGGCCAAGATAGGATGGTATCTGTGCGGAGATTAGACCGCTACCCTACTTCTGATTAAGGTGGAAAAAGAAACACCTTGTAGGGACAAAGAATCATAAGTCACCACAGATGTTGGTGCTGATTTAGACAACATCAGAGAATGCAACAGAACTTGTCAGTTTTCTGTTGCATTTTTTTTGTTAAAATATTTGGTAGTCTAAAATAAATTGCTTACATTTGTGTCAGAGAGAGATGTAAATAACAAAAAATCCCCACACCATTTTACTGATGTGGGGATTATTCTTTTGTGTGTGTGGGTTGTTAGTTCAAGCACTCATAGATTCCCTCAAGGCATTTGCCAATGGCAACTTCTAAACTATATCCGCCTTTCATAAGCAAATTCACATAGAGTGCATCTTCCTCTGTGATTTCAACACCTTCAAGGTCATAATCCTTTTCCCTTGAAACCAATTCGTTTTGAATGTCTTCTATACTCATCCTAATATCCAATTTAAAGGTTCAATAATTGCATCTGTTATATCATCATCATTAATGTCAAATGAGAAGAATGGTTTTTCTTCAATGGATATTACCAATGTATTACCATTGGAGATTACAACAATCTCATTGACATAGGCATTACCAATAAAGAGCTTAATGGCATTGCCTTCAATGATGGCATTCGCTTTGGGATAATCATTGGATATAATCCCAAGCACAATCTCAATGTATGTTTCAATGTTCTTGTTCATATACTTATCTATTTTAATGATTACATCCCAAATGTAAACAATTTATTTGATATGAACAAATCTTTTTCAAACTTTCTTTATATTTATAATAAAAAAAATTAGATATGAGAAGAATTAAATTAACTGAAAGTGACCTATACAGGATGGTTGATAGGTCTGTAAGAAGAATATTAAGGGAAAGTGCCTATGGCAAACAAGACCAAAGTGGCAATAAGAAAAAGAGATATTATAAGGATTATGAGGTGAAGAATGGAGAACTTATTGTTGATGCTGATACAGATAAGGTTCTTTATGATTTGAGTTCGCACGCACAAGTTGAAGATAAATTAAGGGAATTGAGAAAGAAAAACCCAAATAAAAAATATAAACTACATTCTTATTGCTAAATTGTTTGGTAAATAACAAAAAATCCCCACACCATATTACTGATGTGGGGATTGTTCTTTTGTGTTTATTTGAATATTAAAAGCAATAAAATAACAATGGACATACATACAATCAATACATTCTTTGACACTATGACTGATTTTAAACGCATTATATCTCTTCTCAATCTGTCATTGTTATCCACCAATTTGCACTTTGCTGATTCCAATTCATCAATGTAATCAAGCAACCTATCTTCACTATTCGTCTCCATATATCTTAAATGATTTGATTTTGGCATAAAAAGGTTGTAATTGAAACGATTCCTTTGTGTTTGGAAAAACCACAGGAAATTTTACTCTTGTTAAACGATAGATATTCATAAATGAAATATAATTAATACGTTTTATATATCCAAATCTATATGGTACTAAATTAAGTACCTATGTCAAAAAGGGACGCCACACTTCAAACAAGGTCTTCATTTCACTTGTCAACATTGCATATTGCGCGGCGCAAACAAATGTGGGGAAATAACTGATTGTTGTTTCAGTCTCAACACGATATACATTGTTCTTGTCAATGTAATCATAAGTGATTTCACAATTATTAAGTCTCATAGGTGAAGAATTTAGTTGAACCATCATTGTTCTCAATCAAATAGAGAATCACCACATTCACACCATTGTGGTAGAACACATTAATGTCATCAATGTGGTCAGCCACATACTTGAAAGCCTTCTTCTTCAACTCCCAATCAACTGCAACCCTATCGTGGTCTGTCTGTGTGTGACCTTTGTGACTATACGTAAGCACATACAATCTATCTTGGTCAGTCTTGCGACTTGTACTTGCATTGCTCTCCAAACTCTCAATGATGTCTGTGTGATTCTTCAATATCCAATCAAAGGACTTGTTCTTCTCAATCCTTGCAAGAACCTTTGTGGACTTGATGTCATATTGTTCGCCATTGTCAAATTCAATATCCCAATCAGGACTATACTCATCACTATTCTTGGTCACATTTGGGAGTGAGTAGAATAGGTATTCATCAATCCAAGCACACCAAGTGTGAAACCATCTTCTCCTATGGTAGTTCTTGCTATCCTCATCCAAACCTTTGGTTGCCATAACGCGCTCAAGGTCAGTCAAAGTATATATATGATTTAACTGACCTAATGTTATTACACTATTGTCCTCAAAGTTCTGTCTGCGACCCCACATTGGCACATTGGGAGCAAACTTTGACAATTCATTGCTAACTAATTCAAATGTTCTTCTGTTCATATCCTATATGGTTTTATTGGTTTAACAACATTGCAAATGTAAACTATTTTTTTGATATAACCAAATATTTGAGTAACTTTTTTTCATTTTTTTTAATACATCTATTCATATACCATTGCATAACATTTGCTGACACAAATGTAAGCAATTTAAATGAAACAACCAAATATTGCAACCACTTTTTTTGAATAATTTTATTGAAATTTTTATGTTAATTTATTTGGAAACGCAAAATAAATTTCTTACATTTGTGACAGATGGAGATATATACATAAAAAAAGAGGATAATGCTTTCTAATCCCCATCGAAAGCATTATCCCCAAATAATTGCAATTATCTAATATATCTATATAGACATTGCAAAGATATATGTTTAATTTGAAAAAAGCAAATTTTAATGTGATTTTCTTTGCAAATTATTTGGCAATATGAAATAAATTTCTTACATTTGCATTGTTCATAAATATAAGACTGTGTTAGAACCACTGATGTTGTGAAACATTGGTGGTTTTTTTATTCCTATATATAACCACATACATAAAAAGACCACCCACAACCTAAACTGATTGTGGGTGACTTATTTTAGCAACACAATAGATAATATGGTAGCACTATAAAAACATCTATTAACACACAAAACACCAACACAAATTTGATAGCACTACTCCAACTTTCGTCTTTTAATTCTTCCCTATCACATATAAAGTTTGTGAGTAGGAATAATAGACAAATTAATGTAAACATATCTTATTTCCCTCTCTTTGATTGTTGTTCCATTGTATCATAAACACATTGTGCATATCCATCAGAGTGACCAAGGTCATAGGCTTTTTGTAACCACAATTCAATTCTCTTATAGAGAAAATCATCCACATTGTGCGAATCCTTAAATGCTTTTTCGCACATTGCTTTGATTTTAATGTTTGTTGTCATATCTTAATCTGTTTTTATTGGTTATGGCGCAAATGTAAACAATTTATCTGAAATATCCAAATAAAAACATAAAAAAATCACCCACACCTTGAAAAAAAAGTGCGAGTGATTTTATGCTATATATTACTCAATGCCTTCCACCATCCACCTATCAAATTGCACTTCACCTTTGTAGGTGATATCAAACCAAGCAACTTCCTCTCCTTGTTCAACATAGCACAACTCATCCCAAATCTCAATGCCACCATCATCAAGACTGAACACTGCACCTCTTATGTGCTTGAATGAATAGTCAAACACCATATTTGAGGAAATTACTTCATTGTTCTCTCCAAATGTAGAAACTTCCTCTTCAAGGTTGAAACCATCCAAGGTTTTCAATGCCTCACAAAAGTTCAACCCATTCACCTTCTCACAAAGGAGATTGTACTCTCTTTGTGCTTGGTTGGTGATTCTTTTCTTAATCTCATTCCAATCTCTATTTACCATATCTTAAAAGGTTTAAAAGGTTTAACAACATTCCAAATGTAAGCAATTTGTTTTAAACTACCAAACATTTATACAACTTTTTTCAAACTTTTTTTGCTTATTCTATATGCTTTTATAAAGCAAAAATATACTTCTCTGCTGACACAAATGTAAGCAATTTATTTCATATATCCAAATAAAAACATAAAAAAAATCACCCACAACCAAAAATAATTGTGAGTGATTTTATGCTATATAGTACTTAATTAAGTACTTATTTTGCGAAGAATGACTTTAAGTCACTTGGGATTGTCACATTGTCATCCCTCTTTATTTCTTTGTCACCTTGCTTGATGAACAACACATTTTCAAGGGTGATGTTGCGCACCTCAACAATGTTGGTTATTCCAAGACCAACTTGCTTTGCACTTGCGGACTTGCTTGGAGTGTAGAGTTTGATTGTGGCAGCCTCTTCACTTGTTGGGTAGCGATACACACCACCATCCAAAATCAAGGTATCATACTTAACCTTACTGCGCTCCCTACCATTGGAAAGGTAAAGGCGAAAGTACTTCTTGCCACTTGTCTTGTGGGTGAAAATCTTGTTGTTGTCTGTGTCTGCATAGGTCTCACTTGGTGGGAAAACCTTGTCAAAGTCATCCACATTGATACCCTCTCGCTTGCACTCACTCTTGACAAGTGAGCGATAGGCACAACCTGTGATGGCATTCTGATAGAGGGCGAGTGTAAAGACCTTGCCAATGAGTGGATTTGGAGCAACACCCTTGCGACCACCCTTGTTCATAGTCTTCTCTGTGAGTGTGGCAACATACACTCCAAATGTGCCACCCTTAATGTTGTTAATGAATTGTTCCATAATGATGGGGATTAAAAGGTTATTAATTAAGTGAACATTCCAAATGTAAACAATTTATTTGATATAACAAAACATTTGTCATTTTTTTTTGCTATGATGGCGCATTTTAACATTCTTTAACAATTAGGATTAAAATTTGGGTATATGCTGTGCTGTCACAAATGTAAACAATTTATTTGAGATATGGAAATATTTTAACATTATTTAACAGTTAATTGTGGGATATACATCCCCTCCCCCTACCCCTCCCTACCTTACCCACCACCTACCCACCTATTTCAATGGTGTTTTTTGGGCGAACAGTTTTCCGAATAATTTTCCGGAATATTTTTGTGAATAAATGATAAAGTGAATATTTTTTGCTGAAAATGTTATATTAAAAATTTTTCCGGAATATTTTTGTGAATAAATGATAAAGTGAAAAAATTTCCGGAAATTTTTTTGGCAATTATAGACGAGTTAACACGAATCCAGCATTTTTAACACTATAAAGGCTGGACTTTTAAAAAGTTTTTATTACATTTTATAGTGGAAACAAACCACTATATAATATGATAGATTTTACCAAGTTCAACAGCCTTATCTCTCTTACCACTTACTTCAACACCGAAGACATCTGCAAACAGACAATCATCGAAAGCAGATGGGCCGACGGAGACATCATTTGCCCATATTGTGGCAAACATCACTGCCAGACCGCCAAGAACGGCAGATACCATTGCACTCATTGCAACAAGTACTTTTCCTGCCTTGTAGGAACAATCTTTGAGAACACCAAGACACCACTTACCAAGTGGTTCGTGGCTATGTACCTTATTTCTTCCCACAAGAAAGGCATTTCATCCTGTCAGTTGGCTCGTGACATAGCCATATCACAGAAGACTGCTTGGCATATGCTTCACAAGATACGCGCTCTGTTCCAACAGAGTGACACAGAGGGATTTGACGGCACGGTTGAATGTGATGAGGTGTATATCGGTGGCAGGGAGAAGTGGAAGCACAAGTCAATGCGCACACCACACACTCAGGGACGTTCCACCAAGACGAAGACACCTGTCTTTGGTATGGTAAAGCGTGATGTCTTCATCAATGTAAGGGGTGAGGAAGAACCTATGTCATACGTTCACGCGTTTGTCGTTGAGAACACGAACAAGGACACCTTGCTTCCCATCATTGGTCAGTTCGTTGTTGATGGTTCAAGGGTTATCACTGATGAGTTGAATTCATACAATGGTTTGTCAGAACTTGGTTATACTCACGAGGTTGTGTGCCACGGCTCTGATGAGTATGTCAAGGATGACATTTTCACGAATGGCATTGAGGGTTTTTGGAGTCATTTCAGAAGGATGATAACAGGTTGTTACCACGACGTGAGTGATGCTCATTTGCAGTCTTACATTGATGAGGCTGTGTATAGGTGGAATACAAGAAAAGCGTCCCAAACGGAACGCTTCATTGATATGTTCAACAAGTCTATAGGACTTGTTAAGAAATGGTCTGATATAAGAGCAGGATTTGTGGCTGCTTAATATCAGCGTCTAAGAGCTCCGTCTTCAAGTTCTCTTTCTAACCGCCACCTTGATTCATCGCCATTGAGATGAGATTTTGCTATTAACTTATCAAGATGTTTTATCCATCCCAAAGCTGGTGTACCCGGTGTTAAACAATATTCCTCTACACCATCTTTGAATTCGTGCCTCATAGGGTTGGTACATCTACCAAGTCCCCAATAGCTCGGAAGGTTATCGTAACCATTATTCTGTTCTTTCCTACGATTAGATGCGTACTTATCTATCTCTCTTGCTTTTTCATCGTTTTCCCCTTTATATTTAGCATACAATCTTCCAAGCATATACTGTCCCTTGGTTGTATCACCGATTTCATTCAGTGTCATTTTTACTGACCTGTTCACTATTCTATGTAGGTCACTTTCTGTTAGTCTAATTCTCTTTTTCATATTATTTCTATTATATTTATATTGATTATTTTCTGATACGTAATCCGCGCCATCATCATTTGCCGATACATAGTTTCCATCATTATCAACTGATATATTTTGTGGAACTCTATCTTTTTCCTTTGGAGTTGGCTTTAAAACTGATAAGCCTTTCCCCAAACTTTTTAAGAAAGTTTTTTTCTCTTCCCCAGATAGTTGATTATGTTTGCAATCATAAATTATTATGTTTCCATTCCGTTCAACACAAGCACTTGTGTATTGTAAATATTCATCTACCCATCCATTATATATCATATAAATAGTTTCACCATTATAATTGACGTGTTCATTCCATCTGTAGTCTCTATATGAAACACACCATATTTGGTTTCCCAAAGTTTCTGATTCTTTGAAATTACGTGGTTTCCAAATTACGATACCGTCATCTGAGTATATTTTGGTATCGTTCCAAACATTTGCATTTTTCCAATAGACATCGTTTACTTTCAAGAATTTCCCATATTGAATTGCCCTTAAAAATCCAATATAATCTAATCGCTCAAGGTTAAAGTCATTCAAATAATTGTAATATTCTTCTACTTCTTTTATTATGTCTTTAATTCGGATATCGTCAATTCCCTCATTTTTTAAATTTTTATATATTGTTGTTTTTAAAGAATTCATTGTGGTTTTTCTAAATAAATATCTATACTTTCATAAAATAATAATAAATTTGCAGAAAAAAAAGGTATGGAAGATTTCGTTTATATTTATGAAACATCAGACATTCGTTCTGCACTACAATTATCAACATCATATTTTTATAAATGCATAACACAACAATGCAACATAGGAAAAGAAGTTTGGATTAAGTATTATTATGGAGGTGGATTAAAAAATAACACATTTGTAATAAATGGTGATGTGGGTATTGGAGGGACCCCTACTATTGTTTTATATATACAAAATAATAATGACTGTTACAACGTATATAGATATAACGGAATATTAGAGGTTCAATTAACAGTTGTGGAAAACATTCATCATTTCGTTCTTCTTAACATTGATAACATAATAAACAAATTAAGGCTGTTTATTGAAAATCAATAAAATGCAGTCGGAAACGACTGCATTTTTAATATAATCGTGTCAACTTGTCTATAATTGCCAATAATTATTATTAAACTATGTGAAAAAATATTGGATTTTTGTTATATTTATTAAGAAAAAATGTATTATTATTATGAAATATTTAAGGCGTTTTAGTTCTCATACTGATTATGAGGAATGGGTTAGTGGTGATGGTAAGAAGTTGCCGAATATAAGTTATTGTGATGATATTGAGGATGTTCATTACAATCCGTATATTGACAGTGTAATAATTGCTGAATATTTAGGTATGGATGGTGATGTGACGATATTATTTCGTGGTGGTAGGTCAAACATATCTTATATGGAGGTTGATGGTATCAGGTTGGATAGTATTGTAACTGGTTACACTTTTGATGACAGTGATATACATCGTGTTGTATATCATTTGATTGATGATACGATTGTTTCTGACAATATGTTTATTGGTACTGATTTATATGGTATAATATTGCCTTCGACTATAAGGAATATTGGTAAGAATGCGTTTGGTGGTATACATTCGATATGTTCAAGTGGTATAAGTATTCCTGAGGGTGTTATTTTTACTGATGACAGTTGTTTTGCTATGATTCGTCCTGATGGTCGTCTTAAGATAGAGTTGCCGAGTACTTTGGAGCGTATTGGTCCTGGTTTGTTTAATGCGTCTTATGATTTAGATATATTGTTATATGCTGTTACGCCTCCTGTTGGTGCTGATGAGAATATGTTTTTGAATAGTTATCACATTGCTATTTATGTTCCTGATGAGAGTGTTGATATATACAGGAACACTCCAAATTGGAATTACGTTCATCCTATGAGTGAATATGGTAATTAGTTGGTTATATATATGAAGATAGTATTAGACAAGTATTTCACTCCTGTATCTATTGCGAATCATTGTTATGATGTTGTTATTGATTTGATTGGTGAGGATAATATTGATGAGATTGTTGAGCCTTCTGTTGGTAATGGTTCGTTTCTTCATCATTCTATTGTTAACAGGAAGCCTATGTTATGTATTGACATTGATTCTGGTGTTGACAATGTTAATGGTATTGATATTATTCGTGCTGATTGGTTGGAATATCCTATTGATTACAGGAGTAATCGTTTGGTGATTGGTAATCCTCCTTATGGCAGTAGGATGAATTTGGCTCAGAAGTTTTTCAAGAAGAGTGTTGTTATATGTGATTACATTGCGTTTATATTGCCTATAAGTCAGTTAGGCAATGTTCAGTCCTTATATGAGTTTGATTTGATACACAGTGAGGATTTGGGTGAGTTATCATACAGTGGTGTGAAGTTGCGTTGTTGTTTCAATGTTTATCGTCGTCCGTTATCTGGTAAGTTAAACAGTAAGGCGTCTAGTAAGTTATCTTATGTTAGTATATGTAGGAATGACAGTAAGCGATATAATGATTTTGTGTATGACATTCGTATGTGTGCTTGGGGAGATGGCAGTGCTGGTAAGATATTGTCTGATGGTGAGAGTTATTCTGCTGAGTACAAGATAAAGATAGATGACAGTTGTCCTTTTCGTGATGATGTAATTGATTATTTATGCAATTTTGATTGGTGTGGTTATTTGAGTTGTATTGCTATGCGTAAGATACAGCAGTTTCACATTATTGATATTATAAGGGAAAAATTTGGTGAATGACATATGGTTATCAGGTTGAATGAGCGTCAATTGGGTTTGATATTGGAATCTTCTTTGGATTATATAGGTATTATATTGGATTACATAAGGGGTTTTGGTGTCAGGGGTAAGTTATCTTCTTTTGTTGGTAAGTTATCTGATTATTATGAGGATGCGTTTAGTATTGCTTATGATTGGGCTTGTAAGAGTACTGATGGTGTAAGACGTGATGGTTTTCAATATTTTCGCCATAATTTTAAGGTTGATGTTTTAGGTCATTTAACGTTCAACAAGCGTGGTTTGATATATGTTGAGCGCAGTATTGACATTGATGCGTCTGGTAGTTTGGATGATTTATCTTTCAGTTCTGTTGGTGAGTGTTGGTCTTGGAAGCGTCGTAATTCGCGTAGTTATTGTGCTGATTTTTCGTTATTGAACAACAATGTTGTTAATGTTGTGTTATGTGGTTATGTTCATCCTGACAGTATTGATTGGGTTGAGACGATATATTTGAATTCTTATGGTATGAAGGATGAGACTGAGGTGAGGATGAATTCGGATGCTGTTGTTGAGGTATCTTATGTAAGGATTAATGGTAATGTTTATCGTTTGGGTGGTTCTTATTTATTGAATGCCGGTTCTGACAAATATAGGAAATGATTTTTGGATATATATATGAATGTATTTGAAAAAATTGCTGAAGAATGCAAATGGAAAAAAATAAGTTCTGAAAAAGAAATAATCGTTTTTAATATTGACAATATTTACATTGGTGAATATAAAAATGCACGAGAAGCAAGCAAAGCAACAAATGTTGATTTTAGATTAATTTCAATGAATTGTTTAGAAAAAATTAAACAAACAAAAGGTTTTATTTTTAAATTTAAATAAATATGTTAAGAGCAATAAAGATAAGGTTATATCCAAACAAGGAACAAGAACTGAAACTCAATAAGGTTTTGGGTTGCTACCGATTTGTCTATAACCAAATGCTTGCTCTCAAACAAAAAGAATATAACGATAATAAGAAATCATTAGGACTTACAGACCTATCAAAATACTTTCACGGAACATTGCTGAAAGATGAACAATACGAATGGTTGAAAGAACAGAACACAAAGGTAATGAAGCAGTCAATAAGGCAGATGCTTTCAGCCTATGACAAGTTCTTCAAACAACATAACGGATTTCCAAAGTTCAAGTCAAAGAAGAACAAACAATCAGCATTGTTCCCATTGGAAGCAATATCAAAAGGTAATAAGTTCAATGAGAGAAAGATAACATTAACACAACCTTTAAAGGATATTAGATTCAGATGTTCTGACTTATACTTTAAGAGGTTACAAACATATAAGGAAGGAATAAGGAGTGCTACCTTATCGAAAACCAAGAGTGGTAACTATTTCCTATCTATCCTTATAGAGTTACCTCAAGAAGAAATAGTAAGATTTGGACAGACGAATGAACACGTTGGCATTGACCTTGGAGTTAAGGACTTTGTGATTACAAGTGACGGTGAGGTTTTTGAAAACAAACATTTCTTCAAATCACAAGAGAATAAAATAGCAAAGTTGCAAAGACAACTATCAAAGAAGCAGAAAGACTCTAATAACAGGAACAAACAACGTGTTAAGGTAGCAAAGGCGTTTGAAAAACTTACCAATCAAAAGGATGCTTACATACACAGTGTAATAAACGAGTTGTTGACTTATTATGATACAGTGTTTATGGAAGACTTGAATGTTCAAGGAATGATTAAGAATCATAAGTTAGCGAAGGCAATACAAGAGGTTGGCTTCTATAAGTTCAAACAGATACTTGAAGACAAGGCAAGGAACAACTACAAGGAAGTTGTATTTGTTGGTAGGTTTTACCCAAGTTCAAAGACTTGTCATAAGTGTGGTTATGTGAATAAGGAGTTGACACTGAATGACAGAGAGTGGACTTGTCCAGTATGTGGAGAGCATCACGATAGGGATTTGAATGCAGCAATTAATATACTAATGGAAGGCGAAAGAATAATAGGTGTCCGTAGCACCGAATTTACGCTTGTGGACTATCCACCTATGGATGAACGTGGTTTACCACCTAAAGAGTAGTGATAGGTTGAAACAAGAAATAAAATGTAGTGGAATCATAGATTTGATTAGAATTTTATATACGGTATTGAACAGGAATCAGTTTGACATTATTGACAAGAAGCGTTTGACTTTGAATGGTAAGAGGGGATATGACAGATATATTATAAGGAGAAAAAAATGAGCAACCGTTATTGGCTGCTCATTTTTGTATATCTATATGGTTTGTTAAAAAATAGTTTGATTAAAAGAAAAAAATACATATATTTGCACAAAATGTCTATTAATATGGAAAAACAAAAAATGCAGTCAGATATGGCTGCATTTTTCAATTATTTCGTGTCAACTCGTACATAGTTGACATTATTAATGTTTTATTTCCATCCTCTTCCTTTAAGATATTTTGTTTTCCCGTTTTGGAAATCATTAATTTCCTTGGCATTATCTTGGTATTTTTGTGGCATACTGTCTAATTCATAATCACCGTATTCTCCATTTACATAATCATTGTTTGGGGTGTAGTCCAAAACTTCTGGTTCATCCATTTCTCTGTTATTACGCGTTTTTCTATATACTGGGAATTCTTCTCCGACTCCATTTAAATTGTTGTAATATGATTCTTTACCGAATCTATCTTTAATTGCTTCGTCGGCAAATTTAGAAAGATTATCTGCTTGCCTCATCTTTCTTCGTATTTCGTCATCTTTGTTAACCCAACGAGTTGAACCTTTAGGACTTTTCCAACTTCTTTTAATTACATAATCACTATGTGGTCCGTATTGTCCAGTTAATTTACTATATTTGCCATAAGGGTCAAGTTGTCCCATTGCACGGTCAACTACCATATCTTTAAATTTGGCACGTGCCTTATTAGCGGCACTCACTACTGTTCTCCAATCAAGTTCGGTTAATATGCTCTTCACTGACTCATTCACGATTCTGTGAAGGTCAGATTCTGTTAGTCTAATTTTTCTTTTCATATATGTAATATTTAGTTTATAATAATAAATATTAGAAAATGGTTAAAAATACTGATATTTGGTTGAAATATTTTTGTTACATTCTTATTTTTCGGTATATTTATTTATAAAAGTGAAAAAAAAATATGAATGTAAGAGAGATTGTCCTTGATTGTTCGTATGGTGATGATATTATGGATAATGAGAGGTGTTTATTTGATTACATAATACATCGTGATGGTGTTGTTCGTTCTTGCAGTAATGTTATTGGTAATAGAATCAGCGTATGTTATGTTGGTGGTATTGGTATTGATGGCAAGACTGTTTGTGACACCAGGACAGTTGAGCAGCGTTGTGCTTTATTGGAGTTGGTCAGTCGTTTGATGGATGAGTATGGTATTACGTTGGACAATGTATATTGTAAGTTTGCCGCTGTTATGGATTTCAGGGATGAGTATATGAATTGGGTTAGTAAAAAAGTTTTGGATAAGAAATGAGAAGGGTTAATTATTATTTGGTATTTGTATTATTCTCGTTATTATTATTCTCTTGCAAGCCTGTTGAGCGTGTTGTTGAGGTTGAGAGGGTAAGGACTGAGTATGTTACAAAGGTTGACAGTGTTATTGTCAATGACTCTGTTGTTCGTTATATTGAACGTAAGGGTGACACTGTATATGACACCAAGGAGAAGGTTGTTGTGAAGCGTATTGTATCCAGGGACACGTTGCGTCAGATTGATACAATACCTATTATAAAGACTGTTACGATAACGAAGGTTGTTGAGGTCAATAAGCTTAAGCAATGGCAGTTATATTTGATTATATGTGGTGTAATTGGCATTGCGTATATAATATTTAAAATTGTGTGGAGGATTAAGAGATGAGGGATTATTATAAATTGAAGGCGATATTGTCTGTATTGGCTTTTCTGACTGCGTTGGTTATTGGTTTCATTGCGTTGTTCATACCGCCTGAGGGTATTATTGATTCAACCGTGTTATGGTTTACTGCTCAGATGTTGTTATTTGTCAGTGGTTTATTGGGTGTTAACTTATCGTTGGACAATTTGGGTATGATTGGTCACGCCAAGAAACAAGTATATGGCATTAGGAAGAAGGAAAAAGATAAAGAGGAGGAAGAAGTCAATGAGGAAGAGGATGTGACTTCTGAGTATGTTGAATAAAAAAAATCCAGTCTGAAATTCAGGCTGGATTTATTATTTTTACATATACATCATAACTTCTTCTATTGTGTCTTTGAGCAGTTCCATATCATCTCCGTTGAGTGTTTCAAGTCTGAATCCCATTTGTTTTGCAACATTCCTCCAAGAGATTGGTTCTCCATTCTGTTCCATTTGTGGTATGATATGTTCTGCTTGCATTTTTATTGAATCGTATGTTAAGTCGTTTCCTTCGTAATCATTGTTCCATTCTCTCAATACTTTTCTTACTGACTCATTAACAATTCTATGTAGGTCAGATTCTGTTAATCTTACAAGTTTCTTTTTCATCTTATTTGATTCTGTATATGTATTATTATGTTTTGCCCATTGTGCTGTTATATCGTATGCGCTCCATTTATCGTTCATATTCCCGGCTGCGTGAGCTGTGATATATCCGTCAATTATTTGCTCTCCGGTTTCTTCGTGTTCGACTGTGAATTGATATTCCTTTGAATTGCCGTCTTGTGTATATCCGTACACGTGGTTCATAATCAGTCTGAATCCTGGTGGAAGTACTGGTTGGACAATCTCTCTTATTGAGAATAATCCTGACCAGTCGTCGTCACGATACAGTTTTCCGCTATATCCGCTTTTTTGAACAATGCGATATAATTTGTTTATAATCTTGTTGATTTCCTTTGTATCCATTATATTTTTTAATATAAATATAACAATTATCCAGTATTTTTCCGTTTAGTTTAATAATAATTATTAAACTGATGAAAATTATGAGAAAAAATAGAGTTAGATTAACAGAATCAGGATTGAGAAGAATAGTATCAGAGTCTGTGAAAAGAATATTAAATGAAATAGAGGTAAAGCCAAAACTTGATGATAAATACGGTACCAGGAAATATTTGGATGATACGTTTGGTGAATACAATGGTAAAATGCCTAAAGATTGGATAACAACAGATACTTTAGTTAAAACAAATAATCGGGAACCAGAAATAGGGTTAAAGAGAATTCCAAAAAGGGATGTTAATGGTTATGACCGTGAAGGATATGATAGAGAAGGTTATGATAAGAATGGTTTTGGAAGAAGTGGCTTTGATAAAGAAGGTTTCAACAATAGAGGTTATGACCGTGAAGGATATAATAGAGAAGGTTTTAACCGATATGGTATTGATAGAGATGGTTTTAATCGTCAGGGGTTCAACAAGAATGGATTGAATAGAGACAATGTAGATAGGAACGGATATAAAAAGGGGAATTCTTCTTGGCGAAGTATTATTAAACAATGTTTCGACGATGAATTAAATCAAGACCTACTACATATACTTGATATATCAGTTTATGGCAATGATTATGAGAAAAAGAGCATAAAAGGAGAAATATCACAATTGTTGAATAGAATAGAAGGTAAGATTTTAAATGAATATGTACCTAATGATTCTGATAAAATCAGATTAAGGAAATTCATTAGGCGGGAAATTTCTGATGAATTAGAACGAAGGTGTAGTGATTATTTGGATACATCAGATGAAAGAGAGTATTGGTAATGTATAAAATACAAAATGAGCAGTCAAATTAATGGCTGCTCATTTTTATTTCGTGTCAACTCGTCTATAATTGCCATTCTATTTTTCATAATATTTTCATTAGTTTAATAATTATTATTAAACTAAACGGAAAATATTGGATATTTGTTATATTTATTTAAGAAAAAAATATTTTTTTATGTCTAGAAGAAGTAATATTATTGGCAAATACATTGGTATGATGAATGACAGTATTGTCAATGGCGATTATAATGGTTTTGACAGGGCTAAGGAATTATTGGAGGGTAAGGTATCTTCAATGCGTCGTTCTGATGCTTTGTTATCTGAATCCCGTTGTGATAATTTCGGCATATTGAATGAAATTATTATTGAGAATGTTCCGTCTTTATTCAAGGGTAACAGGAAGTTATTGTCTGAGATAATGAATATGATTAGGAATGATGTCAATTTATCCGCCCAGTTTAGTTTTTACAATGCGTTGAATGAGTATAACAGCAGGTTAAGTGAATCAGTTTCTTCTGATGCTTATTTAAATCGTGCTGTAAAGTTGTTACGTTCGAAGATAAACAGGAAGAGGTTATTGGAATCCAACAGGAAGTTATCTGATTTATTGGTTCGCAATGGTATAAAGCCTTCTTCGCTATTATCTGAGGATAGGAAGAGGTTTTTCAATGATTGTCAGAAACTTATGTTAAAGGTTGAATCGTTGGGAAACATATCGACTTTATTGGAATCGAGGAAGAATGTAAGTAAGTATATTGATGAGCATAAGCGTGTTGATGTTGTTAATGAGTGCAAGTCCAAGAATGCTTACAATATGTTGAATGAGGATGAGCGTGAGCTTGTGAATCAGATAATTGATGCAAAGTCTGTTGGTGCTGACAATCGTAAGAAGAATTTATTCTGTTCTTTCAGGGATGATTGTTTGAAGAAGATTGATGAGATGATTGATGGTGCTGATGAGGCTGACAAGAGCCGTTTAATGGAGTTGAAGGGTGATATATCTGGTATGGATTATTGTTCTGAGACCATTGTTGGTGACATTGCGAAGTTATTGGAGATTAGGGATATACTTATGGATGGCGGCATTTGACTTTTATGATTGAAACCTTTATTTTTTATAAAAAAGAGGTTTAGATTATGAATAAGAGCAGATTGGGTAAGGATATCAAATTGGATAATATTTCTGACAAGGTAAGGGTATCGATTGGTTGCGTTGACAGGTTGAATCCTGTTGTTGTATATATAAGTGGCAAGACTTGGGTAAAGAGTAATGATGGTGATTTCACTGATGATGTTCAGAACTTTGTTTACCGTCGGGTGCGTGATGCTGTGAAACGTGTTGTAAATGGTCATTCTGATACTTTTAGTAACAGATACATATTTGATTTTGATTTAAATTTATGTGGTCAGAAACCTGGTGGTAGTAAGTTTGTCACTTTTGATTTATATGTGACTCAGAATGGTGATATTGTTCGTAAGTTAAATGATTTAAAGGATGTTATGGGTGATATGGCGTTTGAGGTATGTAATGAGATGTCTTATGCTTTTGACCGCAATGATGTCAATGTTAGTAAAGTTAAGATAAAATGAGAAGAAATAGATTAAGGGATATAATTCGTGAGGAAACGAAGAATGTTTTAAGGAAAAAGGCTGTAAATGAAGCAGTTGGCAGGTTGGATATAATGTCTGATGAGGAATGTTTGGACATATTGAACAAGATGAATCAGTTTGTATCTGACAGAGATAATGATAATAATGGATATATGGATGTTGAATAGAATATGGATTATTATGAACTAACACCTGAGCAGACAAAGGAATTGATTGATACTGATGTGGCAGATTTCTTTGAGAATATTATGTTGCCTTGTTCTGGTGACATAATGGGTTATATTGATGATATGATTGATATCTCCCATTTGGCTGATGATTTCTTTGCAAATTTCAGGGCAAACACAACTGATAAGGTTACGAATTATATTAAGGATGATGACCTTGAAATGTTTAAGAGTTGTTATTATATATATGACAAATACCAACAGGATTTAGCAAAGGCTATTGTTAAATTAAATAACAAAGGCGGTAAAAAGACCAAAGCTCAGACAATTAAGAAAACTTTAAATGCCAAATATAAATCAGACCCAGTATTAGACAGGGTAAGGGGTATTATTATTGGTAAAATAGGGAAACAACTTACAGGTGCTAATTTGTTTATGTATAGGCAGTCTATGAAAGACAGAAAGAAAATAAAAGATGATGCAAACAATGCTGAGCAAATGGCTAATGATAAGGCTACATTCAACGTTGAATTAGAATCCATAAATCGTTCCATTAGGCGTGCTGTGAATGAGTCTATAAGGAGATTTATAAGATTTAATTGTATTTAATATCCTTTCGGAAGTATTAAGAAATATATCGGCAGGGACTGTCGATTACACTGATGGAGCAGATGTAAGACCCTTTCAAGGGCAATTCGCTGAGAAGTCAGAAGCCTACGAATCTTTAGTTTGTGGGTAGTTCACAAGATATAATTGCATTTAGCAAAAAAAGGTTAATTTATGATATTAGATAATAGATATATACATTTATTTAGTGACAATGAGACTCAGTGGGATTATGAGGGGACTATAACTTCTGCTGACACTTATGTAAGTTCTTACTTGATTGAAGGTGGCGATTTAGGTGAGGTTCATTATGACAAGCGTTATTATATAATTGGTGTATTAGATGTTACCAGTGATTTACTGAATGAGCCGATTGAGGTAACGTCTAATTCTTTCAGGGATGCGAATTCGTTTGATTGGTATGTTGATGGTGTGAAGATATTGAGTAATAATTCTGGTAGTACTCATTCTTATGGTTTGATATGGCAGTTTGAGACTGTTGGAAGGCACGTGTTCGCGTATGAGTTTTATTCTCCTGAATGTAATACCAGATTGTTTGATTGCCATAATATATCCACTTTGATTATATCGCCTTATATGAAGAAGATTAATTCAAGTTTTTCTAATCTTTATAATTTAAAGCATTTGGCGATACCTTATAATGTAAATGATATAAATGGTGATGCTTTACGTAGTTGTACTTCTCTTGAGAGCATTATCGTTGATGAAAGGAATGTTAAATACACTTCAATGGATGCTAATGGTAATGAATGTAATGCTGTAATTGACGTTTCGAATAATCATATTGTCGTTGGTTGCAAGAACACTGTTATACCTGATACTATCACTGGTATTGATAACAATGCTTTTTATGGCTGTAATGGTTTGACTTCCATACACATACATTCAGGAATAACTGGTATAGGTTCTTCTTCTTTTGCAGAATGTTATAATGTATCTGCTGTTACGGTTGATTCTGACAATCCTGTTTATGACAGTCGAAATAATTGTAACGCTGTTATCAGTAAATCTGACAACAAGATGATTGTTGGTTGTAAGAATACTGTTATACCTTCGAATGTCAAGTCTTTTGGTGGTTTTGCGTTATTTTGTCAGAGTATTAATTCTGTAACTATACCGTCAGGTGTTACTAGTGTTACTGAGAAATTATCAAATTGTGATTTCATTGAGGTAGCAAATAATAATAGTAGATATTATACTGGCAATACTCTTAATGCTGTTGTTGTTGGTACTTCTACGGATGCTGGTAATTTAGTTACAGGTTGTAAATCAACAGATTTTGGTGATTCAAGAATAAAGAGTATTCAGAATTCATCTTTCGTAAATTGCAGTGGTATTACATCTGTTAATGCGAATGTCAAAGCTGTTAAAAGATATTCATTTCAGAAGTGCATAAATCTTGAAAGTGCTGATTTCGTTAATACCCCTTTACAGATATTGGGTAATTATGCCTTTTATGGATGCAGTGCTTTGACTTCTGTCAGTATGACGTTACATTCGTCTATTTTGGGAGGTGACGATAAACCTGCTGGTAATGATGGTATTGGTGCAGATGTTACTGCTAAGTATGGTGCTACTTTTAGTGGTTGTGTAAATTTACGTTCATTTGAGTTTAATACTTCTTCTGGTTCTTTTGACCCAGTTTCCAACGCTTTGAAAGTAATTGGAAGTTATTTCTTTGCTGATTGTAAGTCATTGTCTTCAATTACTATTCCTGCAAGTGTTACTACAATAAGGGAGGGTATATTAAAGAATTGTCAGGGTATGACAAACATAACTGTTGATACTGGAAATACTTATTATACTGATGGTGGAAAGAATGTTATAATGTCTACACAGAATATATATAGTTATACGAGTGCATCTCCATCTTCTCCTGTAAGAATATTTCCTTCAAATTGCATAGTTGCAGGATGTAGCACTTCTGAGATTCCGTCTAGTGCTACTTCAATTGGTAGTTTTGCTTTTTATGGCGCAACTGGCCTTACTGGTGTTGATTTATCAAATATCACATCAATAGGAACTTGTTCATTCTCATTATGTAAGAGCTTGACTGAAATTGTAATACCTTCAGGTTGTACAAATATAGGTGCGTCATCGTTTGTTGGATGCATTAATTTGTCTTCAGTTACGATTGATAATGAAAGCAATGTTGTAACTCTTGGATACGGTGCGTTTAACAAGGTTGGGAATGATTTCAAAATATATGTCCCTTCAAATATGGTTGATTCATATAAATCAGCAGACAATTGGAAATATTATGCTGATAAAATATATGCAGCATCTTGATGCATTTGACATATGTGTATAAAAAATAGAATGAGCAGTCATTTATTTGGCTGCTCATTATTATTTAGATATTTAGGTAAAATAGTATATCATTGCTATTATTTAAGTATGTTTTTTATTTTGTTTATTTTTTCTGAAATAAGTTTTGATTTATCCTTTTCTGAATTTTCTACATATTGCCGTAATTCATCAGGACCGTTTGATGATATAAAAGCCCCCGGAGTGCTTGGGTCAGAAACGGTATCCCAACAGATTATTTCAAAATCGTCTCCAACGATATAATTTCCCATTTTCATTTCAACATTTCCAACTCCTCTTGAAGACACTCCAATCTTATATCCATTAAGCAATAGCAATGCAACAGTATCTCCATATGACGAACATATTCCGTTACGCCTGAAACCTTCAGATATGTTGAGTTCCATTTTTCCAACAAGTGTTTTTCCAACCCAATGTAACTCAATGATGTTATGTGATATTCGTCCAAGGTCAATTGTGGTGTCCGACGGATGGTTACAGTAATTTGATGTCCAGTGTGTTTTATTGTTACACATAACATAGAAGTTGTGATTTTCAACTTTTACACACATAACTTTGCCATTATATGGGATTTTTTCTGATTTAACGTCTTTTAGAAGAATTCCGTCATTTATACCGATATTTGGAATATATAGTTTATCATCGAAATCTCCGTACATAATTTCTGTGGCTGTATATCTATTAAGATATTTTTTTGTATCATTATCATATACGATGTATTGGTGTTCTGGCGTTACAATATCATCAATGTTCCTATTGTATATCCTTATCATATCTCCCTCATAATCATATTCAACCTTTTCATATATAGGTTGAATTTCGATTTGATTTGTTTCAACATTTAACGTGAGTATATTATCGCCAACTTTAACTTCTTCCAGTGTTTTCCATCCGGTTTCAGTTAATATCAGTGCATCTGGTTTATAGCATTCACCGTATGCTCTTCTTTCTTTGATTTTCTGTTGGTATATTTCAACTTGTTCCTTTAATATTTTCTCAGGATATATTCTTCCGTTTGCATTTTTTGTATCAAATTTCTGAAATACAGCATCAACGATGAATGGCTTTGGTACATTCCATCCATCCTGTCTGAAATCCTCGCATATCCTTCTGTTGTTTTCTGACAGGTTCATTGATATGTATCCATCAGATTCAATTAACAATCCCTTACCTGTTTCTCCCTTTTTTATCTCTTTTATTACACCTTTATTCATCTTTTTTTAAGATTTTTTAATATAAATATATTTTTTTTTCAATTAAAGGTATATTTTAGTTATTTTTTTTAATAATATGATATATTTATTTTTAAAAATGATGCTAAAAATCGGTAAATTTGTAATTTACTGATAATTAATTGTAAGAAAACTAAATTTTATTTATTTTTAAATTATGAAAAAAGAAAATATCAGAAGCAAATATGTCAAGGAATCTCTTGATGAGTTCAGCAATATCGAAGGATTGCTTAAGGAAAACACGACAAATGCTGTTAAGGATTTGCTTAATGACGCAGTTCGTGAAACCTATACAAAAATCTTGAACGAATCTGAAGAAGATGACAAAGACGAGGATGACGACGCTTATGATGTTGAAGAGGTGGAAGATACTGAAATTGATACCGATGATTCAGACGAAAATGAAACAGGCGATATGGATTCAGATATAGATTCTGATGATGCTGAGGAATGGTCTGATTTTGATAAGTATAAGGTATCAGATGACGAGTATGATTTCTCTAACGCGGAAGACGATGAAGTCGTGAAGGTTTATAAATTGCTCAATAACGACGACCAAGTTGTAATTAAGAAAACTGACAATAAGGTCAACGTTAAAGACAATGAAACCGGGGCAGAATATATCATCGTTCTTGATGATGACGCTGATTCTGCTGATAGTGAGATAATTCTTGATATGGACACGGATACAGACGTTGATACAGATATTGACACTGATTTTGACGATACAGATGTTGATATTGACGATACTGATGACGATGTTGATATTGAGGTTTCTTATGATACAGAAGACGACGACACTGATGACGATGATATCGAGGTCGAAATCGACGATGATGAAGATAATGTCTTGGAGGATGATACTGATGAGGATTCCGAAGAAGACGAAGATAATAATGATAAAACAATGAATGAATCGATGATTTTTGAAATCGCCCTGAATGAATACGATTCCAACGTTGGATATACTGATAACTATCAGAAAAATGATGTTATGAGTAATCCTGGTATGTCAGAACCTGGCAAAAATGTAAGAGATTGGGATAAGGGTGTTCCAAAGGGTGACGCTAAACCTTGGTCAGGATATCCAAGGAAATCAGCAGACAAACCTTTCACAGCCGGAAAAGGAAAAACTGTTGAGGAAGAAGACGATATGGAACTTGAAGAGGCAACAAACGTTGGGGGCTTCGTTCAACAAAACTCAACTTCCAAATCACACGTTCCAAACTCAAACGGTAGAAGCGCAAGAAGCGCAAGCAAGGGTGGAAGGAGAATAAAGGGAACTGTAACCCCAAGATATTCCAATAGAGAAGACGATGTTACTACTGAATCAGTTGTAAGAAGGGCAAATAACATTTTCCGTGAGAATAATGAACTTAAACGCGCTCTTAACCAATTCAAAGGCATTCTTAAGGAAGCAGCTGTGACAAATGTCAATCTTGGACAAATAATAAAACTCATCTCTGAAAACTCAACCAGCTCTGACGAAAAGAAGGAGATTATCGCACGATTTGGAAATGAGGCGAAAACAGTCAAGGAATCAAGAAATCTATACGAGTCAATTTCAAGGGAGTTGCAAAACAGAAACAAAATCAACATCAGCAATCCTGAATTCTTGACTGAAAATAAAAAAGTTAATGAGACTCGTATCTATAAATCCGATGACCTGCTCAGTTCATTGGACTTGATGCATAGATTATGCAAATAATAAAACAAATGAAAATAATTAATTATAACATTTATTAATAATATGAGAGAATTTTTATCAAGCGGACAGGTTGGTAATATCGAACTGAACGAACAGAGAAGGATTCGTGAAAGCATCCAAAAACGTTGGGACTCTCTCGGATTTACCGAAGGTCTTGAAGGTACTATTAAGGAAAATATCGCTACACTCTACGAAAACGAGGCAAAACACCTTATTTCAGAAGCAACAGCAGCCGATAACAGCGGTTCTTTTGAAACAGTTGTGTTCCCTATCATTCGCCGTGTGTTCAGCAAATTGCTTGCTAACGATATCGTTTCTGTTCAGGCAATGAACTTGCCAGTGGGTAAGTTGTTCTTCATCCTTCCTGTTACATCAGAAAGAGAGTGGGAACTTCCAACAGACCAAGAGTACACTCCTGGTGATATCGTAGACGGAACTACAGGACGTCATACAGGTCTTATGGGTTACGATAGAGTTAATAACAATAAGGGTGGACAAGTTGAACCACGCTACTATCTCCCAGACGAGACAATTAACGAACTTGAAAAGAAGTTTGTAAAAATCAATCCAGCTATCGAAGCAGGTGAAGACGAATACGAAAGCGGTTACGCACTTCAACAGGCAGTTAAGGCTGACCCAACAATCCCTGCATCTAACTATCGTCAGGCTGGTCCTGAGGTAACAAAGTACTTCCAAAAGTCACTTTACGACCTCTTCTATAACGACTTCCTTTATGACAATTCTAAGGGTAAAGTTACTATCAAGGTTGGTGAAGCAACACCTGTATTCCTTACTCCAAGAGGTATGGATACCCCTCCAAGTGGTGTAACCTGGCAACTTAACGGATTTGACGGAACTGTTCGTAACGTCATCCTTAAAGTAGGTGGCTTCTCTTCTTTCAACGCTTCTAAACTTACAGGTCCTGACGGAAACGAAATGGATACAGAAGCTTTCTTGGCTTCTTTGAAAGTTATCACAATGAAGGAACTTGCAGCTGGTGAAGTTGAAGGCGCATCTGGCGTTACCACATCTTCTTTCAAGCAGTTTGAATCTGTTCCTTTCCGTGTTGCTACTCAAAAGTACGGTAAGGGTATTGTAGAATACTCCAGCGCTTGTGACGCAGAAGGAAATATCTATCTTGAACTTGACCTCGCAAAACCAGTTAAGCAGCAAGGTGGAACAATTGACGGTTATGTTGGTGTATCAGCAGATTCACTTGGAGAATTCCCAACTGATGTAGATGCAACAGCAGAAATCTTCAAGATTGCTTGGGCACAGTACGATTCACTTGAACTTGAAACCGAAATCGGTGAGGTTTCTTTCAAACTCGATTCTGTAACAGTATCAGTTACTGAAAGAAAACTTCGTGCAACTTGGTCTCCTGAACTTGCACAGGACGTTAGCGCATTCCATAACATTGACGCAGAGGCAGAACTTACAGCAATTCTTTCTGAACAAATCGCAGCAGAAATTGACCGTGAGATTCTTCGTGACCTCCGTAAAGCCGCTCCTTGGCAGGCAAGATGGGATGTCAACGGTTGGAGAAGAATGGCAGCATTCTCTACTAACTACACTCAGAAGGACTGGAACCAGGAACTCTTCACAAAGATTAACCAGATTTCAGCACAGATACATAAGGCAACTCTCCGTGGTGGCGCAAACTTCATTGTAGTATCTTCTGAAATATCCGCACTCTTCGATAACCTTGAGTACTTCCACGTTTCTGACGCAAGCGCAGAAAGCGACCAGTACAATATGGGTATTGAAAAGATTGGCGCACTCGCAGGACGCTACCAAGTTTATCGTGACCCATATTCACCACACTGGTCAATTATCATCGGTCACAAGGGTAAGTCACTCCTCGACACAGGTTATATTTACGCACCATACGTGCCAATGCAGTTAACACCTACTATGTATAATCCATTTAACTTTGCTCCCGTCAAAGGTATAATGACGAGATATGCGAAGAAGGTAGTCAACAATCGCTTTTACGGCCACGTGAGGGTGGACGGACTTGTTCATTGGTCAATCAGTGAGTTGCGTTAATAACTTGTTGAAAATCAATAATTTAGAAAGGTTACCGAGTGAAAATTCGGTAACTTTTTCCGTTTTATAATGCAAATATTCATTCAGAAATGAAAAATAGTTAGGAAAAAGTTATCTTTTTTAATGCCTTATTATATTTATTATTAGGAAAAAGTTATTAAAATATATTGTTATAAATTTGTTTTTTTAACTTTTTTTATATATATTTGGAGTATAAAATTATTTGATATATGGAAACTAAAGAAGCGTTAGAAAAGATTAGAGAAGTCCACGGTAACAAGTACAAATTAGAAGAAGGATGGGAATATAAGAATGCAAAATCTGATATCACACTGTTTTGTCCTGAACACGGAGAATTCCATAAGGATTTTTATAGGTTGGTTAATAAGAAACAAGGATGCCCTGTGTGTGTTAGAAATGGTATAGTTTATAAACCTGTTGGGTATTGGAATGATAAAGAACATTGCATTGAGGAAGCACGTAAATATCATAACAAATTTGATTTAGAGAAACATAATAGTCCTTGCTATACTAGTTTGAGAAAGCACAATTGGTTAGATGAGGTTGCTTCAATGTTTTATGATGATTCAATTCATTATATGCGTTATGATGACCCTATTAATGTTGTATATGTTTATGAATTTGTTGATTTAAAGGCGTTTTATGTTGGTAGAACCAATAATATAAAGAGAAGAGACAGACAGCATAGGAAAGGTTATGGTCATTCAGATGGTGAACGAGAATATGATATTGTATGGAAATTTGCAAATGAGAATGATATTGAGATTCCTTCTCCAAAGATATTAGAAGAGAATGTGATTGCAAGTAAGAGTCAGGAACTTGAAGATTATTGGAAAAACAGATACATTTCAGATGGATGGGTTACTTTAAACAAGGCAAGAACAGGCGTTGGTAAAGGTTCTCTTGGTGCAACATTGAAATGGACATATGAAAAATGCAAGGAAGAGGCATTGAAATATGATGGAAAGTATGCTATGAAAGTTGGTAATCAACCAGCTTATAGTTCTTCTGTAAAGAATGGTTGGATTGATGAATTTTTCGAAAACAAGAATAAGGATGCTGGTTATTGGGATAAGTTGGAAAACGTGTTAGATGCTGCAAGAAAATCCAAAGGTGCAAGGGATATGATTAAGAAATTTGGTGGTGCTTATAATTCTGCAAAAAGAAATAATTGGACAAGTTTATTAGTATATGGGAAGGATTGCGAAGCAAATTGATTTGGAGGCATTAAAGTCTGCTTATAATGAGTATGGTAGTATTAAGGTTCTTGCCAAGATGTTTCACAAGTCTAATAATGGTATTACTGATTTATTAAAGTCTTGTGGTGTAAAGGTTAAGGGTATTGGTAATAAGATTGATTTATCTAATAAGACCGTTTCTTCCATTATAAAGGATTATGTTTCAAAGCATATGAAGATAAGTGAAATATGTGAGAAATATGATTTAAAGTATGACAAGGTTAGTGAGATATTAAGTTCCAATGGTGTTGAGACTAATAGATGGAATGGTCATATCAAGAAGGTAAATGTATCACGTATTTCGTTTTTGAATAAGATTATTTCTTTATTGGATGAGAATGGTATTGAATATGAGTTAAATCGTAAGATAAACAACAATTGCACTGTTGGATTAGTTGCTGGTGATATTGCCATTGACATATATAAGAACAAGAATCTTGTTGATTTACATCATTTTAATTACAGGAGTTTATTGAAGAATAGGTTATTCACGTGCAATTCAAATGGTTATCGTTATATTCAGATATTGGAGGATGAATATAGGGATAGACCTGAAGTTGTATTATCGAAGATTAAGCATATTTTCGGTAAGGATGATATGATAAGGAAGATACCTGGTAGGAAGTGTGATATTATTGAGATTAGCAAAGATGAGGCTGAAATGTTTTTGGATAAGAATCACATTCAGGGATTTGTTGGCTCTACAATTCATCTTGGCGCATTATACAATGGTGAGATTGTTGGTGTAATGTCGTTTTTGAATGAGGGTGAAAACAAATGGAATTTAACAAGATTTGCGTCTTTGAATGGATGTATATGTCAGGGAATTGGTGGTAAGTTATTCAAGTATTTTGTTAGGAAATATGACCCATTTGAAATACGTTCGTTTGCTGACAAGAGATGGACGCTTTCAAGTGATAATAATGTATATACAAAGTTGGGATTTAAATTGGAATATTCAACACCACCAGGATATTATTATGCCAATATGAATTCTTATGAGCGTATTAGAAGGGAGAGATTTAAGAAAGATAAATTAAGTAAAAAATATGGATTACCAATGACAATGACAGAATTAGAGATGGCAAATGCAATTGGTTATGGTAGAATTTGGGATTGTGGTTTGTTCAAATATATATGGAAAAAGGAAGACAACTAAAAGTCTTCCTTTTTTTATTTACTCATAATCTAAACCCATATCTGACATTTGGTCTTCTGCCCAGGCTTCATATTCTTGTTTTTTATCGTAAGCCTCTTGTTTTTGAAGAAATGATTTATATTCTTCTATTGCGTCATTTAATCTATTGCGGTCTATAATGGACATAAGGTTATCATATTGTTCAACATCTTCAATTGTCAATCCGTTATCAACCATTAGTTCTGCCAAACATTCTTCAATTCTTGCACCCTTTGAATATATGTCTTTGTGATTTGAAACCATATCATCAACATAACCTAAGTTATTATGAGGATTATCAAGTTTGACTTCATTCAATATTCTTTTCACAGACCTGTTAATAATTCTATGCAGGTCAGATTCTGTTAATCTAATTCTTCTTTTCATAAATTATTAGTTTCAAAATTTTTTGTATTATTATACAGCATAGTCATCAACATCCAACCTATAATATCCTGCTTCTTCTCTTGCGATTTCTGTTGTTTCTTGGTCGCTATTAGATATTGTGTATATATCAAACGGTTCTCCATATACATCTCCGCTTTGTGTTTCATACTCTCCACCATAGACTGTAACAATAATCACACTATCATAATCAGAAAGTGTTTTAGCGAATTCTGTTGCTGCTTCAATGGCTTCATCAATATCATAATAAGATTTTCCACAATATTGCATATCACTTACATCTTCTTCGTTTTCAATGTCAAGTGCCGATATTGTAAAAATCTCCTGCTGTCTTTGTGATTCTTTCAGTACTCTTTTAACTGACCTGTTAATAATTCTGTGAAGGTCTGATTCTGTTAATCTAATTCTTCTTTTCATTATTTTCCGTATTTATCATTATGTGCTTTTTCAACAGCCTTTGCACAAGTTGGTCCAACTTTAAATGTATCTGTACGCCCTTGACCAGGCTTTCCATAATATGGATATTCCCCAGGTTTTGCATAAAGTGTTTTATATTTTTTTACTGGTTTTTGACAAAAGTAACATCTTTCGTCATCTGGAATTCCTAATCTGTCACTTTTTTCGCTATTTTTATCTACCCAATCAGCACTATGATTGCAATAATAAGCATAGTCATCCCAAGTAATGAAGTCGTCATCATCCCAGTCTTCAACTTTTGCTTCTTTCAGTGCTTGCTTAACAGACCTGTTCACGATTCTTTGCAAGTCGGATTCTGTAAGTTTAATGAGTTTCTTTTTTCTATTCTCGTTAATACCATATTTCTCATTGAAAATTGAATTTAATGTGTGTTCATCAACTCCAAACATATTTGAAATCCAATTAAAGAGATTCCTTTTACATTTTTCATCACCTTTCATTGCACGACGCATCCAATATTCTGGTACGCTATAATTTGAAGTGGGTGATATATCTGCTTTTGATAAAGTATCAAATATACGATTAATTGTCTTATTCATATTTATTGTTTTATTTATTATTATTTGAAATAATCATCTTCGTAAACGCCTTCCCAATCCATTTCTTCGCATTCTGTCCATATATCATATCCTTGTCTTGCCAACCATTCGAATATTTTTGCTGGATTATCTTTATATTTGTAATATACATCCCAATTCAATGATTTTGAAGGCTTTCCTGTTCTTTTATTAATTGGAACGTTTTCCCATATGATTTCCCATAAATTACATAAACCAAATCTATGTTGGCTTATAAGTTCCATATCTTGTGGCGTTAATTTGTATCTTAAATTCATATTTTTGTTTGGTATTGATAATTCCCAAAATTGAGGAAAACCACTTTCCCATTCTGACCCCAAATCTTCTCTAAGTATTCTTTTCACCGACCTGTTCACGATTCTATTCAAGTCGGATTCTGTAAGTTTAATGAGTTTTTTTTTTCATATTATGTTCTATTATATTAAATTATTTTGATAATAAATATCAATAATGTACAAAAAAAATCCACTGACAATGATAATTTTGTCAGTGGATGCATACATAAGTTATTATGGTTGACACTTTGTCTTATGCAGTCTTGTTAATCGAGAAGCGCAGAAAGTAGTCCTTTAAAAGCCTTTTTAAGATTTTCATCATTTTTGAGGTTTTCAAGCATTTCATCAATTTTGTCGCAATGATGATGTGTTGCTTCGCACCGTGGCGTTTCTGGACGATGTTCGCATTCTGTTTCGCTTTCGCTCATTCTGCGTTCCTTGGCGGAGATGAAGTTGATAAGTTCTCTTCTTGTTGCATTATCAACGTCAATTTCATCTGTCCAATGGTTGCGTGTAATAATTCTCTTGAGGCGTTCTGTTGCAAGTCTTGCATAGTATTCCTCTGGTGGAAGTTGTCTCTCTCCTGTGCTTACAAACCTACCGTGAGAGTCACGTGTTGGAGTTGGACGTCTTGTTTCCCTTGGTGTAACTCCCTCTGTTGTTGTATGGGTTTCAAACACAGGTGCTTCTGTTACACTTGTTGGATGGTCAAGTGTACCAATGCCTGGTGGTGGAGGAAGTACGTTTCCATATTTGTCACAAGGCTTTCCATCTGAGTTAATAAACATTTCGCCAAATGAGAATGCAACCTTTCTTACACCTTCTCCAACTGGTTCGCCAACGAATGGGTTATCTTCTGTTTCCTCATCGTCGTTGAAGTCTTCCTCTTCAAATTCGTCAATGAATTCGTCTGACCCTTCTAATTCGATTGGTGAGAATGCGTCGATTCTTTCTTCTGTTGGAATTGGTTCTCCAAGTCCGAGTTCCTTTCGAATTTCCTCTGGAACTGCTGAAAGTGGTTTAATTTCAACAACGTGGTCTGTTGAGATAAGCACTTTTGCTAGTGTGCTTATGAGGATATCTCCGTCACCTCTCATCACCTTGTCGATTTCAGATTTTTCGACACCGAGGGCGTATGCGATTTCATCCTCGTTTGTTTCAAATTCGTCAATGATTTCATTGATTTTTGACTTGATGTCATCCTTTGCTGCTTTAACGAAATGGTTTGCCATTTCAAGAAGTTCTGTTCTGTTCTTTACCATTTTTTTTGAATTAAGTTTGTATAAATTGTTTTTGTGATTTATTTTCGATGCAAATGTACACTATTTATTTTGTAATACCAAATTTTCACTTTTAAAAAATGTTAAAATAACAAATATCCCGAACACAACAGATAGATAGAGATAATAAATTATATATAATTTATTAATTGTATTCGGGATAGATGTATTTCCTTTGTTTACCACCAATGAGTTTCTCCAACAAGGTTGACATTCATAGGAGGACCGTCTTCGATTCTTCTTCTGATGGCGTTCACTTTGTGTAGTGGAGCGTCATTGTCCTTATTTTCCCAGGTGCATTCTGCTGCTGCGTCAATAAGATTATCGAACTTTTCGTGGTCTCTTTCGAATTCAACACGTGATGCATAGTCTTCACGTCTTGGTTCATCAACTCTGATGTTAACACCGAACACCTTATTAGGGTCTTCCTTTGGTTCGCACTCGCATACTTCCCATCTTTTGAGCGGTGTTGCTTTTGGTGCTTCCTTTTGTGGTGTTTTGCAGTCTTTTCCTCCGAGTAATCCGAAGACGAATACTCTTGAATCGTCAAAATCGTCTTTGAACAGTTCAATGCCGTTGTTGATGTTTGTAATTGTTTCAAGTTCATCAAGCATTTCGTTGATTCTGTTCAGTTCATTTAATAAAAGTCTCTCAAACATATTCTAATATTATTTTAAAAGTGAATTAACAGTGCAAAGATATATGTTTTATTTATAAAAACAAAATTTTTGTGGATAAAAATTGAGTATATGTTTGAAAAAGTACAATTTTTAAGGATATTAGATATTTATATAAAAAAGTTTTTAATTGCAATTATGGCTGTATTTAAGGGAATTGTTTTTGTTACTTTCAAGGAGGGTAGCAATGGTTCTAATGGTTTTTTACATATAAAGATTGGTGGGCTTGATGAGGAGAATAACATTGTCAAGCCTCGTGGCGTTGATGATTTGATTGCTAATAATATATTAGGTGTTATGCAGAATGGTTCAAGTTTAAGACCTTATCCTGAATGTATTAGTAAGGGTAAACTTGGTGACGTACAAATAATGGTGACGTTTAATGAATCTGACACTGCTTTACCTCAGTTCTCCAAATTATTAGTTGGTGAGAATTGTTTTTTCAGTAAATTGCCGTCTTTCCTCAATTCTTATTTCAGTATGATATCTCGTGGAGAGCATCAGTATGATTATAAGTTAGACGAAGATAGTTACAATTTTTTAAGGGATAATCAATTTCCTCGTCTTGAAAGGAATCAGATTGCTTATCAGAACATTGCGGGTTTTTTCAGGGATATGAAGTCTATTTTGGCTGAGTTTGGTGAAGAGGCTCATAAGGCACTTGATGATATGATGAAGGTATTGGATACTGTTCCTGATGATGTCAAGCGTATGATGGAAGCGTTGAAATTCGGTGCTTATAGTGTTAACAATATGGCGTTAGCGATTATGCAATGGCGAAATGCTGGTAGGTCAGGCGCACCTTTATATTTATTGACGGAAGACCAATGGAATTATATGTATGGAAGAAAGGTAAATGGTAATGCTTTACCTATATTTCTTTCAATTCCTGCTGAAAGTGGTGCATTTAATGCTTCTCAGGCAGAGGCTAACACCGGTTATAACAGTCAGGAGGTCAGTTCTCTTAATAGGGCTGCTCTTAGCAGAGCCCATTGGAAAGCTGGTCTTATGACTATTGGTCAGAAGCATTTTTATATGAAGGCTTATTATGATTATACGGATACGACTGCTGGTTATAGTAAGATGGACTTTGATAATGATTATGTTCTTGGTAACATTGACACTAGTTTGATGAACAAGAGGCTTGAGGAATTGTTGAGTGGGTACACTGAGGTTTACAGTGATGTTGTTTCTGGTAAGGATGCGAGTGATTTTGCCAATCAGATTGAGGTGAATGAGAGGAATGTTGAATCTGTTACAAATGCTTTTAATGAATTGGCTGTTCAGCAACCTGAAATATTTGGTAGTTTGAAGGGTGCTGATGTATATGATATGGTAAGGTCGTATTATATGAATCAAGACTTCATTGACAGGGATAGGAGTGGCAATTCAAAGAAAGCTCTTGATGCTTGTGTTTTTGCGACGTTGATGATGTTGAAACTTGACAAGAATCATTTGGTTAATATGTTCATACATAATCCGAATTTAAGTAATCCTGATACCTTTAATGCTGTAAAGGGTGAGGTTTACAAATTTGCTAAGATGGTTGACTCTATAAATGAGCATCGTAGGTTGTCGTCGAATAATGTGGATAATAATCAGCAAGTATCTGATGTTCAGGAATCGTTCAGGAGGATGTACAACAAACTTGTTGAGATAAGAAACAGGGATGCGTATGGATTTATTTTGTAATGTTGTCAGGAATGTATTGAATGAAGGATATGAGAATGGTGGAATATACCTTTATCATATGACTGATGTCAATGCTGTCGAGAGTATGGCGAGAACTGGTTTTGAGAGGTTTTTTCTAAACAAGAACAGTACTGCTTTCGGTCCTGTTGTATATACTACATTCTGGCCGTCAATAGACCCACGTTCTGAGGTAGACGACCCTAATTATGACAGAAACCACAGAGCTGGTATATATGGTCACGCAATGTTGAAATTCAAGTTAGTGGGAAATGGTTTTGAGGATTTTGTGATATATGATATTAATATTGCGAGAAATGTATACGGTAGTAATTGGAGGATAAAGGACCAGCTTGAGGTTTTGTTGGACAGAAGGGATTTGAATGACATAAAGACTAATCATAGTAGGGAATATCATACGATAGTGAATAGTCACGATATGTGGCATAGTGGTCGTGTTCCGTTGCAGACTTTAATTTCTCTGTTAAGGAACTATCCTGTTAGTAACAGAAAGATTAAGGGGTATATTTATCACGGTCGAGGTGATGGTTTTGTTGTAATGCCAAAGAATTTCAGAAGACTGTTACCTGTAGGTGTTAGTTCTAATTATGGTAAAAGTTTCAAGCCTATAAAGATTGGTGCGCATTATTTTGACTATGCTATTAACAATGAGGACATTTGGATGGAACTTAATGTCGAGTATGATTATGATGTCAAGACTTATAGGAAATTAGGGTATTCAAATGCTTATTATGATTTTCTAATGCCTTATTTTTATGGCGATTTCGCTTTGGTGGAAAAGGGTGGAAAGAAAAATTACTTATACAGGAAGGATTATAAGCGATATATTGATGGAAGGGTAATTGGTATTCCAATGACGAATGTATGGTTTGATGACGCTCCTGATAGATTCATTCCTGAAGGGACAAGTGTTGTCATTGATGGAGTTGGTTTCATAGTAAAACAATTGGAAGACGGAGAGTTTTACATATATCTTGGTGAGGATGATAATGTTTATGATAAGGATATTATGATATGTCCTTTAAGACAGTTCAGTATGAACATATATTATCAAAAGAAACAGGAATTGGAGAATATGAATCAAGATAATGATAAGAAAAAGCCAAAATGGGTTGATAATGATGAGGATGTATCAAACGATACTGAAAATATTGATTTTGGAGATTTAAATAATTTAGATATAGATTTGGATATATAAAAACAATAAATCCACTGATATTCAATAAAAAATGTTTATCAGTGGATTTTTTTATATTTATTTGTTTTCTGTTTTTGCCAAATAATGTCTCATTACTTTCCTATAGTACCCATTTGTTGATGCGATTTTGTATTTTGGTCCTCCGTTCCACATTCTTATCGCTTTTTCGATATTGCATTCAGGGTTATATTCGTTTTGCATAATAACGAACATTTCCTTTGATTTTTCGGCGTTGTATCTGTCATTGTTTGTGAAGCGTTTTTTGCTTCCCTTTCTTGAAAGGATAATATTGCACTGTTTAACGCATCCTGTTGAGATTTGCAATAGTCCAACATATAATCCATTACTTGATACTGCCTTTGGATTGCCTCCGCTTTCCACTTTTGCGATTGCGTCAATTACATAATTCCAATTGAATTTCTCACTGACAACACTGTCTTTGTTGATTGTTTGCGCACTTGTCGAAATAATCGACATCAATAATAGCAATAATGCCATAAAAAAATTTTTTCTTCTCATTTTAATTTTGTTTTTAAGTTGCGGTAGATATCATATAGATACCTTATAAACGCCTTGATATGAGAGGTTTTAAGAGTTACGGCGTTTATTTGTTCCGCGGTTATTATTTATTGTTTTATAATTCCGTTGTTATCAATTTTCTTATTATACCACGCTTTTATTATTTTTTTAAGGAATTCATCTCTTTCTTTTGTATCTGATAATATTGTCTTGAATTCCTCTTGAAGCATTTCGAACAGTTGGACATCTGTATATGTCTTAACAGCCTCATTGCTGCTGTTCATCCAAGCAACAACTTGTTTCTCTGACGGTTTTCCATTCTCATCCTCTGAATCATATGTTGCCCTAGAAAAGTGTTGGTCAAGGAACTTCTTGACCAACAGCACCTTATCTGGATAGTTATATGATTCTTTGATTAAATGTCTAACCAATTTTCTTTCTTGTTCTTCTGTCAATATGACTTTCATAAAATAGTCCTTTTATATATAAATATCAGATACTTTGTTTTTTTTATCAATCTGTACTAAATGTGTTTTCTAAATATTCATTAGTATCAATTGCATCAATTGAAATAACATCAATTAAATCATTTATATTATCTGCGAATTCTGTGCAAACACGAATTTTTTGATTATTATCATTTATATTCTCAATAACAAATTTGCCTCTGATTATTCTTTCAATCATATTTGGGTTGTTGTAATCATAATCATTAATTAACATTCGCAGTAGTGTTCTTCTTTTGTTAATTCCGTTTTTAATATCAATGAATTTCAAATTATCAATACAAGCCTTTAATTCAGTCATCCAATGAGCAAAGTTCTCACATTCAGGATTAAGCAATTGACACCATTTGCAAAGACACCAATTTTCCACTAATTGAAATCGCAACCCATCTACCCTTGCTCTATATCCTTTTAAAGGAATTGCGTATTCATTGATTAAACCAATCCTCTTCAATACATCATCAACGGATTCATTTACTATATCTTTTATTAATTCTATTGTTATGTTTTTCATTTTTATTTTGGTAATTCGTAAAATCTTGTTATATCAAATTCAATATCTTCATTTAATGGGTATATATAGAATGATGCCTCATCTGGTATTTCGCATATCTTTATAAATCCTTTTCTTTCCCAATAATGTTCTGTATTGTATTCTTTTCCAACTCCGCACCATATATAATCAATATCATTTCCGTAGAAGTATGTATCATTATAATGTAGCATTTTATTGTCGATGCCTGTTCCTCTTAATCTTTCGTCCAAAATGAATGAATGACCGTCTATCCCTTCATATTGTTCAAGATATCTTGATAGTTTTCCATTTGACAACGGTAATGGTGTTCCATATTTTAATGGATAATGTGAGAACATAAGCAATCCATATATTGTACCGTCTCTTTTGTCAATTGCCTTAACAGAATTGAATAAATCCATTGATGATTCAACAATCTGTCTGAATGTCTCACCATATCCATTCATATTGAAACCGTCTTTCAATATTGATAATATATATGGTATGTCATTTGGCGTTGTGCTTGTTATTAGTATGTTATCCAACAATTCTTCTTTTGATATATTGTTGTATATCAGTTTGTTTTTGAATTTCATCGGCAAATATATACATTAAAAAATTATTTTCCAAAATTATTTAACATTTTTTATATAATTGATACTTTCTCATCAATATAATCAACAATGAACTTATGATTTTTATCATAATCATTTTCAAGGATAAGGTCTGTAATCTTGTCCTCAATAATTGTTTGAACAAGTCTTATTATTGGTCTTGCTCCCATATCCTTCTCTTCAATCGACCTCTTGTGTACATAACTCAACGCAGATTCTGTGCATTCAAGGTCATATCCAATTTCATTTAGCCTTTTTCTTAACTTACCTATTTCTATTTCAACGATTTTCCTGAGGTTTTCTTCATTCAAGTCATTGAAATGCACTATTTTATCAATTCTATTTATGAATTCTGGGCTGAACTTTCTCTTTATGTTCTTATCTATAATTGATTTTGCGTTTGCTGATTTATTTATTGAGAAACCAACACCTCCGCCAAATTCTGATACTTCTCTTGCGCCGATATTAGATGTCATAAGTATCATTGTGTTTTTGAAATTGACAACATTTCCATTACTTTCCGTCAACCTTCCCTCATCAAATAATTGCAGGAATATGTTATATACTTCGTCGTTAGCCTTTTCTATCTCATCTAACAATATGACGCAGTATGGTTTCTTTTTGATTGCGTTTGTAAGTATTCCTCCGTCCTCGTATCCGATATATCCTTGACTTGTTCCATTTAGTTTGCTTACAGAATTCTTTTCAGAATACTCTGACATATCAATTCTTACAAGAGCGTTCTCGTCACCGTATATCTCCTTTGCCAACATCTTTGCAAGTAATGTCTTTCCAACACCAGACTTTCCTTCAAGAAGGAATACTCCCTGTGTCTTGCTCTTGTCACCAAGCCCTACCTTGTTTCTCTTTATCACTTGGCATACAGAATCAATCGCTTCGTCTTGTCCTATGATATGTTCTTTGAGTATTTCTCCAATATTCGCTATTTTCTTTTTTTCGTCAGAGGTTAGTTTTGACATTGGTATATTTGTCATTTCTGATACGGTATACGCAACGTCGTTTTCTGTTATTTCAAATGGATTGTCTGATATATTCCTTTTATCATCAGCAATTTCTTTATTGATTGTATTTTTTTCCTTTGATAGTTCCTCAACTTTCTCAAAGTCACCTCGATTCATTGCTATTTGCTCCTCTTCTTCAAGTTCTTTAACTCTTATTAACTTTGACGGGTCTGTTTTTGGTTTTGTCTTATATGACATATACGCACCTGAGAGGTCTATGATATCAAACGCTGAATCAGGCAATTTCCTGTCAGTTATATACCTATCAGCAAGTTCAACAGCCTTCTTGCAGGTTTCTTCTGAATATTTGACGTTATGGAAACCCTCATAATATGATTTGTTTGACAATATGACTTCAAGTGCCTGTGATTTATTCAGCGGTTCTATGATTACGTTTTGGAATTTCTTTGATATTGAGGAATTAGGCTCAATGCTGTTTCTGTAATCTTTAAACGTAGTTGAAGCTATTACTCTGACTTCTCCACCTGATAATATATCGTTTATCATTCCTGATATATCAGTATCCTTTTCCTTTTGTCCGTTTTTGATTATTGTATGTATATCGTCAATTACAAGAATATATTTATTTGAAGACTTGATTTCATCAAAAAGTCCTTTGACTCTTTCCTCAAACATACCCCTCAGGTTTGTACCGCTTATGAGTGTCATAATATCCAACATAAGCATTTGTTTGTCTTTCAATGTGTCAGGTACTTCATTCTTAACGATAAGTTCTGCTATACCTTGGATTATAGCGGTTTTTCCAACACCGCTGTCACCAATCAGTATCGCGTTGTTTTTCTTCCTTCTCATCAAAGCCTTGATAATCTGACCCTTTTCATTTTCCCTCCCAATCAATTCATCATATTCGCCTTTGGAGTATTTTTCATTTAGGTTTATTGTGTATTTCTTTATGAAATCATTGCTTGTCGTTATTGCCATTTGGTTTGTAGCACCCTTTGCTGGTATTTCCATTGATGGGCTGTTTATACCGTTCATTCTATTCCCCACATATTTAACAGGTTTATTTAGTCTTCTTTCTGTGCATTTGTTTAAAAGGTCGTCATATAACAATCCCATAGATTGAAAAACGCCAGATGCTTTTATGTTGTTCGATGGGTTTAGTATTGTAAGTAATATATGTTCAGTACCTATGATAGTGCTTTTTGTATTAACTCTCTCATCATTCAGTCTGTTCATTATGAAGTCTAATTCCTGACTGAATGTGGCTGAATTTCCATTATGCTTGATTGAGGGGTCATAATAGTTACTAAGGTATTCTGTATATATATCTTTCAGCCTTTGCACATTTTCATTTGAAAGGCATTTGGATAATATCATATTTGCGTGGCAGTATTTATTATCCAATATCGAAGTGATAAGGTATTCAGATGTTATGACATCCGTTGGGAATTCTGCTGATAATGTCTCAATCATATACTCTATGACATTATTGAATTCAGGTGTGTATATTCCATCATTAAAACTCATTTTTTATAAAAAATAACTATTTATTTGAAATAGTCAAACTTTGGTGATATATTATTAAACAATAAATGGATGACCACATAAAAGTCATCCATTTTTTTAACACCGTACTTTATATCCAATATTTTCAAGTAGTTCAGCAATTACTTTCACTTGTTCATCATTGAATGGCACTCTTTGGTTTACAAGGATATTTTCTTTTGTGTCTGTTACAAGTATTCCGTCATTGTCATATTTGATTGTAACTCCGTTTCCACTTCTAAACACATACTCCTCATTAATTTTGTCCAAATCAGCATCACCAATCTTGGAATACTCATACTTTTTCTCTTTAATCAGTCTGTTGAACGTCTTTCCCTGTGAATCGCTTTCCCTGAACAGTAAATAATCCCTCACATCAACTTTATCATACTGATATTCAGAACCATTGTTGAAAACAACCTTCAATGTCTTTAATTCATTGTCATTGTCAATACACTCACTGTAAAGAATATTAGAACTTTTGTACCAAGCCCTGTCAATATTATCAGAATAATAACTATATAATTTAGACATAATATTAAATAATATTTTATATATATAATATAATATTATTCCGGATAATATAAAGAGAAAATAGTTTGATTTATTGCATTAATCTCCGAAAGTTATATGAATAAACTCTTCTTCATTATTTGGGTTAGTTACCTCCCATCCGTCTCCTACATATTGAACAAATTCTCTAAATGTTCTTTTTAACGCATCATCAATGGTATTCCACATAGAGTTTCTAAACTGTCTAAATGAGTAAGTATCATTCATTGATGATTCAAATATGTTGTCTTTTAACACTCTTTTCACTGACCGATTTACGATTCTGTGCAAGTCAGATTCTGTTAGTCTAATTCTTCTTTTCATATTTATTTTGTTATCTAGTTTATAAATTATTATCTATCCAAATAAAAGTCGTGTATATGTTGGTTATCAAGTTGGCTAGGATTCCAATCTTCATAATTTAGACGAGCCAATTCAGAAGCATCATAATCAGCAGGATATCTACCGTGTCCGAATGGATAGTATTCATCAAGGTCTTCCCAATCAGAATCCATCTGTTCTTTTTTACTCTTTAAACCAGTGTGAAGTGTTCGATAAGGTGTATCTGCAAATTCTCCAAAAGTCTCAGCGGTATCTCTAATCTCGTTAAGCGTTCTTTTCACTGACCGATTTATGATTCTGTGCAGGTCAGATTCTGTTAGTCTAATTCTTCTTTTCATATTTATTTTGATATCTAGTTTATTAATTATTTCAATCTATAATATTAAATATTAGAAACTGGCTAAAAATATCCGAAAATATTTGTTTTTCACGATAATTTCATATATATTTAGCCAAAAAAAATGTGATAATTATGACAAATTATGATGCTTTATACAATAAGTTATTGAGAGAGATTATTGAAACTGGTAATGTAAAGGAAGCAAGGTCTGGCAAGGTTAGGTCTATATTTGGCGTATGTATGGAATTTGATTTATCAGAAGGTTTGCCAATATTGACAACAAAGCGTGTGTATTATAAGGGTATAATTCACGAGTTATTATGGTTTTTAAAAGGTGATACTAATATCAAGTATCTTGTTGAAAACAATGTTCATATATGGGATGATGATGCGTATCGTTGGTTTTGTTCTTTCTATGATGAAATTCCAATGTCAAAGGAAGAGTTTTTGGATAATGTATTGAAATCAAGACAGACTTGGGTAAAGGATAAGAAGATAAATATTTTCAAAAGATATATTTTTGGTGATTTGGGTGATATATATGGTAAGTCTTGGAGGAGTTTTGGCGTAAATGGTGTTGACCAGATAAAAAACATAATAAACACTTTAAAGACAGACCCTGATAACAGGAGAATGCTGTGTGTTGCTTTCAATCCTGATGTTGCTGATAATGTTGCTTTACCACCTTGTCACACAATGTTTCAATTTTACACAAGAAAACTTGATAATGGTAGGAGGGAGTTGTCTTGTATGTTCAATATGCGTTCTAATGATATATGCTGCGGAAATCCATATAATATAACACAATATGCCATATTAACGTATATAATTGCAAATATATGTGATATGGAGGTTGGCAAATTGTTATATGTTGGCGGGGATGTTCATATATATGAGAATCATATTGAAGGTGCAATGGAGCAGTTATCAAGGAGTGGAAGTGATATACAGCCAAAACTTCTTATTAAAAGAAAACTGGATGATATTGACGATTTGAAATATGATGATTTTGAAATCGTTGACTATCATCCAGATAAACCAATTAAATATGAATTAAACGTTGGAATGTAATATTATTTCGGCCAGGCTCCGCATTGGTCGTATATTTGTTTATCAATCCACCTAGTGTTTTGTCCGTTTTTAATCATTTGTTCTCTTCTATCGTATAGTTGTTCAAGTTCTTTGACTTTTCTTTCTTCCCTTTGGTAGTTATTTGGCATAAGGTTGAGATATAGGATGTTTGGACAGTCATAATGTATTCCTGATGTTGCCCATCTTCCGTAATCTCTTCCTTTGTCAAGTTTTTTGTTCAGTATATCAGCTATTTTCTTTGCTATAACAACTTCTTTATCTGACAGTATATAGTGCATACCAAGGCTTGCTGTTCGATACTTCACCATTGGTGTGATTCCTACTGATTTGAGTACTTCGTCAACTATTGTGAACACCTTTGGGTCATTTTTGTCAACGTCAAGGAAGCATATTGGTCTAGACGCAAAATCTTTTTTCTGTCCTAGAACGAATGCTAATTTATGATTTCTATGATGGTAGAATCTGCCGCCTTTGTCGAACCACCCTCTTGATTCTCCGACCTTGATATATTCGTTTGCTGTGTTAAGGTTTCTCCTATTAAGGAAGATGTATGCTCTTGCACCGTTTTTTTCACAAGCATTGATTATATCGGGTTTGAGCATTTCAAGCTCGTTTGCTGTGTGTATTATTTTCGTGTCTATTATAGCGTATCCTTGATAATACTTCCAAGTATCGTTTGGGTCGTTTTCGTGGTCTTTTTTTCTCCTCATAATTTGAACGAACCAAATTTCCTCAGGTTTGTTTGGTTTGATGAAATCTGCAAACTCACTGAAGTTGTCAATTTTGGTATAACCATTTGGTAGTACTGTTGTATTTTCCTTTAATAAATGCGGTCTTCTCATCATTATATATCCAAATCTACTGTAGTATTATTCAAGTTATTTTTTGGGATTTCATTCAAGTGTTTTTTTTCTATTTCTGCTTTCGTTGGTATTGTTGTTGGTTCACCGCCTGAATTTAAGTTTCTAATCATTTGCATTACTTTTGGTCGTTCTTCTGGATATAATTCTTTGAATTCTGGATGGTTTAGTGTGCATCGTGTTATCGCAGCATTCATATTTACAATTAGCTGTTTTTCTGCCTTAAATTCATCGTAATAATACGCCATTTCCAAAACTTCCGGACAATAATAAAACCTGCACATCATACCGAAGTAATCGTCTGCGTATCCAAATTCTGCGCTAGGTTCAAGTATTGATGTGATTTTTCTATCTTCAGCCTTCACTGTTACAGCGTTTATTATGCCCTTCCAGCTATTCAACAATATCTTTGCCGATGATACATAATTATGGAAGGTCTCTGAATTCTCGTTTTGTTCGAATTCATATTTTGCTTCCATAAATGAGCCATATGGTTTTCCATTAAGCACATTCGTTGCATTTGATTGACGATTGTCCTTTAATGTTATAAAATTTCCACTGCCTGAAACTCTCCAACGATTGTAGTTCCATCTATATTTATCTTGATTGTTAATACCTTCTTTAATGAGAAGTAATTTATTTAATTGACCTTCTGTGATAAATATTTTCTTTCGTGATTTCATAATTTTTCAAAAGTTTTCATATAAATAGTATTTATAGACTATTTATATTAAAAAAACTTAAAAAATTATGATTGATATTAATTATGAGGGTTACGGATACGATACTTGTGAGCAGTTTGTATCCACTGCAATTCAGTGCAACACACAGTTTGATGGAGAAAAGACAGCCAAATCTGGTATAACATACACTAATTATCCTTTTGAATCATTCGTATCTGAGGATTATCCTAAGACTGATGATTTGCTTATTCCTGTATGCGATAAGGAAAGGGTAAGCGGTGATATTATTGATGATGACGATGTTAATAGTGAGAAAACTGAAAACTAATTAAGATTGATGAATAGGAAGGTCGTTATTTTTAGCGAGGAGAATGTACGTAAACTTAAGGACAAAAACACTTGTTTCGCTGAGCTTGATGAGTATGAGATAGGAACTGAAGGCTCAGCTAACGACTATATGCACATAACCAATGAGAATGCCGAACTTGAAGTCAGTCCTGCTGATATAAGTCTTTCATCGTTTTCTAAGAAAAGCGGACTTGTTGACAAGATTTGGGATGGTATGGATTTGAATTCAAGGGTTAGGTTGAAATTATTGGATATTGCTGATGATTTTTGGAAATATGCGGACACTAATTGGGTTGATATGGATGGAGTTTTATTAACTGGTTCAATATGCAATTTCAATTGGTCTGATAAGTCTGATATTGATTTGCATATAGTTGTTGATTTCAGCGAGGTTGATGAACGAGAGGATTTTGTAAGGAAGTATTACAATTCAAAGAAAAACGATTGGAATAATGACCACGATAACCTTAAGATATTTGGTTTTCCTGTTGAGATTTATGTTGAGGACATAAATGATTCAGTACAATCAAACGGTGTATATGACCTTGAAAAAAATGAATGGGTCAAGGAACCAGATTCTGATGATGTGATGGAGATTTCCCTTTCAAAATATTATATCAAAAAGAAAGCTGCTGACATAATGACTGATATTGACGATATGATTGATGAATTAAAATCAAATGATGACAGTCATATATCAGAGGAGATTATGGACACAGCACAGGGTATAATAGATAAACTTAAAAAAGAGAGAACCAAGTCTTTGGAGAAGTATGGTGAAAGTGGTGTTTGGAATGTGATATACAAAGTCATAAGAAGGTCTGGATATTTCGATAAAGTATGGAATTTGATAAATGATGCTTATGATAAGGTTAACTCTATTGAGGAGGGTTATGATATTAATATTCCCCTTTTTGAGGAGGTGGTTGCCGATGGTAACGCAAAACATAATCCATATGCTAAACGATGGAAACAAGAAAGAGAAAAATTAAAGAATTTCATATTGACTTACGGTGAGTTTATGACAAGTATGGAGAACGGAAAGACATACAAGGTTTATGTGATAAACGAACTTACAAGACTTATGGGAAATATATACTGTATATGTCTTGAATACTCACAATACCCTGAGAAAATAGGAAGGACTATTTATATCAGGGCGTATGATAAATTCACCAAACGTATGTTCCAACCACAGTTTGATACTGGTGGTCACGATAATAATAGTCAGACAAGTTATTGATTTTTTTCAAAGAAAAATAATTTTTTTTATAAAAAAGAAATTTTTTCTTATTAAAACTATATTTATATTAAAAAATAATGTATTAAAAAAACGGCTTTATTGTGTTGATATTTAATATATTTTGCATAATAAGTCAAAGTGTTAGATTATGAGCAACGTAAAAAACCAGTTAAATAGAATGAAATCCCTTATGAAGTATGGTCTTGATGAGGGTAAGAACAGTTCTTACAACAGTGTTGAGTATTCCAAGGTTGCAGCTGATGGAAAGTTGTATGGTATAATCCGTGAAGGTACTAAGTACTACATAAAGGTTTCACCGACAACAAAATCCCAATTGGCTGAGAATTTCGATTACATCGGTGGTTTTGCAAACAGAAAGAGAAATGAGTTTTCAAGTTTTGCAAATGCACAGAAGCAGTTCGACCTTAAGATGATGTCAATCAATGAGGCAAGCAGGAACAAGATTAACATCGATTCCTGGAATCCTGACGCAAAGGAGTTCCTCACTGTTGAGGCAACTAACAAAATGAAGAAGGAGATACAACGCGAAAGGCAGATTATGAAAAACGCCTCACTCATTATGGAGAAGAAAGGCGTAAGCGAGTGTGGTGTTGCAGAATGTGGAAATGGCTTCTCAGAGTGTTCTGGCGAAGGATGCAAGACAACAAAGGTTGATAAGGCAGCAAAAGACACACAGAAGACCAATATAAAGGACGAAGGACATCCATTCGGAAAACCTAAGGATTCTGTGTTCACCAAGAAACCAAGTAAGAAATCTCTTTCTGTAAATGAGGATGTATTGGGTTGGAATGATGATGAGGATTATCTTGACACAACACACGGAACACACGTTGGAAAGGATGACCCATTCACAATCGACGACCCTGATTCAAACCAGAAGGAAAGTATGGTAGAAGGTGTTTCAATGCACGATGAAGATGACCAGAATACTCCAACACCAGGAACAAACAAGAATGGAAAGAACATCAAGTGGGTAAAGGAATCTATCGAGGATATTGAAGATGGCGAAGACGTCGAGGAAGGCGATGGAGATACAGAATATGAACTTGAAACAGACGACGACATTGACGCTGACGTTGAAGGACTTGATGATGATGTAGAAGACTTTGACGATGATTTAGAGGATTTCGAAGACGATGAGGAAGAGTATGATGATTCTGTAAATTCAAGACTTGATGCTCTTGAAGATAAGATTGATGATATTCTTGCAGCTGTTGGCGGTGACGCTGATTATGCTGATTATGACACCTATGAGGATGACGACCTTTATGATGAGGACTTTGACGACGATGAAGAAGAAGAGGTTTATGAATCAAGGAATTATCGCAATATGATGCTTAAAGAGGGTGGTATGAAGAGATTTTCTGATAAGGGAAGAGTACCATCTGGTAATATGAACCCACTCAATATGTTCGGAAAGCATCCTGCATATCAGAAAAAGGTTATGACACTTCCTTCTCACGAACACGAGGAGTTTGATGGTTACTATGATATGAACGACGATTCCGTAAGGAACAACAAGCCTTACGGTGAGTACATTGGAAGTAGCGCACCATTTGAAGTTGAGCCAGAGTCAATCGTTAATGCTATTGCTGAATCAATCAACAGGAACTTAAAAAAAAAAGCATAAGGTATTGAAAGTACCAAGAAAACCATCCCCAATGGATGATTTAGGTCCAGCGCCAGGTGGTATGCCTGAAGGACCGGATGCTATGGGAGACCCTGGTATGATGCCTCCACCTGATGATGGAATAGGACCTGATATGGGAGAACCTGATGATATGGGAAATCCTGATATGGGTATGGATATGCCAAACGATAACGGCGATGCTGAAAAGAACAGGATACAGAAGGATGTTGGCAAATTAACGGATAAAATCAGAAAATACAATAAATCCGGTAAATATGACGAAGAGTTTATGGATTGGATTGACGGTATGATTGAATCTGCGATTGACGGTGACGATGAGGATATGCCTGATGACGGTGGTATGGAAGAACCTGAAGGTGATATGCCACCTGAAGAACCAAATCAGCCAAAGCCTCAAATGGAGTCAAGGAGGAGAAATATAAACAGAGTTGTGAATGAGATTGTTGATTCAATAATCAATAACAAGCCGAGGGAAGAGAGAGGAACCAAGAGGCACAACAAACATATTGAGAATGACAGTGTGTCAGTTGACAATCCATTCGTATCACACAGATAAAGAGAAAGAAGAAAGAAGGGAAATGCAAAATCCCTTCTTTTTTTTTGTTTTTATGAATATTTATTGTGGTAAAACAATATTAATATTATGGAATACGTATTCACGAAAAGACAACTTGACTTGTTGATGGAAGACAACACAAGTACTGAAATAACTGTTGGCAGCGATAATAAATCAGGTAACTTAAACACACTTCAAAGTGATTTGAACAACGCTATGTCAAAGAATCCTGGCAAGCACAACTTTGGTGCTGATTCTGAGAACTATAACAATAACACAAACGATAATGACGGACAGCTTGATTTGACCGTAACAGGACAGAATGCAAAACAAATGGTTGACAAGGTGAAGGATGAAGTTAATTCTTCTGGAAACAATCCATACAAAAGGGCATATATGAATGGAAAACTCAGGATACACGGATATAAGGAAAACACAAACGAAAACAGGATATTCACAAAGAAACAATTTGACAGGTTTTTAAAATCATTGAAGTAAATAAATGAAAGACAAGAAGTACATATTACCTAAATTCATATATCAAGCCATAAAAGACAATAACACATCACTTGGTGATTGCGATGCTTTTCCACCAGATGATGAGTTTGGATATTTATATACAATAATCAAAAACAGATATAAGTCTGTGATTGACCATATGGACGAATATGATTATACTTCATCAGTAAACAACGAATTTGCTCTTAATAGATTAAGTGAGTTGATATTAAGAGCAAAGGAGTTTGAAGCCCCTATATCAGAAAGACTTGAAACAATATGCTTCAATATATGCAACAAAATGCTTGGTGTTCCACCTGATACTGTTTTGTTGGAATGCCATATAGTTGACAAAATCAACAAAGATATGATGATGAGAATAACTCCTGAAAATATCATATCATCAGGAGGTTTTGATTTCAACGATATAGATGAGATTAAGTCATTAAATAAGGAAGTAAAGAAAAGAAGGGTTATAAATGCCCTTATTATGGGTGCTTCAATAGATTTGTCAAGATATTGGCACGCAATAGAATTAGAGTTATCAAATAATATTGGTGATTGTTCGGAACTGATTGAGATATATCGTGAGATATCAGTATTGGAAGATTTTCTTTTATTCAACTCAAAGGTTAAAATGACAAATGATTTCGCACCTCAAAATGGTTTTGTTGAAGTTAGGCTTGGGCACGGGGAACAGAAAACTACAATAAAGTCGTCAGCCATATTGTTTCCATATCTCATACAGGAAACATTAAGAGGATTCTTTGAATTATTCTCTTCACACGGATTGCCAAAGGATAATAAAAGCGCAATGTATGTAATAAAAAAGGCTGATTTTGTTATGGCTGAACCTTGGGATATAAGGATTGGAATACCAATGTGGAAAAAGATTATGTCAAATGTTGATACGATAAAAACAAACGTTTTGCCATATCTTTTCTCTGATATGTGTTCAATGGAATATGACGAATTCAATAATGCAATGCAAAATATGCTTGCTGGGACAAAAAGGGGAAAAGCATTTATATATAAGGAAATACAAAAGGTCGAGGATAATAACGAATATCAAATGTTCAAGGATAGAATGAAACAGAAAAACGTGAATCTTTCCTTGATTAATGACGATAATTCGTTAAATTTTAAAAGAAAAGTCTGATGATATATGATTATAATGAAATGGCAAAAGAATATGCCATTGGATATAAGGATAAATCAAGGATATATTTCATAGAGAAATACTTAAGCACACTTGATGCTACATCAGGAAAAAAGGTACAGTTTAAATTGTTCCCAAGGCAGAAGATTTTTCTTCAAACACTGTCTGAAAATAAGAATGTGGTGAGCATCAAGCCAAGACAGTGTGGTATTACCACTTTATCATCAGGATGGATATGCGGACAATGTGTATTTGCGTCTCCTGACTCGCCAGAGACGATTCTTTGTATTGGAAACAAACTTGACATATCACAGCAGCTTGTGGACAAGATAAGGGATTTCCTCTTACAAGTTCCAAGATGGTATTGGGGTGAAGAATATTTCTCTGAAAACCCAAAAGACCCGAAGAACAAAAAGGATATATTTGTAAAGAACAGTAAGAATGAACTTGAATTGTTTAACGGATGCAGAATAGTTGCGCGTTCATCAGGCGCAAATGCAGCCAGAGGTATATCAGCAGCATCAATACTTATATTCGACGAGGCAGCGTTCATTGAGAACGGTAAGTCAGTATATGCATCAGCCGTTGCGACAACATCTTCAAATCCAAATGCGAAGATTATAATGGTAAGTACTCCTAATGGTCACGACGAACTTTACTATGAGACATATAGACAAGCTGTTGCACACGAGAATAACTTTATCGCGGTACAGTTCAGATGGTATCAAGACCCAAGATATAACAAAGGATTAAGGTGGTATAAGTTTGATGAAAAGGGTGATAAGATTTGGGATGCTGACAAAATTGTAAACGAGGAAGACCAATCAGTAGAATACAATGAGGAAAGATGGAAGAGCCTTGAAAGGAATGGATGGATACCGACATCAGGATGGTATGAGGAAATGTGTCTGTCTTTCAACAACGACTCAATGAAAATCGCACAGGAACTTGATGTAAGTTTCCAAGGTTCTGCTGATAACGTTGTCGCACCACAGTTCATAGAAATGCAGGAAAAACTAAATGTCAGAGAACCTCTTGAAACATTGATTGACCCAATGGTTAAAGAAACCTGGTTTTGGAAGCCGCCAATTGACGGACATAGGTATCTAATCGGATGTGACCCAGCGCGTGGAACTGCTCACGATAAGACTGCCATAGAAGTAATTGATATTGATGGTGTTGACGAAGATGGCAAACCAATTATTGAACAGGTTTGTGAATATAATGGTAAAAAACTTGGAGACGATGTTGGTGCTATAGTGTACAATTATGCAAAAATGTACAATGAGGCTTATGTGATATTCGATGCAACTGGAGGACAGGCTGACGCAGCCATATTGACAATGATAAGTCTTGGATATAAGAATTTCTACTATGAGGACGCTGTACAGAAAACGTATATGCTTATGCACCCTTCGAAGCAGTATAGTGGCGATTTGACAGATTCTTTACCAGGATTTCACTTCCAAGGAAATAGATATCCAGTATTGAGCAATTTTGCCAATATGGTTAGAAACAATGAAATTAAAATACGCTCGTCAAGAGTTATAAATGAATTGAATACTTGGATATTCAAGGAAAATACAGGAAAGATTGACCATCAAGCCGGTGCTTGGGATGATTTGATTTGCGCATTGGCGATGGCTATGTTTGTTATGCAGTTCTCTGTAAACAAGATACTTGCAGCCAAAGAGAAAGACAAGGCAATTCTAAATTCATATTTGATGGCTGGGGCGATGAGTGTGTCAACGAGGAAGAACAGTACAGGAATATTACCGTCAAACGGTCTTCCTTTTTATACTGAAAGTGTGTTGAACAAATACGGAAATAAAGCTGTCCAAGGAAACTATTTGTGGCTTTTTGGACATACAAGATAAAAAACTATCATCTAATAATGGCTAAGAAATATACTATTTTCCAAAGTCTTGATAAAGCATTAAGCGGAAATTGGAACGCTGATGACGGAAGGTCGCATATCAATTCATATGATATGTCAAATGCTTCCAACGTGATATACAAGACGAAAAACAAGGAAGATTACGAAAGGACAAAACTTGAACTACAACAGAATGAATATCTTAAGGAAAGGTGGATAAAGGCAAATGTTGACCTATCAGTAAGTGCGTTCTCTGGTCTTAATAACCTTAAGCTTATGTATAGGGACGCGGACCTTATGGACTCATTCCCTGAGATAGGTGCTGCATTGGATATACTGTCAGAGGAGAGTGTTCTTGCTGGTTCTAACGGTATGGTTGTAAATGTGGCTTCCGATTCAAACAGAATAAAAAGCATACTTGAAGACCTTTTCGTCAACAGGCTTAATATGCAGATAATGGCGCAAATGGTCATCAGGGCGATGTGCAAGTATGGTAATCAGTTTATGCTTCTTGACATTGACAATAAACTTGGTGTTAAAGGATGGAAACAATTACCGGTATTCAATGTTGAAAGACTTGAAAACGGTATAACAAATCCATACGGAAGCGGTTTGTCACTTGCTGTCAATAATGTAGGACAAGAAGACCTTACAACAAAATTCGTATGGCTTGACGAAAGCAACTCACAAGTTCCTTTCAGAGACTGGCAAGTAGCACACTTCAGGCTTCTTAATAATTCAATGTATTTGCCGTATGGAGTATCTGCTTTAAACTCTGCCAGACGTCACTGGAGAATGCTGTCATTGATGGAAGATATGATGTTGATTTACAGGCTTGAAAGGTCTATTGAAAGAAGGGTATATAAGATATATGTTGGCGCAATAGATGACGCTGATGTGCAGGCTTATGTTGAGAACATCGCAAACAATTTCAAGAGGACACCGATTATTGACCCTATGACAGGACAGGTTGATTTAAGGAAAAATATATTGTCAGTATCTGATGATATCTTTATTCCTGTTCGTGACCCGAATGCTCCTACACCTATTGACACGTTGTCTGCTGCTCAGAATTTGACGGCTATGGATGATATAAAGTATGTTCAGAACAAGGTATTGACTGCTTTGAGAATACCAAAACCATTTTTGAATTTTGAGGAATCAGCAGGTGAAGGTAAGAATTTGTCATTGTTGGATATAAGGTTTACAAGGACTGTTAATCGCATACAACAGGCATTTTTGATGGAACTGACAAAGATTGCCACGATACACTTATACATTCTTGGTTTCACTGATGACCTGACTAATTTCACATTGACAATGAATAATCCTTCAACTCTTGCAGAACAGATTGAGATTGAGAATATACAGAAGAAAGTTTCCACAGCCCGTGACGCTGTTTCAGACCCAGGTAATGGTATTCCTATAATGTCTCAGACAAGGGCGTTGAAGGAGATAATGAAATGGTCAGAGAAAGAGATTAAGGATAATCTTGAAGAGATTAGGCTTGAAAAGGCATTGTCTGCTGAATTGGAGAAGACCACTCAGATTATAAACAGGACAGGTATCTTCGATACTGTTGACAGGATATATGGAGAACCCGGTGCTGAATATCAGGACGGTCAAGGCGGTGGTCAAGGTGAAGAAGGCGGACCTGGCGGACCAATGGGAGGTGGTCCAATGGGTGGAGGAGACTTCGGAGGCGGACTTGATGACCTCGGTGCGCCTGGTATGGGTGATATGGGAGACATTCCTGGTGCTGAGGGAGAAGAACCAACAGGTGAAATGGGTGAACCTGGAATGGAGTCGCCAGGTGGACCTGAAGGCGCTGGTGGTTCACCAATGGAGTCATACAGGTTCAATAAGCCGTTGATAAATGAGATGTTGGACAAATATTTGAAAAAGGTTTCAAAAAATAATGAGCCTGTGAATGAAAGGGTTGGTATTATTGATAAGGCTTTCATCATAAATGAGGAGATAAATGAAATGATAAAAGGTCTTGATGACATAAAACTGTGAATTGTATAATGAAGTGGAAATTGATTTTTCACTTCATTTTTTTATGCGTTTTTGCCTATTTTTAATATTTATAAAAAATGTTTTATTAATATTATGCGTTTTGAGCAAACATATATAGATAGGATTATTAGACAAGTTATCAACGAACAGATACTACTGACAGAAGGCGACAGTAGAATCAATGCTGTATACAGAATCATCGAAGATAAGTTTAAAGACTTACCATTGGATGATACTGTATCCAGTCCAGAACACTACGTAAACGGAAATCCAAATACAACTTGGAAAGAATATCTACTTTTCAACCTAAGGCATACATTCGGATTGATGGATAATCAATCGATGAAATACCTTCCATTAGCTGCAAGACTCGCATACTCAAACGAAGTGAGATTCGACAGAAGCAACGATAACGGTGTGGAAATTGAAAGACTCAGACGAATACTGCAAAAACTAAAACAAGATGATAATCTCTTCCAAAAAGTGAAAGCAGACAAAAACATAACATACAGTGACTTGTATGTTATGTTCAAAGATGAATTCAAGAAGGAGGATGATGCTGATGATGAACAAGCCAATAGCGTTGACCCTTCCAATTCTGACTATGACATCATCGAAGTTAGAGATTATGAGACGGCACATTATTATGGTAACTATTCTTGTAGTAGTAGCAAACTATGCTATACGCAAAGTGACCGTACTTGGGGGGATTATAAAGGTGAGAAAGGCGAGAATAGATGTTACTTATGTTTGCGTCGTGGTTGGGAGGATATCCCTGAGGTAGCCACTGAAGGTAATCCATATGATGAATATGGTACTAGTATGATATTTGTGTTCATTAATCCTGAGGGAAATATCTCTACCAGTAATTGCCGTTGGAATCACAAAAACACTGGTAAATATATTGGTGGTGTTGACAACGCGTTCACTAAGTCTTTGTTAGCAAGAACTGTTGGCGTACCGTTTAATAGTGTGTTCAAGCCGTATAGTGAAAATGAGCTATTGTTGATGGGTTATATTAGATTTGATGCTGTTGATGGTTTATTGGAGCGTGGTTATTCTCCTGGTAATATATTTGATTATATTGAAAAGGGGAAAAATGGTTTGTCTCGCGTTTATTTGAATGGTAAATCTAATTTATTTAGTTTTAAAGAGAATCGTTTGTTATGTCATCGTTGGTATGATGCGTTTTATGATTTTGAAAATGGTTATGCTAGGGTTTGTTTAATTGATGAGAGTGGGAATACAAAATGGAATTTCGTAGATAGGAGTGGTAATGAATTATGCCATCGTTGGTACGATGGTTCGTTTAATTTTAGTAATGGTTATGCTATCGTTGCTTTAAAAGATGAGAATGGAAATTATAAATGTAATTTCATAGATGAAAATGGTAATGAATTATGTAATCGTTGGTATGATTGGATTGCTGATTTTTATGATGGTTATGCTAGAGTTGCTTTAAGGGGTGAAGATAGAAATTATAAATATAATTTAATTGATGAAAATGGTAATGAATTATGTAATCGTTGGTATGATGCTGTGCGTAATTTTGAAAATGGTTATGCTATAGTTGGTTTAAAAGATAAGAATGGAAGAATGAAATATTTTTACATTGATAAAAATGGTAATGAATTACATAATCGCCCTCTTTAAAAAAAGATGTTGACAATATATTAAACAAGCAGATTCAATACCATTACATAGAAGAAGGTAGTTCCTTTATATTATATTAAAAGTATCCAATTTTTTTTCTAGACACTTTTTTTGTTTTTAACGATATTTATTTGGTAAATACATCTTAACGAAAAAATGAACATAAGAAGAATCATACGGCAAGTTATCAACGAACAGATACTACTGACAGAAGGTGACAGTAGAATCAATGCAGTGAACAGACTGATTGATGAGAAGTTTTCTGATTTGCCTTTGAATAGTGTTGTAAGCAGTTCTGATTATTATGTCAACGGAAATCCAAATACAACCTGGAAGGAATACATACTTTTCAATTTGAGGCATACATTTGGGTTGATGGGTAACAGTGATGTGAAGTATTTGTTACCCGTCGCTAGGTTGGCGTATTCTAATGAGGTTGGTTTTGACCGCAGGAACGACAATGGAACTGAGGTTGGTATATTGAGAAGGATAGTTCAGAGAATGAAGAAAGATGATGCTTTGTTCCAACAGATTAAATCAAACCCCGATACAACTTACACTGAATTGTATGATAGATTAAGGAATGAATTCAAGGCTGAAGATGACGCCGATGCTGAATCGGCTGATAATGTTGAGGTTGGCAACAGTGATTATGATATAATAGTTGTTGAAGACTTTAATACTGCCCAATATTATGGTGATTTCTCTTGTAGTTCAAGCAAATTGTGTTATACACAGGATGAAGGAGTTTGGGATGGATATAAAGGAAATGAAGACCAAAATAAGTGTTACTTATGTTTGCGTCACGGTTGGGAGAATATACCTGAAGTAGTAACTGAGGGTAATCCTTATGACGCTTATGGCACTAGTATGATATTTGTTTTCATTGCCCCAGATGGTAGTATAGCAACGAGTAATTGTAGATGGAATCACGGAAACACTGGTGAATATGTTGGAGGTACTGACCACGCTTTCACGAAAACTATGTTGGCACAAACTGTTGGAATGCCGTTTAGCAGTGTATTCAAGCCTTATAGTGAAGATGAACTTCATTCAAGAGGGTATGTTACATTCAATGATGCTGAAATGATGTTGCAGCAAGGGTATGGATTGGAACATATATTCGATAGTGCTAATGACGCTTTAGATGGGTTGACAAGAGTAAAACTGCACGATAAGTATAATTTTGTTACGGATAATAATACTCTTTTGTCTAATCAGTGGTATGATTATGCAAGCCCTTTTTATGACGAAGAATACGATTTTTCAATTGTTAAACAAGACGGTAAGTATAACTTTTTAAATAAGAACGGTAATATACTGTGTGATAGATGGTTTGACATTCTTTATTGGTTTAGAGATGACTATGCTACTGGCATTCTAGACGGAGTAAGGTATAAGATAGACACTGATGGTAACATATACAGTGATGTTTCAGAATCAAAATCGAAATACAATTCTGACATAAATAGGATATTAGAACTTAACAACAAACTTAGTGGACGTTTTTTTTTGACGGAAAGTAGCAAGTCTCACGCGGCAAAGAGGGATACAAGGATTGTGATTAAGAATTTATTCCCTGATGAGGATTTGGAGGGCGAGTATGTTCAAGGAGATGCTCGCAGATTACTACACAGAACACAAGGAGACCTTACTTGGTTGGATTTTTACGAGAGGTATATATACGAACATTTTTTCTTAACGCTATCAAACAAAATCGATGATTCATCTGTAATAAGGTTGGAGCCAGCCATAGCTCGTATTGCTTACGGAGAATTGAATTTGGCTATGTTATTGGATGATGGTAAGTCTTACGAAAACAGTACGCGACTCCGTTTATTGAAGTCAATGTTGGGTGTAATATATGATAATGTTCAAGGAATTGGTGATGGTAAAGATAAACTCAGCATCAATTTCATAGATGGAAATTATGATTTAAGTGGTAAATCTTTCAATGAATTATATAGTATTATTGGTAATATTGCAAAAGAACGTTGTAGTGACACGTCAGGGCAATTAACTAATATAGATATAGACAGTAGTCGTTATCAACTGATAAGTTTAGGCGATAGTTACCACAATCCGTACATATGGAAGATTGGTGATAAGACAGGACTTAATGGAAGCGGAGCGTTATGTTATACTCAATATGAGGATACTTGGTATAACGATTATATAAATAAAAATGGAAAGAATAAATCTTATGTTTTAATAAGAGATGACTGGGATAAACTAAATGGAGAGGATTACATAGATGACAATAATCCTTATGATGATTACGGATTAAGTGTTGTATGGTTTTTCGTCAATGAAAAAGGTATTATGACAACTTGCAACGTTAGATGGAATCATCAGGTCGATTATCCAAGTAATGCTTCTGTTGATTATGCCTTGAAAGAATCTGATATTAGTAAGATTATGGGTGAGAGTTTTGACAGTGTATTTAACAAATCAGATATTCTCAACATATATGATTTGGTAGATAACATATACAATGCTTCTGACGTTAAAGAAAGAATGAAAATTGTTAACGACAATATGGACGAAATGTATTCATTCGAAGACGGTTCTAAAATGTATATTTTCAAATACACCTATAATTATTATAGTGGATACAATGATGATTATGATAGTGATGACGATGAATATGGGAAGTATTTCGAAGGCGATATATTGTGGTTGGACAACGATTTCAATATGGCTATGAATTCAAAAATTAACTACGTACAAGAAATAGGTAATGGTTGTTGTTTAATACGGGTAAATCAAAATTTGAAAAATATAGTGAATAGTAACGGAGATATTTTGTTGAAGCATTTTTGTATAAAAGTTGGCAAGTTTTCTGATGGATTCTGCAATTTTCAAGCAATGGACAAAAAATGGTATTATGTTGACGAAAATGGTAGAATATTAAATAGCGAACCATTTGATATTGCCCATCCATTTTATCAAGGATACGCCAAGGTTACAATTAACGGTGTGTCTAATATCATAGACACAAATGGGAATTATATGATTGAAGACAATTATGGTGTTCATAAGGTTATATATGAAAATGGTTGGTGCTTCGTAAGGTATAAAAACGGACTAATGAAGGTTTTAGACAGAAATTTCAATGAAATTAATAATGACTGGATTAGAAGTATTTTGAATATAGATAATTATGGATTAGCAGTCGTAAACGTTCAAAACCGTGGATTTAGCATTATGAATCGAAATGGAGATTATATTGTTCCATTCACGGAACGTTATATCTTCGGAGACGGAGAATATGAAGTTAAAAATAATAAGAATGCTAGTGAGTATTTATTGGTTCGTAATGGAAAATTACTTTTGAATAAATGGCTTACAGCGCATACCGCGTTTAATTGCTATGGGTGGGCTATTGTACACTCAGATTCAGGCGCATTTTCGTCTAATATGATTAATACGGAAGGTCTACTGGCATCAAAAGATTGGTTTCTTTTCTTAAACTATGGCTATTCAGAGTATTTTAGTGAACCTGAAATTATACGTAGAAAAGACGGATTATATAATTTAATAACAGAAAAAGGAAGACTCCTATATCCTGTATGGTTTGATTTGGAAAGTAAATTTAATGACTATGGTCTAGCTGTTATGAAAGACCAACAAGGATACAATGTAATTACAAAGTATGGAGATGTTCTTTTACCAAAAGGTTGTCAAGAAGTCAATCTGTACGGTGACAGGGTTGATTATAAGGACGCTAATGGGAAAATATATCGTTATATAAAATTGCCAGATTTTGAAAGAGTATGATGAATAATTTTAGAATAAACAGAATTATCAAAGAGGAAGTTGATAATGCAATAGACGATGCTATTTACGGCGATGGTCTTAATGACGACGAATACGACGATTTGATGTCACAATTCTCTGATTATTACGATGAAGAGGATGAGGCAATGAGAGACAGTTTAATTGACCCGGATTGGGGAAAGGAAGAATATTATGCTGACCCAGAACAATTTGGTCAAATGTATTGAGAAAAAAGAAAAGCGGTTTTAGACTATAAGACCGCTTTTTTTTGTATTATTTTATTAAATTCATTTATTTCATTTTCATCCATCAATTCATAGAACTTATCATAATTTACCTGTAATGTGAAAGTGTTTGTATCTTTGAAATCTTCAAACATTACACCGTAAAAATGTTTGAAATGATAATATCCCTTTTTATCTATATTTGACACAACTGCCATCGCCCTGCCATATATATTTTTTATATAATCCCCACTCTTGAATTTCGGTTTCATTTTTAGTTAAAAAATAATTGAAAATAATTTTGTTATAAATAGTTAAAACGTGAATGTTGCCAATATTTATATTAAAAAATGGCATTAATTTAGCGTATGGCACTTAATTTTTACGGATATAGGGAAGAGAATTTAATGAGACCAAACACAGCTGTTGACGACAGACAGGACGCAGAAATTGCGGAAAAGGCTGATTTATCTGTTGTTTCAGCGATTGTTGAATCAGTGGTCTCTGAAATAGATGATATACTTGATATATTGTCAGGGAGTATTGATGATATGTCTGACGATATAGATTCAATAAATTCCAGCATAACAGAAATAAGACAAAGGATTGAGCATTTCGTTACAAAAGCAGAACTGATGAATGTATCAGGCGAATTGTCAACAGCAATAAGCCAGGTTGAAAGTATTACCACAAGCCGAATAAATGACTTGTACGATATAATCAATGGAGATGGTGGCATTAATGATAAGATACGGTCTTTGTCAGGAGAAGTTGAATCATTCTCATATGATATTGAAGATTTAATACACAGAGTAGAACTACTTGAAGAAAACAAGGCAGATAAGGCTGACATTGAGGAACTTATAGAAATTATAAGTGGTGTGTCAGGTATGGCAGGTGATATAACAGCTGAAATCGAGGCAAGAATAGAAGGTGACGATAATCTCCAATCGTTGATTTCAGATGAGGCATCCACAAGAGAGGAAGAGGATAATTTGATTAGAGGTATGGTAATCGAGTTGTCTGCCGATACTGAAGCAGGATACGTCGCTCTTGTTGATATGATTACTGTTGAGACAAATGAAAGGATTTCCGCTGATACGGCAATCAATGAGAGAATAGACGGTATTGAGAGTGAGATAGAAGGTTTGCCTGAGGAGATTGACGCTTTGAGATATGCTGTTTCTGACATTATAGAGGAATTGCCAAGCAAGGCTGATAAGAATTATGTAGACGAAAAACTGTCAGAAAAAGTTGACAACGAGGATTTTGAAAGTCTTTCTCATTTGGTTAATGATATTTATGAGGAACTTGGGGAAAAGGCTGATACAGAAGTTGTCGAAGGTCTTGTTAATGGTATAAATGATACTATTTCAGGTATTCAGGAAGATTTAAGTGACTGTATAGAAGATGTAGATTCAATAAGCGGCGTTGTAGATGCATTGAAGGAAGATATTGAGAACGACTATCTGACAAAGGAAGAAGGGGACGCAAGATACCCATTAAAGAGTGAATCCGCAACTAAGACTGAACTTGAAGACGCTGTTCAGATGTTTGAAAGTTTGGAGGAAGCAACAAGGCGAAACCTTGAAGGACAAATACTTGCTGAAAGAAATACTAGAGCATCAGCGGATTCATTGTTGGAACAAAGCATAAGTGCTGAATCATATAGAGCCTATGCGGCTGAAGATTCTTTGCAAAATATTACATCTGAAATATCAAACAGGGTATCTTCATTATCACAGACAGTAAGTGACAATTCAACAAAGATTGGATGCATATCTGAATTGAAAGGCGTTAATGGAAGTGATATATCTGGATATGATGATACTGGAAACGGCATATTGGATGCTTTGCACAGGGAATATCATACATTGGTTAGCGATACGTATGGAGAAGCATCAATATCTGGTTTGATTAATTATATAGTATCCCTTGAGAATAGGATAAAAGATTTAGAAAATAGATTATAATTATTATGAGACACTTGGAATATTATGGATATATGGAACAATATGAGTTCTATGGTATCAACCCAACTTCAATGCAAGCTGAAATCAGCAAGGTTAAAGAAGACAACGAACGTCAGGACGTTGACATAAGCGGAAAGACTGTATCTGTTGAGGAAAGGGAGAAAAACAAATATACAATCGTTCAGGGTGGAAACGATGTAGGTGAGATTGATACTGTAAGTGTCATTGACCACGCAAAGGTTGTTACCATTGTTGACCCTGATACTGGCGAGGAAAAAAAATACCTCAGAATATATTTCATTGCAGACGAACAGGAGGCTGAAGAAACTGGACAGTATTGCGATATCAGTCTTGACGACATACGTGAGAATATTGTGTTCAACGATACGGATACAATCGACTTCAATGAAACAACATCTGAAACAGAAACAAATGTTACAGCAGATGTTAAGGACGGAAGCATATCACAAGAGAAACTTACAGAAGAATTCTCAAATGTGATAAACGAAAAGGCTGACAAGTCAGAACTTGTTATGGTTGAGAGTGATGAACCAGGAATTATCGGAGAAATAAAAAAGGATGGACAAGCTATTGTAAAGGTAGGCGATGATGGTGTTTTATACCTTAATATTGAGGGAGAAATGATGAACATAAATGACCTCATTGCACAACTTGCACACGAAACTTATCAGCCAAATTCTGCGTCACATTCAAATACAGGCTATACAGGTTCAACAGGTGAAGACGATTATGGATTTACAGGTTAGAAAAAAATAAAAAGTGATAAATGACTAATTTATAATAAAAATTATGAACAAGTACTTAAAAAATTTCAAAGACAGTAGTGTCGCTGGTCAGTATGACCTGACAACTTACAAGAATGTTTCCTTTGATGGTGCTTCTGTTTCTTTTGGAGAGAGCAGCGGTATCGTTCCAACAGGAAACAAGACTAATTACGGGACCCTTTCTAAGGACCTCGTTGTTGCTTTGGAAAACAATGAAACAACAGCGTTCTCATTGAAGGGCAAGAACATCACAGTTGAGGGAGTAAACAATGTTGGTGTTTGGAACAAGAGTATTAACGGAAACGCTATGATGAGTTTGAACTGCTCTAACGGTGGAGATGTTACTGTTGAGAATTTCAAGGTTACATCAACTAACGGCGGCTATAACTGCTTGGAGATTGGACTTGCAGGTACTGACGCTCCAAAGAGTGTTACAATCGACAATGTTGACCTTACAGAACAGGCAATCTCAAATAACGCAATCCTGATATTCGGCACTCAGAATGACGCTGTTATCAACATCAAGAATGTGAAATTTGGAACGGTCTCTAACTGTATAAGAATCTCAAACAAGACAAATGCAACAGGTGTTACTGTTAACATCATTGACTGTGAGTGTACAGCTTGGGATACAGACCCAGTTTGGGCTGGTATGATTATCTTTGAGGACTACACATCAAAAAGCGTAGAGAAAGAAGAAGAAAACAACCTTTTCGCACCAGAGAAAATCACTATCAATGTAAAGAACTTCACTGTCGGTGGTAAGAAACTTGAAAAACCGGAGAATATCGCAGACATATGTGGAACTAAGGATGCAAGCACACAGGTGTTCTATGTATGGAATGATTACGGACAAACTGTACCTTACGGTGATGGTTCAAGATATCCTGTAATTAACATTGAATAAATAATTGGAAAAATCTTAATTAAAAATGGCAACTAATATAAAATCATTACAACTTTTAAGAAATACCAAGGTCTTTGCTACCAAAGAGGCGGCTACAACATACCTATCTCAGGCAGCACTAACATCTGACGGTACTCCTATTCTTGCCAGATATGAGGGAGAGGACAAAGATGGAAATCCCGTTATTAAGACTCTTCTTGGTATTCAAGCAATTCAGGGTGAAATCTCAGGTGCTTCTGGGAGTAGTTACATCACAATAATCGACGTTGATGGAACTGACGAACAGATTGAAGCAATAATCGAGAGACTTAACACCATTGCGGACGAACTGTCAGGTAAGACAGGCGTAATCAAGGACGGTAGCGAAACTGTTGAGGAAGTTCTCCAAGATATCATTGACACAATCAAGAACAACAAGGTTGTTAATCTTGACAGTTCAATCGACGTTGAGGAAACATCAGCAGGAACTGTTGTAAGTCTTGCAATTCAGGATGGTGAAACCGTTCTTGCTAACAGTGGAACTGGCATCTATACTGACATCAAGATTGAACACGATACGGATGCTGAACAGTCAGAAAATGTAAAGGAAGCATTTAAGCTTACAGCAACTGACGGTACAAAACTTGGTGAAACAATCAAGATTTATAAGGACTCAGCTCTTGAAAAGGTGTATATCGGTCACGTTGATGACTACCTCACTGATGAAGACCCAGAGACACACGAATCTCCTACAACTGCTGTTACAGAGGGTTCTGGTGAAACCGCTCTTTGTTTCATCTATCAAATTTCCGATGGTAATTACACTTTGACAGCAATTGATATTGAGGAATATCTCAAAGAGTCTGAATTCAAGGACGGTCTTGAGACCGTTTCAGAACCTGGACACACAGGAAAGGTAGTAAAGGTAAAGATTGACGCTACATCTGAGGCTGTTTCAATTGCAGAAGGCGCAGAGGATGTACCTGTACTTACTGTAAGTCTTGACGGTGTTAAGGTTGACAACATTCAGAAAGCAATTGACTCAAAGGCTGTTACATCTGTAACATTGTCTTCACAGGATGTTGATACTGAAGGCGTTATAACAAGAGCAGAAGATGGCTCTGGTGTTTCGATAAATATCGAACAGGGTGGTAATGTAATCAAACTTACAGATTACCAACCAATTGAACTTGGAACAGGTGAAGAACTGAAGGTTCTCCCAACAGATACCGTCAATGACGCTATCGCAAAGATTGAGGCTGCTGTCAACAACAATGAGAAAGTTACAGCAGAGGCTTTGATTGACCTTCAGGAACAACTTGACGAGATTGGTGTCAGCGGTGTTACAAATGTGATACTCGCTGAAGGCGATGAGACAATTCCTGTTTACCCAACACTTGGTAACGGTATTGTTGTGCAGAAAGACGGTTCTGTTGTTAAACTCGGTTTCGACCCTACAAAAGTAAGCGGAGTTTTTGACTTCGGAGTTTATTCAGTGGAATAAAAAATAATAATGTCTTGTTGGCTTCAAGCAAGCCAACAAGATTGAAAAAAATATTAAAATAAAATTATATATAATTTTTAGAAAAAATGGCAAACGAAAACGCAAATCGTAAATTTATTCAGTTTTTTAGAAATCAGGCTACAACAACTGGTTTATTTGCAGATAAAGCCGCTGCAATTGCTAAATTAACTGGCACAGACATTGACCCTAATGTGTTGAAGGATGGTATGCCAATTGTGGCAAGGTATAAAGGTGATACTTACGCAACAGATGGTAAGATTTATTCTGTATTAGGTATCGGTCATACTGAAGGTAATGTAACGAAGGTTACTGTATTTGATAACATTAACGGAATTGAAGATGCAATCAAAGCTCTTGATGCTACCGTAAGTGCTACAACTAATGGTGTTACTGTTCAGGTTGTAGAAACAGATGGTAAATTGACTGACGTTTCTATTACAAGTGTTGACCTTGGTACCCTTGCAAATTATTCAAAGACTACTTCAGGCACAGGCGTTCTTGCAACTGGCGACACTATCGCTGATGCATTCGCAAAGTTGGAGAAAGCCATTGATGATAAGATGGCAGCTCTCGACAGCAATGTTACAGCAGGTGCTAACCAATATTTCACTGGTATCGAGTTGAAGGATGGTAAATTAGTTGGCACAGGTGAGACTGGTTCTCAAACAACAGTCGCAAATGTTGACTCCGCACAGATTGTTGACTATACAGCAGGTACTGGTAATATTCTTGCAAGTACTGACACAATTCACGGTGCATTCAAGAAGTTAGATGATGCTATTATCGGTATGGATGCTCCTTCTGTAAGTGGTGAGAATAACGTTGTTATTGATGTTGTTCAAACTGACGGTACTATAACAGCTACAAGTACAGCAATCACTTCTGTTAAGATTGGTGGTTATACAGTCGGTTCTGATGCAGATGTTGCTGCTACTGATACACTTGGTGAAGCACTCGGCAAATTGCAAGGTCAGATTAACGCAATGGATTTGCCAGTTGTGTCAGGTGAAGGTCAGGCTATTATAGCAGTAAGTGAAGAAGATGGTAAGGTTAGTGCTACTGCTGGCGATATCGCTGCTGCACACGTTACAACCGTAACTGCCGGTACTCAATTTACAGGCACAACAGTACAAGCCGCATTAGAGGAAATTGCATCAAAGGTTGAGGCTAACGAAATATCATCTTCAGCTAAAACAATTACTGTTACAACTGCTGCTACCGGTACTAATATTGATGTAAATATTGACGGTCTTACCGTTGTTAAAGACGGTTCAACTGGTGTTCTTTCAACTGGTCTTAAACTTGTTCAGTCCGCAGGTACTGGCACTACAAAGGAAACTTACACTTTGACTGATGTAAGTGGTAACGCAATCACTGGAAGTGATGTTATCACAATTCCAAAGGACAGCGCATTTGTAACTGGTCAACTTGGTCATAGTGGTGCTACCGTTGATTCTTCAACTGGTGAAATTACTGATGGCTCAGGTCAGGATGTATTGATTCTTGAATACCTGAACAACCAAGGTCAATATATGATTGTTGAGATTCCACTTGGTGACTTCTTGAGAGAGAGCGAATTCAAGGATGGTTTACAGGTTAACAATGGTGAGGTTTCAGTAAAGGTTGATTCTGCATCTGAAAGTGTTGTAACTGGCGACAGTGCGTCTGGTGCTGTTCTTTCTGTAAGTGCAAATGGTGTTAAGGTATCTAACATTCAGAATGCAATTGATTATAAGGTTTCAACCCTTGACGCAGATGTAAGTGGTCAGTCAGCAGACGAACACGTTACAGTTAAGGTTGTTGAGACTGATGGTAAGGTAACTGCTGTTACTGTTACTACAAGTGACCTTGCTTCTGCAAGCGCATTGACAGCAGAGATTGCTGCACGCAAGGCTGTTGATGGAATAAACGGTGATGAATATTCCGCAAATACTGGTTCTAACTACATAACTGGTGCCACATCTTTGAATGATGCTGATGTTAAACTTGATGCAGCATTGAAGGCTGAAGAAACAGCAAGAACAGCACAGGATGACAAGATTGAGGCTGGTGTTGGTTTGAAGGCTGACGGTGGTTATTCAGCTAATACAAATGACCATTATGTAAGTGCTGCTACAAGTGTAACTGATTCAGTTGATAAACTTGACGCTGCTTTGTACGGCTTGAGTGGTAAGGCTGTGACTACCGTTGCAATGACTGGCGGTAGTGCCTCAACTGCTGCTAATGCTGATGGTACACTTCAGATAAACATTGACACTGATGGTGGACAAATTTATCTTGACGATTATGTGAAGGCTAGTGGTTCATCTGCTGTTACAAGTGACGATACTGTTAATTCAGCTATTGGTAAGTTGGAATATAAGGTTGACGCTGCATCTTCTGGTTTACAAGCAGAGGTAGACGCTATTGAGACTGCTGTTGGTTTGAACGCTGATGGTACTCACGCATCATCTACAGGACACTACACTTCTGGTGCTGCAACAATTGAGGGTGAGATTGTTGCTCTTGATACTCAGTTGAGTGCTGTTTCCAATACTTATGTTGGTAGTGGTGTAACAGGCAACAATGGTGTTACTGTTGAAACTAGTGCAGGCAACGAAACATCTGGTAAGACAATTACTGTTGCGTTGAAACTTGACACAGTTACAAATACAACAGAAACTACTGCTCAATACGCAAGTGCCACTGGTAATGCATTGCAGATTACAACTGGTGAAAACGGTGGTCTTTATTTGGATAGCACTTGGGATTGTGGCTTCTATGAATAATTGATTTCCAAACAATTAATATAATGAAGAATGGGTTGAAAAAAATCAACCCATTTTTTTGTGCTATTTATGCTATTTTTCTGTATTACATACTATTTATTTTTGAGAAATATATCGCAATTTATTTGTTATATGTTTCATTATTTTTGAAAAAAAGTTAAATAACTATTTTAAATTAAAAAAATCATTAGATAATGGCTAGGAAGAAATTACTTAACATCAGGAGTAGTGCTGTAAATACAACTGGGGGAACTACTTCTCCAAAATTACCAACCAGTGAACAAATTGAGTATGGTGAGATTGCTGTAAATTTTGCAAAAGGATATGAGACTATGGCAATAAGGAACAATAATGATGAGATTATTACATTTTCAAATGACAAGTATTGGGAAAATATAGTCACAGAAAATGAGCAAATTGTCGCTGCTGCATTGAATAAACTTAACAGCGACATTGATGAATTAAGCGGAGAAGTTGATACGCATATTTCTGACGCAGACATTCACGTTACAGCTGAAGATAAGGAGAGATGGGATGAGGGTTCTCAAGACATTGAACCATTAAGCGGAAAGGTTGATAATATAATTGAGTCAGTTGACTTGAATTCTGACGGTACATACAAGCCATTATCAGGTGATAGATTATTAAGCGGTGCTTCTTCTGTTGCAAGTGCTTTGAGTATTGTATCTGAAATAATAGTAGAAAATGAGGAGATTGTTGCTTCTTCATTGTCAGATTTGGATTCAAGAGTAATAGAGGTTACGGATGATTTGTCTGCACATACGTCAAATACGACAGTACACGTGACAAGCAGCGAAAAGAGTGCGTGGAATGCAAAACAGGATGAATTAACGGCAGGCACAGGTATAGATATAACTGACAATGTAATCAGTTGTACAGCAAGTGCTGTTGTTGACCCTGACCTTGACCCTGATTCTCCAAATGCTGTTGCAAACTCTGCTATTACAAAGGCGATTTTCGACGATGAAAAGGCAATCGCTTCTGCATTGTCAGATTTGGATTCAAGAGTGATAGGGGTTAACGATGATTTGTCTGCTCATACAGAAGATACCTCTGTACACGTAACATCTGCTGAAAAAACAGTTTGGAATGGAAAACAGGATGAATTGTCTGCTGGTACAGGTATAGATATAACTGACAATGTAATCAGTTGTACAGCAAGTGCTGTTGTTGACCCTGACCTTGACCCTGATTCTCCAAATGCTGTTGCAAACTCTGCTATTACAATTGCTATTGAGGAGAATGAGGAGATTGTTGCTTCTGCATTGGTTGATTTGGATGCAAGAGTAATAGAGGTTACGGATGATTTGTCTGCTCATACAGAAGATTCTTCTGTACACGTAACAAGTAGTGAAAGAAGTGCTTGGAATGCAAAACAGGATGAATTATCAGCAAGTACTGGTATCGCTATAAGTGGTAATAACATAAGTACAATAGGTATACCATACGGACAGGTTGATACATCTTCAACTGCAACTGCTTTTACAGCAACTGTTCCTGGAATTGACAGACTTGAAGACGGTGTTTGTGTATTACTGAGGAATGGAAAGGTTACGTCTACAACAGGGTTTACAATAGACATTAACGGTCTTGGAGCAAAACCTGCATATTCAAGTATGGGAACCGGAAGTAGCCCATCAAGGGTAACTACATTATTTAACATAAATTACACTATTTTGTTTGTTTATAGTACGACTCTTGTTGATGGAGGTTGTTGGATATATTATTACGGATACAATTCAAATACAGATACAGTAGGCTATGAGTTACGGACAAATAAAACATTAAGAACAGTTACAGATACTGCACGATATTATAAATTATATTTTAGTAGTGCTGACGACACACAATGGATACCAGCAAGCGTAAATTCATCAAATAATATATCTACTGCAAGAACGCCAAACCAACGACCAATCAATCCTTTTGGAACTATTGTTTATACTACCTCAAATAGTTCTATTGCATCTGGAAGTGATTTGCCAGCAACAGTAATATGGAGGCAAGATTCATTTAATCCAGGATTTTCATTTGGTCCATTAGCAACTAATTTAACTGTCAAATTACCAACATATTTGAAATGTGCGCCACAGCCTGATGGAAGTGCAATAATAGATGTAGACGCGCCTATCGTTCAACAATTGCCAAGTACAGAAGATGGAAAAATATATATTTATTTGGGAATTGGTATTGCTTCAACTGCTACTACTTACAATAATACTTATATTGAATTAGATATATATCATCCAGTTTATTATTATAAAAATGGCGGCATAAGGGTTTGGACAAATGATGTTCCTGTTGACCAAGTTCTTGATAGTGGTTCAACTAACCCAATATCAAATGCTGCGGTATCAAACGCTTTCAACAATTTGTCATTTGATGATTTGAATGACAAACCAACAAAACTGTCTGATTTCGCAAATGACTGTAATTTCGCAACATCTGGTGCTTCGCTTGTAAGGGCTTATGCCGGTCACGTTGATGATTATCTGACACACGCTGATGCTTCTGGCGAATCTCCTGATACAGATATAACCCAAGGTACTGGCGATGAGGCTTTATGTTTTATATATCAGGTAAGCAATGGAAACTATACGCTTGTAGCATTAAGTATTGCTGAATATCTTGATGAAACATTCAATGTTAAGTATCGTGTTAGTACAGGAAATTCAATTTCCCTTGCAGAAATGGAGATTGTTGAGTGTGGTACTGTTACTAATCCTGATTTCACGCTGATTGTTGGCGATTATGATATTGGTGAATACAGGTGTTTCTTCACTTGTGGTGCCAATGCGATGTCAATAACATTCAATGGTGTTACTATTAAATGGAAGGAAATTCCACAATTGGTACTTGGAGATAGATATGAGATAAGTATATTGCGTTGCAGCACTAATTATTATGGTGTTATGATACGTTATGAATAATATATTAAAGTAGTTGAAAAGTGAGTAGGTCAAATAAGATACCAGGTCAAATATATAAAAAACCGATTATCCCGATAAACTTTAAAGACGATTCTTGTTATTCTATAAACACTCCGTTCAAACTTTACAATATGGGTGCTGAACGATACTGGGCTGACGGTGTTATATATCTAACATATAACACCAATGTCAGCTGTCAGGAAAGTGGTATGGACATATACTTTGAGAAAGTAATTAAGAGTGGGGTATGGGATGAGAAAACGGTTATACTTAGGGGATATAATGTACTTAATGTATGGGATAAACCAAAGATACACGGTTCTGTTCCATCTGCATTGAACAGTGACGACAAAAACAGAACGAACCCTACATTCACAATCCTTGACAATGGGAATGATACTTTCAAACTTAACATAAGTACGCACACATCAAGAACAGAATATTGTGGTGTTGTTAAGTCTGGCTCAACATTTGTAAACCCAGTAAGGGTTAATTTAGCAGTTTCTGACGATAACTATATTGATTGGGCGATAACAAGAGGAGAACTATTTGGTGTGTTCCTTGCTGATACTGAAACAAACCCTGAACTTATAGAGTTGGCGCATAACGAGGGGTGGATTCACTCAACTGTTGATGAGGTGTACACTGACGATGTTGTCCTTAGGGCATTGAGTAGCGGAGATGTGTCACCATTCTCTTCTGTAACTCATCTTGACGAATTACAGTACTGTACAGGGTTGACAATACCAGCCTATTGTTTTAACAATTGTACATCATTGACTTCAATAACATTGGATAATGGCGCGGTTGTTAATTCTACGGCTTTTAATGGGTGTACTAATATATCAGTAGATTGTACTAATGTTGAAAAAATAGTAATAGACTCAGGTTCAACTTGGCAAAATACGCATCTGACAAAGATAATCACTTCAAAGTTTGAGGTCGCAGAAGGACATCAGTCACTTACTGTAACAGAAGATAAAAATGGGTTGCTGAATTCAAACGGAACAGAACTTATTTTTGCAAATACTGTTTTAACGATGCCAGATTCTGTGAATGTTTTGAAAGCTAATTCATTACCAGATAGAAAGGCCGTTACAATACCTATGTCAATATCAACAATAGAGAACGGAGCATTTAACGGTTCGACATTGGACACTGTTATTTTCCATAAACCAGTTCCAATTACTTGTAATATAAGTGGTAACACAATGTACGTTCCAAAGGGAACATTGTCTGATTTTAGATTGTTTTACGGTAATAATTTCAGAAAGTATCACGAATACAAGAATCTTCTTGTTCCACCTTATTACAGACGAGACCTAATAATGGAAGAACCATATGATTGGCAGAAAGAATATGAGAGGGTTACTTGTGTTTACACTATGCGTGAGGAAAGACCTGTTGACCTTGATATTACAATCGGTGAAATCGGTGGATACAGCATATATTACTCAAACGAGTATAATTATGGTGTTAATGGACAAAATGCGTTAATTGCGGCATATGCTGATAGTGACAGACATTATCTTGTTTCTTATAGTGGTAACACAGCAGGAACACATACTATTAGATGGTTTAGCGGTAAGACAGCCGACGCTAAAAACAGTTATGCAGACGAAAGAATTAGTATAAGTGTTAACAGCGCAACTCAATTGTTATATACATACAATGTAACCGAGCGTACATCTACCAATAATGACGCTTATCACGATAGTGATTATAAGTTTAGAATCCTGTGTAACAGATATATTGGAAACTCTAATGCGAACACAACATTTCACATATATGAACTGGAGTTTTACGGTATAAACAAGTCAATACCTAAAAAAGAAAACATATATGTATCTAGAATATATCCAGTAATAAGGAAATCAGATTCAACACCAGGATTATACGATGAGGTAAGGAAGAGGTTTTTCGTTCCTGAAAACGGAGGCACATTTAGGTATGCAAGCGGTGTTCACGCTGGTGACACTATAACATATCAGAATTTACCAATGTGGGGTAACGGAGGCGTTTATTGGGCTGGACACGACGTTCAACAAAATAAGTGTCACGGAGCAAGTAGTTCTGGGTTAGTTACAACTTCACTTCCATTGTTGCTGTTATCTCCAGGAACAATAACATTCAATAACCCATCGTCAACTTATGAATGTTGCTTATATTTATGTAATGACAGTGGTGTAAGAAAATATAACAAGACAATACACGTATCATCAACTGACACATTTGAGATTACAAACGCTATGTGGAAAGAAGCACCATATATCAAGATTGGATGGTTTAACGTTGACGGTACAAGTGCTGCACCTTCAAACGCCACAATATTGACAATAAATTGGAATTTTGTTTATAATTAATAAAAAATATTTTTTCAAATGAAAAATTTCTATAAGATAATTAACAATGAAAAGGTGTTGTATAATGGTTATATAATCGTTGGAAACACACAGGTCATCAATCCTTCAGATGAAATGCTTATTGAGAATGGTTGGATTAAGGAATCAGAACCTGAGGCTTATGTTGAAACTGAAGAAGACTTAATCAGACAGAGGATGTCAGAAATAGAGGATGAATTAAAGCAAATGGATTATCTCACATCAAAATACATTGATGGCGAGGATATGACACAATATGGTGACTGGCAAGGAGAGAGAAGAGCATTGAGAAATGAATACCGTGAATTAGAAGCAAGTTTTGAGAACAAATGATTTATAGAACATACATAAATAAGTTCAATACCTTGATTGAGGATTCAAGTTTAAACACCGGCATCAACCCAGTAGCTGAGTTGGTGTACGGTGCTAACGTGTCTAGGATTATATGCTATTTCGACCATTCAAAATTAAAGGAAATGGTTGATAGCAATATATTCCCTGATATGTCAAAACTTCATCACACATTGAGGATAACAAATGCCGGTTCAATAGATTTCACAGAGCTTCACTGTAATGAATTCAGTAGCATAGGCTCAAATCGTAAAAGAAGAGCAACGTCATTCGACATAATATTTTTCCTTATACCAAAGTTTTGGGATAGAGGTAAGGGATTTGATTATTCCAGAACAGCCTTTAACCGTGATTTCTATGATACAAAGAGCAAACATTATGCTTCAAGACTTGTATCAACAGACGGAAGTAACTGGTATAAGGCGCGTAATGGCTATGATTGGGATGAACCAGGAATATATTCAAATGACACTTTGTCAAGGGAATATGATAATTTCTCGTCAGAAGAAGGAAGCGTTGTAATAATTGGAAGACAGCATTTTGATATTGGAAATGAGAATATTAATTTAGATATAACAAATGTCGTTAATAAGTTTATTACAGGGGAACTTGAAAATTATGGTATTGGAATAGCATATTCCCCTCAATTTGAGAGGGTTAAGTATGATAAAACCGATAAAGAGTCATATATAGAGAATTATTGTGGTTTTCTTACTGATAAAACAAATACATTCTTCGCACCGTTTGTAGAAACATATTATGATGATTATATAAGTGATGACAGGTCTAATTTTGTATTGGATAAAAATAATAAATTATACTTATATAGTACAATTGGTGATAAACTGACTGATTTGGACAATGTTCCTACTTGTATAGTAAGGAATGATTATGGTTTTAAGAGAGAGTACGATGTTAAACATCAGTCAAGAGGTGTGTATTATATAGACATAACACTACCTCACGGAGAGTTTGAACCAGATACTATGTTGTTTGATACTTGGGGAAACATATCATATGGTGGGGTTAAACTTGACGACGTTGAACTTGATTTCACCGTGAAGAGACCTTCTGTATATTTCAACATAGGAAATTCAATTGAGGATGAACCTGATTTCACACCTTCTGTTTTCGGAATAAAGAGTGACGAGGAAATAAAGAGGGGTGATATAAGGAAACTTGGTGTTATAACAAGGGTTAACTACACAAAAACAATGGCTGCTTCTGTTGATTCAATAGAATTGAGGCTGTATGTCAGAGATGGCACAAGGGAACTTGATGTAATACCTTTTGACAGGATGAACAAGACGATGAATGAGACATTCACAGTTCTTGACACAAATATGTTGTTACCACAGAAATATTATGTTGATGTTAAGATAAACTACGGTATGCAAAGCATAATACATCACGATATGCTGCATTTCAAAATAATTGGCGATTTAAATAATAAATATGCTTAGAATATTATGAAAAGAAGAATAAGATTAACTGAAGGACATATAATTCGTATGGTTGAGAACGCATTGCGCTCATTGTATGAAGGTGAAACAATAAATGCAAACACACCTATGGACAAATTTATAAAGGCAAGGAAAAGAAGGGATGACGCAGATAAGAACATAGGTGGAAGGCACTACAGTACTTGGAGCAAAGAAGATGAGGCTGAGTATAACGATGCACATTCAAAGTACGATATTGCTAAAAAGGATTACGACGCTGCGTATAAAGGAAAGAAACAGACAGGTTATAACGGTTGGGAATTATGACAAAAGATGAACTTTTAAATAAGGCTGTATATGTTCAATACCCTCTAAATTATAATGTATATAAGGAATATGGGATTGAAGGGATTAACAAATTACCATTACCTGAAAAAGGTATGATGTATGATGGGTATAAATTGAACCATAATCATTTCAGAAATGAGTACCATATGAAGTACTCGTTGCCTTTATTTGATAGTTTGTTGAATTTTGGATATAATGAGAATGATTTCATTAAATCTACCAGGATAATAGATGGATTTGAAATACCTGTATTAATCCCAAAAACAGAATATAAGTACAATATTTCTTGTTTTAATGATAAAGAAGAACTTAAAGATTTGTCGTTTAATGATATAACATCAAGCAATGATAATTATAGTAACATAACTGGTTATCATAGACTTTATAAATATCCTCATAAAAGTTCACGACTTATTAATAAAACATTGAATAATAACAGGATATTGTTCATAAGTGGAGATAGTCAAATGATACCTGATATTGGTGTCTTAAGCTGCTATTTCAAGGAAATATGGTATATTGACAATAGAAACAATATACTTTTATCTGACAAATGGAATAATATTGCATTTACAGATGTTCTTATAGAATTGAATTGCAATGATTTAAGTAGATATATTGATAATAATTTCAAATGAGCAGCCATTATACTGACTGCTCATTTTTTTAAAATGAAAATAAGAGGTTATTACCACCTCACCATAAAGTTTGTGTGAGTATCATATTAATGCAAAATCCTATTTGTTTCTTCTTTGATAACTTGTGAGACTATTCGATTTACTTTTGATTCTTTCAATGTGAAATTCACAAGATAAAGATTTCTTTGCATATCGCTTAGAAATGATTCTACATCACTTCTCATACCTATATAATCATCGCCTTTTTTATGAAGTTCCTTATAGAATGAATTTGTGTATGATATAACGTCCTTTACAAATTTCTTAAGTGATGATATCCTGTATTTTATTGGTGACAGACGGTTGAATTTCAGATTTCCGGTTATTGATTGCTCAACCTCTGACACTTGGTCTTGGAAATCTGCTATTCTGTCAGCAATATCGTCGCACAGTTTATGTTGTGACATATTCTTTGCGTTCCAGTGAAGGTTTTTTATTGCTGTCTTAAATCCTTCAAGCCTGTTTACGAATTTTAAAACTTCCTTTGTCATTTTTTTCCTTCGTGTATGTTTCTCTTAAATGTGAGTTTTGCCTCAAACACATCTCCGTTCTCTGTGATGAAACTGAATGTATCTCCCATTTTTATGGCTTTCAAATCTGAAAGACTGTTATTATTCTTGCTTTCGCTTATGATTTTCTTTGTATAAGCACCCATATATTTCTTGACGGTACTTTCAACAATATCCTTAATCAAAGAATAATCAACTCCTGTATTGATTGATGGTTGTGATGCTCCTTCATATTCTTCCTGTATTACCTCACGTTGTTCCATAGGTTGTATGTCAACAAAATCAAGTACAGAATCATTACTTAGTTTGCTGTAATCAATCTGATTTGTTGCGAATGATTCCAATATCTCCTTTGGAAGTTTGGATTTACTGTTTGGCATAACATTTTTAGGTGTCTCTATTCTTCTTTGACCTTGGCTTTTAACAGATTCCCTGAGTGCTTGCATTCTGCTTTCAATCTGATTGTCAAGATATTCACCGTGTGTTCCGTGGTCTTCGTTAATTATTTGTGGTTGGTTCGATGAATACGAAGGCATAAGATTGTCAAACTCACTTGCTTTTACTGTTTGGTTTAACATCTTATTCCTGTCAGCTGCACGCTCCATTATTACTTTTGCATCTTTCTTCGCGTCATTTTGTATAATCCTTCTTGCTCTTTCCATCGCAGAAGACATAAGTTCATTGCTTGCCATTTTTATCTGTGTTTAATGTTTCAGTTTCGTCAGTATTAATTGGCCCGTTCCTGTAATCCATATAGCCTTCATTATCACCATTGTTGCGTTCTTGTTCCACTTGTTGCCAAATCTTCTCCCATTCCTCTCTTGATTTCTGTGTATCTGATATGTTCTTTGCGACCATATCATTCTTCTTTGTGTTTCTTGAATACACATTCTTCTTGTACTGGTTGAAAGGAAGGTTTCCGTATAGGTCTGTCTTCGCCTTATTGAGATTAACCTTTCCAAGATTCTTTGTGGCAATAGATTGCTGTCTTACAGTGTCAAGACTTGTTTGGTTGTCGCTACCGTCAAATTTGACTTGTTTGATGACAGATGTCATTGACTTGTCACCATTTGGATTATATCCAGGAACTAATGCTCCAAGACTTCTTGGGTCTGTTTGGAAATGATTATTCTTTCTTGGTTTCCAAGATGTAACCCTGTCAAGTCTCATAGTTTCCCACCTTGGCGCGCCTCTGTATGAATCACCTTTCCAAACGAAAGCCCTTATTATTGGGTTACCAGCTTTTGATATTCCGTAGACATATGGTTCAACAAGACGTCTACCAGGTGCGTGGTTCTCCTCATCACTGTAGTAAACCCACACCTGGTATTTATTATCAATTGCATCTATGACACTTGATTGGTCAACAGATTCAGTCAATGTCTGTTTTAGGATGTCATACAGATTCAGACTCATTAGACAATATCGTTTTGATTATTTATAGTTCAAAGAAACGAAGTACTGTCCCTGACGAATGTTTTCCTCTGTGTTAACAAGGTCTGCTCCATAAGGTCTTTCCTTGTTGTACATAGATGTTGCAAGAGCTTTGTTTCTTCCGCTATGACCGTTTCTACCCTCAATGTCATAAGAACCGCCACCGTGTTCTGTGTCAAAGTTGGAATAACGAATCATATTAGTTGGAAGAGTACAGTCTGGTAACCAAGCAGTATGACCACCGTGACCAGTACCTTTACCTTGTGGGTCGCCATCGCTTATTGCATCAGGATGGGTTGGACCGTATTGGTTTTCGATGTTATAGTCACTTCTGACTATTTCATTATTTCTTTCTTCTATACCTCTCCTTTCAAGACAGGTCTGTCCATTAGCATATGTTGCCATATTTGTATAAAATTTAAATATTATTTATTTATAATAAATAGTTTTCATTTTAAAAACTGTCAATTTTCGACAGTTGTCACAAAATCATTTTCACCTTCCTCTTCAAGTGATTTTTTGAATTCCTCAAATTTCTCAGGGAATACTCCAAATAATTTGTATATGTTTTCGTGGTATGTTCCGAAATCAATTATTATTGGTATCAAACCTTTTCCCCTTATTATTGAGGCTGCTTCTTTTGATATTTTTGTTGTTTCCGGGTCGTGATAATATCCTGTACTTGAAAAACGTGAACTGGGTCTGTAATCAAGTTCTCCAAGTATAATACCGTTCTTTATCTCAAAAGGTATCACCCATTCTTGGTTATTAAATGTAAAACGACAGTTCTTGTTTATTATTCTATCATTATATAGCACGTCGTATCCAGCTAGCCAACAATCACCTTTTATCTCATCATCGCCAATAATACATTTCCACTCCCATTCTGAACGGTCTAAAATAAATTTTGCGCCACGTTTTATCCAGGGTCTTATTCTTGACAATAACATTCCAAAACCAGTTCTGTATTCTTCATCTTCGTGCGCTTCTTCATCACCGGTAAGAAGGTACATAAGTTTTTTATGTAAATTGCTTGCTTCTATTGACATATTTGGATTTAATATATCTGCATTTTGGCATAGTGACATATATCTTTTGATATCATCAGTAAGGTCAATTGTATTGCCAACATTTTCTGATAACATAATTACTTGTGATTCAGATATATTTACTGTAATTGGAGACTTATGGTCCAATGTGAGTTTTCCACCGCCATATTTAACCGTATCGGGTTTTGGAGTTTCCATCGGCTTTAACTTACTCGCCTTTGATGTCTTCTTAACAGGTATGACAGGTTTGTTTTTTGACCGTTCCTTTTGCACTGCGTTATTAGCCCAAGACCTAATCATATTCTGGGTTTTGTTGTTTGCAAGTGAATAAGGTGTTTTCAATTCCCTTCCAATCTGTTTGACCGTTGTTGCCGGTATTTTAACAACCTTGTCAGGGTTATTATCATCACTGTTTGTTATGTTCTCCTGTTTTTTGTTGTATTTGTTCTTCTTGAACTTGTTGTATTCAGGGTCAATAATGTGAGAAAGCCTTTTGTAGCCATCAGACTTTTTGTTTGGATACGAAGCTTTTAAGGCAATCGCTGTTTTCCTAATGTATGTTGGAACGGCAATCGTCTGTTTTGACAACTTATCATTTTCAGCTTCGTATAATATCAACATAATTATTCCTTTTTTCTTTCTACTGTTACTATTGTGTCATTATGCATACTTCCGTGATTGACAAGTAATATCTCAATTATCTCAAAGTTGTTTTTCTTTCCAATACCACCTGAATTAAAACAACAAGTTATGCATATTCCACCAGGTTTTAATATTCTCGCAATCTCCGTCTTGGTTTTCGCCCAATATCCACAACTGGTCGACTCAAAATCAACAGTCTTGTCAAGTTTATTATATAACGTCTTTACTTGGTTAGGAGTATAAGGTGGGTCATATAATACCATATCGGCAGAATTGTCTTCCAATGTCCTTAAAAACTCATTTGCATCCATATGGAAGTCTGTATCATACTCTGGGTCTAAATCATTAGTTATGGTTCCAATTTTGCTTCCATTTGCAAAAGGGTCAACAATAACCTTCGCACCACTCTCCTTAATGTACCTCTCAATAATCTCCTTTATTGGTTTTATTGAGAATGTCTTTCCATTGGGCATCGCCCATTCTCTGTTTATTACCACGTTTAAAATAGTTTTTTAATGAATTATCAATATACAACACCACCACGTCTTGCGCCGTAAGGCCAGGACTGAGGTGTAAGAGACTTGCCAATTCTGTCAGAAGAAGCAGGCTTACCTCTCTTTAAGTCACCTGATACATCGTGTGTGTCGTTTGTAACCCCTATTTCATTCGTGTCGTTGAATTCCTTCTTTGTCTCACTGCCATCTAATAATGCACCAGACTCAATGAGCATACGATATTGCGATTCGTTGATTTTTATTCTTTTCATAAGTGCGTAAAATAACTATTTATAAATATTTATAATGTGAAAAAATATGTGCTTTTATGGGTAATTTACAAGAAAATAATTATCATAACCTTAAAATTAAGGTAAACAGGGACGAATATTGGGATTTTTTTGTCAATAAGGACAATTTCTCGCCATATTCATATTCTATGAACAATATGTATGATAGATGTTTGATATCATACATTGATTTGTCGTTGCCTGGTTCGTATGATAATGAGAACAATGTTTACAGTTCTCCTGATTATAAATGGGAAAGCGCGTATACGGAAGAGAATTACACTTTGTATAACATTGGCTATACAGGTGTTGATAACGGTCTTATACGCTTCCGTAGAGACCGTGTAAGCAACAAGGAGTTCTCTGACCTATATCAAAACAGTCAGTATTCTCCTAACACAGAATCATTTGTATTGCATCCAGTAAGTGGAAGCACATTGAAGTACGGTTATCCGTTGGAAATAAATGACGGTGTTATGAAACTTAACGGGGGATTTGTTCAAGGTTTCTTCAAGACAGAATGTGACAAGTATTGGATACTTCCTTCAAGTATGGAATATGATACACCGTGGGAGTTTGAGTTTGTACTTAATAAATGCGATATGGAAACAGAATCGACATTGAATGACTCGCATCCTGACAATAAGGGTATTTTCTTCTATATTGGAACAAGGGCAGAAAATAAATGGATATATCTTTATGATAATCATTACGACGGAGAGGAATGTTTCACATTATCACCGGATGATTATGTTGAAGGTGGAGAAATAGACCCTAAAACATATCTTATAAGCAATTTTGAAGACCTTGACGTTGAGTTTGTTGATGATTTCAATCTTGATGATTACACTGATTATAACTACTATAAAGAAGAATATTACAGATATAATTGTGACGATATAATTGACGGATTGTTCGATTACGCTGACATACCACAAAAACCAAAGATAATAGACGAGACACTACCGCATACAACAGTGTCTTGCAATTGCTGTCAGAAAGAATCACACACACTTCAAAGTTACAGATTCCATAGATATTGTCAGTGTTGTTCGTGCGGTTGCGGATGTGTAAGACCATCAAAGTCAAGCACATCAAAAAATGGTTGTCTTACAGAATGTGATATATTCGGAGATGATTATATAGGGGATTTTGAGGGTATGGATGATGGAACACAATATCTTGAACCGGAACTTGACATAAGCGATTTTGAGTTCTTGACAGAAGGTGGATTGAATATAAGAGTGTCAAATGAATTCAGTTTCGACACTGATAATAAGTTCATATTCTTCAATAGGACTTGTACAGGGTTTACAGTTAACAATTGGAACGAAGGTGATAAGGTCACTTATATTGGAAAGAAAAGCAATTTCAAGGAGAACTTGTTCATATTGATGAACAGAACCTGCACAGGATATACTGTCAATAATATAAATGAGTATATAGACAATAATAACAACACTTACGATTATTTCTACGATGATATATATAACAATGCATTGGCTTTCAGAATAACTGACGACGGAGAGATAGGATATAGATATCTTTCATATGATTGCGATAAGGAAGGAGAAGACAAGACAGATATTATAGAGGGATATTCATTCAAGAATGTGATAAGCGATTGCGAGTGGCATACAATACACGTAAGGGTTATGCCACAGATGTCTGAAATGAGACTGTTTTTCTATGTTGACGGAAAACTGGTGTATATTACAAGAAGTATGCCGAAATTGAACCTTCACGCATTGAAGGAAGCGTATGAGAAACAAGAGGGTGTTCCATATAACATTTCAATAGGTGGAGGAACACAAGGACTTGCGGAAACTGTATTGCCTAACTATATGATGGACAACGATAGGATGTATCCATTGGAGAAATATTTCGCAGGGTCATTCATAGGATATTTCAAGTCGTTCAAGTTCTACAATTGCGGAATGGAATATCTGAATATATTTGGAAATTATAATTTCGAAAGAAGAAGATATTTATAATATTCGATTATTTTGACAATTATAGATGATTTGACACGAATATAATATAAAAATGAGCAATCACTGATTGATTTGATTGCTCATTATTATTATCTACCAACGATTATATAACTGTCTGTCGTATTTTATCGCTGCCTCAATGCAAGACATAGCCTGATATATATAATCCTTAACCTTCTGTTCAGTTGAAGATGGAGAAGGACTTGCAAATGGGATATATCCGCTATTTGTTATATCTTCAAGTTCTCTTAATATAGAACTCAATATGTAATTTACACTATCATTTTTAGAAACAAAACTTGCCTCATTAAGTGTATTTCTAACAGACTTATTTACTATCCTTCGTAAGCCTGATTCAGTTAATCTAACTCTATTTTTTCTCATAATTTTCATCAGTTTAATAATAACTATTAAAATAAACGAAAAAACACCTAATATTCGATATAATTGTTGATAAAAAAATCATCAATTATTCCTAATTGCAGTGCTTTTCTATATGCTGTTTGATTTCCTTTGAAAAAATCTGTTTTTGTGTTATATTTCAATGCCTCCTCTTCTATATGCTTATATGTCCAATATCCTTTTTTGTGCTGTTTTTGAGTAACTAACCACGGCATATCTTCATTAAAACCGTATTTATATGAGGCGAGAAAAGCCGTTAGATTTCCTTTCTTAAATTCTTCTTTACTAGAATATTTTTTGGCTTCGTTCATAATGTTTTTTTCATTTTTCCAATATCCTTTTGGGTGTTTTTTTGCCATTTTTGATAAAAATTGTAAGGTTTATACACAATAAATACTTATATTTTGCTTAATATGGCTATGAAATTGGGATAAACAGAATATTTAAAATATTTATTTAAAAAAATAATTTAATAAGGCAAAACAAATTATTATGACAGGGATTTATTATTATAAATTGGTGAGTCCGTATCCCGATGACGTCACAAAGAATTGTAAATTAACAATTAACGAAATTGATTCCAACTTCTTCAATTTGAAGAGTGCTGATATCAAGGAGGCAACTTTTGACGGTGATACGTTGACTTTGCATCTTGTCAGGAATGATGGGAAGATGATTGATGTTGACCTTAGTGAATACCTTTCAGGTGTCACAAGGGATTTTTCAGTGTCTTTCGATGACTGTGAGGGAGACCTTATATTCAAGTATAATGGTGACACTCACGTTGTTGGTAAATTCTTGACAGAGAAGAACTTCAAGGCTTCTGCAATGACAGAGGTGATAACTGACGGTACCTTGATTGGAAAGGGAATAGATGGTTCTCCGCTTGGCATAAACCGTGCAATGGAAACAGGTTTCTATAAACCAGCTAAAGGCATTATTGATATCACGACCGGTGAGGAAATGCCGATTTGCAAGGAACTTGGTGATAGATATATCACCATCGAGGAAATAGACGACTATGGAAAGTTGTATAACTATTTCGGTGTTGAGCAGATTGAGAGTGGTCTTACTGGTGAATGGAGGATACCAACCAAGATGGATTGGGATGGCATACTTAATGCAATCGAACCGTGTGATGAATATCGCACACACAATAGGTATGATTGTCACATTGAACTTGGAAAGTACGCCGGTCAGAAATTGAAAACCGCTGATAAATGGAGGCACGATGTAACAGGTACATCTGGTTATTATGTAGAGGATGAAGATGAACCAGAAGAGAAAGAATGTCCTTCTGAGGGTGTTAATGAGTATGGTTTTTCTGTTTATCCTGCTGGATATGGAATAGACAAGAACAAGAATCTTCTGTATTTTGGCGAAGAGGCTGTATTTTGGACAAAGACAAAGACATCCCCAATTGGTGATTACTATGTAAAGGTGTTCAAATATGATGCTTCAGGAGTGTTCCAAGCAGCTGAATGTCCTTACAATTTCTATTCATTGAGGCTTGTAAAGGATTATGACGGTTCGAATTTCAGGGAAACAGAGTACATAAATGGAAAACTCTATCCTTGTGTTCTTATGCCTACATTGAATGAGGATTGTGAACACGGATATCAGATTTGGACTTCTGTTAATGTTGATTTCGGAAGAAATGAGGGTGTTAGTCCTGAGAACTTCATTAGATTTGAGGATTATGACGTTCCAGAGCCACTTTATCCTACAATAAGGAGAAAGGTTTATGTGATGAACTATTGGAATGGCAATCAGTGGGAGAAGAAGATTCTTTCTGAAGGAGATACATTCTCAATAGTGAAGAGTTTCTCTGGGGACCCTGACAGCACTTGTGAGTACAAGATTCTAAACGTTGACGGTGAACTTACAATCAATTCTGTTGACGAAATAATTCAGAGGCTTGTAGGCAATCCATTTGACGAGAAGATTGCTGAACTTAGTGCTGCAATAGATACTGAAATTGAGGAAAGAATTAGCGGTGACGAGGCTTTGAGCGGCGAAATTGAATCGTTGAGTGAGAGGCTTGAAGAGGAGATTTCAGCAAGAACCGATGCTGATGAAGTATTGAGCGGTGATATTGAAACTTTGCGTTCAGAACTTGAAGATGAGGTTTCTGCTAGGACTGAAGCTGATGATGAGATATGGTCAGCTATTGAGGAGATTTCTGGCGGTACAGAAGAGAAGATAGAGGAACTTAGTGCCAAGGTAGAAACGGAGATACAGGAAAGGATTGCTGCTGATGAGGAACTTTCTGACAGAATAGACGATGTTTATGGTAATGTTTTATCAGGTGGAACATACAGTCTAAGTGTTTCTGCTGATACGGGTGTTGAAATACCTTCTTTCAGTGGAAATAATAACGTAATAATTGTGGTTGACAGCGATTACGGCAAATTCTGATAAAAAATTAAACAACTAATAATAAGATGGAAAAAAGATTACAATTTGTACATCACGACGAGATATTTCAGACAAAGGAAGAAGCCATAAACTATGTTGTCGAAAACCAGGGGTATAATCGTCCGTCATTGTATGCTGAACCGATGGTTCTTAAATATGGTGATTCTAATGACCCTAACATAATATTGGCTATTGGCTCTCTCGGTGATGGTGTTACACAGGGAAGCAATAATAACAGGACATTCTTCATTGACATCAATGGCATAACAACTGACATTGAGGAAATCGAGGCTGAGATTGAGGAATTGATTGACATTGTTAAGATTGTCACAAAGGAGAGTGAAACACTTTCTCTTTATGTTGAGCAGAATGAAGGTGGAAGTCTTCTTTCTGGTGATGTTAAACTCAATGATACAGTTGTCATAAACCGTCAAGAGGTTGACAGCATAATCAAGAAGAATGATAATGGGTTATATGCTTATGTTAACTTAACTTTTGATGATGAAACAAATACGTTTACTTTTCAAGTTAATAGTGAGGTTACTTCTTTCACTATTCCAGTAATAGAGAACGTCAAGTATGACAAAAATGACGAGACTCTTAAATTCACATATACAGACGGAATTGTTCTTTCTGCCTCAATGAAGGATTTGATAGAAGAGTGGGAAACATCTGACGGTAATAAGTCTTATCAGGAATACCTTGATGAAAGGGGATTCTCATCAACTCCTGTTCTTCTTTACAGAGACAGGAAATTGTCAGATGAAAAGGATATGTTATTCGGTGATATAAACATATTATCAACACCTGATAACATTCTTTCAAAGACTCAGGATGGACAGTATCTGTATGTTGATGGAAAGGCAAGTAACATATCATACTGGAAGAACGGTCAGAAAACAACCGTTAAGGATGTGTTGGATTCTTTTGACGGTAAGTCGAAGGTTTCTGACAGTGATGACAATATTATATATAATCAGTATGATATCGACGGAACATATAAGGGTATCGCCTCAAACGTATCACTTAACTATGATAAGGACAGCAATAAGCTGACATTCTCGACAAGTCTTTCAAATGGTGGTTCAACGGCATATACTTATCAACTTAACTCTGTTTCATTCATTGAGGATATCACATTCAATCCTGTTACAGAAGTCCTTACTATAAGATATAAGGACAGTAATGGCAATATCCAAAGAGTTGATATCGATATGGGTGAGATTATTGACGAATGGATTGTCAACAATGATTCTCACTCTGTTAAGCTTGTGAAACAAAGACAAGTTCCAGGTAAAGATATACTTACAGCGGATGTTAAGATATTCGCAAAGGATACAGTCAACAACAACATACTTGAAGAGATTTCGCACGAGCTTGTAGTAAGGGGTTTTGCTTGGAATATCAAGTACACTCAGAACGAAACTGTTGAAGAAGCAATCAACAGACTTGGTGAAAGTGAAAGTGACTTGGAAAGACAGATAGAGGAAGAGGCTGAAAGGGCTATTGTGGCAGAGAATGCGATATCAGGTGCTGTTGATACTTTGGCTGAAAAGGTTGACAATGAGATTGAACGCTCAACAACTAAGGATGATGAGATTGAAGGTCAGATACAGGAACTGAGCGGTGCGATTGCAACTAATACTTTTGTAACAGAGGATACTGACAGTATTGACCTTACACTTACAACTGTTGAGGGAAATCCTAATATCTTGAAAGCCGATATCAATATATCAACTGAGGATGGTAATATAATAATCCTTGATGATTCAGCAAGTAAGAAGGGAATCTATGCAAAGGCTGAACTTTCTTACGACAGTACTACGAATGTGCTTACATTCACCAATACAAACGGTGAGACAGCAATACAACTTGAAACTGTAAGTGGAATCAAGAGTATTACATATGATAAGAACACAGAAATTCTCACAATTACTTATATTGTAACTGGTGGTGGTGAGAAAACTGTTGAGATTAATATGGGTGACTTGATTACGGAATGGGAAACCAACCCTGTCAATACAGACGGAAATGCGTTCGCTAGCGGTATGACACTTGTTAAGAGCAGGTCAATTGAGGGAACTGATGTTCTTACAGCAGCAATCAATGTTTCAAGAAAGTCAGACAACATATTTGAGATTGACGACACCGGTAGAGCTTATGTTTCAAATCAGGGTATTGAGGATAACAAGACACTTATTGAGAAAGTAATTGAATCTGACGGTTTGAAGGAAAACGGAGAGTATTCAGCAAACACAGAGTCCAATTATATAAAACTTGCAACTTCTCTTACTGACGCTGATGACAAACTTGATGCTCAGATAAAGGCTAATGCTGATTCAATTGATGAACTTGCAGAGGAGGTTGAAGCAAGCAAGGTTGGTGTTGACAGTACCAATACAATAAAACTCACTATGGGTCTTGATAACGACGGTATCAATGTCATAAGGGGTAATGTTAAGGTTTCCGCAAAAGATGGAAATGTTATCAAGATAAACAATGATGATGCTGACGGTATATATGCTACAGTAAACCTTGATTATGATGATAATCAGCATAAACTCACACTTACAACTTCAAACGGTGTTCCAACTTCAGTAACGTTGAGTGATTTGTCAAATGAAATAGATGTTGACAACAACAATCATAATGTTACTATGGGAATTGAACGTGGTGAGCGTACAATTTTATCATCTGATGTAAATATCGCCCCAACTTCAAACCCTCAATATGCCGATAACATATTACAGGAGGCTGAACTTGTTACAGGCAAGGCATTGTATGTGTCAGGTGCGAAGATAGATGAAAATGCTTCGAAGATTGCTGAATTGAGCGGAAATGTTGACAGTGCTGTTGAAACTCTTGAAACAGCAATAAGAGAAGAAGCAGAAAGAGCTGTTGGTGCTGAAACAGCATTACAGACTTCTATTAGTTCAGAGGTTGAGAGGGCTATGGGAAGCGAAAGCACAATATCAACAGCTTTGAACAATGAGGTTACAAGGGCAATTAGTGCTGAAACAGCATTAAATACTGCAATAACAACAGAATCAACACTTCGTGCAAGTGAGATAGCCAATGTTCGTGAGGCTGTGTCAGCAGAAACCGCAGCAAGGGTTAATAAGGACACGGAACTTGAAAACGACATTGCTTCTGAACAGTCTGCAAGGGAAAGTGCTGATACTACATTGGCTAATAATATCACAACAGAAACAGCAAACAGGACTTCAGAGGACGCTTTGTTGAGAAATCAGATTACAACTGAAACAGCATCAAGAACAGCAGAGGATTCAAGACTGTCTGACTTGATAGCCGCAAACACAACAGCAATATCAACAGAATCTGAAAGAGCCCGTGGTGCTGAAACAACATTGTCAACTCTCATAACAGAGGTTAGAAGTGACATATCTGATGTTTCCTCAACATTACAAGACAAAATCGATGCAGAGGAAGCGGCTAGGATTGCTGATATATCAAGAGTGGAGCAAGAAATAGAAGAAGCTGCCAGTGGTGCTGTGATAACTGTTTCTGACACAAATACTGTTTCAATGGTAAAGGATGCTTCAAATGTGATAAGCAGTGTTGTTAAGATTGATGGAAATACGGTCGGTAATATCATTTCAGAACATACTGATGGTATATATGCAAGTGCTAACTTGACTTATAACCCAGCAACAAACACTCTTACTTGGTCTTCTACAAATGGAAGTGTTGATATACCTTTGAATGCTGGTTCAATCATAACTGGTATATATTATGATGCTCCTAATAAGAAACTCATCATAACTTATAACATAGAGACCTCAACTGGTACGACAACGGCTTCTACTGATGTTGACGTTACAGAATTGTTCAATCCTGTTGATGTTCAGTCAGGTAATCATCTTGGAGGTATACAGTTGACTTCATACACTGATGTTGACGGTTCTACCATAATATCTGCTGGTACTGTTATATCAACAGATGTAAACAACATCCTTGTAAACGACAATGGTGTCTTGAAGGTTATTGGAACTGCTGATAATATCAAGTACAATTCATCAACAGTTGGTGATTCCCTTACTGAATTATACAGTTTGATTTCACAGGAAACAACTGAAAGGGAGAATAAGGACAATGAGATTGAGCGTGAGATATCCGCAATAACATCTTCAACTGGTTCTTTGCAAGAGGAGCTTGACAGGACGCAGGTCGGTGCTGGATTGAATCCTGACGGAACTTATGCTCCTAATGTGGCTTCAACTTATATCAACAGTGCAACATCATTGAACAATGCTGACGCTCTGCTTGACGCTGCTGTTGCCGCTACAAATGCAAGGGTTGACGGAGTTGTCGCTGACGTTGCTTCATTGTCAGGAAAGTCTGATTCACTCCAAGAGGAACTCGACAGGACGCAGGTTGGTGCTGGTTTGAATTCGGATGGCGTTTATGAACCTAACTTATTGGCTAACTATATAAGTGGTGCGACATCATTGAAGAATGCTGATGAGTTGTTGGATGGGGAGATTAAGAATGTCAACGACAAACTTGACAAACTGTCACAAGGTAACAGCACATACAGCACAACAACCTCAATTGATAATGATGGTAGTATGAAGGTTGATGTAAAACTTTCGCACGCTTACAGTCAGACAGAGGACATTGAGAATGTTGAGGTTGACAATGCAAGTGACATAAGTATAAACAACTTATTGAAGATAATCCACGTAAAAGACTCCATTAAGGAAGCGAAGACAAATGGTCTTTATTTTGACGGGTCTGTTGATTACGGAGAATTTTAAATAACAAATGTGTTGGTTGGTCAGGTTTATTTCTGACCAACCGATATTTAATTAAAAAAAAGAACTTATACAATGGAAAGAAGAAAATTACAATTTTTCAGAAGTAGCACAATTTATGCTAACCGTGACACTGCTTTGGCTAATGTAGAGGCATTTAAAGCCACACAATTATCTGGTATGTCAGACGGTGAGATTGTGCTGTTTAGATACACATCCAAAACAGGTTCAATTGAGGCTATAATCGGCTGCGTAATCAATAAGAACGGAAATCTTGACCTTTCTCTTGTTGATGTAGGAGAACTTGATGTTGACAATATCGAAAAGTCATTCAGCGACATAATCGCATCTGTTGGTCTTTCAGGCTCAACTACCGGTGGCGAGGATGGGAAATCTAATATAGGATATGCTCCTTATGTTGACAACAAGTATATAAGTGGTTGTACAACAATGGAATGTGCTGTTAATACTTTGTCTGATGCATTGGAGGATGAGGAAACCGCAAGGATTGAATCTGATAATTCATTAAATGATAAGATTGACGCTGAGATACAATACAGGATTGATGCTGACGATGTACTTAGCGGTAAGATTGACACTGAGATACAGGACAGAATTGATGGTGACAATGCTTTGAGTGGAGTTGTTGACAATATAATAGAGTCTGTTGGTCTTGAAAGTGACGGAACATTCAATGGTTTTGATGGCGGTACTATTGTAAGTGGTAGTAACAGTGTGATAGGGGCAATTGAAACTATCAGTGACGTTATAATCCAAAATGAAGAAGATGTATCGTCTGCATTGAATGATTTGAATGAGAGGGTTGATGTTGTATCAGGTAATGTTGACACTATTTCAGGTGAAGTATCTTCACTATCAAGTGATTTGTCACAAGAAACTAGAATAAGGGAAACTAATGATAATAATATTATCTTGAGGGTAAATGGTCTGCAAGACAACTTATACAATACCGAGATGATGGTTGCCAGAATAATATCAGGTGTTGGTCTTGTTCTTGGAGATGGTAGTTTCCGTCCTTTCACTGATGAGTTATTGAGTGGTGCTAGTGGAGTTTGCGATGCAATCAGCATAGTAAGCGAGACTATATTGGATAACGAACTTGTTGTTTCAAGTGCTTTAAATGACCTTAATTCGCGCATACTTGATATGGATTTGGCAACCGTATCAGGAAACGGTAAAGTAGTTGTTTCTGTATCAGAAACTGATGGTAAAGTTAATGCAACTCTTGGAAATGTCAATGCGTCAGATGTTATTGTGACTCCATCAGGATTTACCGGCACGACTGTACAATCTGCTTTGTCAGAAATAGCGTCAAAGGCAAGCACATTGTCATCATCAGGCAAAACTGTTGTTGTTACAACAGGTACTAGCGGAACTAATGTTGAAGCAAATATAGATGGGACAACTATCGTAAAAGACAATAACGGCGTTCTTTCATCTGGTCTACAAATCGCCAAGATAACTGACAACCTTGACGCGAACGTAAGTGAGGAATATAGATTGATATACAGTGGAGATACATCCAAAACACAAATTGGAGATGCAATACAGATAAAGAAGGACAGTTCTTTGTATCAAGCATACTTAGGGCATACAGATGATGAACTTTCAGGAGGCACGCCAACTGTTATTCCTGGTACTGGTGACACAGCATTGTGCTTTATTTACTTGTTATACGATGGAACTTATGATTTGGTTAACGTGGATATTGAAACATTACTTGACGAAAACGAATTTAAGGATGGATTATATGTAGATGACCATAAGGTTTATGTTAAAATTGACACAAACTCTGAAAAGGTCGTTACGGGGAACGGTGTGTCAGGTGATGTTCTCACTGTAAGTTCTGGTGGAACAAAGATTTCAAACATACAGAATGCAATTGATTATAAGGTAAGTACACTTAATTCAACAGCATCAGGTGTATCTACCGACGGAACTGTTACTGTAACTGTGGGCGAATCTAACGGTGTTCTAACAGGTGTCACAGTTGAAACCGATTATTCAGCAAACACTGGCTCTCCATATATCAGCGCAGCCACATCGTTGAATGACGCAGATGTCTTGTTGGATTCAACTGCTCAATCCTTTGAAACAAGAATTGCAGCATTGGAAACAAGAATAACAGAACTTGAAACAGCATTAGATAATGCTAACAGGGTAGTAGCAGAAGCACTTAATGATTTGAATTTCAGATTATTATCAAATCAAGGCGTTTAATTGCAAATATAAAAAATGAGCAGCCAAACCAATGACTGCTCATTTTTTTTTAATAAGAAACATCGTATTCAATTTTCTTGATGTCATCAAATATATATCCTCCTGTTGAAGGTGTTGTTTTTTCTGATATGTTTTTGAAATAGAAATGCATATCTGAATCCATATATACAATATCTGTCAATGATTTAGGTATTGTTCCTTCATTTTCAAATTCATCAATATCTTCATCTGTCAGTTCATCCAAGGCTTTCAGATATTGTTCATTTTCGTGTTGGAATAGTTCAGTTTCCTCTTTCTTTTTATTCTCTTTATACTCTTCTACTAATTTATCCCAATCGATATCACATTCCTTTACAAATGGTGGAACTTCCCCTATTGACAGCCAGAAACTTATTTCCTTCTTTTCAGGTGTCATCAATGCCTCATAGGTGTCTTGGTCAGTTTCTTTGTTTGGATATCCACAGACTAGCTGTGATTCTTCATCAGTAAAGTATTTTCTTTCAGAAGGTTTTTTAACTAATATTGAATCCCTTATGTCTGGTGAGAAACAAACAAGCAAGCCTTTTATTCTCTTGTTGAATTGCTCAATGTATTTCTCAACATTGTATTCCATATCCTCAACGTCACTGCAAAGAACAACATCGTCACTGTTTATTATCTCATTCGGAACCATTTTGCAATTCAATACAATTTCGTCTTCTTCCCTTGAAATATATGGTTTTATCATCTCATTTCTTTCCTTCTGTTTGACATCCTTATAAATAAGGTTGTTTTTCTCGCATAATTCCTTTAATATTGATGTTTTTAATTTTGTTGTCAATTCTTGTTCTTCACCATAATATTGAGTAAATTGATGAGTAATACGTTTTACATCTGAATGATTCTTTTTTGTACCTGTGTTTATGTAATATATTGTATCACTTACATTTACATTGATATTATTCTGAATTACCAATTCGTACCAGGCTTGTCTTGGCTTTTTGCTGCCAGCCTTTGTTACTTGCTTACAGTCATTTTTGTATTCATCAATCGTTTTCTTTATATTACCCTTTGAGGCTATATCCTTTATCGGAATACGATAATTGTATATATCATCAATGTAAGAATAATAATTCTCCAAGAATTGATGACCGTTTCCTCTTAACAACAAGTCAACACCACTGTCAATGAATTTCTCCAAATATCCAGACATTTTCCTTGATTTTATAGTATTACCGACTTTCTTTGTTTTTCCGTCAGGCATTAAGTCGGCATAATTTTTGCGTGAGAACTGAATACCAATCTGTTACGCCGCTATCGTGGTTTATATAGCGTGATTCAATCATTTTGATTGAACGGGGAAATCTCTTCGGGTTTCCCTCTCTATGTTACCATAGAGTTCAGACTATCGCATCAATTAATCGTTTTTGATTAATCGTCCCTTTATTTAGTCGTTCACGCTGCACAGAACATATATAAATTCTTGCTTGCGCCCTGTTGTCCAAATTGGAGTTCCAAGTCAATTAAAAGGGATTTAACGTGCCCATATTCTGTTAAGGCATCACAAAATTCATCTATTCCTAAACCAAATTTGTTAACTCCACCGTTAAATGGGTGATTGAAGAATATATCTTCAAATTCAGCAACGTCAGCTTCTATTCCAGTATATTTCTTTCCTTTAATGCTATTTCTTCCTCCACCATCACTTATGTATGGATGTTCTTCTGTGTATCTAAAATCTTCGCTTTTCGGCATTTGAAAGTTGAAACCATTCAGCCATCGGTGTTGCTAATAACATTCATCCCAAGGGCATTCACTACCGTGCCATCAAGAGAAATGTCGTACACAACACCGATGTTTTGGCTATCCTCCATTTTTTTGATATTTAACATAATTTTATATTTTTTTAATTAAACATTTGTTTTAATACTATTAAAGATATAAAAATATTTCAATTATCCAAAATTTTTTCTTTATCTTCAAAAACTTCATACGGATAATCTATCCCAAGATTGCTGTAATAATATCATATGATTTACAAATTCGTCTATCTCGATACCATTTTATTTTTGATAAATTGTATTCCTGCTTGTAATGTTTTAGACATATTTTCAGTGTCCAAGTCTTTTACAACATCCAAGAATGCTTGTATTCCTTGTTTTTCATTTAGATTCAATATTTCAACAGGAATTCTGTCAATTGTACCATTTTTAAGCATTTTTCCAATTTGAATTACTCTCTTAATGTTGGTGTTAAGATATGAATGTTCAATTTTTCCATCGTAATATTCAAGTTTCGTATCATCGTTTATTTCACTTGGTTTAATTTTTTCTTGTTTATTATTAAATAAACTGTGGTCTTCTGTTACAGTAACACTCATATCGCCTTCTGAAACCTCATATAAAGGCTTTTCTGTCTTATGACGGTATATGTATTCAGGTTCTACCCATCCACTTCTACAAAGTACCTTAAATGATTTTTTTGAGTAATCGTATTCCCTATTCAATCCATCTATTTTTATATTATTTTCATTTATCAATTCACATATTGGTTTTATGTCAATCAAACCAGTATCGTTATATTTTATAAATAAAGGTGTGTCTGCTGTGAACGAATCTCCTACTATTGGCATATATCCAAGTTTTGTGAAATGTGAAATCATAAGTCTCAGGCACATTCTTCCTATACAGGTAATTTTCTCCGCACAGTTTGAGTCTCCGAATGGGAATATGTATGCTGCACCGAATGACCCGAAGAATGAGTTTGCAAGAATTTTAAGAGGCAATTGTTTCTTGTCGTTTGCCATTTTCTCAGCTTTCCATCTATGTATCTCTGACTTGATATGTTTCTTCTCTTCTTCCGTTCTCGCGTCTTGAAGCATATTTTTCCATCTGTCAACTTCATTGCCGGCCTCTGCTTTGAGTTCCTTGTATTTCTCTCGTTGTGTAAGCACATATTCAAGAAGGTGGAGCATAATATGCGTTTGGTCAAGTTCTGTTGATATGTTCCAAGTTAGAGTGATTGAAGGGTACAATGAATTGTAGTCAAGTTTGACAATCCTGTCCACCCATCCTGTTTTAAGCAGTCTTGAAAGACCTCCAGTGAATCGTTTATTGTCTCCTGTTGAAGGTACTGATATTCCTTGTTCATAACACCAAGCAAGCATAATAAGTTTCCAAATGCCAGCCGTACCCATTGTGCAAGCACGTTGGAATGTTGTAGGGAGCATTTTACCGACAAGGAAGTTTGATTCATTTAATCTTAATTCGACTTGTTCCGCTTCCCATATATCATCCAATAGATACCTTTCAACTATATATTTACCTGATTTTCTTTCATATCCGTCAAGTAATTTATGTTTGTCTGTGATTTCATACCAATCTCCGTTATTGTCGTTAAAAGCATATTTTTCTTCTTTTACATTCCACACTTGGCTGATTATATTTCCTGGTACATATACGCGGTTTTCTTTTTTCAAGTCAAGATAATTTGTGACATATTTAAGATTGGCGGATTTCATATTTGAATCGAGTGCCTGCGCCCTTCTAACAGCGTGCAATGAATCCAATATTATAAAACCCCAGGCTATTGTTGGCTTGAAATATTCCATTTCACCGCCAAGTTTCAATATTGTTTCCTTTTTCCTTTTATATATCGGAAATTTAAGGTATTTTGATGTTATTTTCTCAAAACTGCTTCCAAGTACAACACATCTAACAATGAAGAAATCCCAGTCGAAATTCTCTGAATTATGACCGTATATTGTATCAGGTTTTTCTTCTGCTATTATTTGTACTGTTTGTTCTATGGCATTTAATTCATTTTGGTTTTTTTCTTCTTCTGTTTCACCCTCTACACTTATTATGGTTTCAAATCCTTTATTTGTCCGTATACCAATTTGTTCAATTCTATGAATTAAAGGGTTAAGACCTTGTGTTTCAATGTCGAATGACATTCTTTTAAGTTCGTTATAGTTTTCATAGCCTTTAAACAATCTTTTACCTGTTGAAATCATATATTGTTCAACGGGTGAGACAACCATAAACTCTTTACTACCCTGATTTTGTTCGTTTCCCTTTTTCTTTCTTTCGTATATTGGAGTACCAGCGTCTGTGAAGAATGAAAGGAACTGTGTGAATGACATCTTTCTTGTCGCGTAGAACATATACACATATCCGTTGTCAAGTCTATCAATTCCAGTTTTCTTTGATTGTAAAGACTTCACCCATATGCCGTACTCCATTAACTTCCTCTTTATTGTCCCCTTGTTACCTTGATACATACGTATAGCGGCACTATGCTTCACCCAGGCAAATGGTTTGAAAGGTTCTCTTTTAACCCTTTTTACGCCTTTGTCGTCAACATAGATTATGCTTACCTCGTCGTCAGTGTAATCACATTCGATTGTTATTATCCGTTCCATAGGGTCTCGTCCGAAAAGGAAGTCATTTACAGTTTGTTGCGTTATTTTCTCGACCATATGATATATATTTTAACTATTTTTTGTAAATGTACGTTAAAATTTTTAAAAAACAAAACGAATTATGGTTGTTTTTTTATATTTTTTTCATATTTTTTAAGAAAAGGTATTTTATGAGTGATAAAATAAAGATTCTTGTCATACCGTCGGACAAGCACGGTTGTGGAAAATTCAGGTCTGTTGACCCGCACGTTTATATACAGGAGCATTATGGTGATGAGTTCCAAGTTGACATTGTGTATGAAATCCCAAAGGATAATCCTTCTGATTTCTTCTCAAAATATGATATCATACACATACACAAACAATTGGATGGGCAAATGAATTTAATGAACACGATTAAGTTCCTTGGAATACCTGTTGTTGTGGATGTTGACGATTATTTCTTCCTTGGAGACCATCATCCTATGTCGTTAAGTGCAAAACAGGAAAAATGGCACATCCCAATAATAAACCACCTTAAGGCTGCTGATTATGTTACAACAACTACAAAGATTTACGCAAATGAGCTGAAAAAGTACAATAAGAATGTATTTGTATTTCCTAATGCGATAAATCCTGAGGAAGAGCAATATACACATCCAAAAACAAAATCTGACAGACTTAGGGTTGGATTGATATGCGGTTCTTCGCACCTAAAGGATATAGAACCTTTGAAGGGTCTGACATTTCAAATACCACTTGACAAGGTGCAACTTGTGTTGTGTGGTTTTGATACTAATGGAACGAGAACAATATACAATAAGGATACAGGTGAGGTTACAAGAAGACCTATATACCCTGAGGAGAGTGTATGGTGTGATTACGAGAGGATTATAACTGATAATTATAGAATTATTAGTCCAGAACATAAGGATTTTCTTATGAAGTATGCAAAAGGTGTTGACGACCCATTTGTAAATGAACCGTATAGGAGAATGTGGACAAGGGATATATCGCAATATGCTACTCATTATGAGAATGTTGACGTATTACTTGCGCCGCTTAAGGAAACGGATTTCAACAAGATGAAGAGTGAACTTAAGGAAATTGAAGCCGGTTTCACACATACTGCTTTGATTGCGCAGGAGTTCGGTGCTTATACAATCAACTTGAAGTCAATGATTGAGAAAGGCGGAGTAATCAATGATGAAGGTACAGCGTTGTTGGTCGAAACAAGTAAGAATCATAAACAGTGGGGTAAATATATCAAGAAACTTGCAGAAAATCCCGATATGGTTAAAAAACTTCAAGATAATTTGTACAACTTTGTGAAAGACAAGTACTCTCTTGACACTGTTTGTAAACAAAGGGTTGAATTTTACAGAAACATTGTAAAGAAAAACGCAGGAACTGAATAATTCCTGCGTTTTTTTTGTAATGGTCTGATATTTATAAAAAAAAATAAAAATACAATGGATAGAAATATAATAAAGACAATAGTAAACAACGCTGTCAAGAATGTCTTAAAAGAAACGGCTGGCGATAGTTGGTTTTATTGGGATGGAGATGAGGGTTATGCCAGAGAAAAAATGCATCTTGACCCGAAAGAATGGAAATACGACAGAAATGCGAGAAAATTTTATAAGAAAGCAAATAAGAAAAACAAGCCGGTCGGAAGGAAGAAAAATGAAACGGAAGACGCTTATTTGGATAGAGTTCGTAAATTAAATAAGAAATTCGCTGATGCTGAAAATGAAATATCAGGAGAAGAGTGGAGGCCTGTAAAGAATACTGGTAGATTCTTTGGAGGCGCAAGTGACTATACAAACTCTCACGCGGCATCTAATATGGGAAGAATACGTAGGATTGATTTTAAAAACCCGAATAAGAGTTTCATATCTTATGGTTATGATGCTCCAACAAGAAAGGCAATGCAATATCATCTTGATACATTTGATGACTCTGGTTTATCTCAAAAGACCACACCGCCAATTCACACAATTGTGGCAGACGCTTGGTTGGACGAGCCGGAAGGTAATATAGAAGATTACGATGTTGAACACATTGACGGTGATTACCACAATAACAGAGTTGACAACTTAAGGTATGTTTTAAGAAAGGGAAGGTTTAGTAAGAATAATAACGATGACGCACCTGTAACAGAAAACTTCAATAGGATAATCAGAGAAAGCATTAGGAGAGTATTAAGAGAGAAAATGATATAATTAAAGGAAATGAGCAACCGTTGAATTGATTGCTCATTTTTTTTGTATTGATTAGTTCTCAATTTCCATTGGTGAATATAATCCAAGATTCATATTTGGCAATATATCTATAACTCCGTCTTTCTCATCTTCTTTAATAAAGTCTTCGATTACTTCTCGTATTATTCTGCTTGTATTTATTTTGCTTTCTGTAACGGTTTTATAATTCGCTTTATTGTCTATTAAATTCCATAGACTGTCGTCGTTTATCTTTGGTATCATAGATTTTATAATTGAATATAGTTTAAATTTTGACCCTCCGTAATCTATTTCCTTTATTCCATTACTGGTTCTCAATAGGAATATCTTCTTCTCTTTCTTAACAACGTCTTCAAGTGTCGATGTTTGGTATTGGTTGAGATTGTTTACAAAATCCTTACCTTCAACATTCCAATATCTCCAAGTCCTGAAATTTCGCTTGTATCCTTGTTGGAATAATATGGTTATAAGGTCATAGTCATTACTTGTAACAACCTTTTTACAATTCTTGTATGTTGCCATAAGAGCGTCTATAAGTTCCTGGTTGCTTGTTGTTGTCAGTTGTACGCTTCCGTCATTCATAAATCTGAATACAGCTGTTACCGCGTGTTTCTTGTTTTCCGCTCTTTTCTCCTTTTTCTGTTTCATCTCATCATTGAGTTCCAATCCTGACATTTGTTCTGCTGTTGCAACCCTTTGTACTGTGAATCTTCCGTTTGAACGACTTGAAACTATTGCCGCAATATGCCTGAATTCTGTGCCGTGACCTTGTTTTGGTATGTATCCGTCCTTATAGTTGTGATAATGGCACATTTCGTGTACTAAAGTAGCCAGGAATGCCTCTTCGGTACCTCTGTAATTTCCATTAAGTTCAATACGTGGACGGCATATATCAACAAAATTCTTTGAATCAACCCATATTCTTTCACCATATGGGTTTACTTTGAACATTCTTCTGTTGAATTGTGCAGCCTTTACTCTTCCAGTAATCCTAAACCATCCTAACACACCACCTTGTGAACCTCTACCTTTTGTGAATATACCAAAATCACATTCACCCAATTCATCATTGAATAACTGACTGTTCATTTCAGCATATTTGGCAGTCATCCAACTTGTCGAAGGTGTGAAATTATTATTGTTTTCCATTATATCCTTTTTTTGTTTATAAATACTATTTATTGATAAAAAAATACATAGGTTATGGAATTAATAGTAAAAAGAAAATGGAAAAAGGACAAATATACAATTGGTCAATTGTATATCAATGGGAAATATTTTTGTGATACTTTAGAGGATAAGGACAGGGGTTTATCCAATGATATGTCTTTATCTGACATTATGAAGAAGAAACAGTATGGCGTTACCGCAATACCTTATGGAACATATAAGGTTGATATGAATACTGTTTCTCCAAAATATGCGGCAAGGAATGCTCAATACACACGTCCTTATGGTCATAAGATGCCAAGGATATTGAATGTTAAGGGATATGATGGAGTATTGATACATCCAGGAAACACCGCAAATGATACTCTTGGTTGTCTTCTTGTAGGAAAGAATACTGTTGTAGGGAAGGTTATGAACAGTCAGGCAACTTGGAAACAACTGATGGATAAATTGTTAACTGACAAGAATAATGTAACAATAAAATTTGTACCTTAAATGAGAAAAAATAGAATTAGATTAAATGAATCGGGTTTACGAAGAATAGTAAATGAATCTGTAAGAAGAGTGCTGAATGAAATTTCGTTCGAAACGGCTCAATCGGCGTATCAAAAATCACAAGACACTAATAGGCAAATGTCGCCTGCTATGCAACGCAGAATGGGGAAAAATAGTATGGCGTACGCACAGCAGCAAAATGCACTGAAAAACGGTGCAACCAATTCTTTTAACAGAGATTATGGATATAATTTAAAAAATGTACCTTATGGTAGCGGTGATAATGAAAATATGACTTTTGCCGACCCACGAAAGCCATATTATGGCGGCTCAAATTTATATGCCCCATACGGTAATTATTTTTCAAGTATAGCAGGTCAAGGAGGAAATGAACAAACAAACGGAAGAACAACATCTTATTGGGGAAATAATCCTAATGGGTATAATGAGCGTAATATTGACGTTTCATTGAAAAACAAAATAATGAACCCACAATGGGCAAACGCTGTAAGACGTGGTGAAAAAGCATTAGACAATACAATACAAAGAAATGGATGACAATCAGAGTCATCCATTTTTTTTAGTAATCGAAACCTTCTACATCAAGGTCTTCATCAGTAAATTTAACATTATTAACAATATTGTTCTCATCTTGAACGTCCTGTACGAATTCAAGTATCGTTTCCTTAACTGCTTCGTTTATTTGTTTATCTTTGATTTTCATCGTATGTGTTTTCATTTAATGGTTATCAACAGTTCTTCTCTTATTGGCATAATAAGTTTACCGGTTGGGAATGTATAATCATCAGCTTTTATGCTACCGAATGTTATCTCAAATGTTCCTATATATGAGCCTTCTTCTTTTGTGTCGCGTTCTTTCCAATCGTAGCATATGACATATTGTTCAGAACAACCGCCTGTCTCACGTCTTTTGATGTATGCTGGTGCCTTTGCAATCTTTGTTAGATTGGTTTCGGCGTTTACCATTGTGAATGTTATGGTTGAGTTCTGAATCGCTTCGTGGAATTTCATATAGTCGTGTCTTCCATCATTTATCAAGTCCATTCTCAGAATTGGGAGGACACTGTTTTTTCTTATGTAGAATTCTTGCATTTTGTTTCGTCTTTTTCAATATAAATATCAGGATTTTTTATATTTGGATTCTGTAATCTTAACTTGATATTCCTTTATATTTGAAAATTTCTTTTGTATGTATACATTTGTAAGTCTTTCAGCTATATATCCTCCTATTCTGTATTGATATTCAACAGTGCTGTTAGGACCTCGTCTTTTAAGATAACATTCCTTGTTGTCATTGATTCTTTTCTCTATATCAGTGCCTATAATGCTTATCAATTCTTTTAATACGCTGTATATGAAATTAATGCATTCCTTGAAATCATCACGTTTCATTATAACCATATTGTATGGATACATCCATTTTCTATTCATCACTGTTTCAAATGACTCATAATATTCTGGAAATTTATCTTTTATTATACCTTCAACAATATCAAGGTCTTTATTGCAATGGCATCTCCCATATTGTTCCCTAACGCTGTTTCTCAACATTAATTTCTTGGCGCAAATGACGTCGTATTCCTTGAATATCTCATCCATATCAGGTATGTTGTCAAGGAATGAGAAATATTTCCTATAGTGACAAAATCCATCATATTCCGCAAGTTCAATTTTATCAACAAGACATTTCAGCATATATATTTCAGAATAAAACCTGTCGTCAAGTTCCTCTGTTATTGAACATTTATACATTGTCAGCGATGTATTGTTCTCGATGTCGTGCTTTCCAACTATTATCTTGTAAGAGTCATTTGTAACCACTTGTTTGAACGGTCTGTAAGCACCAATAAAAATATTAAGATTATCCATCTATTCTTCTAAAAGTATGTTTTTTATCGCCATTTTCCTTGCAACCTCCTCTATTTTCTCTCCGAAATGTATTACAAGTCTTCCGTTGTCAGGAAACTCCTCATAGTCGTCTATATTCTCATAAGCAACAGCAACTACGCCATCCATTGCGTCCTGTATTGAGAAACAATTGCATTCTGTAACAAGGTCAAGCTTTATATCAGTATTTACTGTTATGACTTTTGTGACATATTTATCATCCAATTCAAGGTCTCTGCATAATCCAGCCGGTTTTATCTCAAAGTTATCACCCCAACATTCCTCTTTATTGTCAGTAAATATAAATTCATATCTGTATTGACCGTCTATGTTCTTGCCAACACGCCTAACCATTGCTATATATAACTGATTTTCATCCATTTAATATTACTTTTCTTTTTCGCTAACTATTATTTTGTCAATAACTGATTGTTTTCTGCTTACTTCATCAAACATTTTCTCATAAAAAGTGTCTTTGAAAATCTGATAGTATATTGTAACTGGTTTTGTTTGATTTAATCTATGTATTCTGCCTTCAGCTTGCTCATTCTCACCACTAACCCAGGAAAAACTGTTGAAAATCTCCACTGTTCCCTCTGTTAATGTAAGTCCGACAGAACTTGAAACAATATTCCCAATGAAAATTTTGATATTGTCATCGTTTTGGAACTTATTTACAGATTCATCCTTCTTTTTGTTTGTCATTTTTCCATTATGAACTACACATATATCCTTGAATTCTTCTCTTAATTGTTCTATTTCATTATCAAATGAGCAGAAAATCAATACTTTATGACCTTTTTCAATACATTTTCTTGCTAATGATATTGTTCTTTGAATCATATTGTCAGCAAGCCATTGTCTAAGTATAACACCCTCTGTTATTTTCTTGAATTTGTCAACGTCATCGTTTCCTTCCTTGCTTTTTGCTTCTGAATATTCATTCCAAACATTGTCATAACTCTTTTTTTCTTCGTTTGTAAGCTCATAGGTGAGTAATTTAACGGTTTTCTCTACCATATTGCCAAAATCACTTGTAAGTCTCCTCAAATAACAACTTTTTACTTTCTCTTGTAGTTCTTCAAGGTTTGAAGCACCGTCAGTTACCCATATTTTCTTACATTTCCAATTTAAATAGTCATCAAGTTCCTGTTTTTCATTGTATGTTAGTTCTTCCCACTTGCTTTTTTCCTTTTTTTTGAGAAAAATTGCCGTATAAGCGTTTCTTTCATTCTTTTTGAAGAATGATTTTCCATCACAGTATCGCATTACATACTCCTTCCAATCCTTTGCCAGTGGAGAACCTATTATTTTAAGCAAATTGAAGAAATTTATCGGCTTGTTTGTTATCGGAGTGGCTGTAAGTTCGAAAATCCCCCTTGGTTTTGACCTGCTAACAAGGTCTGACATAATTTTATACCTTCCCGATGTTGTATTTGACAGCCTATGTGCCTCGTCAATGATTATAAGGTCAAATTTTGACTGAAAAATCTGACTTTTGCTCATTGATTCCTCAATTATAGCCTTTTTTCGTGAAACAACCTCTTTTTCTTTGGTTTCATAATACACATTACCATTGTTATTGACATTTATCTCCCGTTTTTTTACTGTTTCTGTTGGAATTTCATAGAAATTGTCCAAAATATCATAATTTATTATCGTAAATTTCGCATCATCCCATTTTGAACCATTAACAATTGTTATGTCTTTATCATCAACATATAATTGCAACTCTTTTTGCCAAGTTGTCTTTACAGACGCCGGGCACACAACCAAAATATGCTCATATCCACCTTCAAGTGCCGCTATTATGGTTTGTGTGGTCTTTCCGGCGCCCATTTGGTCAGCAAGTATGCATTTTTTCCTCGCTACAAGGAATCTAACACCTTCTTCTTGATAATCCCTTAGTTTTCTGCCGCTTATCTTCTCATATTTATTGAAATCTATTGGCAAATCCTTATAACTCTCGACAAAAAGGTCTGTAAGAACCGCTTTTTTAGATAAAAACATCATTTTCGGCTCCATTGATTGTCTATATTTTGCGTAAAGTATATACATACCCTGTGTTTCTCCAATATACCAAGTTGCATATAACTTATCTGGCAAAAAGTCAAGTTCCCATTCTTCTTTCTTCCTTTCTGCCCAATAATCAGCCATTTTGAGTATCTTGTTGATTGGTATCGGCTCTTTTGTATAGTTATCCAATATGAAATCAATGTGAAGAGGTCTCATTTGCATTGAATTCTTCACAAGTATCTCATTTTTAAGGTATATGATATATGGATTATTTCCTGTATACGACTTAAGTATTTCATAAGCCTTTTCAGTATCCTTTATGCTTGTACTCATTATGTTTTTTATAAAAAATAACGTTTTTTTTCTAAAAAACAACTATTTATCGTCAAAACATATTAACAAATGGAAAGAGAAGAAATAAGATTTAATGATTCTCTAATAGAGTTTCACAAGACATTACAGGATTGGATGTCAAATGATAATGAGCAAACAGATATAACAGTTCTTAGTAGGACTGAAGCCGTTTATGGATTTGACGGATGCTGTGATGTTGAATATTGTAAGGAACACGGAATACCATACTCAAAGCCGCCAACATTCAAGAATGCTGGGTGTATAATTGGTGTTAAAGGGAATGTATTGCTTAATGTGTCAAGGAAACTTAACGGTGGAGAATGCCTGTCTGATAGTTTCTCAAAGGCTGTTAGGGATTATTTGTCGTCAAGAGGATTGTCTTCCGCACGATGTGATAACAATGACATTCTTGTTGATGGCTTTAAGGTTGCGTCAGCTGCCGAAATAACTATGCCTAACGGATTGCAATATCTAGGCTTTCAGATATCAATATATCAGGACATTGAGACGATTAAAAAAGTTTGTACGAAACCTATGGTAAAAGTTCCGATAGCACTTGATAAATATGGAATAACAACACAGGAAATAGTTGATTTCTGTGTTAAATACTGGACAGAACATTGATATGGTTTTTAACTTCGATTACAATCAATACAGTTTTTCCTGCGATATAGGAACAATGACTCCTGACCAATATATCAAGATGATAGAAATTCTTGAATGTAAGCACCCGAAACGTATATGTGAACTTGGTAGCGGTCAGTCAACTCTGATATTCAGAAAATACGCAGAGGAAAATGAATGTGATATATTTCCAATTGAACACGATATATGCTACAATAAGAGGAAAGACTGTGTTATGTTGGAACTTAATAACTATGACTTCGATGACGAATACGGAAACTGTTCAAGATATGTCGGTTTCGATAAATGGTTGGAAAAACAAGACAAGTTTGATTTTGTGTTAATTGACGGACCGAATGATGTTATTCCTTCTAATTATCATAATGTTAAGTATTCAAGAGTACAAATGCTTGATTTTGTTAAACTTGATAAACTAACAGATGACGCTGTAGTGTTATTTCACGATTCTGAAAGAAATGAAAGTAAAAATACATTGTACGAATTTGAAAAATTGATTGTGAATAAAGGAATTGATTTCAAAAAGCAAATTATCGTTGAAAGTAACAATGAAATCAGGAAATATAACGAACAATATATTGATATGTGTCCAGACCTTACAATATATGAAATGAAAAAAACGTGATATTTATAATAATAAATAATATAATAAATTATGAAGTATATTAAATTGTTCTTAAACCATCAGGATTACGAATCCTATATAACTGGTAGTACAGCGGTGTTACCTAACGTAAGTCTTTGCGACTCGGAAAACGAAGTACACTATAATAAAAAGGGTGATGAGCCTGTCATACCAACAAATGTTATAATGTACTATGCTCCATCTAAACTAACAGAAACCACATCGCAGAAAACAGCTGGATTGCACACTAATGCATTCAATACAACAATATCTTCGCACGACTTTGAGGATGGTGTTGGAACAATAACGTTTGCAGATGATGTTACAACTGTCGGGTCATATGCTTTTTATTCTGCAAGCACCGTAACTAAAGTCGAAATTCCAAATAGTGTTACAAGTATTGGTGCAAATGCGTTCGAATATTGTAGCGGTTCGACAAGTATAAACATACCAACTGGTGTTACAAGTATTGGCAATTATGCATTCAGTAATTGTATTGGTTTGACAAGTGTAAACATACCAACTGGTGTTACAAGTATTGCCAATTATGCATTCTTAAATTGTCGTAACCTTACAAGTATAACGATACCAAGTGGTGTTACAAGTATTGAAACTAATGCATTCTCAAATTGTAGTAGCCTTACAAGTATAACATTAGGAAGTGGTGTTACAAGTATTGGTACAAGTGCATTCAATGGTTGTAAAAGTCTTACAAGTATAAAGGTTGATTCAAACAATACTGTATATGATTCACGTAATAACTGTAATGCAATTATTGAAACTTCGACAAATACACTTATACAAGGATGCAATAATTCTATAATACCTAATAGTGTTACAAGGATTGGAGAAAGTGCATTCAATGGTCGCAGTAGTTTGTCAAGTATAAGCATACCAGATAGTGTTACAAGTATTGGTGCAAATGCATTCTATAATTGTATCGGTTTGACAAGTGTAAACATACCAACTGGTGTTACAAGTATTGCCAATTATGCATTCTATCGGTGCGCAGGTCTTACAAGTATAACGATACCAAGTGGTGTTACAAGTATTAGTAGTTATGCATTCGAAGATTGTAGCGGTCTTACAAGTGTAACAATTTATGCGATAGCACCTCCATCATTAGGAACTGGTACGTTTGACAATAACGCTTCTGGTAGAAAGTTTTATGTGCCGTCAGAAAGTGTAAACACATATAAATCATCAGAATATTGGAGTGGCTATGCAAGTGATATATTGCCTATAACCTGATATGTATATCTAAAATAAAAAAAGCGTGGCAAAATTACAATGTCACGCTTTTTATTGTATTATCCGTTGTACCCTACTGGGTTTAGTTCCCACCCTTCACCTTTTTTGTAATAATAATCACCATTTCTGTATCTCCTTATTTCTCTTCTTGCTTTTTCAATATCATTAATCTCTTCAGGTGGGAAACCAAGTTTTTCTAACTCGTCATCATCAAAAGACGTTCTGTCATTTCCGTTCATTTCGTTATAACCAAATTCTCCGTGGTCATCAAGTGTGCCGTATCCAATTATATCGTCATAAAATTTTCCATCAACTTTTCCGTGTCCAGGAAAAAAACGTCCTCCGTGTATGTTTCCAGTGCCATCAATCCAGGGTTCGTGTGTACTATATGACCCGTCATCTGTACTTTTAAGTGGTGCATATGTTTTACCATCTGCATCATTAAATCGCTTGTAAGACTTATTGAAAAATTTGTCATTAAATGCTCTATTCGAAGAAAAGCCGAAATCCATTGCACGTAAAGAGCCTTTGCCAACAATAGCTTCTTGTTTTTTCTTTAATCTGTTAGCAGTATCTGTATCTCCATTATCATAAGCCTTTTGTATTTTGCGTTCAAGTTCCCAATATTTATTTTTATATTCTTCATCTCTTTCTAATGCCTTTTCTTGCGCATTTCTATATGTTTTCCAATCAAGTTCGTTAAGTAATTTTGACTCTCTCAATATTTTTTTCACAGACTTATTTACTATCCTTCGTAAGTCTGATTCAGTTAATCTTATTCTATTTTTTCTCATAATTTTCATTAGTTTAATAATAATTATTAAACTAAACGAAAAAATATTGGATTTTCGATATATTTATATTAAAAATTTTGATTAATGGCATCAACACCTGAATTTAACATAAATAAGATACAGAGGGTTCCGATTAACAGAAACAGATTGTTTTATGGTGAGGATTCTTTCAAGTTTGAACGTGATATTGGTAAGAACTATGTTGAACAGGATATGAATCAGACAGCTGTGTTGTATCGTGTTGACATATCAAAAACCAATATTGACGCTGTATATGGTGAAAGTGTTAATGATGTTGTATTCAAAACACCTGTTGAGTTTCATTGTGTGTATAAGATTGAACAACCAGAGTTGAAGTCTTATGACAAGACGAAGAATCTCGGTACATATATGAAAACAGGCAAACTTACAATTGGTGTATATCAGGAGACTCTAACTGAACTTGGTATTGAGATTACAGTTGGCGATTATATTGGCATACAGGTTACGCCTGAACATATGGAATTCTTTACTGTCACAAATGACGGAAGAAATTATTATGACAATGCGCATACGTTGTTTGGCACAGCACCTTTATACAGAACGATAAACTGCGCACCCGTTGATACATCTGAATTTAAAGCATAATTATGGATAGATACACATTAAATAAAATGTACGCGCCTGCTGGTAATTTTAGAAAACAGTTCAAGAAATTACTTGGTGTTGATATATCACCTTATCATATACATATGGTGCTTCAAAATCTTGGAATTAAACCTATTACAACTGAATATTTCGGAAAACCGAATATTTCGTTGTATAATATTAATCAGGTTAAGTATTTATTGGATAATAATAAGGATAAAATAATAGATGCTGTTAGAAACATTGAAAAATTGTCTGAAAATAAAAATAGTAACAATAATAATATGAGAAAAGTAATTTTAACTGAAAGTGATATTCATAATATCATACGTAATTCAGTAAACCGAATATTGAAAGAAGATGCAAGCGGTCATATATTCTATGACCCTTCACAAGGTGAAGGCGATGAGAAAGAAGAATGGGAAGAAGCCGGATTGAATATATATGACTTATCAATGGTTGAAGACCCAGATATTGCTGAATTCCACAATTCTACAGAAGGTTATACAGTTTATTTTAACGATGACGAATTTGGAGAGGTGTGGTTTGACGAACAATTGGACTGTTATCGAGGCGTTTCCGATAATATATTGTTCAATGGATATAAAAGAGGTTTTGAAGGTATGAGACTTAATGATGTCTTTGAGGACATTATGGATAAGACAGCAGACGCTATACTCAACGAGGATGAGTATGAAGACGAAGATTACGATGATGAATATTACGATGAAGATAATTTTTGATTAAATAAAAAAATATGAGAAGAAAAATAAGGTTAAATGAGAACGATATAAGAAGAATCGTTAATAAATCGGTAAGAAGAGTTATAAAAGAATCTTTTGATGATGATTGGAATGATATGATTGACAAACGTTCAAGTCAAGGACTTCTTAACGGTTTTGAAATGAAGAATCCTGAAGGTGAATGGGAATATGGAGATATTACATATGACCCAAATACAGGCACAATGTCCTGTATGGGTGTTGAAATAGAAGTTGACCCAGATATGACAATAGACCAAAATCTTGAGACATTGTACGACGAACTGATGAACGCCGGATATAATGACGGAGATTATGATGAAGACGATGCTGATTATTAACATTTATAAAAAATAAATTCATTTTTTGATTTTTTTTGTTAAAAATTGTTATAATATTGTATTTATATTAAAAAAGCAAAATATTAATGGCTAGGAGATATATTGACAGTTTGCTCGATGCTATGACATTCGGCAAAAAATATTTAGCAGAGTCCGTACTTTGGGAAGATTACGACTACCCAGATGAATATGGAGATATGCCACAGGAAGAAATGCCTATGCGTGGAGGACAACCACCAATGGATGGCGGTATGCAAGACCCACGTGGCGGAATGAAAAGAAATGGCGGAGAAGACGAAGAAATGCAAGGACAAGACTTGTCAGCACAAGACGAGAGAATCTCACAGATTAGGGAAATTGCATTGGATGGTCTTCAGGAATATTGCGAGGACGTTGACTCTGAAATGTACCAGTTTTATAAGAAGGTATGGCTTATGTGTGACAAAGCCGTCAGTGAAAATGATTCTGCCGGAGATTAATGGCAGTTTAATTTAAAAATAATTTTTTTAGAAAGAAATAGATATGTCAGATTTACTTTTGAAAATGCCGCTCGATTTTGAGCCGCTAAGAAAAAATAGATGGCTGTTCAGGTTCCCAGCAGATTTAGGTGTTCAGGAATGGTGGTTGTCAAGCGCATCCAGACCTTCAATCACACAAGATGAAACGGAAATACCTTTCCTGAACACATCAACATACGTTGTTGGTAGATATAAATGGGATACAATACAAGTAACTTTCCGTGACCCAATTGGACCATCAGCATCACAAGCATTGATGGAATGGGTAAGACTTCACTCTGAAAGTGTCACCGGTAGACAAGGATACGCAGCAGGATATAAAAGAGACATCGAACTTGAAATGCTCGACCCAACAGGAGTAGTCGTTTCAAAGTGGATTCTTAAAAATACAATGCTGACCAACGTTAACTTCGGTGACCTGGACTATTCTTCCAGTGATTTAACGACCATACAGGCTACATTACGGTTTGATTACGCTATACTTGCATTCTAATTCTTTGATTATCAAGCAGTTATAAAATGGTTTAATAAACATTTCTTACTGCATAAAATTAGGGTTACTAAAATAGTAATATATTTTTTACTTGAATATATAAAAGAGCGTTCTATTTAATTGGAACGCTTTTTTTGTTTTATGTGGTATTTATAAGAAAAAATGTTATAATGGAATTAATACAGCCTAAACCATATTTGAATCGATTAAGATTGAGGAATCACGCCTTTGGGGAAGAGAGAAGGCGTAATATGTCTAAGATTATATTGGAAAGGGGTACTCCTTTTCCATTGCCTATTACGTATGAGGATATTGACCAGACTTTTTTCAATTGGGTTGAAAAGGAGTTGTCTTTGTCTTATAATGGTAAGGAGATACCTACGTATCGTTTATTTTCCAATCAGAGGATAAATGAGTATTCTCAGACTTGGGAGAATCTTGATGAAACTGGTAATATTGTTATGAATTTCAAGACGATAACGAGGGAGAACAACCCTCAACACGGAGAGAGTCAGGGTGGTTCTTATAATATTCCTGGTCATAAGGATTTTGCTATGTTTTATGTTCCTGTATTGCAGGAGAATGGTGAGGAGGCTTATGATTTATATTCAATGAAACAGCCGTTCGCAGTTAATTTTGTATATACATTGAATTTTGTGTGTAACAAGTATGAGTTATTGAACAGATTCAATGAGAAGATTAACTATGAGTTCAGTGGTTTGGAGTGTTATATATTCCCAAATGGTCATTCTATGCCTATGACGTTGGATTCAATATCTGATGAGTCTGAATATTCGATTGATGACAGGAAGTTTTATTCTCAGACTTACACGATAAAGTTAATGGGTTATATCATAAGGAAAGAGGACTTTAAGGTCACTCATTTGCCTTCAAGGATGATTGTTAGGTTTCTTGATGTTTACGACGGTGATGGAAAGAAGATACCAAGCAAGAGAGACAGTAGGTATGACCTTGGAAGTGATTATGGCAAGATAACTGATATTGAGATGTATGGTAATGTTGACGTATGTGATGTGAAAGAGATTTCTGACATTAACAATGGAAGACCAAATGTTGTATTGAAGGAGGACGAGATACCAGATTCTTGTTGTTACGAGGAGGATAGTGATGATAGTCATTATTATAACAAGAAACTTACTGTATTGATAACCATACCTAATTGTGAGAAAGAGTTGACTTTCACTATGGACACAGATATGGTTGTGACTTCAATTGAAACTGAGAACATATATGATTTCCTTATGTTCTTGAATGAGGAGAAAGTTGATTTTGATAAGGATGTCAAGATTTATGATGGGGATGAGGTTAAGATAAAACTGTCATTTGATGATGAATATAAGGGCGGGACAATGACAATAATAGGCTATGACCCTAACGTTGTGTTAGATGACAGAAATAATCCGGAATCTGAACTTGATGCTGACGTATCAGAGGAAATCATTGAGATTGGCGGTTAACTTATAATTATCCTCACTATTTCAATCACGCCGAATGTTATCCATATGAAAGATATGAATACCATAGAGTTTAGAAATATGTACCTGATGCGTATCTTATCATAAATGTTCAGCTTGGACGTGTCAAAAGCCATAAGCAACGCCAAGGCAATCATCATTATGATGATTGACAACATTAATATCACAATTAAACAACAGCAGCCCATTTTTATAAATTATTTTATCAATTAAAAATTCTCTTCCGTTAATAAATATTGCAAAATTAGGTTTTTTTAACAATTTTTATGAAAAAAAAGATGAAAATTAATGATTTGATACAAAAAGAGATGGAATATATGAAAAACGTAAGTGAAGGATTATCAATATCTGATATGGTTAAGTTGAAAAAGATATCTGATATCACTTCAATATATTTCGATTCACTTGCAGAATATTCCAATAATCATACAGTTGAGGAACTTGACGAATATAAGAAAAAATTAGACAATGAGGACATTTTTTTAGCAATTTAGAGCATTTTTTCGATTAGTTTAAAAAGTGAAAATACATAAAATAAGCAGCCATTTCTGACTGCTTATTTATTATTTATAATTCAATGATTTCATTAGTTTATATGACGTTGATATGTTGGGTCGAAATATTCACCACGTCTTACTTTTTCTCTTTCTAATCTGTCATTGTAAGCTTTATCCGCACGAATTCTGTCCAATTCTCTAAAATCCGCATCCATATCTTCTTTTCTTCTACTACTTCTATTTCCAACCCTGTTAGCATAGTCATAATATGATTTAGCTTCAGGCGTAGATGGATAGTATTCATCAACATAATCATAATCCTCATCACCCTCATCGTTAATAAAACTTCCGTGGACTGTCCTTCCAATACCGTCAAGATTATCATCATAAGAATCTTTGAGCCTATTTATGTCGGATTTTAGCGAATGGTGTATATCATATTCAGGGAATTTATGAACATTGTCGAAAATTTCGTCGTCATATTCTCCTTCCATCAGTACTCTTCTCACAGATTCCAATACTATTCTTCTCAGATGTGATTCTGTTAGTTTAATTCTATTTTTTCTCATAATAATTTCATTAGTTTAATAATAATTATTAAACTAAACGAAAAATGGTGGTTGAAATGTGAAAAAAATTGTTTTATTTTTTGATTTTTATGGTATTTACGGAAATTTGGTTGTATTTATAATAAAATAATTTTTTGAAAATAATAATTTTAAAAACAGATAAATATTATGGCAGATAACGCAAGAGGTGTTCACGTATCCCCGGGTGTTTATTCAAGGGAGATTGATATGACATATGCTGTAAAGAGTCTTGGTATCACTACACTTGGTGTTGTTGGTGAGACAATCAAGGGTCCGGCTTTTCAGCCTATGCATATTGAGAATTGGAGAGAATTCACATCTATGTTTGGAGGTACAAGCACCGAAAAATACAAGGGTACTCTTTACCCAAAATACGAGTTGCCTTACATCGCAAAGTCTTATCTGACTGAATCTAAGCAATTGGAGGTTGTCAGAGTTCTTGGTCTTTGTGGTTATAATGCAGGTCCAGCTTGGGTTGTGACAGCAAAGTTTGAAAAAACAACTCCTGAAGGTAACACGGATATGGTTGTGTGTGTTTTACGTTCAAGAGGCAAGTACTATCCATATAGGAAATTCACTTTGAATGACGGTAGTTGTGAATGTCCTAACGATGTTTACGATAGTCTTGTATATGATGTTGGTGAGGTAAAACAGGGAGATGATGCTTGTCAAAAACCAAAGATGTATAACGGTGGGGCGTTGGCATTAGCACCATATAACCCACTTTACTCAACAGGTAATGAGTGTGAAGACGCTTCATTTGTTAACGAAGAAGGTGATTTTAATGTTAGTATTAACAATTGGGGTAAGTTTAAGGTTATTGGTGTAACAGGAATACAATCAGCTTGTACCGACCCTACATCAGAAGATTTTAAAAATCTTCCGGGTTATTTTGAGTATCCAGTATCCCTTAATCCTAATGATAAGGACTTTATTTTGAATGTTCTTGGTACTAACCCACAGGATGGTGATGCTCCTGTTTATGTTGAGAAACTTTATGATGTTGCTTTATATCAATGCATTGCAAATAGCGGAACAACACACGTTAATGCGATTAATCCAGAACTGACTTTCTATCAGGTTTACTATGAAAGCGATTATTGTGGACTTGAACCAATCACAGGACTTATGACTGAACCTGAGACAGCACTTTCAAGAAGGAATATCGGACAGAGATTCCTTGCAACAGAGGATAGTATAAAGGATGGCATTAAGTTTACTTGTCATCCATACAATTACGAAACTAACACCCCTGTAACATCTGGTGAAACAAAAGAATTGGTTGTTGAAAGTGTTGAGATTGGACAAATATATACAGTTGTTCAATATACAACAGAAGACGGTAAAAGAGAGTATTTTTATAGATATTATAAAGATGGTCTCCCAACCCCAGTTTCAGCTTGTCCTATAACACTTATTGACCATTTGCAATATGGTAAAAACTATTGGGAAACTAAAGACCCTTACAACCAAATGGTTATCGTAAAGAATGAGTCTGATGGACTGTATTATAGACTTGTTCCAATAGTAGAAGAGCCATCATTACCAGACGATTATGTTATTGGTTTTGTTAACTGTAACCTGAATAATTATAAGTCAGCATATCGTTATGCGTCTACACCTTGGATTGTTTCAAACTTGAAAGGAGACTTCGATAAGATTGAACTTAACAAGTTGTTCAGATTCCACACAATATCTGATGGCGATAACGCTAATAAGGAAATCAAGATATCAATTGAGAACATATTACCAGATGAAGGATTGTTCGATGTTGTTGTGAGAAGAATTGATGACATTGATTTCAATATCATCCCATTGGAGAAATTCTCAAAGTGTTCTCTTGTGCCAGGAACTAACAATTATATCGCATTCAAGATTGGTTCTTATGATGGTATGTATGAGAGCAAGTCTAAGTATATTACAGTAGAGGTTAATGAGAATGGTGTTACTGAAAGTTCAATACCAGCTGGTTTCCTTGGTTATCCAATACATCAGTACGATGGTTTGCAGGTTGTTGACGATTCTTATTCAGGTATCACCAACCCAATAATCAAATACAACCTTAATTTTGATGACGAAATCAAGAACAGAAAACAGTATTTCGGTCTTTCAGATATAACTGGTGTTGACATTGACTTGTTTACTTTCAATGGAAATCTCACTTACATTGATGTACCTGAGAATACTTCAAATGGTTTCCACCTTGATTCAAGACTGAATATAAGTGGATATAAGAATGATAAACAAGATAAGAAATATCCAACAGTATCTGTTGACGGCGTTCTTGGATATAAGTTTGACGCTGTTTCTCCAAACAACACTACAACATTGCTTACTGAAATACCAGTAATTGGTAATGAGGCAATGATGCAAGGTAGCATTTATGAGTATGTTAACCTCAGAAAGTTCACCGTTTACTTCTATGGTGGATTTGACGGATGGGATGTATACAGGAATCAGAGGAGTAACACTGACGACTTTAAGATGTCAAAGTATAGAGGTTCTTACAACAAGGCAAGTGGCGAAGGTTATTCATTCAATAAGATAAAGAACCCAGACGTTCTTGGTTTGAATCAGAATGGTATCACTTCTGACTGGTATGCATATCTTTCAGCAATCAGACAATTCGCTAATCCTGAGGCAACAGATATCAATATACTTGCAACACCAGGTATTGATTATGTAAACAACAAACTCCTTGTAGAAGAAGTTATAGATATGGTTGAAAACGAACGTGCAGACTCCATCTATGTTGTTACAACACCTGATAAACCAAGTGGAGCAGAAGACTTTGTTGATGATATGTTTACAGCAGAAGATGCAGTATACAACCTTGAGGATTCTGAACTTAATTCAAATTACACTTGTACTTATTATCCTTGGGTTAAGTATTTCGATGTTGACAACAGTCAATACATCTATCTACCAGTAACAAAGGACGCTGTTAGAAACTTCGCTCAAACAGATAATACAACTTATCCTTGGTTCGCACCAGCAGGTCTTTCAAGAGGTGATGTAGAATGTGTTAGAGCAAAATATATCACACGTCTTGCAGACGAAGATGTTCTTTATGAAGGAAGAATCAACCCTGTTAAGACATTTGCAACTGACGGTGTTAAGATTTGGGGACAGAAGAACCTTCAATTCGCTGATACACAGTTGAATAGAATTGCAGTTAGACGTCTTCTCCTCAGAATGAGAAAACTTGTTGCAATTGCTTGTAGGAGTCTAATCTTCGAACCTAATGACAGTGTAACAAAGAATCAGTTCTTGACAGCTGTGACACCAATACTTGACAACATCAGAAGTAACAGAGGTATCTCTGATTACAAGATTGAGGTGGATGACACAATCGAGGCAAGAGATAGAAGGGAATTGCCAGCTAAGATATTCTTCAAGCCATATAACGCTCTTGAATATGTGACAATTGATTTCGTCCTCACGCCTGAGGGATTGTTTTTTGACCAACAGTAAATAGGTTTGATAATATACAGATGATGGGTGACTAATTGTAGTCACCCATTTTTTATTTTGCGTTTAATTGCATATATGTCATTTCGTTTGCTTGTCTGACTATCGAAGCAAGTATGCTACTATGATATCTACTTTGCATATCAGTCAAATCCCGGTCGTTTACTGTCATTGCTTCAGCCTCTTCAGGTGTGAACGTAATACCGCAGTTTATACACATCATCAGTGAGTGTAACCCTGTTCTAATTGAAGGTTGTGATGCGTCGTATTTGAACACCATTCCACGTTTTTCAATTTCCCATTGGTTATCATTCGGTATTAGTCTTTTAGCCTTTGCTATTTGGTGTAAAAGACAAATCTTAACCAATTCATTCTTGTCAACCCTAATGTTTTCAGGTAATAATTCATTCAATCTAACAGCATATGGAGTTAGTATTTTAAGAACAACTTCAATTAATGAACCTTCACCACACATACCTGAATCTGTTGTTGGTGAAAAAGTGGCTTTCTTTATAATATCACCAAAACTATAATCAAGAACTTCAGTGTCAATACCTAATTTCTTTAACTTCTCAATGTAAATTTCATAATTCTTCTCAATATCCATTTTTCATAACATTTTTTAAATACAATGCAAATATACATATTTTTCCGGAAAAAAACAAAATAATTCCGATATTTATTTTAAGAAAAAATCATTTTGTAAAATGCAAATAACTCAGGAATTAAAGGATTTATTCAAAATAGTAAGGACAAAGCTTGGCGCACCTATACGTGTTGTACAACTTGAAGATGACCAATTGTGTGATTTATTAAGTGTTGCTGTTGGAGATTATGCTGAAAAGGTTCAGAATTGGGTTATTGAATCTCAATGGCTCAATTTATATGGTAAAAACTTATATATGCAGAATCCAGATGAATTGGCGTATGCTTTGACAACAAGGACAATGAATTGGTCAAGGGATTTCTCTTATTGGTTCAGTAGGGAAGTTGGATTACAGCAAAGAGGTAGTTATGAGTTAAAAAAAGACTTTTTCAAGGTAGAGAGAGGTAAACAAGTGTATGTAATACCAGCCGGTAGGGAAATAAACAAGGTTTTATATGTAACTCCTTCAACAACCAAAGCTGCGTTATATGGTAATTTAGGTACTCTTGACACAGGTATAGCTGGTGGATTTGGACAATATGGAAATATGGGTAACGGTATGGGTATAACAGGTTTCTATGTTGGTTCAGCTTATGATACTTCATTAATGGCTGCTGACCTTAAATACAAGAATTCATTGTTGAGAGGTGACTTGGCATATCAGGTAACAGCCGGACCTAATGGAACACATTTAATTCATTTACTTTCAACTCCTGGTTCTCCAAATATGGTTGGAGGTGTAGCGGCTGATGATACTTGGGGATGGAACAAGTATCATAACTGTTATGTATGGTACACTTACTATGACGTTGAAGGTGCTGATGCTGATGGTATTACACAGTGTATGATTGAGAATAAGGATGATGTGTTGATTACACCAGACCAGATACCATTGAACAAAATGAGGTATGAATTAATGAATGAGCCTACACAGCAGACTATCAGACAGTTACTTGTTGCAGAGGCGATGATTACACTTGGCATAATCAGAGGTACATATAGTGGTGCTGTGAAGATACCTGAAGCTGAGATGCAGATGGATTACAATATGTTGCTTGACCAAGGTAAGAGCGAGAAAGAGAGAGTGTTTACAGAGTTAAAGGAAAGACTTGATAGGATGCTGCCTTGGAATTTAATGAAGAACCAGGCTGATTTGACAGATTCTTTGAAGAAGATTCTTGATTTGAAACCACTTAATCAAATTATGGTTAGATAATGAATTAAAAGGATGATTAAAGAAAAAATCATCCTTTTTTTGTATTTTTATTGATTTTTCAATTATTTTTTGTATTTTTTAAACGTATAATATATTACATAATATTATCTAGAATATATCCGGTAAAATAGTTCTTTTTTATTAATATTATCTAGAATAATATAAAAAATAATAATTATACTATTAATATATAAATATAGTCTTCTACCGGTATAAGAGATGAAACAGCCTGTAAAGAATAAAGTGATAAAAAAGCAAATAAGAAGAAAGAAAAATGTAAAGAAAGTAGTCAAGAAAATAGGCACAAGTAAATTGGAGGATGATTTCGCTTTAAATTTTCTTGATAAGATTGGGATTAAGTACGACAGACAGTTTGAGGCTAAAGATATTGGTAGGTTTTATGATTTCTGTGCATATACTGATACTGGTTCCCCAATATTGATTGAGATAGATGGTTCTTATTATCACAGTGACCCAAGGCTAATCAAAGAGGGAGATATGAATCCTATGCAGAAGCATAACAAAATGGTTGACAAGATAAAGGACAAGTGGGCATTGATGCACGGAATACCGATATACAGGATATGGGAAATAGACATAAGAAACAAACCATCAATGGTTTTAAATGAATTGAAGAATATATTCAGGAAAGAGAACAAAAAAAGTGATATAATTGAAAATAATAGGAAAAGACACAATAATATTTTATGATTGGAGCGATTGCATATGTCAAGTATTTTGACGAGGATGATAGCGTTTTTGATTTAAACAGCGATTTTTATAAGGATAATGATGATTATTTCAATAAATTATCAAACGAATGCAATGTTGACGTTATGGGAAATGATGTCAAGATGTGTTCTGCGATAGATGATAACGAAATACAGAAATCAGATTCTTTTGGCAGTGATTCTTATGCTGAATGTCCAATACAGATAGATTGTGACATTGACAAGTTCTTTGATTTGTGGGCTAAAGGACAGTCTTCAACAATCAGTTTCATTTTTGATGTTGACAATGCTGATGATGAGTTCTTTGAGTGGATTGGAGCGTGGAATGAGTCAAGTCGCAAGTATAATGAATTTGAGAAGAATGTGGCTGATAAATCAATTAAGAGTGAATTGAATTATTCATTCGGAGGTATTGCTGATTTCTTTATATCACTGAAAAACAAAGCTGATGAAACAAAGTATTTCAAATTGAATAATTGTCTTATATTAAACAAAAAGAATATATGTTGCTATTATTTATATATCGGAAATATAGAACTTGTTGATAACCTGGAATAAAAGAACAATAAATACAATGGCAAAGAAAAAGAAATTAACAGAAGAGCAAGAAAAAGAGATAAAGTTGCTTAGAGCAAGCAATGAGATGTATGAGAGAACCAAGGAAGAAGCAAGAATGCGTGGAAAGACTGATACTGTAACACGTCTTGAAAATGCACAGAAAGAGGTTTCAGAACAAATAAAACTGTTGAATAAAGGAATTGATATACCCTCTATGGAAATATCAGATGATGAAATCACTGATAATGAGAATGTTAAAAATGAAGGATATGGTGAATCTATATTTGACATACTTGACAGGGAGAAAAACAACGTGAAGGCTCAACCAATTGAGAAAACTGTTGTTAATGAGCCTATTGAGCCTACTAATCATAACAATGTGGATACTTCTACATATTACAACAATGTTGATTCGAATGCTCAGTATGACATTGTTCCGCTTCCAAGTAATGGTGAGTGTTATGAGAACAAGATTGACAGAGTTCCTGTAGGTTTCCTTACTGCTTATGACGAGAACTTCATCACTTCTCCAAATTTGTACAGGGATGGAATGGTTATTGACTTCCTGTTGAGAAATAAGATTTTAAACAAGGACATTAACCCTGACAATCTTGTTAGTGGTGATGCTGACGCAATTGTATTGTTCCTCAGAGCAACAAGCTATGGTGTTGATTTCCCAATCATTGTAAGAGACCCTGAGTCTGGTGTCAATATTGAGTCAACTGTTGATTTAAGTACAATCAAGGCTAAACCGTTTAATTTGAAGGCTGATGAGAATGGTCATTTCTCATTTGTATTGCCAAGGTCGAATGTGGAGGTTAAGTTTAAGTATTTGACGAGAAAGGAAGAGAGAGACCTTGATTTGCTCAACAAGATGGAAGATGAGGGTATTAAGGCTAACACGATTGATAGTGCGAACAAGACCATTAAGACTGCATTGGAAACAGCAGATGGCGTTCTTCTTCCAAATGAGAGAGCGTCTTTGGCTGAAACCACGAAACTCATTGACAGGTGGGCTGAAGGAATAAGGAATGCGAATAAGAACACATTCAATAAGTCTGTTACGAACAGGATGGAGATGCAGATTGTTGCGATTAATGGTAATTATGACAGGGAATACATCAGGAAGGCAATTATGAATATGCCTGCGTATGAGTCATTGGCATTAAGGAGGTTTATTATACAGAATGAGCCTGGTTTGGACTTTGAAGTAGAGGTTAAGAGACCTGAGAATCTGGGAGGTGGTTCGTTCAAGACCTTTCTTGAATGGGACGATTCTGTTTTCCTCAATATCTCCCAATTATGAGAGAATACTTAAGGATGAACTATTCGGATGTTTCAAGTATATAGGGATACCGATAGATATCCTTGACAAAATGCCTGTTAGGGATAGAAAGTTCTACATATTGAAACACAATGAATACACAGAGAGGGAAAACGCGAAATATCATACCAATAACAGTATAAATGGTGAGGCAATAAATGCTTATACTGATATTGAACAACAAAAAATTGAGAATAGTAAAAATAGGTAAAATGCAGCCAAATGGCTGCATTTTTTTGTTTTTATCCAATTAAATACCCTATAAGGTTTAATAGAGAAATTATTAGAACTATTACGATGTAAACTGTTAATGTTACCGACCAAGATTGTACTGGTTTTGGGTTGTCCCAATCCATTACGGTATAAGAACCGTCTTTTTCTTTATAAAAATATCCATTCATTATATCATTCTTTTTTTATTCAATGCAAATGTACGCAATTCATTTTAATGTACAAAATAATAGATGTTAAAAAAGTTTAATTATAAATATTTATTGAGAAAATCTTTGTTTAAATTATATGATAACACGTTCAGAAGACATAATATTATTAGAGGAGTATTTGAAGAGAGGACAGCGTAACGGCATCTTTTCAGAAAAAGAGTTAAAAGCATTTAAAGATATGCTTGAAGATGTTAAGGACTCACTTAAAAATACTACAACACATTTCAATAATGTGGCTGATTTTTTGAAGCAATACGAAAAACAAAACGACAGAGAAGAAGGTGATATATATGAGTTAACTAAGGTAAACAAACAACTACGTGATTTGCTTGAAAAATTAAAACAAGCAGAAGCCGATATTGCGTCATTAAAGGAAAAAAAAGAAGAACTTGAAACATATAAAACAGGAAGAGATAACGTTATAAATGAATATAGAAACAATATTTCAAGAAGATGGAATCTAAGAGGTATTGAGAATAAAGAAAAATCAATTTCTGACGAAATAAAATCAAAAAATGACGAATTAGAGAAATATCGTGAAGAAATAGAAAGGCTCCGACAAGAAATAGACACGAAAAAAAGTAACAGAGGATATACTGGTGATTTAGAAAAAGAAAGAAACAATTTATTAATACAAGAAGGCATTTTAAAAGAAAAAGTAGATGCGTTAGCAGATAGAAAAAAAGAACTTGAAGAACAGCATAACAAACTTTCAGAAGAAATTTCAAGAAGTGAAGAATTAATTAAAAATTGGGGTGATAAGGTTGGAGTTACAGTTCAAAATACTACTACAGCTAAAGAAGCAGCAAAAAAACTTGGTGACGAGTTTAATAAATTAGGAGGAGAGACAGCATTAACCGACACAACAAATCAATTAGACGCAGTATTACAAAACAAACAAGAAATTGTAGATAAAACCAAGGAACAACTTGTTTTAGAAGAAAAAATCAAAGACAAAGTTTACGCTGCTGGCAAAAAGTATGACGAAATAGTTTATGCTCTTCGTGACGCTTGGAGATGGTTAAAGAACACTTATTCTTATTGGGAAAAAACAGAAGATAAAATATACAAAATGGCAAGAACCGCTGGAATGTCAGCGGAACAAGCTAAAAATCTGACATCTCAACAGTTAGTTAATACAAAGGAACTTGCTGGTGTTTATGGCACGACAAACGAAGCCATACAAGATATGAAGCAGTCTTATATGGAAGCCACAGAAAGGGCTGCGTATTTCACTGATGAGAATGTCGAGTATATGACGGCGATGTCAAAGATGTTTGGCAAAGAAACCGTCAATAATATGCTCGTTGGTCTTGATAAGGTTGGAGTTTCAATAACTGATACTGGCGATATAATGTTTATGGCACAGCAGCGTGCCAAGGCATTAGGTTTACACGCTGGTAAATCAACTGAGGCTATTGCAAAAAATCTTGATAAACTTAACAAATATAACTTTAGGAATGGTGTTGATGGATTAACTCGTATGGTTTTAAAGACTCAGGAGTTAAAAACATCAATGGATGCCGTAATGGGTGTAACTGATAAGTTTGACACCATTGAAGATTCTTTGAAAAATGCGGCAGGATTACAGATGCTTGGCGGTGGTTTCGCGTCAGTTGCAAGTAATCCAATGGGTATGATGTATAAGGCTTGGTCAGACCCAGAAGCGTTGTTTGATGATGTTGTTAAGGCTGTTGGTGGTTTGGCTACTATGGATAAGAATACGGGTGAGATGAAAATCAATCCTGTTGATATGCATAGGATAAAGGCTGCTGCTGATGCTATGGGTATATCAGCGCAAGAACTTACCAATATAGCAAAACAGGAAAGCAGAAGGAAGATAATTGATGCTGAACTTAGTAAGAGAAATCAGTTAAGTAAAGATAAGGACAAAAGAGCAATTGAAGAGGCTTATATCAAGAATAAGTCGTATTTTGACTCTGAAACCAAACAGAATGTTATCAATATCATCAAAGAAAATGGTGAAATTGAGAAAAAAGCCATAACAGCAGTCACAGCTGAAGAAATAGCACAAAATCAAGCACTCGACATAAATGAGGAGAATGCGTTTAAAGATATTCGTGCAATTAGGGAACATCTTACTGGTCCAATATCAGACCAATTAAAAGAACAAGCTAAAAAGACAGCAAGCGCAGCAGAATTAAAGGATGGCTTTATTGATGGAGTAAAAGCAGCATCAGCAGATTGGTTAAGTACACCATTTCAATGGTTTAAGAATTTAATTTTAAAACCATTAGGAAGTCTTGTATCCACTTTACCAAGTTGGGTTATTGGTATTGCAAGCCTAGGTACTGCTGTCGTTGGACCTATGATAGGTAGAAAACTTTTCGGACATAATGGTGCTATACGTAAAAGTTTCGCTAGAAATTATGCAAAGGGAGGTTGGACATACAAAGCGTCACAAAAATTAAATCCAAAGAATTGGTTTAAAGGTAAAGCAACAAGTACACAAGCACCATCAGCAGGCGGTTCATCAGCATCATCAGCAGGTGGTTCATCAGCATCATCAGCAGGTGGTTCAACAGTATCATCAGCAGGTGGTTCATCAGCATCATCAACCGGGACTGCTAAACCTAGAACGCGGAATATTAGAGTCAGAAAAGGAAATGGTGGAACTGGTATGACAGTTCGCTATAGAAGACCAACTCCTGCAAGAGGAAGAGTAACACCACCAGGTTCTTCCGGATTTAAATTCAAAGGCGGCGGTGGTAAGGGTATGATTGCTATGGCTGCATTAATGATTGGTAGTCAACTTTTATCTTCAAAACAATCTCAAGAAGAAAAGCCTACTTCAAATATTTCAAGTGCTAATACAAATGTTAGTGAAGGCGAATGTAGTATATGCGAGTTAGTTAAACTTGCTATTGAAAGGAATGAATTACTTTCAGCATTAGCAGGAGTAAGGCGTACAGAAGAAAAGCAGGAAGAAATACAAGAAGAAGAGGAAAGTATAGCAAGTAAGGCTGGTAATACAGTTATGACGGCTGCATATTTAGCAGGTGAAAAAACAACCGCGTCAGTAACAAGCAAGGCAGTTTCTTCTATTGCTGGCAAAACAGTCGGACAAATGGCAGGAAAAGTAGCCGGAACAGTCCTTAAAGGGGCTATGAAGGGTTCTTTATACTCAATGGCCGGCGATTTGCTTAACCAAGGGCTTGTAGCGGGCGGTGTTATAGAAGAAGGTGGTCATATTAATAAGTTACTTAATATTGGTACTCGTGCCGCGGAATGGGGTGCTTATGGAAGTGTAATTCCTGGAGTTGGAACTACTATTGGTGCTACAGCTGGCGCTATTTATGAAGCCTTAAATCAATATCGTGACAGCGATGTTGTTAATTACATCCTTGGAAAGAGAACATCAAAAGAAGAAAGAGCAGCGTTAAAGCAACAGTCTGATTTTGAGACTGGTAAGATTGGTTATACCGACATTACAGACCCTGCGTTGATGGAAAAGGCTGCTATGGCAACTATTGGAATTCACGACCTTTTGATAACCAAATGGAATAGAGAGGAAGGAAAACGTGATGATGGTACTGAGAAGGGTATGATTGAGGAATATGTTGACAATATGTCGAACAATTTTGAGAAAATACCTATTGTTGGAAAACCTATCGCAGATGCCAATAAATGGGTATATGACAAGATTTCCAATTTCTTCGGTGAGGAAAATGGTGGAATAATACCTGAAAAGGCGGAAAAAGGACTTTTGGTAAGCAAGGGTGGAAGTGATACCATTGAGGGTATGATGGAGAATACCGCAAGTAGCGTTATGTCTTCAATTGGTGCTATGATTCCTGGTGATTCATACACTGGTGATAAGGTACACGTTATGGCTAACAGTGGCGAGATGATTCTCAACAAGGCAGAACAGAAATCGTTATTTGAACTACTTAAGAGTGGTGGTAAGTCAGGAATGCTTGGCGTTGCAGGACTTATATCAAGTTCATTGTTCGGAAAGAAAGAAGGAGGCAATGTAAAGAATCCAATATCCAGCATACTTGATTCAGTTGGAAACTTTGTGTTTGGTGATAACAATGTTGAGGATAAGGATTCAATATTATCGAAGATATTGTTCGCTGTGAATAAGATTGCTGGCATTGAAACTCCTAATGCTAATGGTATGGTTAGTGACACAATAAAGGAAACCAATGAAAGCAAGTTCAATGAGATTATTGTAAGGAAGTTAAATAACGACAACATATCAAGTCTTTACACTGAAACTGTAAAGCCTTCAGAACCAATAGGAAGTGTTCCTTCGAATGTTTCACAATATCGTGAGACAATGATTTATGGAGGTGGAAACACCACAGTATCTGATATAAATGTCAACATAAGCGGTACAATAAGGTTGGAAGGTGCTAATGGAGGAGTTGGAATAGATTTCAATGAGTTGATGAACAACGCTGAGTTCAGAAGACAGATAGTTGAGATGGTTAAGGAAAGACTTAATACACAGGGAACTGGTGGTAAGATGAATAAGGAGAGTATGTCATATAACACAAGTATGATGTACAACAGAACATAAAATAACGGCAATTATATACTTTTTGTCTGATAATTGTATTTTTTATTTGGTATGATTTATAGTTTTGACAGAACACATAGAATATGCAAGATAGGTCTTCTTAATAGATGTTACGACTTTATGATTGGACATCTTAGGAGAAACATAGGAAATGCAGACTTTAAATACGACGGATACTCGACACCTATAAGTTGGGTATCTGACCCGTATTATAACCTATATAAAACACCTTGGTTTGGTGAGGATTCTGACAAGAAAAGGTATTTCAATTATATCGAATATGCCAAGAATGTATATGGATATGGTTTGTATTCAGATGATTATAAGGTAGGATATGTTGACAGCAATGTTATAACAAACCTATTATCTGACGCAAGCAATACTGTTATCATAACAAATCCAAACGGTAAAAATGACACAAGAACAGGTAAACTGGGAAACTTTCTATTGAAAGGCACTCTCGACAAATCAATAGAATACAATGATAAAAGGAAAAGCAAGGGATTCTATATAACCAAAGCTGTTGCAGAATTATTCGGAGCGAATACAGATGGCGTTGTAAAGAACAACATATTTTCAATATCAAATAGATTGGACAAAGAAACTGGTAGGTACGGTAATTTAAGTCCACTTGAAGAGAATAAAAGTCCGCTTTACAATAGTAACTATTTGAATTATAATAGTTTAGGCTCTTATGAAGAATATTATAAATCACTTGGTGACAAATATAAGGGGTATGTTGATAATATACTGTCAAACAATGATTTCAATCCGTTAAGTGGTAAGAACTACATAGATGACATAGGTATTATTGTCGGAAATGATACAATAGGAAGTAATCCAATGAGATATGTGTTCAATACCAGTGAATTGCATAGTACTTTTTCTAATGGGAACAGAATTGAGTCTTATGCTGAAAATGAGGCTGGTTCATCTCCAAATATAAGCGGTAGTTTTAACGACGGAATTAAATATGGATATGTTTCAAGTTTTGAATTGTCGGACACAAGTAAGAATGACCTGATAAACAAGACAAACAAGAATTTCAAGGACGACAAATACAAAACCCTTATCGCAAGATTCCACACAAAGGCTACAGATTCATTTGAGGGTGATATCACAAGTTCTGCCATAAGCAAGAAATATGGTATGTCAAAGGGTAGAAACCTTCTGAAAAGGAATCCTGATTCATCTGAGGGGTATGGCAATCCTTATTGTCGTGTTTGGACTTATCATCATCAGTACAAGTCGTTGGCTGATGCTATAAGACCATTAAGTGAGGATGGTAAGATTATAACCAATGAGGAATTGGAGAACAAGTATGGGTTCAAAAACTTCAGGAGTACTGACAGCGGTGTTGGTGGAACAGGTGGCAAAAGGCTTGATACTTATGGAGTTAAGAACACTGAGAATGGTATGGTCAACATAACTCCAAATGATGTTGTTAAGGATATCAAGAAATGTATGTTCTCCATTGAGAACCTTGCTTGGAAGGGTATGTTCTCAAATGCTTTGTCAGATGAACAGAAAGGACCTTTTGGTGGTAGGATTATGTGGTTTCCACCGTACGACTTGAAGTTCAATGAGAGTGTCAATGTTGATTGGAAGAACAATACATTCATTGGAAGAGGCGAGGATATATATACTTATGGAAACACAAGCAGAGAGGGTAGTTTGTCATTTAAACTATTGATAGACCATCCATCTGTCCTTGATTTTTGGAATGGAAAGGATTATAATGAAGAACCTTCTGAGGTTGACGATATTGATAGCTCAGAACAGTCACTTTTGAGGTTTTTTGCAGGATGTGATATGCTTACAGCAAAGGACGCTCCTGAAAAAACAGAAGAAGTAGTTCCTGAGGACAAGGAAAATTCAGCAACAACTGATGTTTTGACTTTCTTTGTGTTCTTCCCAAATGATTATTCTGGTAAATTTGACAACAGTCAAGAACCTTCTGAACCGATATGTTATCTTCTTGACGGCGTTGGACCAATGATTGACAGAAACAGGAGAAAGATACTGAGCTATGATATGCACAAATGGTATGCAGACCCAAACAAGAACCTAAGGGTTGGAGGATATGAGGTACAAGGAAATGGTATTGGAGTCAGTGTTGTTGATTACAATACAGCTTATACTGTTGGTGAGAGTGATTTTCTTGTAGCGGTATGGCACGAGGGTTCTCACGAAAATCTTAATCCGCCTTTGGATGGAGAAGGTGGCGGAAGAAGGTTGAATATATTCAGACAGGGTTCTACGGACAAGAAGGTTGGAAAATGGACGTACAGGGTTGACAAGGATAATGAGAATGAGATTCTCGACAAGGAAGAGATTGACAGTAGTGGTCATAAGTACAATTCAACAATAGATTATTATGATACGACAAGCTACAGATTGAATGCTGGTGGTCAACGTGACAAGATATGCGAGGTGTATGGTATCAAAGACAAGGGAAAACTGTATAGTTTATTTGATGTTTATATTGCACTGAATGAGTATTATGAGGACGCTTTTACTGGGTATTATGATGAGGAACGTGTTCTTGCATTCAGGGATATTGTTATGAACCACAAATTCAGTAAGATAGTTTGTCAGGGATTTGCTGACAGTCACGGAATAACAAGGAACAAGGACAGGAATTCAAAACTAATAAAGAATCGTGCGAACACTGTTAAATTATGGCTTCAGGATGAGAAATTGGTTGAGTGTGACAAATATCTATTCAAAGAAGGTGCTGTTGGTGGAAGTGAGGGCGATAGAGGTAATGTAAGCAGTCTTGAAAACAAGATGTACAGATGTGTAAGGGTTGATATGTACGTTGACACAGATGAGGTCAATGAAGACAAGGACACAATCAAGGAAGTTGTAAGAGGTGCTAATGTCGGTGGAGATTCAGAAACAGGCGATACTGGAGTTACTAGTGTAGGCGTTACAGGAGGAACAAGGCAGGTAATTGTTGACGAGAAAAGTCAAGCGCAGACAATTGGTGAATCTTCTGAAAGAAGTGGTGGTATGTATCTTGGTCCTGTGGTTGATGATGAAGATGAGAAAGATACTTATTATAACAGTATGCCTCAGATTAAGAGACTTGACATTGTTGCACCTGATGAATTTAACGATTCTATCAGGTATTTAGATGATATGACAGGTGAAACAATTGCTGGCGATGATGTTATAAGGGAGAATACTGATATTGATGAGAAAAAAGATGAAATTGATGATTTCCAATATAGTTTCAGCAGCAGCAATCACGATAACGAGGCTGAGTTTTTCAAACTTTTGCCGTTAAAAGCACCATTCTTACATCATAAGATAACAGACAAGATAAAGTATTTTGACCCTGCATTCCATTCAATAACCCCTGAAGGTTTTAATGCAAGGCTTACTTTCTTACATCAATGCACAAGGCAAGGACCGACAGTAGGAAGAAGTGACTTGACACCAAAGACAGCAGGAAACCTTTCTTTCGGAAGACCTCCTGTATGCATACTTAGAATTGGAGATTTCTATTATACAAAGGTCATAATAAAGAATGTTTCAATAAATTACGACCCAATACATTGGGATTTGAACACAGAGGGTATTGGTGTTATGCCGATGGTTGCTGACGTTCAGATTGGGTTCACATTTATTGGAGGAAGCGACCTTGCAGGACCTATTGCAAGGCTTCAGAATGCTGTTTCGTTCAATTATTATGCCAACACTGGTGTTTATGACAACAGGTCTGAGGAGGTACTTTATAATGATAATGGACAAATTGATAAGATTAAATTATTCCCGTAATGGCAACATACGACAGATATAGAAAATTCAGGAACGGAAACGAGGTTAAGAAAGTTCCATTTATAGCAATACCAAAGAAGGGTACTGATTATTACCATACATATGAAGCTGGTAGGACAAGGCTTGATTTATTGTCGTATCAGTATTATGGCAATGCTAATTATGATTGGTTGATAATGCAGGCAAACCCTGAATACGGCTCTTTGGAGTTCTGTATTCCAAACGGAGCGTTATTAAGGATACCGTTTCCGTTGGATTCCACTATTCAGAAATACAACGACGACATTGACTTATATATAAAATTGTACGGACTAGATTAACATTATGGCAGAAGATTTAATACCAATTGGAAATAGTAGGATATATTATGTAGAACCAAATTATGTCAGCAATGTAGGAACTGACATAGGAGAACACGGATTACATACAAATGAGTCTATACCTGACCCATCAGATTATTCGATATTCGTTAATCTGAAGGTTCAGGTTAAGGGGCGTAATATAAACATACACACAACAAACGAAGGTAAGGAGTTTGCTGTGAATTATGAGGATATGCAGCCTGGAGAATTCCTAAGTTTTCTAAAAGGTACTGAATATGAGGGTGTTGAATGCAAAACAAGATGTTATTTGACGACAAAATACACTGATTTGTATGTTGACGATGTTAAAACAGGTGAGAATAACGAAATGTTTGGCATATCTTCAATTGACATTGAATACACCCATATGATGGTTCCACAAGTCAAGATTAAGTTCGTCGACGTTAGGGGCGCATCATTATTCTCTCCTGAGGAAGAGGCTCACGATGCTACTACAGGATTACACAAATTAGATGTTGAGGGTTCGTTCTTCAAGTCATTTTTCTCTTTTCCTTATCCAAGGTATATACTTGAAGTGAAGGGATTTTATGGGGAACCTGTATCTTATGAACTTTCTTGTTCAGAATGGAAGGCTCATTTTGATTCTTCAACAGGAAATTTCAATGTTGACTCAACGTTTGTCGGATTTGCATATGCTTTCCTTTCTGATGTTATGATGAATGCAATAACGTCTGCACCATATTCTGATTATCTTGGTGAAGACTATTGGAATGAGAAAGTAAATTCAGGTGAGTTCTATACAATAGATGAAACTGGTGGACATACACCAATGAAAAGACTTCCAGAAATTGTACAGACCATAAAGAGTTTAACTACTGAACAGCAAGAACAGACAAGCACAGCATATGTACAGGAACAAGCAGAAAGGGAAGCACAAGAATCATCAAGTAATTCAGAAACACAAAGCACAGGCTCAACTAACTCGACAGATACCAACACAACATCAAACAGTTCTGCAGTTTCAGAAACAACTTCAAATCAGCCATTAGTTGCGTCATTACCACCTGCGGAAGGCAGCAGACCTGATTTTGGGTGGCAAACAACACCGTCAGTGCAAAATCAGAATGAACCTGTTAGATTTGGAGATACAGGTACGACAAACGGAGCAAACAGACCAGCGGAACCTCCTTATGCTAGCGCTGATGGAACCATTGTTCAGAAACAGACAAACAATCAGAATGATGGAAAATCAAACACTACAGGCAATACAAATACTAACAGCAATGTAGATGGAAGCACAGAACAGAAATTATTGTCTGATGTAATGTCTTGTTATGAGGACTATATGAAACACATAAGAAATGTTGCTAATTTCTTAATGGCTAAAAGACTGTGGTTCACAGACTTCAAGATTGGATACGATAGTGTAAGCCAAAAATATGTAAGGGGTGTTGTATGTGTATTACCTGGGGATATTAAGAGTAATAAGGACATAATGGACAGATTGTCTATGTCTGATAAAGGTAAAACAGCACTTTTATGGAAAAACCTTAATGATTCAATAGACAATTACAATAGTCAGACAGGTAAGAACATAAAGAATACACTTACTTCGCCGGAAACAATTTCGCCTACAACATTGTTCTCATTCAAAGGAAAGAAAATGAACGAGATGTCACTTGCGATAAGTGACGATATGAAGGAAAAACTCAAGTCATATCCTGGTGTGACACAATGGTTAAATGAATATCTTGAAAAGTTCAGAAAGGGAAAATTAAGCAAATTTGGAAAAGGTGATAGATGGAGAAAAGATGATAAAGATAAACCACACACTATATCGACAGATGAAATAAGTGGTGTTATAATACTTGACAACGGTTTTTACGACACTTTGTTCAAGACGAATGAGGATGTAAATCAGAACATTGAGAATGAGCAACAGAGCAGCATAACAGAAGAGCAACAGAAAATGATAGATGCTCTTGGGTTTGTTCCTACGATAGAGAACATATCAAGGATTATTATGGCTCATTTTGAGACGTTAATCCATATGATTAAACAGACAGCACTTGATATCGAGAATGATACAGAGAACAGGTCACCGGAGAAACTTGGCGTCGACCTTAACAGAATACCAGATTTGAGGATAGGAAAAGACCATATACCTCCATTTCCAAGGGTAACAGAAGTGTCGAACAAGAATTCAGAAGGCGGATATTCCGACGAAGAGGAATGTTGGATTGGAAACTTATCCGGTAATTGGAGAGAGGAAGATTTGATTAACGGCATCATTAACGGTGTCAACGAAGCGAGTAAGAAATTAGAAGCCGCTAAAAGAGGAGAACCGATTTCCAATACTGATAATGTAGGTAGTTATACAACACCTATGGAATATCCTATGTGCCCTACTGATTTCATAATAACAGGAAACCCATACGGAAGCGATGTTGATTTCTCAGATTTTACTGATGTAGTTGGAAGGGTTGGTATAAGAATGGCACAGATATTCGGTGTCAGCAACATTGATTACGGAAGCCACGCAAAAACGATAGGTAAACTTGAGGCGTATAACTTCGCCAAGTTCTTTCCAAATCCAAGTAAGGAATTCATTGAGAAGTTAAGTGTTGATAATGTTAGCTTTACACAAGTATTCGTTGACTTGCTTAAAGGTTCAAGTGATAGCACAAGAAAGACATATGGTAAGAAATACAGTGACACTGAATATGGATATGCCTGGGACAACCCATCAAGCAAGGGAAGCAAGGGATTGTTTATGGCTGAAGGAAACGCTGATTTCAAACTAAATGATTTCTTTGTAAAGGAAACAGTAAAAACAAGGTCTAAGGCAGGTTATGCAGGCGTTAAAGATGGTACGTCTGAAAATAAATCTTACTATATTCCGGTTCAAAATGTAGGGTTTAAAGAAATAAACAGTGATATGCCTTTTGTTGGTAAGGACAATAGGCAAAGACCTTCTTCGTTGGATAATTATTTGGCTACAAGTGACACAGCAAATGATGAGGAAAAGGACAAGACAGTTCCAAATGTTGTTTTCATAGACGCAACGCCTGATAGGTATGAGAATATAATAAATAATAAGTTTAACGACGAGTATTCTTCTGAAGTACAGGGTATATTCAAAGATTTCAAATGTACCGCTGCGATGTATGAGGACTGCTATATTAACCACCAGGGTCTTTATAAAAAAATAAATAAAGAGATTCCTATTATTGTAGAAAAAGAGGATGGTACTGAAGATAAAGAACAAACGGCAGAAGTTTTTCCAATTAAGGTTGATAAAGGAAAAAAATATGGTTTATTTAAAAAAGGATTTGTCTTGGGTAATGGCGAAGCTGGTTCTGATTTTGATTTAGGAAATTTGCCATATTTCGAAAAAAGTGATGTTAAATATGAGAAGATAAATTTTGAAGAATTTTGCGCTGATTATGATTTCAATAAATACACAGTAAATGTATTAACAGATGTTGATTATGATGATACAAATGACGGGAACGTTAGTAGAAGTGTTTTTGGAAGCCCTGTATATTATTCATTAAGTAGTGACAAAGAAAAGGCAACATATTTTCTAATTTCATTAAGGCATCTTGTTGATTATGATACTTGTCTTGATAGAATCGTAGATTACAAAACACCTTGTTCTTTTGTACCGTATGCTTCAATTCTTTTAGCTGGTGCTGTATTGTCTGTAGATAGTGAAATAAAGGAACTTAAGGAAAATATCAATGATTATAGAAAAAAGTTTATTAACGTAAGAAATGACGTTAGGAATTTTTTTATAGACGAATTTAACAAATGGATGAATGAAGGATTCAAGGCAATACAAAAACTTGAATTAAGATTTACAGGTGAATTCCCAAAAGAAGATTTTCATAGATGGGTATTAAATAATAAAGATGTACAAGATGACAAAATAAAAGGAGGTGATACTGTAAAATATTTTGCAGATAAATTGGAGAATTACGAAGATTTTTTTGCTAATTATGTGACAGTAGACGAAGATTACGTAGACGGTTTCCTATTAGCCAACAGAGAATCTGGAGAAGGAACAAAAGAAGCCACAAAGGTTATTCTAAAACGATATGCTGTATTAAAAACAACAGCATACGCTGAAAAAGACAGAAAAGGTGTAATATCAATTTCACAATCAAACGGAAACAATTTCATTGATGGGTTTGTTGATGAATTGAAGATTCAATATGGTGTTTCAAGCAATACCACAGACAATAAAGGTGAGACAAGCGGTACAAAACTTGCCAAGGACAATGCAACAATGACAAATGATGATATAAGGGTAGGTATTTACAGATACATAAAGCTTATATATGATAGATGGATTGCCGGCGATAATGTTGGGGATAATTTCACTCTTAAATACTATTTTGAGGGTGATAATCCGGTATTTGTATTCATTGATACATTTTATCACAAGATTGGACAGAGCATATTGATAAATATTGGCGATTTTGCGGATAAGATAATTGAAGCACAGACATCAAGACAGTATTCATTGCTTTCAATGTTTGGAGATATATGCAATGTCAATAAGTTCTTGTTTTTCTGCATAAACAATTTCATAGATTTGTCAAAACAGGAGAATTTAAAGAATATATTCAAGCCGATATCATATTTGGATATGAAAAAGCCTGCAAATCATCCTAATTTCATATTCAATTACACATATGAGGCTTCATCACACCTTGACCTTGGCGATGGGAACGCCTATAAGGGTGATTCATTTATGATAACGCCTGAAGGAAGTCATTTGCCAATACCATTGCAAGGAGGAAATGAAACTGACTATCATATTCCTGCGTTCGGTGTGTCTTATGGAAAGCAATACCAAAGTTTTTTCTCTGATATTGACGTTTCTATGGATTCGCCTATCGCTACAGACCAGGCTATCAAGGCACAGTATATGATTGCTTCTATGAACAATGACAACAAGGAATCTGAGAACAAGAGGATGTCATTTGTTGGACAAGACCTTTACACTGTTTATTCAAACAACTCATATACTTGCACAATAAAGATGATGGGTTGTGCTTGGATACAGCCACTTATGTATTTCTGCCTTACGAATGTTCCGTTGTTCAGGGGTACATATCAGATTATGAATGTAACGCACAGCATACAACCAGGAAATATGACAACTACATTCAAAGGTGTTAGAATGGCTAATGTACAGAATAGAAAGGTGAAGAATTGGGTTACTAAAGGATTACTTAACCAATCTTCAGGAAGGAATGATATGGAAGCGAGAAAGAATGCCTTGGCTAACTATGACAATGACTGCCCTTATAAGGTATATCCATTGTTCGGAGGTGGAAAGGGTGGTTCAATTCCACAGGAAGACTTGATGAGCAGAACGATTGATGTGTGGAATAAATACGGATGGAATGTAGATAAGTGGAAAGACGCTTCAATTGAAAGCGCATTTGAGAATCAGCCACTATGGGAAACGTTATGTGATATTGTATATCGAGAAACTGGCGGTGAATATTCAGGAAGAATTGGAAATAAAATACAAGCAGCTTTTATTTGCAATTATTGGCATCACCCTAACAAAAAATATTCACACGGTATTTTCAAGAACAAGAAAATGGGATGGTATAATGAGGATTATCTAGATAAACCATTCCGTGCTGGTAATTATAAAAAATACAAATATTGGGAAGATATTAAGGAAGTTTTTTTCAATGGCCCAGCTTCTTTGATTGGACAGATGACTGAAGTTTCTTATCCTGTCGAGATAGTAAGCAAGTATAATCACACAGGGAAAAAATCTTCACCTGTTGCGTTGACTTATGATATGTTGTCAAAAATGACAAACTATTGTACTATGTGTGGATGGGACCCTGTTCTTGCAAAGCAGAAAGTATGTAAAGGTGCTGCAAAAGAAAATCCAAACCAAGCGTTCTGGTGGGGTGGTGAGTGGCTATTTCAAAATAAGTATCACATCTATGTAAATGATGGTTCGATAGACCATTTTTGGCAACTAGAACCAGAAGTAAGGAATGATAAGGACAAGGAAAAAGACAAACTCGCTAAAGCTTTTGCAAAGGCTGTCAACCAAACCTGTCAGAGTTCAGGTATAGGTGCTAATATTGGAATTGATGAAAAGAATATTGCGAATAATACAATAAGATTCACCTGTGATGACAAGTCAAAACTTATAGGTGTTTTTGACGTTTGTCTTAATAGTGACTATATACGGTATGTTGAGGAACTTAAATGGGTTATAAAAGATGATAACGGAGCAAAGGAAAATCCTGAGCACATACAAGTAAAGGTTGTTGAGAAAACTCCACCGTCAAGAATAATTGGTGTATATAAGGCTGACGGTACTTGTTTTGATTCAAAGGAAGTACACGACGGATATAGGAAATGCATCACAAAATATCTTAAAAGCGGTGGAAATGAATCATTTATAAAGACAAAGATTGACAGCAACGGAATTGAAATCAAAGATTGCAACTCTTTGATTGGAAATTCAGACTATGGATATGGAACTGAACTTGGCAAAGGCGGCTCAATTGAAGGAATTGATGAAAACGCAACGATTGGAGGGTGGAAAGTAGGACTGTTCGAAAAACAACTTATACTTGATTCAAATCACGGATATGACGGTAGATGTACGCATTGGGTTATGGTCGCTTTGGATAAAAGCGGTCAGAAATACACGAGAGTAACGTATCCTTGGCAATTAATGCAGAGTCTTTTATCAACAGGAGAATGGGTTGCTGCGGCTAGTGGAACTACACCTGCGTCAGTGGTAAGAGATTTTAATTTTTCAGTCACTCCACAAACAGGTGATATATGCGTTATGTGGCCTGTAGGATGGGATAAAAGAAGTTCTGTTCCTGGTAGTGGATATCACAGTTGTGGATACTGTGGTTCTAAATATAAACAATGGTGTGCAGGTACATTACAAAAGCACGTGTCACCATACGGCGCAGTAACAAGAACTGCTAAAAGTGGCGAAACTTTTAAACAATATCCATTAACTTACTTCTTATTAAGACACAAGTGATGATTTTTTAAGTTTTATTTGATATTTATTAAAAAAAATATATTTGTATTATGCGTTTTATAACAAAAAGATTGCTTGGAAACAGACCACAGAAGACAAATACGGTACATTTTAATGCTGTACCAATTCAATTTGAAGACATAATTGTACCTGATGTTCAAAACATACAGGAAGAACCTGTAAATATTGAGTCTGTGGTAATTGAAGACAATATACAGGAAAATATTGTTGAGGTTTCCGAAGAGCAACAAGAGAAAAAGAGAAACAAGAAAAGAAACAAAAAGCAAGACACAACGGTTGATAACGTTGAGTCTGCTGATATTGATAACGACATAAATATTGAACAGATATGATGGACACAAAGACTAAAATTGCGCTTGCGAGGAAAGTCCTCAAAGGTGAGTGTGATGAAGACTTCAAGTTTGAAACACTTAAAAGAGACAAGGGACTCATAGAGAAGACGGAAAGTTCCAAAACAATACTTACAGAAGATAATAGAGAATTGCTTATAGATTGATACAATGGCTAGAAATAGAAACAACGAGGCTGAAAAGTACAGAAAGAGATTTATGCAGATTATGAACGAGACATTCGGATACTCGACTATGATGCAAGAAGAAGGCGAAGACGATGATATGAACGACCCACAAGGTCAAGGTGGAGACCCAGGAATGGGCGATGGTATGCCTCCACAGGGCGGAGACCCAGGAATGGGTGGCGGTATGCCTCCACAAGGTGGTGACCCAGGAATGGGCGGTGGTATGCCTCCACAAGGTGGTGACCCAGGAATGGGCGGTGGTATGCCTCCACAAGGTGGAGACCCAGGAATGGGTGGTGACCCTATGGGTGGTGACCAAGGAATTGGTGGAGACCCAGGAATGGGTGGTGACCCAATGGGCGGAGACCCAGGAATGGGAGACCCAATGGGTATGGATGACCCAATGGGTGGAGATGAGGATGTTATTGATGTAGATGACCTGACAAATGCTCAAGAGAAGGGTAATGATAAGGTTAATGCAGTAGGTCGTGATGTTGTTAAGGTAAATCATAGAATCACACAACTTATTCAGGCTATTGACCAGATGCAGTCTATGATTGATAATAACAATAGGAATATTGCTGATTTAAATCGTGAGTTTCAGAAGAGGAATCCAACTCAGACGGAGAAATTGAATCTTCGTTCACTTGATTCTTATCCATTCAATGTCCGGCCTGATGAGTATTGGGATAACAAGGCGCGTACAAGCAATTATTATGCTTATGGTGATAATAACGAGCCGACTACGGCTGAATATCAAATAACAAATAGTGATGTTGACGATTTTGACGAGAGAGAAATGGCTGACAGTTTCTATGTTGACGAAGACGATATTCAAAATATAAACAAGATATTCGGAAAGATTTAGAATTATGTTAACAGCAACACCGGATTTGGTTGAATGGAATGATATCGAATTAATGTGGGACTATTACGGTGCCCATCCATTTGGATATTGGGCTACTCTTGACGACAGGGAAGAGTATAAGATGTGCTATGGCAAAGAGCAAACAACACATAAAGAGGCTTCATCAAGATTTTACGCAGAATGTGTTAACAGTTTATTGGACGATTTTCAATATGAGCGTGCGAATGAACTTGAATGGTTATTGGAGGAATATGACAATAACAAAGAAGATTATAATGAAGATGTTGCGACTTTTTATTATGATAATTATTCCGGTGACTTTGATGATTACGATGCGTTCAAACAAATCATTAAGTTCAGACAAGCTAATGGTGGTATTACGTATGGTCAGATAAATGAAATTGTTGACAACAATAAAGACGCTTATGATGACATTATCCATAATTACACAGGACTTTACTCAAATGATTTTTACTCATTAATAAACAGCGATTCTGATTTTCAGTTCTCATCTAGAAAATTCAATGACTGGTTTTATCATAAAACACAGTATAATGGAAGAATATGGACTGAGGATTACATTATATGTATGTATAATGATGAGAATCTATCACCAGGCGAAATGAGGCGAATTATTACTGATTTAAGTAAGACTTCAGGCATTCCTGTTATGACATTGATGAACTACACATATCTTCGTGACACTTCTTTCGACTCCGGTGAGGATGGTGTTCTTTCTTGGACAGTCAGAGGATTTATTCACGGAGAAGAACCAAAAGTAACAAAAGATGTTACTGGACGTAATGACTATGATTCTGAAGAGAATGAAAGCGATAGTACAAACAATGACGATAGACCACTACATCTTCAAAGCCCTTACGAGAAATGGAGAGCATTGAAAGATTTCAGAAGGAACAGGGATAAGGTATGGGGTCAAAAACTCACCAAGTCAGATGGAGACGAAATGACAATGGCTCAATATCACAATTTAATAAGACAGGAAAACAAAAATAGAAACACAATGAGAAAAGTAAGACTTACAGAAAGTGACTTGCATAGAATTGTAAATAATTCAGTTAGAAGAATTATAAGTGAAATGAATCTTGGTGGCGGTCAGATAGATTTCAGTGATTGGCATATCACAGATATATCAGAAAACCCAGATGGATATTACGATTTTGAGGCAAGATGTGACAACAATTGGTACACATTACGAGGAACTTATGCAAACGGAGAAATAGAATTAGACTTTCTTATGCGTGGGCATAGTGGATATGGAAGACAGATACCAATAAGTGATGAACTTGAAAGATGGTTCGACATCTACGGAAGAGAACAACTAACAAATGAAATAGAAAGAAGAATAGATGACGGTATTGTAAGACAACCAGACTATGATGATGAATGGTAAATAAGAATGCAACCTAAAAAAAATGGTTGCATTTTTTTATTTTTTTCCGGATATTTATAGTGGAAAAATTTGGTTTTTTAACATTTTTTATATATCTTTAATTCGAAATAATATTTAAGCGCATAATAGGTGCGCATTTTAAAACTTTTTATATATTATGAATAATTTAAATGTTAACATTGATGTAGATGCTGTTATCAGCCAAAATGAACAAGAGACTTTAGCACCAAAGAAGAGAACAGAATTTAATCCAAAAAATTATCTTCAAGCAAGGCTTGGACCTGATGAGACCACAAAGAAAATAACCATAAGGTTATTGCCGTTTTTCCCTGAAGGTGGCTCACCATTTTATAAAATCCACACACACACTGTAAAGGTTAATAAAGAACTGACCAATAGCGGTTGGCGCACATTCATATGTCCAGAGAAGAATGACATTGAAAATAAACACCAATGCCCATTCTGTGAGACATCTGAACAAGCTAGGAAGTTACGCAATGAAGCATCTTCTGAATCTGAAAAGAAAAAATACGGAGATATTGAATTTGCTAACAGAGCAAAGGAATCTTGGATTGTCAGATGTATAGAGAGAGGACACGAGGAAGACGGAGTTAAGTTCTGGGTATTCAGTCATTCAAAGAAGAAGGACGGTGTGTACGACAAGATTATGAACCTATTCAAGACAAGATATGACGAAGGTAAGGAAGACGGTCACGAGGAAAATATATTTGACCTTAATGAAGGAAAAGACCTTGTTATAACTTTGTCAAAAGACTCCAATAACAAGACGACAGTTCAAGTTACAGATAAAGGAAGGAACACACCTCTTTCTGATGATTATGAACAAGCTTTGTCGTGGGTTAATGACGAGAAGAAATGGACTGATGTATTCACTGTGAAGCCATATGAATATATGGCAATAATCGTTGAAGGCGGAATACCTGTTTTCGACAAGACATCAGGCAAATACGTTGACAGGGATAGTTTCAATAAGATTGAGGCTGAAAGGAAAGAGAGAGAGATACAAGACAATTTAACACAGTCAACCACTGATTACACGAAGTGGGTTGAACAAATAAACTCTGATGAAGAGAATAATGAAGAAGAATTACCTTTTTAATGGCTAAATTAAGGTTTTATTTCGGTGCTATGGGGAGTGCCAAGAGTTTGAATCTTTTGGCAACTGCCCATAGTTTCAAGGAAAAGGGAATACCATTTATGTTACTTAAACCAGGAGTTGATAACAGAGACGGAAAGAGATATGTCAAATCAAGGGCTGGATTGAAAATGGAATGTGTAAGTGTTGCTTCTGATGTCAATATTTACGAGGCTGTTAAGACATATAACGATGTTAGAATGGCTAATCAACAACCGCCAAACAAATGGGTATTGGTTGACGAATGCCAATTCCTGACACCAGAACAGGTTGACCAATTATCAGATGTTGTTGACCTTATGGATACGGATGTTATATGTTATGGGCTTAGAACTGATTTCAAATCTAAACTATTTGAAGCATCTAAAAGATTATTTGAGATTGCAGACGATATATTTGAGGTGAAATCAAGTTGTAAATGTGGTAGAAAGGCAACAGTTAATGCAAGGTTTGATAAGGATGGCAATATAATAAAGGAAGGTAATCAGTTTATGATTGGAGGAGACGATGTTTACCAACCATTATGCAGATTATGCTATAAGAAAAAAATTAGAGAAAATTATGAAGCAAGCTATTAAAAAGAAAACATTTGAAATTCCAAGTATTGATGATATAAATAAGTTATTGGGAATCAATATTGAAGAGAATAACAAACCTGTAAAGAGAAGTGACCTTGAAGTGTCAAGTGCAGAAAAACCTCTTGATTTCATTGTGTTACCAGAAGCATTTGAGAATGCTCTTAAATTACCTGGAATACCAATGGGTTATTTGACATTATGTACAGGATGGTCAAATACAGGCAAATCAACTATAAAAAATTGTCTTATCGCTGCCTGTCAAAAGAAAGGAATATTGCCAGTTATTTATGAGACTGAGGGTAATTTTGATTGGAAATACGCAATCGACTGTGGCGTGGAAGCAGAACCTGTATACGGAGAAATTATTGACGAAGATACAGGTGAGGTAACTGAAGGAATTATCAATTATAAAGGTAATTTCATATATTACGACACAAAGACTTTGGTTAATAAATACGGCGATATGGATTACTCAGCCGGTAAAAGAGTTTCCAAAAGACGTCATCGTGCTGTAATTGAGGATATTGCATATTCAATCAATGAAATACTTGATTATCAAGATGATGGTAAAATAAAACAACCAATATGCTTTATATGGGATAGTATTGGCTCAATCATATCATTTAAGTCACTTACAAGTAAATTAGGTAATAATCAATTTGATGCTGGTGCAATATCACAGTCATTCAACAGTATTATAAACGATAGAATACCAACATCGAGAAAGGTAAGTGAGAAATATACCAATACAATGTTCTGTGTTAACAAGATATGGCAGGACAATATGAATTCAATGGCAGGTGTATCACTGGAACTTAAGGGTGGCAAGACATTCTTCTATGGTGCAAGACTTATTATTCACCTTGGGGGCGTTGCCAAAGCGGCTACAAAGAAACTTACGGCAACAGCAAAGGGTGAGACATATAACTATGGTATTGTCACAAAACTGTCTGTAACTAAAAACCAATTGCCAACGCCATTCAATATAACATATTCAGGTACAATGTGTTGCGTGCATAATGGAATTATATCTGAAGATAAACTTGATGAATATAAGAAGAATAATGTAAAGGAAATATTGAACAAGATTGGTGAGATAAGTGACAGGAGTGACATTTATGAGTCTGATGTTGAGGAAGTTGATTTTGAGGAAGAGGAAACGTTGGACTGATATAATATGGATAAATATGATGGTGGATGACATTAAAGGAGAGAGAATCTTATCTAACAGGAATAGGAAAAGACATCTATGGTTGGGGAACAATACAGAATGATGGATTTGACAAGATATTGGGTGGGGCGTTTTACAAATGCTCCACCATTGATGAAATTGACCGTATGTTAAAGGAGAAAGGATTTAACGCAGAAGGTATTATAAAATATTACCATACTAGATTTTTCAGATATCAGGCTGCAATGTGTGATGAGGAATTGTTTTGTCTGAATGAAAATGTATCCAAGAATCCTGATTCAAAAGATAAGAATTGGGATTTCTCCATAAATGGTGTCAAATTTGACTTGAAATCAACAAGACTGCCAAATGATTTGTTGAAAACTTATGAAAAGGATTATTTGTTGGAACACCCAGAACTTGTCATAAATTTCTTTTATGACAAACAGTCACAAGGGGTGCGAAATAACAACCAGGACAGACTTTTTCTTGCCACGGTATCATATGTAGGTGACGAACGAGATATCGCCATACGGTGCGCCTGGGAGAAGAAGGAGGCTATAATTAAGAAGTTCTGCGAGGAGTTTAATGATATAAAGATATTCAATTATTCTGGCGATAATTCAAAATACAAGAATACAAAGTCAACAATTATATATTTAATTGAGGATTATGACAAACATCTTGATTATAAATTCTATTATTCGTGATATTTATAAAGAAAAATAGAATTGAATATGGAAAAGAGATATTTAACTTATTTTGAAAATGATGCTGATTATCAAGAGTATATCACAGGGAATACAGATTATCCTAATGTAAGTTACGTTGAGGAAGGTAGTGCTTTACATTATAATCCGATATTGTATACGTTAACTATCAATTATATTGATGAAAATGACGAACCTATATCAAGCCAATATACGGAACAAATGACATATAGAACTCATTATGCAGTAAGCAGTCCTGAAATAACAGGATATACAACAGAAACACCTGTTGTTAATGGGTTGATAACAGGTGATACAACTGTCAATGTGATATATAATCCGAACTAAAAAAATACCAGTATGTTATTTCATACTGGTGTTTTTTGTCTTATATTTGTCTTTTACGAAACTTTCATCCCATTCAGGTGTTTTATTTCCGTCGCTTCCTCCCCAACATCCTGAACGCATCTTCCTTGCCTTTTCTATGTCTTTATCTACATATAGATAAGAAAGAATCATTTCCCAATATATTAGGTCTCTGAATGATGTGCTTTTATTAAGATGTTCAAGTTCTGATTTAGGGCTTGAAACCATCATACATATTTGGTATGCCGTATCAGGGTTTCTTCCGAATATTATTGAGAAAAATCCAGGGGTTTCATATCTAACATCATCAAATTTAGTTTTCCAACCAATATCGTGAGATGTTATTGTTATTGGATATTTGCTCCATTTGAGGAAATGTTTCGATACGAAGTAAACAAAACCCTTGGATGTGTATGACATTCTTGTTTTCTTACAGAATTTCGAAGGCATTAACTTTAATTTAAATATGTCTATTACACCTTGTATTATATGATATGAGCATATAACACATATTGTACAACTTAAAAACACATTTCCAATAACATACAAGAAAAACAGCAACAATAATAAAGAAATTGTCATAATTTTCAACATTTTCTTTAATTTATATATGTTAAGAAGTTTTTCTGCTTCCTTTCTGTTATATTCTTCGTTTTCTTCATCGTTGTAGTAAACACCTTCACATTTTGACAAAGAACCCATATAAAATGAGAAACGAGGCATCTTGAATACATCTCTCGCCTCCCACCAACTCTTAAAAGGACTTTCTAAATACATAATCTAACATTTTTAATATAAATATATTACAAATATACATAAAAAATACGACAAAAACAAAAATATCGTGATATTTATAAAGAAAAATAAGGAAATATAATAAATATAATATGAAAAAGAGAATTAGATTAACAGAATCAGACCTTCATAGAATTGTGAATGAATCAGTGAAAAGAACCTTGAATGAAGTATGGGATATAGATGATAGCGGAATTATAGATTATGATGAATTTGGACGTGCAAAAAACCGTTCATATGCTGATGTAAGAGGTCTTGGTCGTGGACTTGCTTCTGATACCAAACAGTATTTAAGGTCTATCCCACATAGAGACCCAAGAGCCGAAACAAATTATCAATATAGACTTGATGAACCTAAAGGGCGTGAATATTCAGATGATAGCGGTAAATGGATGCGACCAAGCGATTGGTTTGTAAGAGGTGCTGACGGATTTGATAATGATGAGTTTGAAGACTTTGATAAACAAACATCGCAGCAGCCTAAAACTGACAAATCATTTAATAGAGCATTAGATGCTGCTGATAAAAGACCATTACATAGAAAATGGAGTCTTAACAGGGTATTCGATGCTTAGCCATACATCAATACAACTTTGATATTAGTGTATCTATTGATGATACAACTGTACTTACCAAAACATATCAATGAAGCGTTCCTTTTGGGACGCTTTTTTTATGCTTATTGTTAACTTTTATTAAGATTTCTTTGTTTTTTAGTTAAAATGTATGTATATTTGCTTAAAAAAATGTTAAAATAGATGTTAAACCTTTAATTTTAGTAAAAAATATGACAAAACAAAAATATCGTGATATTTATAAGGAAAAATAAGATAATATAATAGAAATAATATGAAAAGGAGAATTAGACTAACAGAATCAGACCTTCACAGAATTGTGAACAGGTCAGTGAAAAGAATTTTGAAAGAAAACAGTGATGCTTACGGAAAAAATATAATAATTCAAGTTTTACACAATTCTCCAGATTTAAGAGATTTAGAACGTCATTATCCATTTGTTAAAGATATACTGAATAACGATGAGGCTAATGGAAAAATACCCAAATATAGCACACATTGTATAATAGTTCCGTTTGGTAATAAAATGTATCAGGTTTATAATGTAAGCGTGGATGGTAACAACGATGTTTATATTTATTTGGTTTCTTTGCGTGAATATTCAGACTTTAAAAATGGCGGTTTTATAAGATGGTATGAAATAGAAGGAGAATTCAACAAAGAATATGATGAAAGGGAACTATCATTAGAAAAATTTCAAGCATTATTTCCATCTCAATACAATGAATTAATAAATAGGTTTAAACAAGCCGATAGTCATATTAGAATTGGATGGTGATGAGTTCAACCCACCTTGTGCGCACTTAATCCACCCCAGTAACAATCAGTCCAATAGACTTATTGAATATATCCTCAAAGCGTTCCGATTTGGACGCTTTTTTTTATGCTTATTGTTAACTTTTATTAATATTTTTTTGTTTTTTTCGAAAAAAGTGGGTATATTTAACAAAATTTTAGTTAAAAAATAGATGTTAAACCTTTAATTTTAGTAAAAAAATGAAAAAAACTATTGTTAGTGAATATGTAAGTTGGGGTCATCCTGACAAAATCGCAGACCAAATCAGTGATGCCATTCTTGATGCTTATCTTTCAGCTGATACTAATGTAAGAGCTGGCATCGAAACAATGGTGAAGGATAATGTTGTTGTGTTGGGTGGTGAAATAAACTCTAACGCGTATGTTGATTACAATTATGTTGTAAGAAAAGTATTCAGTGAAATTAAATTCCCCGAATCACATCATTTAAATCCTGATAACATCAAGATTATCAATCTGATAGGAAAACAATCAACAGAAATACACTCAGGCGTTGACAAGGAAGACGGTGAGATTGGCGCAGGTGACCAGGGTTTTGTTGTTGGTTACGCCTCCAATGAAACTCAATCATATTTACCGCTTGGATATTTTGTAGCAAAGAAACTATGTCAATTTGTGGCTGGTAAAATGGGTAATACAATCGGTCCTGATGTGAAGACACAAGTAATTGTGGAGTATGATTGTGGAATATCAAAAATAGTGTCAATATTGGTTTCAGCTATGCATCAATGTGATATTGATTTATTAAGGACATTTATTGTAAGGTGTATAGTTGATAACGAGGTTGGGTTTGAGAAGCAAATTATAGACAAGATAAGGAATGACAATACCGAGATAACGGTGAATCCTTGTGGAACTTGGAATATTGGCGGTCCGATATCAGATTGTGGTGTTACTGGTAGGAAGATTGTCGTTGACCAATATGGTGGTTATTGTAGCGTTGGTGGTGGTGCTTTTTCAGGTAAGGATATGACAAAAGTTGACCGTTCAGCGTCTTATATGGCAAGATATATAGCAAAGAATATAGTTGCAAGTGGCTTGTGCAATACTGCAAAGGTTGAATTGTCATATATGATTGGAATTGCAAAGCCATCATCAATTAATATTGAAATGGATGAGAATCAGCATCTTGCCAAACGTATTATTGAATACATAGACAACAATATAGACTGTACTCCAAGTGGTATAATGAAAAGATTTAAAGCTGAAGTACCAAGAAATCAGTATCTTGCAAAATACGGTCATTTTGGTGACGCAAGTTATGATTCCTTCCACTATCCCTGGGAGGTTATTGATTTTGCCAATGATTTGTTCAATTATGCTAATGCAGAATAGAGATGAAACAGGTTATAAGAAAAAGCATACGTGATGCTAATAACATAATTGAATCAAATGTCACATATACATTATTGATAGATGGGAATAACTTGTTGAAGAAATCACTTGTTGACAGAAGGGAGAATTCTGAAGGGAAGGAATATGGTGGTATATACCAGTTCCTTTACCAAATAAACAGATTCCTAAAAGTCAAGGACTTTAATTATGTTTACACTTTTTGGGACGGTGATTATAGTGGAAGTTTAAGGTATAATATATACAAGGATTATAAGGCTAACAGGGATAAGCATTATGGTGAATGTCAGAGTGAGTATGATAAGGCTATAATGGATTTCTGTAAGAGGGCTGATAAGTATTATGCAAGCAAGCGAGGTGAGGTGAAACGTATTGAAACTGATGATGAGGTGTTTCAAAGACAGAGAGGTGTATTGATGAACATATTGGAGGAGTTGTTTGTAAGACAGTTGATGTGTGACGACATTGAAGGAGATGACCTTATAGCGTATTATGTAAACAACAAGAATGATGATGATAAGGTTGTCATAGTGTCTGAAGACAGGGATTTATCTCAACTTATATCTGATACGGTTACATTATATATACCTTCAATAAAGAAATATGTCACACCCGAAAACTCAATAGATGTGCTTGGAATAACACATAAGAATATCGTATTGGAGAAAATAATATGTGGAGACAATTCTGATAATATCAAGGGTATCAAAGGTGTTGGAAAGACTACGTTTATCAAGACATTCCCTGATGTAATTAAAAATGAGAGAAGTGTTGACGATATAGTGAATGAGGCTTCAAGAATCAATGAGGAAAGGGTCAGGAATAAGAAAAAGCCACTAAAGGTACTTGAAAACATTGTAAACAAAGTAACAGAAGGTTGTCAAGGAAGTGATATATATGATATAAACAAGAGGATTATAGACCTATCAGAGCCAATGATGACTGAGGAGGCTGTTGATGCTATGAAATCTCTTATGTATGTTCCAATTGACCCTGAAGGAAGGGATATGAAGAATGTTTATGATATAATCACAAAACTTGGAATGAATGATTTGCTTGCTGAGAATTCATTTGGGAATTTATTTGGGATATTTGAGGGGTTGATTAAGAGGGAAAAAGATTTTTTTTACAAAAATAGTTAATTATTTGTTTTGTTTTTAACATTTTTTAACGTATATTTACAAAAAAATATTGAGAAAAAAAGTATTGTTTAATTTTAATTTTTTTATTGAAAATGGAAGAAAAAAAGATTAATGAGGAAAAAGTTTATCCAGATGAGAGGTTTGAATTTGCTATTTATGTCAACAATTTCATAATATGCAAGCGTTTTGTACGAATTTACAATTTCATAGAGCATAGTATGGAAACGCTTGATTTCAAGTATTGTGTTGATGAGATTGTTGAGATGATTAAGAATGACCTGAATTCAAAAAGTAGAGTTTGGACGTGGTATAATTTCAATCCTGAGAATCCTGATGCTAATCCTCAGGCAACAGAGGAATTGACGTCACCATTGATAGAACCTTGGGAATGCACCTTCAAATTTGAGATTACAGACAATGGCAAACTTGTTATGTCAAAGATATGGGATGGATATTGTTATCCAAGAGTGGTGCGTGACAACGTTGACCTTGCGAACAAGTCTGTGAAGATAATGACAAATGGAACACCGGTTGTATACGACAAGGAATTCTTCTTTGAGAAGAACAAGGACACGCTGTTTGGAGACCTTTTAGTACTGAGAGGTATGATTATGGACAGACCTGATGTTCTTTTCGCAATAACAAAGAAGATATGTGAAACCTGTTCATCAAGAGACAACTCAGTCAGAAGGCTTTCAGCAAACACAATTGTCACATACGGAAATGATGACAAGTCAAAGGGTAAGAAAGAATACAACTTCAATATTGAAGACCAGAATACAAGGATGTTTAGGTCTTGGACAAAACAGAAAAACAAAAACAAATAATGGTATATAAGACGAATAGAAATAACTTGGGATATTTGGGCGAGGAGTTCCAATTCAAGCTTATTCACGAATTTATGGATGACAAGGAACTGTTTATGGACTTGTCATCCATATTAAATCAGAATATGTTCACAAACCCCGGATTAAGGGTGTTTGTTGGCTCGATGAAGGACTATTACGAGAAACACGACGTCGTTCCAAGTTATGATATAATGAAGATTCTCCTGTCGGACCGCTCTCATAACGAGATTGAAAGAGAGACTTATATAGCGTTGACAGACAAGATTATAGACACACCTTCCGACGGTGCTGACTATATAAAGGAAATGGCTATCAAGTTTTTCAGGCAGCAGAACATAATCAAAACGGCTAATGAGATACTTAAAATAGCAGGTGATGGCGATATAACAAAATATCAGGATTGCGTTGACCTACTTAACAATGCGATGGCAACTGGTGTCCACGAAGACCTTGGCGTGACCGTGTTTGACAACATAGAAGAAACGCTTTCTGACGATTACAGAATAACAATACCAACAGGAATAGGCAAAATCGACGAAACCCTTGAAGGAGGACTTGGAAAGGGTGAATTGGGTGTAATAGTAGGTCCGAGTTCATTTGGAAAGTCGTCATTGTCAACGGCAATGGCTTCTTATGCCGCTACATATAGATGTGACAACAATAATAACAGGGGATATAAAGTGCTTCAAATTGTATTTGAGGACAGAATTAAGCAGATTCAGAGGAAACATATAGGAAGAATTACTGGGGTTGAGGCTAAAGACCTTTCAAAACCTGAATATATTGAAATTGTCAGGGAACAACTTGAAAGATTTGGAGAGAGGGATACTCTGAAAGCCAATCTTAAAATTGTGAGGTTTCCATCTGGTGAGAAGACTGCTGACGACATAAAAAGGTTCATAAAGAAACTTATAAATCACGGTTTTAAGCCTGATATGGTCATAATAGACTATTTTGAGACATTGAGGATTGTTGGAGACTCTTCAACTAACAATGAATGGGAGAAAGAGGGTAAGACAATGAGAAAACTTGAATCAATGGCTGGTGAGATGGATTTTGCACTATGGGTGCCTGTTCAGGGTACAAGAGATTCTGTGAATGCAGAGTTAGTGACAATGGATAAGGCAGGTGGTTCATTTAAGAAGATACAGATTGCCCATATTGTTATGTCAATAGCGAGAACCAATGAGGATATACAGGATAACAAGGCAACAATAGCCATTTTGAAGAACAGAGCTGGTAAAGCTGGTAAGGTTTTCAACAACGTTGAATTCAACAATGGTACTTGTAGAATAAGCACAGACAATGTTGATGAGATTGACAGTATGTTTGATTATGATAAGAAAAAAGAGACAGATGAGGTCAAATTACAACAGTCAATTTTCAAAATGGTAAGAGATAAAAAAAGTTAAATTTTTTTCTCGCTGACACTCATTGAGTTGCGTGAATTATATGATTTTTTTGTTAATTTCAGGAAAATTTTAATGAAAAATTGCATATTTATGAGTGCGCGTATTTAAAATTTTTGGTTGACCTAATAGATAAAAAAAGAAAAATAGTTAATTATGAACGTATATAAAAGCAACGGTTCTTATGAGGAATACAACCCTGAAAAGGTCGCAAATGGCATTTGTGAGGCTTACAAATCAGCAGGAGAAGGTTGTCAAGAAGAAGTGATAAAGGCGATAGTGTCAAGTATCTATGTTTATGAAAAGATATCAAGTTCTGAAATAAGAAGACAAGTAGAGGATAGTTTGATGTCTATTAATAAAAAGGTTGCAAGGAAATACATAGAGAAATTTGACAACGAAAGTGAACTTAATAAGAAGAGTAACTTTATTTCTGATTACATAAAAGCTTCAAATGCTTCAACTGGCTCAAAATATGACGCAAATGCGAATGTAAGTAATAAGAATGTTGTTACGATGGGTCAAGAACTTTATAAGGTTAATAATATAAAGCAGAATAGATACATAATGCGTGACAAAATAAAGTCTTTGTATAATAAGAAATTGGCAGACCAATACATAACAGACCTTGAGAGCCACGTATTATATAAGCACGACGAAACTGCAATTCCTGGTGTTCCATATTGTGTCAGTATTACAATGTATCCATTTTTGATTGATGGATTAACGAAGTTGGGTGGGGTATCTGTTGCGCCCACAGATTTAAAAAGTTTCTGTGGAGAATTTATAAATCTAATATATTCAGTTTCTTCACAGTTCGCTGGCGCTGTTGCTTCCCCTGAATTTTTATTATATTTAGATTACTTCATAAGAAAAGATTACGGTGATGATTATTTAACAAGGTTAGATGAAGTTGTAGAAAACAACAGGAAACAGAGAACACTTGAACAGGTTATTGAAAATTGTTTCCAACAGGTAGTGCATAGTATGAATATGCCTGCTGGGAACAGAGGATACCAAACGGTCTTTTGGAACGTTGGTTACTTTGATAAGCCTTATTATGAAGGTGTTTTCGGCGAATTTAAGTTTCCTGATGGAACTTCACCCAAATGGGAGACATTATCTTGGCTTCAAAAGAAATTTATGAAATGGTTCAATAAGGAGAGAGAAAAATATATCCTTACTTTCCCAGTTGAGACTATGGCGTTATTATCTGATGGGAACGGTGATTTCATTGATAAGGAATACGCAGATTTCACATCAGAAATGTGGTCTGAAGGACATTCATTCTTCTGTTACATAAGCGATAGTCCAGACTCGTTATCATCGTGTTGCCGGTTAAGAAACTCGTTAAAAAATAATCAGGCAGATGAAAACCATAATTATACAACACATCAATTCTCTATGGGTACTGCATCTGTTGCGACAGGTTCAAAATCTGTAATGACAATTAATCTCAATCGTTTAATACAGAACGCTGTTAGAAATTATGTTTATCAATTTGGCGGTAAGTATTTTGATGATGGAAGATTTGATATGTCGTCTGTGGATAAAGATTCCTTATACAACCATATTGCTTCATATGTCGATGGTATGACATCTAACGTACATAAATATCAGAAAGCTTTTAACGAGATAATCAAGGATTTTTACAAGGCTAATATGCTGCCTGTATATAGCGCTGGATTTATTGATATGAAAAAGCAATATTTGACAATAGGGGTTAATGGACTCACTGACGCGGCAGAATTTATGGGATTGCAAATAACACCAAATGACGAATATAAAGAATTTGTAAACCTTATACTTGAAACTATAAACAAGTGTAATGCAAAGGATAAAACTAGGGAGTGTATGTATAATACAGAATTTGTACCAGGCGAGAATTTGTCAGTAAAGAATTATAATTGGGATAAAAAAGATGGTTATTATGTGAGTCCAAAACATATTATGTATAGTTCTTATTTTTATAACCCAGAAGACGAAAGCCTTAGTATACTCGATAAGTTTGTTATGCACGGCGGTGACTATGTTAAATATCTTGATGGCGGAAGTGCATATCACGCAAATCTTAAAGAACATTTATCAAAGGAACAATATCGTGAACTATTGAATTTCGCAGCAAAGAATGGTACGAATTATTTCACTTATAATATTGAAGGTGGAGTGTGTGATGATTGTGGATATATTATGAAGACAAAACTTGACAAATGTCCTAAATGTGGAAGCGATAAGGTTGATGCTATAACAAGAATTATAGGATATCTGAAAAGGGTATCATCTTTTAGTGAACCTCGACAGATAGAGGAAAAAATGAGATATTTTGCTTAATTATGAAATTTGTTGAAAATGAGGTGGTTTTCTCTGAAATACCAAATGAAATCACTCTTGCTGTCAATATCAGCAACTGCCCTATTAGATGTAAAGGATGCCACTCAAAGCATTTATGGGATGATATTGGGGAGGAACTAAATGAAGAATCAATTGATACATTAATAAAAAGTAACAATGGGATTACCTGTTTTTGCTTTATGGGTGGAGACAGAAATCCTGAAGAAATAAATATTCTTGCTAAATACATCAAGGAAAAATACAGCAGAATAAAGGTTGGATGGTATTCAGGAAGAGAATATCTTGCAAGTGAGGTTGAAAAGAGTAATTTTGACTATATAAAACTTGGGAGATATATTGAAGAACGAGGACCAATAAATAAAGAAACAACAAACCAAAGGTTATACGAGATTAAAGACGGACAAATGATTGATATAACAGATAAAATGTTTCGTTAATATTTGCTTAATTTACAAATAAATAACCCAGACTTTAATTAGTCTGGGTTATTTGTTATTGCCATTTGCCATTTTTATAAATTCCAGTACCAGTTTGCATTTGTCTTGCAACTTCATCACCATACAATCCACTTCTATTGTTATTTTGATTTCTAATTGGTCTTCCGTCATAATCACCATATACTACAAGTCTGTTTGGTTGCGTTTGGTATTTCATTCTACCGTATGTTGTGGAATTACTTGTATCTGTATCAGGATTATATGTTGAGAATGTTTCTTGGTCGTCCATATCATTTCTGCCTGGGTAATTTTTACTTTGCCATCTTTCAGTAGCATATACGTTATTATTATAACGATTTTTATAATAATCAGGGCTATCCCATTTGAATCTATAACCTGGTTTCTTATCATTCCTCATACGGTAATAATCTGTGTCGTAACCCATATATTTGACATTTGGGTTATTGCTATCAGATTGAACATATCCATTTAGGTTTCGATTATCATAACCATATTGATTGTTAAACTGTTGAGCAGCATACTCTTGCCCTTCTACAGCCTTTTTATAATTGCCCTGTGCCGCACGACCCCTTGCATAATTTGCATATGTTCTCGGGTCAAGTTCTGTAAGAAGTTGTGACTCTCGTAGTACTCTTTTCACTGACCTATTTACAATCCTGTGCAGGTCACTCTCTGTTAATCTAATTCTTTTTTTCATAATTTAACAAATGTTTATACAATAAATATGTCTTTTTGTTAAAATAAACTATTTATTTACTATTTTTTTTTGATATTTTTTAATAAAAATGAAAGAAAAAAGCATTGCTATTGTTATTTGTTCTCGTTTAACCAGTGAGGATAACAAAGATTTCATAGACCACGTTAAGACAACCTGCGGTTGTGAATGTCATTTTTTCTACCTTATAAACCCAGACGGTGTTGGATTGAGTAAGATATATGATGACATTATGCAACCAGGAAAAATTAACGATAAAATTGTTGTTTTTATACACGATGATGTTGAATTCCTTAAACCCGGATGGGGAAAAGAAGTCATACGTTTGTTCAACGATAACAAGGATTACGGTATCATAGGTGTTGCAGGTTCTGCTCAGTTTGATGAGAACGCCGCTTGGTGGAGATACGACAAGAAATTCGGGCAGATTCTACACAGAAGTAACGGAAAGAGTTGGTTAACAGCGTTTTCCCCGTTATTGAATAAAGACCTTGAAGAGGTTTGCGTAATTGACGGTGTTTTTATGGCTGTTCATCGTGACAGGATTACAAAAGGTTTTAATCCGGATTTAGAAGGATTTGATTTCTATGACATCACATTCTGTCTTGACAATTATCTTGACGGCAAGACAAAGATTGGTGTGACAACAAATATCAGAATGTGTCATAAGTCTGTTGGCGAATTAAAACCGGGATGGTATATAAACAGGGAATTGATAAATGAAAAATATAAGGAATATTATCCAATCGAAGTGAAAAAATGAAGATAAATATTGAGAAAATAAATGGTTTGTCATTTGATGAACTGATTCTATTAAGGAATGAGGTTGATATTATTTGCAAGGGTTACGCTAATACATTGACAACATATGCTGTTACACATAACGACCCTTATTTTAACGATATGGACAAGGATATGGTTAAATCATATGAGAGACGCAATGATTTCGCCAAATTACTTATCATATTAAACAGAAAAGTTGAGAATAAGATTTATGAAGATTATATCGAAGATAAGTAACATTGTAAAAAGATTTCTATATGCAATACCTTTTGGCTTGAAAGGTGCTGATAAAGAGATACTTGGAAGTGGAAATATCAGTGAAACAGGAGAAGGCGTAGTTGAGACTGTCGAGGAAAAAAGACTGTCAAAAGACCTTATGAACGGTGAGGTAACACAGGAAGTTGAGGATTTAAGGTACAGGACTTATACAGTTGCAGACGCTTCAAAGGGGTACGATTATGCTGGCAATGGATTTGCTTTCAAGAAGAAGAGGAATAAGTTTGATTTCAAGAAATTCAAGTTCACACAAAGGTGCAAGATGCAATATGCAAGTGTATTGGAGGAATTGAATAGGGTTAATGATTACGGTACTGAAAATTATACGCTTAATGTATTGTATATCAATGAATTTGTAAGGTTCAAACTTGAAAAATATGTAAAATACATAGATGTTGATGCAAATGTTGATGAGGAATATTATTTAACCACATTCAGGTTTGACACTTTGCCGAATCCTTACGATGAGAATTCTATGCCATTCATAAACGCGCTAAAGGAACTTGAACACGGTGTCAGTTCTTCTGAAAACAAATCTGAGTTTATAAAGCATAATGAGATTGCGTCTTCGATGTCTGTTATGGCTTTTGTGACTATGAATGCGTCTAATGATTTTCCTGATATGGTTTCATTCACATTCATATCGCCAAGACTTGTATCTGTAAGATATAATGAAGAAGGGGATATATTATTGTCTTTCAAGTGGGAGGCGATGAAATATGAGAATCTTATGGAGAAGTATTTTTCAAGTAATATGGCTTTGAAATACGAGAATAACGCACCGAAAGAGGTTAGTAATGACGCAACACCTATGAAAAGGGTTATAAGGTGTTCAGAGTGTGGTAAGGAAATGTCTGTATATGACGGAGATATAACAAAGTATGATTATGGACGTGCTATTTGTCCTGATTGTCTTATGAAATTAATTGGAGAGAAATAGAAATGATAACTATTGGTATTGAATTGAACAATGTGTTCAGGAACATAAACAAGCAGATTATCAAGTATTATGGTCGTGACTATGCCAATGATTATGATACTGATAATATTGACGATAATGACGATGTGTTTGAAACTTATGCGAAATTTGACAGCATAAGGGAAAGAAAGGGATTTTTGTACATTGATTATCCTTATGAGATTTATGGATGCGCAAAGACAATGACAAAGGACTTGCAAGTTGAGTTCAATGGATGGCTCAATGAACTTACTAATATTGAGGATGATGAAATTCGTGTTGTCCTGTTCTCTTTGGAAGAGGAGGCGTTGACGATACAATCAACATTGTTTTTCCTTAGTAGAATGGGAACAAGAGTAAGGGAGATAATATTCCCAAAGGACATATCAGAACTTGATGGTAAGTTTGATGTTGTTGTTACCGCTAATAACGACATATTGGAGAATATTGACATTAATGTAGGAACAAAGGTAAAGATAAACAGGAAGTGGAATAAGGATGTTATGTCTGATTGTTCATATGATAGTTTGTCTGATTTCATTTCAGATAAGGAAATGTTAAATAAGATAATTTTAAGTTTTAAAAAGAATTAGTTAATGGCTGACAGTAAGAAAGAAAAGGCTTTGAAAAGGGTAATGGAAGAAATTTCCAAAATTAACGACAAAAAGAACAATGTTTTCTTCTTTGTTCTTGATACCAAAGGCGTTCCAAGCGGAAGTTTGGAATATATATACAACATAGCCTTGATTGCCAAGGACAAAGGGTACAATGTATCTATGCTATATCAGGAAACAAAGGATGATGACTTTGTAGGTGTAGGAGAATGGCTTGGCGAAGAATATGCCAATATTCCTCATCACAACATCAACAATGACAGCATTGAAATCGGTCCTTCTGATATACTATTCATACCTGAGATTTTTGCGAATGTTATGAATCAGACAAAGAAATTGCCTTGCAAGAGGATTGGAATCTTCCAGAACTACGATTTCCTTGTAGAGCAAATGCCATTCGCGGGACAATGGGGTGATTTCGGTATTCTTGAAGCGATAACAAACACAAAGGCTAATGGTGAGGTGCTTAACGACATCTATCCATATGTTAAAACAACAGTAATACCACCATATATAAAGGAATATTTCGGTAAGACATCTGAGCCAAAGAAAATGATTGTCAATATAGTAGCAAGAGACCAAAGTGATGTGAATAAGATTGTGAAACCGTTCTATTGGAAATATCCGTCGTTTAAATGGGTATCATTCAGGGATTTAAGAGGTTTTCCAAAGAAACAATTCGCAGAATTGATGCGTGAGGCTGCTATTACAGTATGGGTTGATGAAGAAACCAGTTTTGGATACAGCGCATTGGAGGCTTTGAAGAGCGGATGCATTGTTATCGCAAAGATGCCTGACAACAAGATTGAATGGGCGTTGGATGAACAGGACAGATATAAGAACAACTGTGTATGGTTTGATGATTTCCACAGTGTGCATAAGATTATAGCCAATGTTGTAAGGTCTTGGACAACAGATACCATACCAGTAGAGATTATAGAGGAAGACAAGAAAGTTATGAGTATGTATAAGAAAGAGGATACAGAAAATGCTGTTGTTGACTATCTTGATAAGGTTATATCTGACAGGAAGAAAGAAATGGAGGAATTGGTTAAAAATTTTGAAGATAAGAAGGATTAAATTATATGATATAAATGAGCGAATTAACAGTTATAATACCAGTACATAAATTCGATGATGGTGTCAGTGCTTTATTGGATAGGGCTATTGCTTCCGTTGATGTTGATATAAAAATCAATATCTCAACCACAACAGATTTGGCGGATAAAATCAAATCATTCGCGTCAAAATACGAAGGAAGGGAAATTAACGTGATATCATTAGATGAGAAATCTGATTTCCAAACACTTGTAAACAATGCTGTTGAAAATGTTGATACAGAATATTTCTCCATTTTGGAATATGATGATGAATACACAAAGATATGGTTCGGCAATGTATATGAATATCTGCAATATAAGCCTGATGTAAGTGTTTTCTTGCCTATTGAGGATATTGTTGATTTCAACAACAAGTCTTTCATATCGTTTGGAAATGAAGCACCTTGGGCAAGTTCTTTCTCAAATGAGATAGGATACATTGACCTTGACTGTCTAACTAATTTCTTTGACTTCTATCTTACTGGTGGCGTTTTCAATATCAAGGATTGGAAATCAACAGGAGGTCTGAAAGATAATATCAAACTTACATTCTGGTATGAATTCCTTATGAGGATGACACATAAGGGAAAGAAGGTGTTTGTCATTCCAAAGGTTGGTTATGTACATTATCTTGGAAGGGAAGACTCTCTTATTGAGGAATATAAGAAGACGGTTGATGAGAAAGAGTCTAAATATTGGGTTGATGTCGCAAGGAAGGAATATATGTTCAAGAAACGTGACATTGAACCTTATAAAGAATAAAAACAGTAGTTGTCATAATAATTATCATAAATTATGGACCGATTATTTAATAAATAAGGTAGTCGGTCTGTTTTTTTAGGTTGGCGACGTGAAGATTTTTTAATTAAAAAATTGCCTATTCGGAAAGTACGTTTTAATAACGTAGTGAAGCCTTTTAAAACATAATATATTAAAAATCAATAAGTTTTAAAAATGGCTAAAAGAGGCAGAAAGCCTGGTGCAAAAAGAAAGGGTTATTTTTATGAAAGAGAGGAGCAGGCAGTTGTTGATTATATAAATTCAACAGATGAAGAAGAGAAGAACAAGATATATAACGAAATACTTCATCCTGTTTTCTCAAAAATGGTTGAATCAATCATTAATAGATACAAACTTTATCCACCTGATGAAAATTTCAAGGAAACATTTGATGATACAATATCATTCTTATTGACAAAGATAAACCACTTCGACGCGTCAAAGGGATATAAGTCTTATTCGTATTGTGGAACAGTATGCAAAAACTATCTTATATACAAAATAAACCAATTCAATAAGAATAGAAACAGAAGCGAAGCTTATAATGAGTCAAGTGGAGGATTATCAGACAATATAAAGTTCTCATACGACGATTCAGAAAGCAGTGAGTCTATGCTAACCGAACTGATAAATAAGACAGTTGAAGGAATAAGACAAACAATAAACGATAAAGAGAAAAACAAACTTACTGATAATCAAGTAATTGTCGGGGAGGCGTTAATAGAATTGCTTACAAATTGGGATGAGATATTCACTCAGATGGGTAGTAATAAATACAATAAGAGTTCGATATTGTTGTTTTTAAAGGAGAGGACATTATTGACGGCAAAGGAGATACGTGACAGTATGAAGATATACAAGAAACAGTATTATCTATTTAAGAATGATTTATTGTCTGAGTGATATTTATATGGGTATAAAACAATTTTACGAAAATGGCTAAATATAAAGTGGAATTATATTCTCCTGATAATATAAAACAATTGTTACAGGAGGCTTACAGACTTGCAGATGAACAGTTAATTCAGGCGCAGAACGAGATGGATAAATTGGCAAACTCGACAAAACTTGAAGAGGAAGTTATGGATGCAAAGCAAAAGTATTCCAAGGCTATGAATGATTATATGACAATCAAAGACAAGGCTATTGGAAAGAAAATGGATGTGGCTAAACTTCTGGCTGAGATACTTGAATCCGGTAAGAAATCAAAAGGACAAGTCACTGAACAGCAGGGAGGAAAGATGAATTTCGATTTCGCAAAGATAAAGGAAATGGTTGATTCGTCATATACTGATAATAAAGAGCCAAAAAAGATAACATTGAAAAAGTAATTGATTGATGGCAACAATACTCGACACATCAAAAAGAAGCAGCGATTATTGGACTGGTGAATATAACACAAAACTATCGGAGAACAACAATTTCACAAATGTGAATACTTCTGAAAGTCCTTCGATAGGAAATAATATGCCCGTTACAAATCCAATAAGCAATGTTCCGACAAAAAAGAAATCAATAACAGAATCCGCAAGAAAGGCACAATCTGAGGTTTATTCAAAGTTGGACAGTGCTATATGTGTGTTGAATAAATTGCCGACTATAGACTATTATCTTGGAGAATTTGTTGACGGTGATATATCGGCATTGTTGCAGAGTCCTATGTATGTCCTATTGCAAATACTTAACAGGGTTGGAGTTACTGATGAGAAAATAATAAACTGGCTCTGTGATATGTTGGTTGTGGCATTACCTTCAATTGAAATTGGAGTGAAGGGAGTGTTGCTTGCAAAACTTAAGGAAACAATTTCCTGTGTTGCTGACCCACGTATTCCAAAGAAATTGAGAAAGAAGACCAACAAGTATTTTGAGGATTATATATACGATATCATCGAAAATAACCCTGCTTATAGTAGGGGAATATTGGTTAATGTCAATTCAATCGACCCTGAAGGTATATTGCATACAAGTCCTTGGGGAGATGGAAAGGACAACTATTTCGGCGCGTATTATGCAAATGGATTGAAAAAATCAACACATAAACTATCTCGTGCTGATGATTTCAACGCATTCCTGTGGTATCTTATACATAAGGGGAGATTTCCATCACCTACTGGCATTGAAATACAAACGGAAGGTGATGATGCTCCGTTCTTTTATTATCCAAACACTAATTTTAAGTATAAGGTTAATGGCAATACATTACTGTCTTCAATTGTCGCAAATCCAGTGTATAATGAAGACTATAATGAAGACAGGATTACTGAAGGACAGGTGTTCACTTCAAGAGGCGCCGGAAATGTTATAAGTATGTGTTATAGCAAAACATACGACAATGGTATAACGAAACAACCGACATCAGAACTTATTATGCCAATATCGAGTGATTGGACAAGCCTTAACTGGTATGCGGATAAATCAAAGTATTTCAATAGAAACCTTGGATTGCCAGATGATAAGAACGATTACAATAAGGAGGATGGTATATGTAATGTTGAATATATAAGACCTTATGCTGATAGTTCTAACGGAAATAGATACACAGAGGAAATGTTGAGGGTTACAGTTTTACCAAAACCATTTGTGTATGCTCCATATGGAGGATTAACAGGTAAGATAAAGAAAATACTATTCAATAAATTTGGCGTTCAGGATAAGAAAGGAAGATTCTCATTACCAACCGATGCTACAACATCTTCTGGCACACCATATGTGAGAAGAGTACAAGTTACTATGATGGAGCAATCCACAAAAGATTACATTGATGAACATCCAGAGGTAATTATAAAATATCTTGATATAACAGCGTTCTTAAACAGGACGGACGCTGATGAAGAAGAATATAAATCATTTACAGATGATGATATTTTAAAGGCGTTAAAAAACGCTTATCTGACAACAGAGGAAGAACAGTCAACGGCATATTTGAATGCGTTGATAGCATACGCCAGAAACGATGATGTTAATGATATAATGAATGATTCTGACATAAGATTATGCGCGTTATTGACAAGATGGTTGAGTGAAAAGGAAGAAGAGGAAGCGTCAACGGCATCAGAATCAGAAATATATGCAAAATATATGGTTGGAGAAGACGACGACCATTGTATGTTGTATGTTAATAAAAAAACTGGCGAATATAATCTTGGTGGTGACACAGAGGAAACAAAGAATATATTACCTAATAATTTCTCAAAACATTTTGTTGAATGTTATAATGGTTTGACAGTATATGAGTTCAATTATGACTATATAATGAGTCAGAGGTTATTTGAACCAGGTGTTGTGGCAAAAAGACTGTTAAACGCTGTCAGGGTTGAAATCTATCCTGGGTTGTCTTTGGAAGTGCATAACGACCATAACAAATATAGTTATAATAATCAATCTCAAAGAATACAAAATATTGTAAGACAAATCATTATGGAAGAGGATGAGGAAATCTACAGTTGTTTCTATCGTTTCTCAAATGATGATTATGACAGAATGTTACGCGACTCTGAGAATGCAAGGTATTTTGGAACTGATTATAATTATAATGAATACAATGGAAATACAAATATTGATTCTCTATTAGATTCATTATATGATGATTCTGCAACTCTTGATATGCAGAAAACTGTGATACACAATGCCATAGAGGCTTCGATGGCTAATGTTATTGACCAAAGCAGTGTTGCGTTACAGGACAGAAGGCAGATAAGGATTAAATTTGTATTGTCACTTGTAACAAATCTCACGTCAATACTTATGGAATCGTTGATAACTCCAAAAATGCTTCTTATATTATATGTCAATCAACGTCTTTTAGGCGGAAAGAAAGTCAACGACACATTGAGAGGAAGAGAGGAATTAACGATAAACAATTTAACGGATTCCATATCTGACATTACAGTTGAGAACCTTCTTAATGCTATGAAGGGTGTTGTTGTTGCTATTGCGAGGGAAATTGTTGAGATGATAATCAGGAAACTTACAGAACTTATTCTTGATTATATCAGACAAATAGTATTAGAACTGTCTAAAAAGATAGTTATGGAGCAATTACAGGCATTTATGGATGTGTATAGGTTGTTATTACAATTATACAGCTCTTTCAATTGTGCGAAGAACTTATTCGGTGCTTATGCTCCTATTGTGGGTTCAATTTTCAAGAAACTGAGAAAACTTATAAAGAATACGAATACAGACCTTCCAACTGTACTTGATAATGTCAATTATGCTGATATATTTGATACAGATTTATACGGAGATGAAGATAAACCATTAAATACAAACTGTTGAAATTATGCTAATTAAGTCAATTCTTGAACCAATTAATAACTTGCTTGACGGTATAACAAAACCGACAAGTATAATACCGCCTTTCCTAATATCGCTTGCAGGGATATGTAGACCAGGTCTTTCGACAATAAAGTCAACTGGTAATATCATTGCTAAGATGAATGAAATTGGCATTGAAACTGGTCCTGCCCCAGATGGTTCTCAAAACAGAGGTGTTGCGTTAGTTAATGCCATTGTGGAAGAGATATTCAGGGCAATAAGACAGGATACCAATGTACAACTTGGTATTCCAGTTGGTGGCATTGGGATTATTGGATGGGGTGCTAATTCAGGAGGACCCGTGTTTATACAAGGATTTAATATAAACCCTGCTGGGGGTAGTGCTACAATATTATAAGGTAACAATGGCAAAGAAAAATGAATACAAGAAAATGACAAATGCTGAACTTAATATTGAGTCATTGAAATTGGAAAATGCTTATAATAAAAAAAGGGAAGAAGCTTTGTCAATAATGGAGAAATTGAAAGAGTTAAACGACGAATATCTTTTGATAAAGGAAGAAATAAACAATCGTAGACAATGGTAAACAAGCATAACATAATCAAATTCGGAGAAGTAGAGGATATTGACGACGAATATGATGGTCTTAGGGTAAAGGTTAAATTATCTCAGGATGGTGACAAGAAAGAACCGCCTTCTTGTTGGGCATTTCCTTTGTTACCAAAGGTATTCCAATGTGTTCCAAAGATTGGCGAGTGTGTTCTTGTTATATTGGCTAATTCTGACAACAAGAACAGTGATAGGTTCTATATCGGACCTGTAATATCCCAGCCACAATATCAGGATATGTGCAGCCATAACAATGATACCGGTCCAGCAACTTCTTTATTCCAAAAAGGTATTGGATATCATATATTACCGAGATTATCCAATTATGGAGAGATGACTGACGGTTCATTTCCTGAAAAGGGAAGTGTTTCAATGGTCGGAAGGGAAGGACAGGACATTACAATGAAACCTTCATATGGTGCTAATGCAGAGGAACTTACATTGCGTTGTGGTATAAGGGGATATAGTGATACGACAACAGGAAATGAAGAACTTGACAAAGGGTTGAAAGGAAGGGTTATTTTCAATGACATTGACCCTGCTTACATTCAATTGAAATATGGATGGGGGTTGTCTTCTGGAAGTGATAAGAAAGGAAAGTCAAAGTTCGCAAACAGTATGGTCAACATTGCTGCTGACAAGATTAACCTTATTGGTATTTCTGACGACACTATTGACGTTAATAGGACAGATAGAAATACATTAATAAAGACAGAAGACCTATCAAAATTAATGGACAATTTGCATCAGGTGCCGCTTGGCGATAAATTGGTTGATTTTCTCAATTTGTTTGTTGCGGCGTTTATGACACACGAACATCATCCACATTATAGTCCGCCAATTGTCTGTGGCAAGGTTGAGGAACTGTATGAGGCACAGAATAAGATAAATGATATATTGTCAGAATATGTGAGAATATCATAAGGAAAATGAGCAGCCATAATATTGACTGCTCATTTTCACGTCTCATAATATTCGTAGGTATTTCTTTTTTTGAAATTTTTCCATTCATATTGAAGCATACGTTTAAATCCAAATCCATTTTTTTCAAGTCTTTTGTAGTGAAAAACATTACCAACAATGTTTCTAACAAATATTGCTGTATTGATTAAATAATTCATTTTTTCAAATATTTTTGTTCAAATATACCCACATAAAAAAACAAAGGGCGTCTGTTAATAATTTATCAGGCGTCCTTCCAACATCAATGTTGAATTCTTCTTTGTGAATTAAAGAACAGAATCAACTTCAACTGTGTCAAATTCAACTGTATCAACTGTGTCTTCTACAACAACTGTATCAACACTTACAGTATCGTTCTCTACTACTGCGGTACCACCGCATCCTTCACAAGAAGAAAATGCAAATGCAACAAGCGCAAATGCAACTAAAACTAACTTTTTCATTTCTCTCTCAATTTAAATAATAAAAAATTTATATATCTCTAATAAATATCACATAAAATTCAAAAAATCATTCATTTTCATTATTTTCTTGATTTTTCCAATATTCGTTCCAGTATTTATAGTGTTCTTTTTCTGATTCTGGCGTATCAACAACTTGATAATATGCACCGCAATAAGGACAGGAATAGTCTGTCACTATTGCATCTCTATCTTCTTCTTCTGAATCAGAGAATCCACATTCGCTTGCCATAAAATTACCTGAACATATTAATTCTTGGTCACATCTCCAACATTTTGGCATTATATATTATTGTTTTTATAAAATTATCAATGCAAAGATATATGAAATATTTGTAAAAACCAAATTTTTTAAGAAAAAAAATAAAAAGCACCCCGTTTTTGGGGTGCTTTTCTTTTTGTTATTGTATGTTATGCAGCCATACTTATAAGGTCATAAGCCTTTTGAACCTTCTTTGCAACATTTCCATTGATGATTGAATCCATTTTGATTTCATCATCCTTGAAGTTTGCCTCGTTTTGGAAGTATGATGTGATACCATTGATTGCCCAAAGACCTGTGCCTCTTTCCCCAATCTCTTGTCCGACACCGTTTTCGATGCAGTTAAGCACATTGTTGAAGAGGTTCTTTCCCCTTGTGCTGATTTCATCGTGTTCGATGTTGAAGTTGTTGTTGACATACACCTTCCAAGCCTCTTCTGGAAGGATTGTCTCTGCAACGATGTTTTGGAGAATCTTGTCAGAGATTCTAACCTCTTTCAGGTGGTTGAATGAATCCTCAAGGCTCTTCTTATAGATGTCGTACATATTGAGCGCACGATAAGCGAAAGAAGCGTTCTCCTTGTCAACAAGGTCAAGTCTTGACATTACATTCACTGTGTGCTTGAATGACAACTTGCCAAAGTTGTGCTGCATTGCGTATCTCAATGTGTTGTTGCACACAACCCTTACAGGGGTTACAATGCAATTGACAGCGCCAGTTCCATCGTGAGATGTTGTGAACATTACGTACATTTCAACTCTGTCATCTCCCTTGTTGTCAAGAATGATGTCTTGTGGGAACTTGGCGGAAACGAAAACCCTCTCACCGTGTCCAAGTACACCGGCGGTTTCGATGACAGGTGTATGGTCTCTGTCTGCGAGTTTTCCAGTGCAAATAAGGTCAACGAACTTGAACGCGTCAATGTTCTGTACGATTCCATATGAATCCCCAACAATTCCAAGAGCCTTGTTTTGGTCTGTTCTCATTGTTGCCCTCTTGCCTGCGATGAGGTAGTTGAAGAGGTCACCCGCGTTAATCATTTTCTCGTTGCTCATTGCTTCCACCAATTCAGGTGTGAGTGCCACGATTGGTTGGAGGGATACATTGTAGTCAGCCCTACACTCTTTGATTGCCTCTGCGACAAACAGTGGTCTGTCAAACTGTTTTCCAAGACCGTGCCAAGCGATTTCCTTCTTACCGTTCTCTACGAAAGATGCTACTCCATTAATCATTTCAAGATTGTGTGCCATAATGTTGTGAATTTTTTTATTGGTTATTAATTTTGATTTTTGTTTGAAACATTGCAAATGTAAGCTATTTATTTTATTCCACCAAATATTTTCACAACATTTTTTGTTAAAGAACGTTAAAGATATGGTTTGACAGTAAAGATTTTTGATTCATCTTTGATATTTATAGTAAAAAGTGGAAAAAATATGAGAAAATTATTTGTTTTTTTATTAATGTCATTTTGCTTGTTTAATTCAAGCGCATTGGCTCAAAAGGACTTTTCAATAGTGTCCGACAGTGATGGTGTCACATTATATAATATAAATAATGTGAGGATTGAGCAGAAATATGATAATTTCAATGTGTTTTTCAGAACTGATGGAAAGAAGAGTTGGTCGTTATTGTCTGATGATATACCTGATTTTGTTTCAAATGTGAATAACAGTGTAAGATTTGGGTATAACATACAGAACAAGAACTTTGACAAGAACATACATAGTTTCAGATATTGGTTATATGGTTCTGATAACTATAAATTTGTCCTTGACATTGTTAATAACAAATACAGCATACAATTATGGAATGTAGGGAACAACAAGGTAATTGAATCATTTGAGATGCCTGACGAGACATTTCATTTGATTGATATAACAAACAACGCATATTCCAATTATAAGCAAGTGAATAAGTTGCAGGAGGAATGTGATGAGATAAAGGTTAAAAAATAAAGGCATAAAATGAAATTTGTGGATAACTTAAACAGGACACATTTTTACTTCATTAGGAACAAAGTTATTTATTCCATAATCGATTATAATGCAGGTGGTATTGGTAAGGAGATACCGTCAATAGGTACAGAAGAATATTATACGCCGAAGATAAAGGTTCAAAAAGGTAGTGAAGAACCTTATGATGTATATTTGAGCGAACTTATTGATGATGGAGATTTATGGGAGACAAGGCATTTGCCAACGAAGATATTGCACGACGGAGCCGCTACTGAGATAAACTTTGTGGATTATTATTTTGAACTTGCCAAAGAAGAAATACAGAAGTATATAAACAGCAAACGTCCATCACTTGACAGGTTCAGAAATGATGTGCATAAAATAATACCTGAATATATGATAAGTGGAAATGGGTATTCTATAAGCGGAACTATTACACCTACAAGCACAGCGTTTACAAACATAAACGAAATGCAGATTGATGTTGATAAGGTTTTCAACGATTCTGTTATTGAGCTTGCAGTTGAAAGTGCGATATATTGTGCAAACAAGAGTCTTTCTGTTGACAACAAGATGTTGAAGAAAAGCGGCGAGGACAAGATAAGACAATTTATAGAGGATGAGAACAACAGAGAACCTGGTATAGAACCTTCTATTTCATACGGCAAGGCTTATATGCCGACACTTTCAACCAATGTTATGAAGAGGTTCTATTTTGTCAGGGGTGATGTGATATACAGAATTTCAACATCTCAGGACAATGACGAATGCGGTATTTGGGCGATTTCAGATGAGGATTTTATGCCACAGATAACTGTTGTTATGGACAATGAATGTTCTCCAAATACAACATATTATCTTGACACACTGATTTCTGACGGTGACAAGATGGAAGGGTTGAAACCATATAAGGTGATTGCGCCAAACATAAGTATGACATATACTGAGTATCTTTTCGCATTGGCTGACAACGCATTGAGGAACATAATTGGCAAAGAAGACCTTTCGTATGATGAATTCGTGTTGAAGGCTAAAAAGATTATACCAAATTGGATGATAAAGGGTGTTGCAGAATCTGTAACTACAAATGAAACAGTACAAGGTGGAATAGAATCGCTTCTCATAGACCTGGATGATAAATACAACACACTTCTTATAGGTGGTAGTGGAAACGACGCGACATCTTGTGCTAATTCACAGTTGTCACTTATTGAGGAACACTTGAAATCACCTATCACAATATCTGAATCAGATGTTATGAAGATGTCTTTGATTGGCATTACATATAATGTTCCGACAAAAAACGTTGACTATCTCATACTTAATAACAACGCAAATACAAATGTATGGAAATACAGCCTTAATAGGGTTGCGCATACACCGTCTGAAACTGGCAGCACGTATTTCAAGTTCCCACAAAGCGGCAGCAATTGTGTTAATTTCTGCCTTACAGAGAACGAGGTAAAGGACGTGTGTTTCAAAGGAAACACTGGCGTAACAAAAGTCACAGTTCCATTTGACTCAAACGGAGGTGATTGGGATTTTGTGAACAAATATACAGATTCATTTGAAAATCCGTTAAGGAAATTCGGTGCAAATTCATTCAGCGGATGCACAGCACTTACAGAAGTTGACATAACCCCAAGTGTAAATAAAAAGAACAATACACTTGTTGGTGTGGATACAGCCGCATTTGCAGGATGTGTAAATCTTGAAATATTCGATTTTGAACAGATTCAATGGATTAACGAAAGGGCGTTTGAAGATTGTTCTAAATTGACTGATTTAAACTTGCACAATATAAGCAGTCTAAAAGAGGGTGCTTTCTATAACTGTAGCGGTGTTAATAATATATATGTAGGTGACAAATTAACAACTGTTGGGTCAGGAGTGTTCCACGGATGTAGCGGTGTCACATCGTTTACTTGTTATAGCGATATGTCTTCTTTCGCGGAGAACTCATTTTCAGCGATGACACGGCTTAACACGGTATTTATCGGTGGTAGTGGTAGTATCAATCAGAACGCATTCAAGGGAAACACTTCAATACAGAAAGTTACAGTTGGCAACCAAAATATTGGAAAGTCTGCTTTTAGTGGATGTACTGAAATTGACTATCTAAGAATTACTGGTAGAATAAATGTAAATGAATCAGCGTTTGAAGGTTGTACAAGCCTTGTCAAACCTGATATATCAGGCGTTACAGGCGGTATTGGAAGAAACGCATTCAAAGGATGTAATGGTATCGTAAGCGCAACGACACAGGCAAGTACTATTGGGGAAGGAGCGTTCAGTAACTGCTCCTCATTGACATCAATGGTTATCACAAACATTTCAAATGAAATAGGAAATGCTGCTTTCAGTAACTGTAATAACCTTTCAAGTGTAACAATATCCGTGCCGCAAAATAAATACATAAGCATTGGAAACGCCGCATTTTCAGGTGATACAAACGCTGTTTTCACAAGTGGTTCATTGTCAAGTGTTTCAAGTATAAGTTCAAATGCTTTCGCCAATAATAATACTATAACAACTTTGAATTTGCCTCATATAAAGAAAATAGACAGCAATGCGTTCGCTAATTGCACAAATATTTCTTCTATAACTCTGAATGCGTCTAGTTATTATAATTCAAGGCAAATCTCAACATCGGCGTTTAACGGATGTAACAATGTCAAGAGATTTAGTACAAACCTTAAAATCAGTGGTGACAGTGGTTTCAATATTGGGGTTCTTGCACCTATGACGGGATTGTCGGCTTTTACTGTATCAGGAAAAGACAATGACCCTGGAATTATAAGCGGAAATACACTTCAAGGCAGAACGTCATTGAAATCAGTGAGCATATCAAGCCATTCTATAAGTAATGGAGTATTCAGCGGATGTACAGGAATATCATCACTGACATTAGCTGGTAAAGTTTCAACAATTGGAAACAACGCGTTTGATGGATGTATTGGAATAAAAAGCGTTGTGATACCGAATGGAACTACAACAATAGGAAATTATGCGTTTAACGGATGCGATAGTCTTTCTTCTGTTACATTCAATGGAATGGTTTCAAACGGTATTGGAGAAAGCGTGTTTGTTGGGACAAAATTGCGTGGAGTTAACATAAAGGCTAAGAGTATTGGTGTATCAGCTTTTAAGGATATCGCAACATTAACGTCGTTGTCTCTTGCTGATGGATTAGTTACGATAAATAACGCAGCATTCCAAGGATGTGAAGGAATAACAGACGTTACAATACCAAACAGTGTTACAAGTATTGGTGACAATGCCTTCAATGGTTGTTCGCATCTTGTGAATATAAGGATGGTATCAGATGAACCAGATTCTGTTACTGTTGGAAGTGGAACTTTTGATACAAGTGTGGAAGGTATGAGGATATTAGTGCCTTATGAAGCTGTTGACGCTTATAAGCAAGCAGAAGGATGGAGTGTGTACGCTGACTATATTGAAGGATATGGTTCGTGAATATTTTAGTGTGATTTTAACAAGGTGGCTGCATAGTCACCTTTTTTTGTTTAAAAAAATGATAAAAAAGTTATTTTTTAGGTAATTATATGTGATAAATCTTTTTAATTAGGATGGCGCAAAAACAATATTATGGTATAAAATATCCTTTCACTGCGAAGAATGAAGAGAATTACTTTGTTGACTTATGCAACACTATGAAAAGTCGTGTAAGAGGTCAGATTATGCACGTCATATTCACTCCAAAAGGTCAGAGGCTAAGGAATCCTGAATTTGGAACGGATTTGATAAAGTATATATTTGACAACAATAACAGTGACAGCTGGGAGGGTGTAAAGAATGAGATTAAGGAATCTGTGGCAAAATATGTGAACAATGTTGCTATCGATGACGTAAAAGTCATTCAGGATGAGAGCAATGACCACTTGATATATGTCAGGATTGATTATAAATTGATAAATGGAAATTCATCTGAAAGCGACAGTATTTCAGTTGAACTATAAAAAAAACATTTGAAAATGAACAAGAAGATAAATTATTTGGCAAGGACGTTTGATGATTATAAATCTGAGTTGATTAATTTCAGCAACAAGTATTATCCTAATATGGCAACCACATTCAACGACAGCAGTGTCGGTTCGTGGTTTATTGATTTGGTCTCATCTGTTGCGGACAACCTTAGTTATCACATAGACAGAATGGCGCAGGAAACAAACATAAACAGTGCTAATTTGAGGAGTTCTGTTATGAACATAGCACGTACTAATGGTTTCAAAATACCAGGTCCAAAGGCAAGTATGTGTGAGGTTAGGATAAGTTGTGTCGTTGACGTGAACAGTAAGAATATATCACAACCTGATTGGTCTTATGCTCCAATATTAAAGAGGGCAACAGTTGTAACGGCAGGCAATTATAACTTCCAACTATCAGAGGACGTTGATTTTGGCTCACAGTTCAACTCAGAGGGATTTTCGAACAGGACTTTTGCGCCTAACAGAAATAACAACGGCTCAATAACAAGTTATACAATAACAAAAAGCGTTGTGGCTGTCAATGGTACCACAAAGATATACAAGAAGGTTCTTATGCGTAACGACATAAAGCCTTTTATGGAGATTGTATTGCCTGACGAAAATGTTATGAATGTTGAATCTGTTATATGTAAGGAATCAGCGAACATATCGGAAGACCCTATGATTCAAGACTTTTATTTTGACGCAGAGGAGTATAAGTTATCATCTGAGGACATAACGACATATAGATTCTTTGAAACAGATTCTTTGGCTGACCAATATCGTTTTGGAAGCGCAACTAATATTGATGATACCATTATTAAAGATATATACAATCCGGAAATATATGATGACTTTACAGAATCTTATGATAGTGGAAGTACAAGAACAACAAGGATTTACAGAGGCGAATGGAAACCATTGAAACAGAAATTCATAACAGAATATACTGATAACGGTTATCTGAAAGTTATATTCGGAAGTGGAGTTGCTTACGATGAGATGCCATCTGATTTGTCAAAATACGCTCAATACAGGGTATCAAAGATTGTCAACAATGATATGTTGGGTGTTATCCCTAGAGAAGGATGGACAATGTATATAATGTATCGTGTTGGGGGTGGAATTGAAACTAATTTAGCTGCTGGCTCAATAAACGGATTTGGTCTAATAACCTATGAATTCAAGAATGACATAGGGCTTAATTCAAGGAAAAAGGGGCAGGTAATCAACTCTTTGAGGGTATATAACGCAAGTCCATCAGTAGCCGGCAAGAGTTTCCCTTCAAATGATGAGATTAAATATCTTATGAAGTACAACACATCTGCACAAGATAGATGCGTGACATTGAAGGATTATAAGGTTAAGATGATGCAGATGCCGCCAAAATACGGTGCGCCATTCAGAAACAGTGTTATTGAGGACAATAATAAGATATTGTTCAGTTTGTTAGGTATAACACCTACAGGAAAACTGAACAAGTACCTTCCTTCTACGCTTGCTGACAATATAGTGGAATGGATGTCACATTACAAGTCAATCAATGATTATATTGAGATAAGAAGCGGAAAGATATACAACATAGGTTTCTTCGTTGACGTGTTCATAAGCAAGAATTATGATTCAGCGACAGTCCTTTCTACAATTGTGGCTACAATAAGGAACTATATGGACATAAACAGAAGGGATATGGGTGACGATATATTCATAGGTGATTTGGAGAAGGAGATTACTATGATTGACGGTGTGATAAGTTTGATTTCAATAAAGGTGTTCAACATATACGACGGAAGTTACAGCAGTGACAGATGTCCATTCCCGGAGAAGGTTTACAATGATGGGTGTATGCCTTATGTTGACAGCGATTTCAAGACGCCTGAAGGTGCGAAGTCATATGAGATTGACCTTGACGCGATAGACAGAGTGCTATATGGAGAATATAACTCAATGTTTGAGATTCTTAATCCAAATGACATAAGTATTAGAGTGAAAGTTAAATAATATGTCCTGTAACTGTAAGAAAGTAAATACGGTGAATGAACTTGAAAGTGAATTAAAGAAAAAACAAGGAATTGGATGGTTTTATAAGACTAAAGTTGTGATTGGATATTTGGTATTCCAAACATTTTTCACATTCACAGCATTGTATAATTTCATCAGGAAAAATGAGCTTAGACCCTCAATTCCAAAGTGGGTTCTAAACAAAATAGACTGTTTTATGAATGGAAAAGAATATTAGGATACATACAAGAATAGGAGAAAACCAAGCAGTTAGATTTCAACTTAAACAAGGCGTTAATCTATACGAAATGCTTTCATTAACTCTCAGACAATCACAAGCTTATCAAGCGCAAAGGTCTGGATATGGAATTGTCGTCGGTAGAGTGCTTGCAAACAAGGCGTTTGGAATACCAAATGCAAAAGTGTCCATATTCGTTCCATTGTCTGATGCTGATTCTGTAAGAAGTGATATTGTCCATTATTATCCATATCACTCTGTTACAGATAGGGACGGAAGTGGGATAGCATATAATCTACTTCCAATGGAAAACAATTCAGATGCCTGTTTTCAACCAGTTGGAACATTTCCAAGCAAGAGAATGGTATTGGATAATGATACCGTCATTGAAATATATGAAAAATATTGGAAATATACTACAACTACCAATAAATCAGGTGATTATATGATTTTTGGAGTTCCAACTGGAAATTATACAATCCATATTGACATTGATTTGTCTGATATCGGACTGTTATCTCAAAAACCTCGTGATTTAATATACAAGGGGTATAATATAAATCAATTTGAAAGTCCGTCAAAATTCAAAAGCGCAACGGATTTGTCATCACTTGCGCAGGTGTTCTCTCAGAATGAGGCTATCAATGTATATCCGTTCTGTGGAGATGAATCGTCTGATGATGTCGCTATCACAAGGAAGGACATTGACATACAGTATTCTTTTGAGACAACCTGTGTGTTTATGGGTTCTATTGTAACTGATAACAGTGATAACTTCATATCACAGGACTGTGTACCAAATGCGAATTGTGGTATTTTCTCGCAGCTCACAACATCTGAGGGTACTATCGAGATGATAAGGAAAACACCTTATGGTAATATAGAGGAGTTTTCAATCAAGGGAAACCAACTTATTGATTCAAACGGTGTATGGTGTTATCAGATACCTATGAACCTTGATTATGTCGGTATGGATGAATATGGTAATATTGTTCCTGTTAATGACCCTACAAAAGGAATACCGACAAGGACTTCTGTAAGGTTCAGAATAACATTGAGTGAGAATGGTGATGAACTTTCGACGCATCATCAGGCTAGATACCTTGTTCCTTGCAATCCTTTTTTGAAAGAGAATGAGGTCATACCTAAACTGTATGACGATTATTCACTTGAGGATTTGTATCATTTCGGTTCGGCAACACCAGACAATTGCTTCAGGGATTTGTATTGGAACAATGTATATTCTGTCAAAAGTTATATCCCACGTGTTCAAAGCGGAAATAAAACAGTAACTCCTGAAAGAACTGGTATAAAGGATATAAACATTGGAGTTACAGAAGACAAGAATCCATTCCCTTTTAATAGGATAAGGTTGAATAACATACACAGGGAGTATTATAGGAATGTCGCTAACAACATATGGGATGCTTACCAAGGAAATAGACCACCAGCAACAAAAGAAGACCGATGGGACGTAATGAATTACAGTTCATTTGGTTATAATACAAATGAGATTTTTTCGTCTGTTATGAATGAATCAGATTCTGTTGGTCTTGATTTCTACAATGATTGGGTGAATGGCTGTTTATATTTTCCGTTATGGTATTTCAGGAATAGGCTTAAGAAAAACTATAATGAAGGAGAAAAAACATTTGAGGAAAAGTTCTGTGAATGTCAGAAGCAACCCGACAAAAATATGAATATTGTCCTTATTGATTCTTGTTCTATTGGTTACGACAATGATGATTTTCAATACACCAGTGATAGTGATGACAAAAAGAGATTTGACCTTGAAAAAGAAACAATAAATATTAAGAATGGAATAATACAGTTGCATCAAAATTCAGATGGCACAATATGTTATTATTATTCTTGTGGGACAAATGGTGAAAATTCTTACGTTCGTTTGTTTTCAACAGATATAATATTGTTGGGCAATTTGTCAGAATACAACATATTTGGAATACCAAAGTTCAATAATCAAATGCCGTCTTCAACAAGCAATATACCACCTTCTATTTCCGTACATTCAACATCACCTAAACCTGAAGATAGAACAAGTGGTAGCAGTACTTATGATGTTTATGAAAGCATTATAAATGGTATGAACTGGGGAGATACAGAAAAAACTGAATGGAACAGGGTTAAATTTGACACGGGTTTATTTTTTGGCGTTGCTGTTAGATGGGAGTCTTATAACTATGGTGATGCAAGTCATACATTAGTTGTGAGAACGGTTAGGAAAACTTGCGTAAATGTTGAAAGGATATGTGAACTTGGTGTTACGAATGATACACAGATGTATTTGCCAAAAAATTCAGATGAAATTAATAATACGGGTGAAAATAAAAACAGACGTGTTGTTGATGGTTTGATTACATCTGATGAAATATCAAACAGCGACATACGTTCTATGTTTGCATCATTGAATAGTTCAAGATTAGTTGGTATCGCTAATGATAAATTCACTGGATATAAAAGGTATAACATTGGATATAATTACCAGGTTAATTTTGATGCCAGATTGCGTTCATTTATAGATGGAAACGCAGTATCAGATTATAAAGATGATATATTGATAACTGAGAACAGGGATAATGATTATTTATTGTTCAGAACTGGCGGATTAAGCAGCAAATTTTGGGAAGATGAAGACTATGATTTAGTGTATTCTGAATTTAAAGATAGTGCATTGTATCAATACAGGAGTGGGAATAAGGCGAAAAAATCTTGGAATAACAAAGATTCATATTACGACCATTTCATAAACAAACGTCATTTTTATACAAAAAATGATAATAAATATAAGTTTCCTTTGTATGAGAACTCGTTTTATTTCTTCTTTGGGTTGAATAATGGTGCAACAGCAATGGATGAATTGAAACAGAATTTCTCTGATGATTGCAAGGTTGACTATTCGTTTCCTTTTGGAATAACATATAAAATTGAACGAAATCCTACATTATGTGGCGATAAGGGTGTTATATCCTGGGACGTTAAGTGTATATCAAGCGGAGAAGTTGATTACAATAGCGTTAAACTTATTATGGACGGTTTTTATGAGGTACCGACAGATGAAGTAGATAAAATAAATCATCAATTCAGCGATTTGGATTTCGGCAATTACGAACTATATGTATCTGATATATATGGAAATACACAAAAGGTATATATACCATTGAATCGTATAGAAATGGCTATGGAGTTTGCAACAAAGAACATAAGTGAACCGTCAGACACTGGTGATACCATATGTCAGGAACAGGAAAATCCTTATTATGGTAAAATATCAATATCAGGACTATATGTTGAATCTGAGTTTGTCACTTTAACGGATTTTGATTTTGACGAAAGTATATTAAGCACGTCTTTGGAGGATTCCACATTCACATTGGATATATCACCAATTGATGGATTGTGTGAGATAGATGAGGAAACTGGTGCGAAACCGTATGATTTTGATTATGTTAATAAAGTGTTGACTTTCCATATAGAAGAAGAAGGTGAGTATGAAATCACGTTAACAAGAGAATGTGGAGATAATAAAGACACGAGGACTTTCACTATAAAAATTAACAAGGAGGAAATGGAGGATGAAACTTCTACTGGACAAACAGACGAGCAAGAAGTCGGTGAATAAGAACAAGTTTATTCCCGTATCACTTGGCAGAAATGGGGAAATAATGCCTACCGTTGACGTTTATGATACTCTGAATATATATGAAAGATACATTAAGGAGAGGAATGAGTGTGAACGGATAAGGCTTGTTTTGTCAGTTAATTCAGTGTGTACCAATGCATTGTTCAACCCTATAACAGAAGTTGTTAAGAATGAGGGTAGTGATAAAGTTGAATGTCTTAATTATTTTGCAAATGGAAAAAAATTTAACACCTCAATAGGAAAGGGAACTGACTATATTTGGAAGTATCTTGACATAATAAGAGACACACAATTGTCAAGGGATTCTAAATTACTTAAAGATGATGAAGAGGATGATGCTTGTGGATATGATTATCATTGTGGAATTGATATATTCAGCAACCATATATTGAGAAATATTACAACAAAGGCTGTCAGATATACCAGTAAGACAAAATATGAAAAAAATGAAGATGGAGAATACATATTCAATCCTAGATTCTTTAACACAATAAGGGATTACCTAAGGGATTCAGAAGGACTTGCTGTTAACGGTGCGTTAACGAATAAATGGAATCCTGAAAGTGGTGGGTATTTTGTGCCGTCACCATCTCAGTTGTATGACAAAACAAACGACATACTTACATTCAACGAATCAATTGAAAAAAATATGATTGAGAGCAATGGATGGTTTGGGTTTAACAACAAGTCTTCAATGCCTTCCAACTATGTTAATTTCGATAATTTTGAGGAAGAGTCTTTGGATATATACAGTGTTATAAACGGTAAAAAAAACAAGGACAAGTTCATTGATATGTATCCTGACAGGACATTGTTTTCCTTTGTGCCAAAATATAACAGTATAAGACATAGGGTTGAGAATAACTGGGATTATTCTATCACATATCCAAGTTCTTCAACTACTGTTGGTTTTGATGATTTTCTGAACAGTGATATTGATTCTCTTAAAATATTGTATTTCAATCCGTTCTATAAGAATGAGAATGGAGATGAATTGACATTGTTCTTTTGTGTATGCCAACACGGGTTGAATGAAGGCGATATAATCAATATATATTCAAGTTATATCAATGAGGAAAACGAGAATATAGATGAAATATTGATAAATGGTTGTGAGGTGTTCAGTGTTATTGACAGATATACATTCTGTATATATAAGAACAATAACACAATAAGTGATAGATGGGTTTCAATAGATGGTGTTGATGTTGAGTCAATAGATTGCAATAACGGAAAGGAAGATATAACAATTACAAGAAGGGATTATTATTCCTGGTATGATAAAAACAACAATACTTATTGTGTTAATATAGGCGAGAATAACATAAATGTTGATTACAAGACACAGAATTTGTCATTTAAGAAAATAGATGACAATGGTGTTGAATGCAAGTATTATGTTAGGGTATTCTCAAAGATTCCAAATAAGAAATATGTTGGAAAGGATGACAGTATGATATATCAGTTTGAAAATCATAACAGTAAATTGTCATTCTCTACAAATGCTTATGGTGACAGTGTAAGTGAGATAGTGTTCACTGACGATATCGATGTAAGCGGATTGAAAGACAATCTTGGAAGACCTTTGACAGATTTGTATCTTACCGTTACAAAGAGAAACAAGGGATATAAGGAATGGTATGGAATAAATAACAGGGAAATAGAAATACAATCTGACAATGTGGAGTATTCGCATTGTTTCGGAGCGAATATGTGTTCTTTCAGGCTTTCAGACCAGGCTTATCATTGCAGAGTTACTGATATCAGGACAATAAACACATTCGAAGGGAAGAATGGATATAATATCGGAAGGATAAACAAGGATGGATATAAGGATGCTGACAGCAATTATGAGATAGAATTTGACAATACTGTTAATTTCTACGGTGATATATGCTGTTATAATGATGATATGAAATTTGAACAGGTATTGCAGACTATGCAGAACAGGTTCAATACGGCGCAGAGGGAACTTAAAAAAAATGATAAGGCGAAAAAGTACTTGTCAACCATAGAATACGATGATTTCGGCATAAAAAAGAACGGTAGAAAGGAGGTTAAAACTTTTAGTATTATAACTGCAAATACTAATGCGCGTATTGAAGGATATTATCATCAGATGCATCACAGGATACCATTCAGGACATTATCCGCCGACCTTTATAATTCTGAGCCTATAACATACACATTGAAATATATAACACAAACATATTGGAATGATAATGAAGGTAAGCCTTTGTTTGAGGTTTGTGTAAAGGAAGAATGTTACCTTGGAAAGGGTAGTGTTTTTGACATATATTCTTTCAATGATTCTGAAACCTATGTATGCGAGGTTTATGACATATTGAGTGACACAAGATTGCTTGTGACAATAACCAACAAAAACAACAAGGTTATAGACTATACAGACATACGAAACCTTAAATTGTGTGTCAGGGATGCTGAAACAACACCATATTATGCGGAACTTTCAAAGGACGGTTCTTGCAAATATGTGTGGAGAGAGGTTTTAGACCACGGAGACAGTAATGGAATAGGTGGATATGAGCATCCGTTTGCAAATGGGGCGATATATGTGACACACAATATAAATTTCTTCCTTAGAAGGCAAAATCCATATGGATATTATGGTCCCAGGGTTGTTGGAAAAGAAAGCCAAGACGGTAATGTGCCTGAATATGAGCCTAATGGTCAGACATATGACATATATTTTGATGAGGATATAGATAACTACACCAATATAGATAAAAACAGATGTTAAGGTATAAATTCTTGTTAGACAATACTACAAGTTCTGTTGAGCTTGATTGCAGAGAGGTTTACGTAAGTGATGACCTTTCTTATATGTCTGGTGTGACAGATTATAAATATGATATACATAGCGGTGACAATGTTATTGTTCGTTCACCATATAACGGTACTGATGTATTGCTTCCTATAACTGTCAAGTCAGTTATAAGACAGGGATACGTATTGACTAACGAATTATACGCAATTAATACCATACACGGATACAGCACTTATGTAATAAACCCTTCAGGCGATACATATTATATTGATTATAATGGAAATATAATATATAAGGATTATAATACTGATACTTTCACAGTTAATGGATATATATATAATTTCAATCCTGGTGATGGCACTCTTTTAGTTGAGGAAGAAGTCAAGTATATTGAATACGATGGTGTTTATTATTACAGGTTCTCTAATGATTTTGTAAGTGGTTTCCTGATTAATAACAAGTTTTATGAGGAAACATCTGACGGTTATGTAAGGATACCGACAAAACATTATATTGAAGACAGAAAGGTTGTGATTAAGGGTGTTGAATACGATGTTGACATAGATTACTCATACAACCCAACTTATAAGAATGAGAATGATATGCCTGTTATAAGGCAGGAAGGTGTATATGACCCAATTTCATATATTGACAACAAACCGATACAATTCTTTGATTATGAGAGCGAAAGGTGGCATTATGTAAATAAATTTGAGATATATGGTCCGAATTTTGAAACTATTGGTGTAAATTCGGCAAGAATTGTTTCTTATTCTCCTTATATTGAATACGGTGATAACACATATGATTTGAATTATTACAGAAACAGTGATGATGAATATGTGTTTGGCGTTAAAATAGACGATAATGTATATAAGGCTGATGAGTTTTATGTTGACGGAATAATGCCTGTTAAATCTTATATATATACGATTGGAAACCAGGCACTTGAAGATTTAACAAAAATACAGATAGGAGATGAATATTATAATGTATTTCAAAGACTTGACTACGACGCAGAAGGAGCATTAATTGCTATTGATGTTTCGGATACAAGCATAATGCTTAATATAGGAGATATCATAAGATGTTCAGCATATACATATAACGAAACATATATGCTTTACATTGAGGATAACCCACCAGTTGATGAAAGTAAAGCTGAGTATTTAAGTGCTGAAACTGAGACTGGTGATATAGTATATTATATTGATGAAAGTTCAGTATCTGGATATACTAGTCTTTATTTGACTTATAATGGCAAGAGATATTATGCTGTTGAGCATTTGTGTGATGTCGTTGAAATAAACGGTATTGAGTATGATATAACATATACTGTTGATGATATGACACAATGCATAGCTTTTGTGAACGACAAGGAGATTGTTTTTAAAGTCATAAAGGGTGATGATGGTTGGAGCGCACAATATAAGGACAATGTTATAATAGTCAGCAAGAAGAAGTGGTACATACCTAAGCTTGATTATATGACAACATATGCTTCTTTTGAGGAGGCTTATAATGTTGCGTTGATGAATGGCTATACAGAAAAGGATGTGTATGAAACTGTATTGACTGATTATGCAAAACAATCTGAATCAGATACAATTAAATCATATCCAATAATTCAATATAGTGGAGTTACTATTGACGGAAGGAATTTCAGGATAACGCACATAGATGACAATATAGTTGAAGGTGATAATATAAGGTCTTTTGAGGCTTATTATGCTACTATAAGTGGAAAAAGGGAATACAGTCTGTATATTAGTGACATATACGGTCCAAGTACGCTTATATGTGAACCGGTTATATCAGAATCAATTGGAAATGAAATTAATTACAGTAATGCGGTTAATCTTGCAAATTATAGGAACACGATATGTTCTGATATTTCAAAGAATTTCAGCGATTTCAGATTTTATAAATCAGGTAATATATTCGCATTCAGCGAGAAATATCCTGAAAATGGTATTTATGCGGCGTTGAATTCAACAAGTCCGTTGTCAAGCAATGATTTGTACGATATAACTGATGGGTTGAGGGTGTTTGCCGTAGGCACATCTATGGTTATGCCAATTGAATTGTCCAGTAAGTCTTCAAGCAGACTTCAACTTGATGACCTTGTACAGAATTATTACACGAATGATGTAATTGAGGATAATATCAATGGATTTGTTGATATGGAGAAAGACATTTATTACCCTGTGTTTTTAGATGGTGATAAATATAATTTGATTGATGAGATAAGGTTTAATTTTCACTTCAGAACAAGGGATAGTGAGTGGAATATTATAAATGATGAATCTGAGGAAGTCGGTATATGGAATGGCGTTAATGTTAATAGCACAACAAGAGAGGTAACAAGTTCTGACGATACTTACTCATTCGTTTCAGACGTAAATAGGTTCAATTCAAATTGGTTTGTTCTTGACCTCGCCTTATATAAGAATGTAGTTGAGTCAGGCGAAACTGTTGTATTGCAAAACACATCAGACCTTATCGGGTTGCTCAATTTTGATGATGCTGATGTCAAGTACAGGAAGAAAAGGTTGTCGAAATCATTCATAAGACTCTCTTTTTATAGCACAAATGACCCTATGACACAAATGCTGCTATATACATCAACAATATTTCTTGATGAGAACCAATTATATCAAAAATACACTCAATACGCTGATTCACAATATATTTATGGAACTATAAACACATCGTTGGATAATATTGATGATTATTATGTTGACAGTGGAAATTCAATAAATGTATTAAGTGAGAAAGACGACAATGAATTTAACGATAATTTCAGATTAAGCAGTAGGGTAAGCATAACAAACAAATATAATACCAAGTCATCTTCTGATGGATTTTACATATATATGTTCAAGGAGTATTCAAATGGAATTGAGCCTGTTACTGTTTATATGAGAGTTGATTTCTTTCACGCCGGTATTGGAAGGAGTTTTCCTTTCTATATTCCAACTGTCGATGAGGGCAACATAACAAGACCTTGCATAATAACAAGTGGTGCTGATAGGGATGTAATGAAAAGGGGTATATCAATAGATGAGATAGGAAAGAGGTTGTATATACCAGTTAAATTGATTTATGATATTAAAAACAACAGGTATGTTTATTACCTACCAGATAATTATAGGGAAAACATTGTGACAGGAGTTGACGATAATATAATGGAATTCAACCTGTTTGAACTTAAATTACAAAACGAATCATATCAATAAATATCAATGAAAACATATATCAGAAAAATATCATCAGAACAATTAAAGTCAAGAATGCCAGGAACAATGGCATCCATATCTGATGTGTGGTATATTGAAGGAAATAGATTCTACAAGTATTCAGAAGCTGTTGAATATGCTTCAAAACACGGATTACCACCTGAAAACATATATAAAAAATCAGAATTCGTCGATTTCATTGACAAGACAGAGTATTTCGTAAACGGAAACTATAACCATATGCCAAGCGATATGGAACTCGACTTGAAAACATTCCAAATATCATACAATACAGACCTGATTATAAACATACCAACACCAGTAGATTCATATTACAGAAAAAAAGGAGATGAATACTATCAATTGGAAAATTTTTCAGTCGATAATATATTAAAAACAATAACTACTTATAAATCAAATACATATGATGTTGAAAAATTAGAGTTTTATTGTTATATCGGTAATGACATATATTATTGTGACGACATATTGCCTTATGTTGATGATATTGTCAATGGCGATATAGATGGATGTTTTGAGAAAAGGAAATACATAACGTATCATACATTGAAGAAGTGGTATCATTTCTTTGTTGAATATTATGGTTATCTTAATTCATCTGATACAAAATATGAAACATTATATGATATGAAGACGTCCAATCCTTCATTATTGGAATTAACAGAGCAGGAGTGTGCTGATATGGACGCTTTATTCATTGCAAGAGGTGGTAAGGATTTTTATGATTACATATCATCAACCTCTTTTGCAAGGTTTGAGATACCTAAACAATATGTTGGTTATTGGGGTGTTAAGTATCTATATTATCCTGACGCTTCAAAATGGGCTGCCTGGTTTGACGGTATGTATAGGATGTATAGCGGTGTTGAGAATGTTTACGAATGTTCTGAATATAGTGGGTGTTGTAATTGTGAGGAATACGTGAACAGAGGTGGAGACGAAATGTATTTTGCTCTGAATGAATGGATTGACAGCGTTGTTCCTAATAAATATGTGACAAATTCGGCATCTTTCACGATTCCTTTGCTTCTTCAAACAAGTATTTACGATATTGGACAAATGAGTATCTTTTCAGAAAGGTATGATAACGATGAAGACTATCACAGCACAATAAACGGTGACAGTTCGAATGGCGGAACTGTTGTGATAAATGACAATAACGGATATGTCATAAGCGGAGGAAACTCATATGCGTCAAGCCTTCAATATACTGGACATAAATATGACAAGGACACTATGAAAAACGTGTTTGACGAAGAACAATGGGGAGATTATTATGACAATTTCAGGAAAAACAACATAAATGATTTTTACAGTTATATCAATTCATATGCTGTAAACCATAACAATGTTGTAATATATAACCCAACAGACAAAACTATGACGGTCAAATACAACGTATATAGAAGCGATAATGGTTTCATACCAATAAAAGGTGTTGAATATGAAATACTTATGATACCATATGTAACATATTTCAATAAAAACGTAGATAGTCCTAATAATGGTGTTGATTTTCCTGTTTATAGTGACTCTGATGATGTGTATTATACTGAAATAGAGGGTAATACATATTATGCAATGAAGAAAAACGGTTGGTATTATTTTAATTTCAACATTGCAAAGGAGTGTAATCACCCCGAGGATTATATCTGTAAGATGGTTTCTCCTACAAGGTGTATAATATATGGTGACAGATTGATAAAGACTGAATTTGTAAATCAGGGAAACAGTACAGTTGAGGTTGTTGATATATTCGATGGAAAACAGGATATTCTATATAAGAAGGTGAATGGATACACGTATATAGATGATGTGAAATATTATATAACAGGTGACACAAGGGAAGTTATTGTTGGCGATGCTGTGTTTTCAAATTATAATGACAATGACGGTGTTTTCATAGTTAATTATAATGAACCTGACGCTAATTGGATAAATGACACAAGGTATCCTTATGTTTCTGACGATTATGTTGAGGTGTTATATCCTTATAACAAGGTAACGTGTGATAAGATAACGGGTACATCATCTTCTATGCTTGGCTGTTTTTATCCAAAAAGATTCACAGTTGATGATTTCGGTAATGTTATGCCTGGATATTACGACTTTAATGTCGATTACAAGGCTGAAAAAGAATGGTTTAACAATGATATGCCTGATAACAACAGAATAAACTCAAAGACTTCACAACCATACGACGGAGTGTTGCTCGATTGGTATTTTAAAGTTGGCGATACATCAGAATTAACTGTAAATGAAAAACTTACAGATAATAATAACTTATTCAAACAGTATTATGACGGTAATATAATACAGAAGATTAAGTTTTACTATATAGATACATTGAATGGTAAAATAATTGATGATTCTATTGTAGAACTATCTAATGACAAGTTTTCTGACGGAAAATATTACAGAGTCCATAACGCGTATTTTAACAAATATTGTGAGGATAATAACATTAAATTGCCTGATGTCAATTATTATGATGTATTGAAAGTTATTGACATATGCAAGATTGTTAAAAGTATTTTGTTGGATATTTATGAATGTGCCAACTGCGGAATGCTGTTCAAGAGCGAGTCTATCACTGATTTGGGAACTTGTCCTAATTGTGGAAGCGTTAACATTGATTACGTAGGTATTGAAAATGTGAATGTGTCAGATAATATGTATTGCACCATAGAATACAATATAGGTGCGATATTACACAAGAGGATTGATGTCAATGAGGAAGGAGAAGATATAACCTATACATTCAATGGGTATGAGATAGAGAAGAGCAAGACGACAAATGGTACTAAATATCATCCGGGTGTTATGTATTCTGATACGGCTGAAATTATAGATGATTTATGTCAATATATGCTTGGTGATGGAGCTTGTTATAATTTGAGGTATCATAGACTTAATTATAATACCGGATACACTAACAGTGAAGACGGAACTGTTCTCACTTTCAATGAATCCAAGTTCTCAATGCCTGTTATGACATATGACAGCAATGGTGACGTTGCAAACAGGATATATTATGAAGAAAACGGTATGAGCAAGGACAACAATACCACAATGCTTCCAACATACAGGGAGGAGTACAATAACGGTATTGTGTTCCCAAATACAATAGATACGGATATTTATGTTGACAGGGGTATTTTCAAGTCATTGGACAAACACCTGAAACTACAAGAGATAATGACAATGGAAGCTTTGGAGAATTACGGAAATTCAAGCTTTAAGATTATGGAATGAAAAAAACAATATATAAATGGGAGTAGGAGTATACGGAACGAACATACCTAGCACTGTTGACAGTTCTATGGTTGATATATATTATTCTTATCACGAAACAAGGAACAGTGATAGCACTGAAAGGTCAGTTTTCACAAAACTGCCTTCAAACATACTATCAAAGGCTTTGTATAACAATACAGAATCAACTGACAATGTTATAGAAGGATTGTATAACCTTAAATTGCCTCTTAATTATTTCAATAACAAGGGGTTTTATACTGTTTACATTAAACCAAGGGAAGTTAGTGCTGTTATTGGAGATGTAAGCACACTTGCAGCTCATCCAAATGTCAGGGGTATTGTTATTGATTCATCAACTATAACTGACGAAGGATTCAGGAATAAGTTATTGAGCAATAACTCGTTAGTTGGATATAGAATCATATATATAGATAATTTTGGGAGTAGAATGAATTATTTCAGACTTGTAACCAGCAACAATAAATGTGAACCTGTGATACAAGCTTCTGATAACTCATCAAATAAGTCATATACATATAGGTATAACGAAAGTTCATCACTTGTGTTCATTACGCTCACACCGTCATCAGCACCAAGTTTCAAGGCAAGTGCTTCTCCTTATATAGGTAACGTAGCACAGAGGATATTGTTCGTAAACACTGATTTTGAACCAGTTATGCTTGACATTGAAATGGTTGACCACGATGCTGACACAATCTCAAATATGTTGGAAGGAAGCCAGTTGAGAAATCTTGATAATGGTATTGTTACAACATACAATGACGACAATGAGATATATCATCAGACAGAACACTTCACATTGAAGAACAGTGAAACAGGAAGACCTGTTTACGAGGTTAAGAACAAGAGAGTTAACAATATTGATTATACACAAACACTTGAAGACAAAATTTAAAATCTTGATTTATGCCATACATTAAGTCATATAGTAATTACGTTGAGAGAACTAAACATAAGAACACCGTCAATGGAACTATATTCGAAAGGGATATAACAACAATTGGCGGAAGAAACAACTTTGCCCCTGGGCAAGTGCCAGTATATCAGAGCGGTAACTTTGTAATAACTATAAATAACAATGAGAAATTCGCAAAAAGATATAATGGAACACAATGGGAGAGGAATGATAGCGGTGAGATTTGGAACTATGATATTATAAAGTCACAGGTAAAGGACAATGTTTCTTCTTCTGATGAGGATATTGAGATAAAGAAAGACATATACAATATAACTGATTTTGCGTATTTCGGCTCTTGCTCTGAACTTGTAAGGGGTTCTATAAATGGAATATTGTCAAAATTTCCAGGGGAACTTGCAATATATTACAATACAGAAAGTGCTTATACGCATACAATAACAAAGGCAATATACGACAACCCTGACAATCCTGAAGAACCAAGATTGTATACTGATGAAGTACACTACTACAGTACAGAAGACGCTATAAGGGATGGATACGACGAAGGTGACACAAATTGGCATAACCTTGGTGAAATAGGTGGAATACATAAGACATACGACTATAAACAATTTGTACTCAGTGGCGGAACAAGGGAAGTTCCTTATGGATATATCATTGACAATGAGGGGCGTATGATTATGATAGATGGTGGATTGTGTCTTGTTTCAAATCCTTTTGGAATTAACATACACGATGTTGATATTTCAACTGAGATTACGTCTAAAAATCCATTGAAGTATTTCACAAATGTCGGTTTTAACAACTATGAGGCGATAGACAACAGCGGAAACACACATAACATATCTTATAAACCGTTAGATAACGCTGAATCATATATAGATATAGATAGACAAAATAATACAATAAGGCATATATCAGGTTCTTCACATACAAGTCCTATATCTGTAAAATACAGCATATCCTACGGCACAGTTGAAGGAAACGATGAAGTTCATTATGAAGGAGTTAAAACAGTTGTATTATCTCCTGGTGAGGAATATGTTGTAGAACCATTGGAAGCATTAGTGGATATGATATCTGCTGACTTTGTTCCCTGTCTTGGTGACAAGATTGGAGAAGTTGGTATTGGCGTGATTGACTCATCCTGTGAATTTCCTGAAACGCAGTCAATTGACATAAGTGCCAGTACTGAAAATTTCAGTCTTGATGTAACTTCTTCAGAAGTGACCAGTGAGGATAAATTCAACATAAAGGTATATAAGGGTGAAGGTTCTGAATATCTGTACTTTATGGATTATGAAACAGCAGGTGACATATCCAAGAAATACATTGCTTTCGCTCGTCCAAAGGAAAAGTTCTACGACGCGTTTGTTGATAGTTTGGATTCTTTTGAGAAAGTTCTCCTTAATGACAAGTCAGAACCTAAATACACTGTTCTTTTCAATGTTGCCGTTGAGAATGAAGAAGGGTATATGAACACAATAGAGAGGTTTACATTCCCTACTTCTTACGGTGGGTATAACTTGGGAAGCAGTGGTATGGAGTTTGAGACGTATGTTTCACGTTTGTCTTCATTGGCTTCTTTCTATGATGAGCGTTTCTCAGACAACCTTTATCGTTCCTTGACTCACGAGGCAATCAAGAATTTCGACTGGACATATGAAAAGAGGGTTGATACAGAAGAGGAGGAACTATATTATGGAAACTCAAAGATTACTGACACAATAAGGTTGTTCGGAAGGGAATTCGATGAGATAAAGGGATATGCTGACAGCCTTTCCCATTTCAATACCATAACATATGATAATTCAAACAACTTGCCTGACTACTTCTTTACTGATAAACTTGATGATTTCGGTTGGGATTTGAGGAATGTAACCCCATTGAAATTGTATGAATATGCAGGTGATTATAAGAATGAGGTATCTGGTGCAACAGAGGAAGAAGAGAAAAGTAACGCTTTCCAAGGGATGAAACTGAACAGGGATTTCTATCAAATGACTGACTTGGAAGTGAAACCTTATTCAAGGGAACTTGACGTGTGGAAAAACGGATATTTCTATGGATGCCACAACTTATCAGGCGTTGACTGCAAACTTGATGTAAACGAAGATATTCAGACAATTAACATTGGTGGACAAAACCAATCTTCAATAGTGATACCGTCGGAATCATCTTCTGGTTTGGTGTGCAGTGATGAATATGGTATAATAAAGTTTGACAAGGACTATGTGGATATTGACGGTGATTGTGTTGAGAAAGATATTGAAGGAGATTATTACACGTCTGATTATTATAAGTGCAATTGGTGTGGGTATTTCAACAAGGAAAAGTTTGACGAATGTCCAATATGCGGAAGGAAGTCATCACACGAAAAGAGAATTCTAAAGAGGATAAAGAACTATTCTTCCGACTTGCATTGGAATATGAATGATGTAAACAATGAGTTCTACAAACGCCTTATAATAAATTCACCATATATATTGAGACATAAGGGAACAATTGAAGGTGTTGAGATGATTCTCGCTATGTTCGGAATGAAGAGCAAGAGGTGGTACGACGCATTGCCTGAATATGAGAAGAAGAAATACGATTCATTGTCATATGGTAAATGGGATTATGATATAAGTGAGTACACATTATTCACACACAGGATAAGAGACCCCTGGAATAGCCTCATCAATGGTTATGAATATGATTCCTGCAATAAGGCTAAAACCATATCATATGACACAATAGAGAGCAAGAATGGAGAATATGTTCCATATCAGGGTCTTATGGCTTCTTTCAGATTGTCAGACATAGAATATGATAAGAACGATGGGGAAGGTACAACAACAGACCCTGAAGAAGCTTATGTTGACAAATCAAATGGTAATCCTGTACATACAAGATATATATACCCTGATTTCAACCAATACAACATATACGACGGCAATGTGTATTATCAGATGAACGGTGGATGGATTAGTTCCACGCCTTTCGTGTTTGATAATGACAATAATATACTTACAAGGGAAAGCATAGATAACAGGTCACTCAACAAGGAAACGGTCAATACTATCAAAAGTGTTGAAGGAATAAATGAACTTTTATCTCTATACGCTTCATCACTGCACGATAATATCATATATTATGTCAAAGACTTGTCAAAACCTTATGCAATAATAGACGGTATTGTATACGACATACAGGAGGAAACTGTTGATGACTATGTATATCATTATGTATCAATAACTCCATACTACAATACAGTGTCAATTGGAAAAGCGTTGTTCGAAGATTACATAATTGTCAGCACGCCTTATTCACCAAGCGGCGAGATAAGGTATAACATAGGAAACGGAGATTTCAATGGAATTGACATAAGGGTTTATATAATGGAAGAAAATGACAATTATGTCATAAAGGCATATTCTGACGCTTATTCAATAACAACATTCACATTGTTCAAGGATGGTAAATATATGCCTGGAGATAATTACACACATTATTTCAAACTTAACAGCATTGACTATATTGACGAGATAAGCGCAAACGGATGGCAACAGCTTTCAGACAGCGATTATTACTATTACCTGTTGAATACAGTTCAAGACGATAATCTTGGAAACAATCCACATAAGGGTAATATGTCTTATGATAACGGACACGAATATCTTACATATTTCAGACGATTGTTCAGGCATTCTTACGACTCTGATTTGTTCAATTATGATTATCTGAATGCTTATGGTATTGATGTAAGTGAATTATATGACGTTGGTTTCAAGGGAATTATAAATGATGACATATGTAATGTTAACTATGATGATTTTCTTGTTGAAGATACCAAGACTCATTATTTCGGAAATAAAATTGGTGTTGACGGCATTAATTATGAATATGAGAATGAGCATATTGATGTCAATGATTCAAGTAAGTACAATCTCCAAGTAATTCCACCTTATAATAAGTTTGGAGAAGAGAGAGAGGTTGATGGCATTACAAATCAAATAATCAACACAAAAAGAATGAAGATAACGTTCAATATAAAGAATCCTGATACACATTATGACAAGGGTTCATTGGAGGAAATAAAATATATTGATTCCATTGTAATGCCTTATGTTGAACAGATGATTCCATCAGACGCAATATGCGAGGTTGAATATAGATATGCAGGACAAGAAGAGTACATATTCATCGTTAAAGGTGATGAAGGTTGTGAAGACCAACCAGTTATGTTCTTCATTAATGACAGTTGGAAAGTTATGGGTAGAATTGAACAAGGTTTTTGCAAGGTGAAGATGGACAAAAAGAACGCAGAGCCAAGCTATGTTGTTAAGGTTGGAGAGGAATCTTCTGCATCAGACCTTAATATCAGAAGCAACCGATACGTTGATATTGATTACAGTGGAGGAACAGTTACAGTTACTGTTAACTCACAGAAAACAACGACACAGTATAAGACAAACAATGCAGAAACGGGTATTGTGCATAATGGCGGTGAGATAGTGTTTGAGACAATTGAAACAGTAACTAGTCCGACACCTTATCTTGAAGTACTTGAAGACGATAAAAATATGGTTGAGAATTATTATCAACCATCAAGGATTCTTGGCACGAATGATTGGGATATAAGGTTTGATATAAGTCCTAATACACTTCAAGGATTTAAATACGCAACATTCAAAGTGTCATCGGAAGACAATTCAGATATCGTCAAATTCGCACAGAGGTTCGATGAGGAAACAGTGTCTTACACATTGAATACGAATTACTTCATATTAAGGACATTTGAATTGAAAGACGGCGATACACTGATAGCATCAGGAGATATTGACAATGATACATATAATTGCGATACAGGCACTCTGACAGTGGATAAATACGAAGGCAATGAATATGTCATAACATACACAAGAATGGCTTACAACGCACCTGATGCAATCACAGCAACTGTTGACGGTGATGGTATAGAAGGAGACGTTACATATGATTTCAGGATTGACGGTGACGACGAGTATTCATATGATTTTGATGATAATGGTGGTAATGCGCAAATTAATGTGATACGTCAGAAAACTACTGTTAGTTATGAATTGAACGCTAATTCAACTTCGATACCAGTCAATGATGAATCTTCAATATTGGGAGTTGAGAGAAGTGTGATAAATGGTCTAACTGTAACTGTCAGTGACCAGGGATTAAGTTGGATTAATGAGAGTGTTGTTTCTTCATCTTTGACTTCAACTCAATACAACATTGTTGTTTTAGAGAACGAGAGCAAATCAAAGAGAACTGGGTTTATAACATTCACCGCTTTTGACGGTCTTGCCAATGTCGGTTCATTTGTGTATGAGATAAGGCAGACTCCTTCTGATTACACATTCACATTTAGGGATAATATAACCGAGTGCAGTATTGACGGCATTAGTTATCATAAGACTGAAAAACAAGTCAAAAACAATGGCACTGAGGAGTATAAGATTATAAGTAAATTTGGTGACAAACGTCAATCATTCAAAGTTAAAAGCACTTCTGCAAATTGGATTAAGGTAAGTATAACGTCACCTTCAAGTGATAATGGATATTATACATTGTTCATTGACAAGAACACCAAGAGGGGAACAAGGAATGGATATGTTATATTTAAACAGGATGAATCTGGTAAGGAGATAAAACTGTTCATAACACAGGAACAGGTAGAGCCTAATATTGGTGACGTATATTATGTTGGAAATGATGGAGTTACGCAATACTTCGTTGATAGGGTAAATGGAGATGACACACCTTCAAATGCGAGTGCTGTTGGTATTCTTGTAATACCACAGGGTGCTATAAGCAGCGATTCAAAGGCAAGGGTTGTATCGCTTGAAGATGCAAGGTATGATAATAATTCTGTGGTAGGAAAGTTTACTTCTTCAAGATACAATGACCACGATTGGCATACAATGGTTGGTGGATTATATGATTACAGTCTTGTAATAGGAACTATTACAGGTAGTGATATTAAAACTTGTACAGGAGTAGACGGAAACCGTGAAAGTAAAGGAAGTTCTCATTTAGGCCATAAAGGTTCACCAGCTTATGGTATGACGACATATGTAGGTTCTGAAGGAGGCATTCCTATTTACTATAATGGTGGGGCGAATAACTCCCCAATTCCATTCAAGTCTAACGGTAAGATAAATGATGGGTATATAAAGCATTATCAAAGGTCTGATTCTGATTTTAACGATGAAGAATGCAAGAATAATGGTTCGGTAAAATATCATTGGATTGTCGATGAGGATAACTGTCTTGCTCATATTGATGGAAGTATCGCTTCAAAATGCAGAGAAGACAACAGAATATTCAACGGTGATTCTTGCCGTGAAATACTTGCAAATGAAATATATCCATTGCGAGCTTGTCACGAGTATAAGACAAAGAACACAAAGAAGGGTGATTGGTACTTACCGAGTGTTGGCGAGATGGGATGTGTTATATATAATTTGCTGTTGATTAATAATCAAATAGTCAAGGAAAAGGGAGTTGAATCACAGATTAATGTTAACGGAGGTGAATATTGGACATCAACTCCAAACTGGAGGCGTGATAAAAATGAATCTCATTGTTGGGCAGTTGATTTTGAACACGGTAGAATACATAAAAAAGATAGGGTTGAGCATTTAAGAGCAAGACCATTCTTACAAATCAATTACTAATGGAATATTTTAACGCTACATATAATAATAATGGTGTGATATCTATATCAACAAACACTAAATGGTACGCTGTCGTAAACGGTAATTTCAGATTAAGCAAAGGCTGTGGAGAACCACAATCAAATGGTGAGTTGATATCAGATACAATAGATGTGATAACGGACGGGTTGTTGAAATATACAACCGGTTCCGTTACATTCTATTATGGTTTAACTAACTGTATAAAAGTCATTTATATTGGTTCATCAAGTAAGAAGTCATTAATGTGTGACAGGGATAGTGTTGATTTGTATGGTGACGGAACTATTGATATTGTATCTGTTTCAGCTGATGTTGAATACAGGATTTCCAATTATTTTATTGACAAGTTCGCGGCTTTTGATATTGGAGATAATAAGATAATGGTTGTTTCAAAATGTAATTTTACAATTGGCTATGATTTTTCTGGTAGTCCTGATGATTCTTATTACTTTGTAATTTCATCTGAGTTGGAAGACAAGAAGATATACGTAAGGCAGAAAGAGGAAGATAACAGCCAATATTTATCTGTATCTATAATACATAGTGGAAAGAACTTATATACTATTAAGGTCACATCGTCTGTAAATGACAGGTTTATTGATTTCAGGTATTCAACAAAGGATAATATAGTGGTTGTAAAACCTAATAACGACACATTGAATGTAGGGTTGTTTAATTTGAATACTGATAAATGCGTCATAACAATAGAGAATGATTATGACGCTGTTGATGTTGTTTTGGAAAAGGAATACGACGATGTTGAATATGATGAGTTCTATTGTATCATTGACGGACGTAAATATGGGTATTTTGACAACGGATACACTGATTGTTCAACAGGATTCACTGATGGCATTATATATATGCTTGATATAGTGTCAAGGAATATAACAACTAATGATGAATACGGATATAGTGTGGATTATTACAACCCTGATGAAGTTTCAGTGAATTTACATAATGATATGTGTGAAATACAACTTATAGCGGAAACTAAAGAGGAAACACAGTTTGGAACTGTTATATTGAAAAACGATAAAGAAAGAAAAATTGTCGTAAATTACACATTTTAGGATAATTGTGATATTTATATTAAAAAATAGTCTTTATATATGAATAATAGGAGAATACGTAGTATAATTAGGGAGGAGTTGAATAAGTCTGATGTGCGTTCTGTTGTATCAAGTGAGATTGACAGTATGTATTCTTCACGTGATTTCAAAAAGGCTGTTAAGGCTATAACCACAGATGTTATCAAGGATTTGTTTAAGATTCTGTGGCAGAAAGATAATATGTGGTCAAGCACATTGAAGAATGGGTAGGAGAATATACATATCTGAGGATAAGATTGGTGTTCTGTCTTCTTCCAAGGATGAGATGACTTATTTCAAGTTCCAAACAGAGGTCAAGAAATTCCTAAGGGAACTTTTGTCAAATCCTATCAATGCTGATACAACAGATTATCTTAAAGGAAGGGGCATAAGTAGGAATGACATACTTAACAGGATGCTTGATAGGGGTATTGTCATAAAGAAAGAAGGGTTCGATGAGAGATATGATGCTGAATCAAAGAAGAAGAAATCAATTCATCATCTTAAATACACCGTATGCTCAAAGAACTTTGAAGATAAGATGCATCGTTTATATGATTATTTCAAATGAAAAGAAGAATTAAATTAACAGAGAGTGACATTCACCGTATGGTAATGGAAAGTGTCAGGAGGATAATTAGAGAAGAAGGAGAAGGTGCTATGGGTGGCGGAGGTGCTACAAATACCTGTGGTCTTGGTAATGATGGCAGTTATCCTTACTATGATGCTCCTATGAGCAAGGGAAAGCCAATTACACGTGGTTTCTACGCTCCTGCTATGGGAAGGAAGAATATGACCACAAAGCACGCTGATGAGGAAGGAACTGATGAGGTTAACAAGAGAAAGAAATGATAGATTATGCTAACCAAGAGCAGAATGAGAACATCAAAAGTGTAATTGAGGTTGACAATATGCTCAAAGAAGAAATTGGTAAAGAGAAAATCGACAAGAATAAAATAACAAAATTGAGGTTTGAACAATTACTTAGAGGGTTGTACTTATCTCAATATCCACTATATTAAATGGCAATAATTACAATGGAAAGAACTTTCAAGGTTGGAGAATTAAGGAGATTCATTAACGAGAAGAATGAATTCAAACCAGTTGTTGGCAACGAAAAGAACAAGGATATAAACGGCAAGGCTTATTCTGATATTGAGAAAGAAGTCAAGTCCGTTTACAAAGGAATTAAGGATGGTGACGACAAGAAAACTGGTCCTGTAACACCAGAAGAGAATCAGGGTATGTCTGACATACGTTATGACAATGACCCAGACACTGAGCGTCTTCAAGCGCAAGCAGAAGGGTGGACATCTGCATTGGCAAAGAAAAACCACAAAAACGATGAGTTTGGAAACGCTGATTTCGGTATTTCACCTTATTTCAAGAAGCACGCTGTTGATTCAAATAAGATAAAGAAGGATATGCAATTCCAAGGTCTTGTATCGCAGCATTATGACAAGAAGTCTTATGGAAAGAAGACTATGTACGGAGAATCAAGAAACATTGACAGAATAAGGTTCAAGCATTTGAAATTCCTGTCTGAAAACCATATGCTTTCCAAGGTACCAGATATGTATAAGTACGAAGGGTGTAGGTTTATAATGGAGGATGCTGATAAGACAAAGTATTTTGTTGAATGGCACGATTTAGAAAAACCAGACATACAGAAGAGATTAGGTTCAAAGGTAATAAACGAACAACTTGACAGGGTTAAGTCACTTATGAATTACAATCCTTCTGAAAAATACAAACTTACCGAACATCTTAACCTTGAAAGGTGAAAAAGAGAATGAGGAGTCAAATCGGCTCCTCATTTGTTGTATTAATACAATCCTAAATCTTCTATTTTTTTTGGGTTGTCAACAGCCAACAATTTTAGAATCATCTTTAAAAATGGATTTCCTGAGAAACTTTCAATAAATTCAATATCTTTTATTGGACAGAAAAATGTATTGAAAAAATCGTGACAATCCATTGTAACTGAATAATTCCTTCTTGTCCTTTCTAAAAAAAACGTTATATCTTCTTCGTTTGTTTCAACGTATGGATATTTTGATTTTATATTTTTCACCAAAGATTTTAATAGCCTTCTTATCAGTATTTCAATTTCTGTATTCATTTATTTGCGATATTAAATATGGTATTATTTTATTATTTCCATTATATTCATATTTGATTTTATCCCTTATTTCCTTGTTTTCAAACTGTATCCTTATCTTTTTGTTCTTTATGATTTTATCTATTATTTTATCCCTTGATATCCCACAATAATCCAATATATCAAATGATATCCCAAACACATCACTACCATACATTATATAAGCCATACTGTTATTGATATACGCGTATTTCATCGTATTGTCATTCATCATATTAATGAAATGCTTTATCCTCTTCAAACTTATACCAATGAAATTAACATAATAATATTTAATTTGGCTTGATATGTTGGATATGACAAATTTGTGAAATTTATTTATGTCGTTATCATAATCTTCCCGGTTCTCGCTTTTATCGAATGTCCAAAATACATTTTGACTTATTCTTTTGTTCAATATTGAGAATTTTGCAGAATATTTTCTTGCATTCTCCAAGCCTATTATCAATAACGGCTTATCGCCATTATAATCAGATATGTCGTTTATTAACGATATATATTTGTTTATACCCTTTATATTCTTATTACTGTATATATACCCAAGAACACACATAGCATAATTATTTTTTTAACAAATATACACAAATATTTTGACAAAAGCAAAAATATCGTGATATTTATAAAGAAAAAATAAGAAAATATAATATGAAAACGAGAATTAGATTAACAGAGAGTGACTTGCACAGGATTGTGAATAAATCTGTAAATAGAGTATTGAATGAAATATCGGCAGACTTGGCTGACAGAGCTGCGAATAAGGCTTATAGTATTGGTAGAGAAGGTTTTGGAAAATATGAACCATCAAATGAAATACCTTTTGATTCACCGCACGGTAAGAAATACTTGCAAGGTGAGAGATTTTTGAAATATCGCAATGATAAATTAGGGAGAAACAATAATATCGGTATATATTATCCGAATGGAGACGGTTCTGTGATGGTACTCAAAAACTACGATACAGGTGAAATAATTACAAAACCCTGTATGAGTATCAAAGAACTTGAAGACGAATACAACAAGTACAAAATGCAACAGTAGTGAACAAACCACAAATTGAAATTTGTGGTTTTTTTATTAGATTATTTTTTTGAACCTTTGTTAATTCTTTATTTAAAACATTTTAACACTATTTTTTAATAAAAATGTTTACGTTTTTAATTGGTTTGAAAACTTTTGTTTTCATTTTCTGTATATTGTTCTTATTGAACAGGTTGTTTAACTTTATTAAGGTGATAAGGTTGCGTGAGGGTAAGGTAGATACAAGTTTATTGACAACATTGTCAATTGGTCTTGCCATATCATATATTATAACTGTTTTAATTATTTAAATCACACTATGTTACAGGATGAGATTTTAAAGATATCAGAGTATTTTCAGTCAATTGAATATTATGGAAAGGCTTTGATTGTAAAGGTTAAGTTCCCACAGGGGTGGAAAGTGTATCCTTCTGATAATGGTATGGTTAAGCCTGCGAAGTCTGATGATGGTTTTATATTCTACTATGGTGATTCAGAACAGGGTGTCACACTTGAAGAAGTGTTTGATTTGATTAACGACACGATTTCAACAAACAAGAATGTTGCTTTGAAAATAGAGCTTCTGAAGGTTAAGATTGAGGAATTGAAGGAGTTGTTCTCAACCACACCGATTGAAAGTTTATACAATCTTCAATTCGTTATTGATGAGCCAAAGAAGAAAGCAAAGAAACCAAGGAAGAAGAAATCTGTTGAAGTAAATAATACAGTAGAGGTTGTTGACAATGTGGGTTAGGCTTATTGTATATATACTTGTCGCGTATGGAATTTCATTTATGCTTGTGTATTCCAACGGTCCATTCCATATATTTGAGAAAATAAGGAAATATGCGCCGAAGATACATCCGCATTTTGAGGAAATGCTTTCCTGTATGTTCTGCACGCCAACCTGGGTTGGTTTTGGATTATCAATTATTGACAATATTTTCGGAACAAATGTAACACCTTTTCATATGTTGTATGGAGGGGAACTTAATGTTGTGTACATAACAATGTTGGATATGGTAGCAACAGCTTCATCTGTATATCTAATTGACACAATACAAAACAATATAGAGGGTAGGGAATGAGAAAACTATTAGCACCTATTAAATATTTCGGAGGCAAGAATGTGATGAGAAACAAGATATATGAACTATTTCCTGACAAAGGTAGTTATACAACATATATTGAACCATTCGGGGGTTCTTATGGCGTAGGTCTTGGTATGGAATATATACCAGAAATAGAAATATACAATGATTTGTACAAAAATGTGTATTCTTTTTATAAAGTATTGAATGATAGTGAGTTATTTGATGAATTCAGAAAAAAATGTGAATTGACTTATTATAGTGAGGACTTAAGGAAAGAATATATAAATGTATTAAGGAAAGATGATGACAGTATATCTATTGTTGACCGTGCTTTTATGTATTTCTATGTGAACAGAACTAGCCGTAATTCTATAGGCGGTATTTCTATAAATGGATATTCTGTTAGAAGGGGTATGTCAAAGAGTGTGTCAGATTTTCTTTCAGCAGTTGAAAGGTTACCAGAACTTCACGACAGGTTGTCAAAGACGATTGTATTGAACCGTGATGCTGTTGAGTTGATAAAGAAATATGATGATGAGAAAGTGTTTTTCTATTGCGACCCGCCTTATGATTGGAGTACAAGAACCAGTACAAGATACGCTGTTGATATGGATGGTGACAAACAGGATGAGTTTCTTGATGCTGTAATAAACAGCAAGGCGAAGATTTTGATAAGCGGATATGATTGTGACAGATACAAAATACTGACAGACAACGGATTTGAGAAATATCAATTTACATCTCACGTATATGACACTAAAAACAATTCAACGGAAAAGATAGAGACATTATGGAGGAATTACAAGAAGGAGCAACAGTTGGAGTTGAACTTGAACTTTTAAAGAGTGACAGAAACATATCCAAGAAGATGTTGGAATCAACCAGGAATATGTATGCTGAAAGGTTGAGGGGAGAACTTGGTAACGACATTGATGATGTGTTAAGTGGAAGAAAAAAGGTGAAACTGTCTTTAAGGGAGAGAACAAGGTATTTTATAGATAAGATATTAAGGATGTTTTAAGAAATGAAAAGCGATTTAAAATTGACAGCTTATAATATATATGAACTTGGAAAACTTGTTTCAGAAAAACTTAGGGCAGATGGGGTTTATTCAAGTGGGAACACATTATCAATAACTGTTGACAATGAATCATTTTCAAAAATAGATGAGGATTTGTTTTACAGATTAAATGAAAAAAAGGACGGTAACGAATTCGTACCGTCCGATAATGTAATTATCGTTAAGTTTGATAATTTGGTTATAAATATAAGAAAACCAACAGATTATAATGTTTAATCCCAAATCATAATCTCGCCTTTTCTCCTCATTCTTTCTGATAATTGGCAAGGCATTGGATTGACGTAACATTCAAACTGTATGTCATAAGTCCATCTTTTACCGATACTATCAATATTAGTAAGGTTTTCTTTGCAAAATTTCTCAAATCCGCTTTTAGTTACAGGTATATTACTTATATGGCAAAATGTCTTGTACTTTCCCATAAGTTTTTCTCTTATTTCGTTGTCAACATCTTCTTTTGATTTTAGAGAAGAAAAAAATTGCTGTTTTGGGTCATTCTTTATAACTTCATCGCTTTCTTTAGAATTCACCTTGTTTCCTTCTTTGTTAACATATATTGGAGGCGTTGACGGTGCTTTAATCAATACTGAATTTTGGTTGAATTTACCACAGCAATATAAAGCAAAATCACGTAATTCATCAAAATCTCTTTCATCTCCATTATTGTCGTAATTGAATATTATAAATGAAGGTTCGTAATCGTCTTCAACTCCATCAGTTCCACGGTAGCCGCCATATACTGGTAAATACGAATATCCTGAATCTTTTATATCGTGAATTAATTCCCTGGTTTTATTGTCATTATAATCACTATCCATATCGCTTCTGTTGGCACTAACAATTACAAGTCCTTTATCTCCGTGTTTCTTTATTATTCGGTCTATAGTAACACCTTCAACTAAAACAGGTTTATTTCTGTTTGTAGTGATGTTGTAAAATCTTGCCATAACATCTTCTTTAATTGAATGCGCTTTACTGTGTCTCCTCCTAAATTCCTCTTTAATAATTCGTCTATTATCAATTGATGATTCTGAAACGTTGTTATTATTATTTTTAACAGCGTTTTCAAGGTCTCTGATAATCGTAGCGTCTTGGTCTAATGATGTTTTCCAATTCTCATAAGCCGCCCTAATCTTTTGCAATGTCTTTGTATTTGAGTCTGTCATTTGCACATCTGCGCCAGTTATATAACATCCATCACCTGACTGGTCGTTATATTTAAATTGGAACTTAACATTCATACCCTTGATATAACCGTTAAGCACGATATTGCTGTTATCAGGGAAAAACACAACACCATCATCATCAAGTTCAACGTCTCCAATGGTTTGTCGCAACTGTTCTTCCTGTGATTGTCGTATATTACCAAATTTAGTGTCGTTTTTCTTTATAACGAAACCATTTTCCTCTGTTAGTAAAGGACTGTTAGTGAATTTCACTTCATTGACTAACCTTATTCTTTCTAACATTTTCCTTGTAAAGTCGATATTGTTTTTCTTCTTGATTGCCATTTTTTAATATGAATCCATTTCAATGCCATTCCAAACAGAAGTGAAATACACTCTCTTGTTTTTATGGCTTATTTCATTTATTTCTTCTTTTTTATCTGGCTCAGTTTTATTTTCCCCAGATATTTCATTTACTTCACTCTCAACTTTAACTGTTTCTTCTTCTTTTGATACTAATGAATTATATACAGGATTTGTTTCAAGTGTTTTTCCTGTGGATTCATTCTTTATTTCTTCAACTTCGCTTGTTGAAAGTGATATTGGTTCAACATTTGTTTCTTTTACTACCACATTCTTTTTCGCTGACACTTTTACTGTTTTCTTCTTGTCAGCATTCTTTTTTGGTCTTCCAGGTTTCTTTTTCTCTTCCATATGATTATTTTAAATATAAATATCAGGTAAACATAAATTCAGCCTTGTCCATAGTGAGTATCTCGCATCTCATTTTCTTTATTGAAGACATTTTTATTTGTCTTACCCTCTCTTTGCTTATGTCTAACATAACTCCTATTTCTTCAAGGTTTTTTTCTTTTTTGCCGTTTATTCCATAATAATTTTCTATTATGACTCTTTCTCTATCATCAAGTTTCACCAATAAATTCTCAACAACAACCTTTTTGTTCGCTTCTAATTCAGCGTTGTATTCGTCTTCTTCATTTGACATTATGGTTTCTGACTTGTTGACTTTTTCGTCTTCATCATCAGGAATTGTATTGCTTATGATACTGTGAGCAATTTCGTCTTCATTGCCTTCAATGTTGCTTTTCTCCATATTCTTCTTTATGGCTGATTTCATATACTGCTTAATCCACCATACGGCATATGAGTAGAATTTTATATCATAGTCAACATTGAACTTATCAATTGCTTTCATCATTCCAAGATTGCCTTCTGCAATAAGTTCGTCTATTGATATTCCTGAACCCTTGTATCTTTTAGCCATTTCAAAAACAAACCTCAGGTTCGATGATATCACTTTATTCCTTGCTTCAATATCCCCATTTTTAGCCTTTATTATAAATTCTCTCTCTTCCTCTCGTTTCAACGGCTTGTATTTCTTCAATTCTTCGAAATAATATTTTACACATTCATTGAAATCATTTACATAATCGCTCATTTAAAAGGTTAAACATTTTCTCTATTATCTATCTCAACAACCGATATGTTGTCTTTCTTTGTAACATTTATAATCTTATTGAACCAGTCCTTACATTCCTTTATATGGTTCACTGATATTATGAAATCATATCCTGTGAGTATCTTGTTGAATAAGTTATGCATATTATCGTAATTCTCCTCATCAACTCTTCCAAGTATCTCATCAAACAGTATGAATGACGATTTTGGTATTGTGGATATATCAGCCAACACAGCTCTTAAAGCCAATGAAGACGCTGTTTTCTCAAATCCACTACCACCACTTAAATCAGAAAGAACACCATCCTTGATTATATTGAACGACACCTCATTCTTGTCATTCATCCTTACCTCAACATCAAAGTCGCATACATCATTAAGAAGTTGTGATAACCTTGCGTTTATAATTGGCAATGTCTTTCTTAAAACCATCTTAGATATACCGTTCTTTCCAACCATATCAAGGTAAATTTTCCAGTTCTTGACTAATTCTACCTCCTTGTTTATTTCATTGATAATATCTTCCCTCCTTGATATTTCTTCTTTATACAATGATATTGTGGACTCATTGTTTATTATATATTTTTCATTGAGTGTTTTTTCTTCTCTTTTGTTGTTTAATAATATATCAACATTTGCAATTTCAATATCAAGTTTATTGTTGGCATCAATAGCGTCACTATTCTTATTGTATTCTTTTAGGGTATTCCTTAGTTCAATCAGTCTGTTCCTAAGTTGTTCAATATTAAGTTCATACGCGGACTTTTGAACTGTAAGGTTTCCTTTCCTGTAATACTGTTCCCTCTTTACTTTCATAGACTCAATCAGGGAATTATTTGAATCAATCTGTTTCTTTAACTCAATTCCTTTATTTTTGATTGTTTCCAATTCAGCCTCTATTTCTGATATTTTCTTACTGTTGTCAATATTATCGAATTTCCTTCCACAAGTAGGACAGTATTCGCTGTTCTTCAATTCATTGATACTCATAGACAACAACTTGTATTTCTCTGCCATAACACTCTTATCGACATTCATATCATTTGTCTTTGATATGATATTGTCATAGTCTTCAATTGAGAAATCAATATCGCCAATATAATCAATCTCTTTTACAACAGCATCCAATTCCTCTTTCTTTCTCTTGCCTAATGCCGTTACATCTTCAATAGACCTGTTAAGAGTTGTAATATCAATTTTAAGTAATTCATTATCAATGTTTTGTTTTGATAAAAGAAGTTTTTCCTTCTTCCTTTCTAATTTATTGATTTCCTTTGTTATATTGTTTATCTTATTATGTATTACACTGTTACGTTCAAGAATATCATTAATGTTGGTTGCTATTGTTGTTATTTCGTTATTCAGGTCTTCTATGTTGTATTTGTTTGACAACAATGAAGGTTTTATTGATTGATTGAATTTCTCTCTTGCGATGACACCCTTTTCTTCTATTGGTAATAACCCAATCCATCGTGAGAATAATCTACCTCTCTCAGTATCTTTCTTTTCTATCAATGAATCAAGTGATGCGTCTGTTACAGACATAACAAGGTCGAAATCGTCTTCAATACCAATAACTTCCTTTATTCTCTTATTTGTATTTTTCGTTGAATCTTCCTGTTTATTTTCAGTGTAGTCTTCAAGTTCCTCAACATTATCACCTACAATCTTGAAATACTCAACTTTCTGACTCACCCTGCTCTTTGCTGTTCTCTTATTAAGAGAAGGTCTCGATAACGTCCTTTTAATGACATAATCCTCATCGTCAACGCATATACACCCCTCAACAGTTACTGATGTTGCCTCTGGTATAAACTTGTTGAATATCTTGTCCTGTGTTTGGTATTTCGTTATACTGCCGAATAACAGGAATCTAATCAAGTCTAATGCGAGTGTTGTCTTTCCACTTTGATTTCTACCATTAAGCAATACAAGACCTCTCATATTGGAGAAATCAAGGAAATTATCACTTCCATATGAAAGGAAATTACTCCATTTTACCCATTTAATCTTATATCTCCTGTATTTATCGTATACAGAATAATTTATATTGTTATTGATATCATCGTCAATACCGCATATCAAATCCCAATCATACCCCTCAATTTTATTAATATCAATGTATTCTCTAAACAACTTCTTTTGGAAATCAGGATTTTGTATATTTGACGTTATATCGCTTGTTATTGTGACATCCTTTCCATCCTTGTCTTGTGTTGTGAATTGAGGTATCACCTTGATTGATGATTTTGGTAATCCGTATTTTGATGAAGCTATTGATATGATATCACGCACCTTGTCGTTGGAATAGTCATATGGAGATACATTCCAACATATTATTGCCTTTGATTTATCTTTTAGTTTCTTCATTATTTTTTCAGTATTCTGACTCTCTTTTTTGGTTTGTTATCTTCTTTTACCTTGACATCATCTTTTTCAACTCGTTTGATTTCTTCTTCTTTTTTTCCGATATCTTTGTTGTCTTCTGTTCTTTCCTCGACTTTAACAACTGTTCTAGGTTTTTCTTCTGTATCATTTCTCTCAATCATTTTTTCCATCCTGAATTTCTCTATTGGAGAATTTCCGAATCTTATTATGTTAAATCCAGTTTCAAGGCATTTTTCCTTAAACTCACGGTATTTCAGATTATTCAATGAACAATATTCCTTAATTAATTCATCTAAATTTTTCATTATTTTTAGAAATTTTAAGAAATATATATAAAATATTTTAAAAAACCAAAAATTTCATTCACTTTTTTACATATAATAATATATTTTATATAAAACGTCCGGATAATATTAACCGGAATAACAATATTAATAATATATATGATGGATAATATTAAGAATAACAATAATATATACTTAGGACTAGACGTTAGTACATCGTGTATTGGTGTTTGTTTGTTATACGATGACGGTTCTGAGTACGGTAAGATTATAGAATTGACTCATATTAAGCCAAAAGTACCTAATAAAATCAAGGATGTAAATGAACAGTTATTTGTCAAGAAAAAGATATTTGAGGAATTCATATCCAAGTACAAGGATATGGGTATAACAAAGGTTATAATAGAAGAACCTTTGATACAAAGCAACAACGCTGTAACTGTGTCAACTTTATTGCGATTCAACGGTATGGTGTCAAGCTGTATATATGACATATTGAATATTGTTCCAATATACATATCAAGTTATGATGCCAGGAAGTATTCGTTCCCTGAGCTTATGTCTCCAAGAAAATATCACAGGGATGATGAGAAATATCCGAAAGACAAAATTGTCAACAATATAAGAAAGAACAAATTTGTTTTGTTCGGAGAATATCCTTGGTGTACCGACAAGAAAACAATACTCCAACAGAAAGTTGCGAAGATATTCCCTGAGATACCTTGGCTTTATGATAAGTCAGGGGAATTAAAAAAGGAAAACTACGATGCGGTTGACGCATACGTAGCTTGCCTTGGTGAAATACATAAAGAGAAAAACGGAGAGCCGAAATTCAAATCGCTGAATATAAATGAGAAAGAAGAATTTGTTGAATTCGAAGTTACCTTCTGGAACAATAAGATTAACAGAAAAATGTTCTTTTAAATTTCAGCCATCCACATACCATCCGGTTCAGGACAGTTGTTTTTCTCTTCAATTTCCTTCAAATCAATAGTGAAGCCATCATTTTCTACAAGATAGCCTTCCCTTATCGCATAGCGAGCGCATTGTCCCCACGCAAATATATCGTGGTCAATGCGTTCTATCATCATATATAGTAAATCACTGTCATATATTTTCTTTTTTTCATCCATATCTATGTTTTTTTAATATAAATAGTTTGGTTTTTAGAAAATAAAAATATATCTTTAAACAAAAAATATTATGATGAAAATTTTTATAACATTTTTTGCTGTTTTTGCAATTATACAATGTTTTTTTCTATTATTTTTTAAAGAAAAAGACAAAAAATTCGCTTTTAAGAATTATGAGAAAATAATAACAGTGTTTATACAGTCAGTTTATACAGGGTTATTGTTCTATTTCATTCTTGGTATGTTAATACTGTATGTTTCAGTTATATTAGGACATTGCGTACTATGATTCCAATAGAGATTACTAGGATAAAGAACATACTTGACGAAATATTGGGTAGCCCCAAACAAGATATTGACGACACATTGCAACTTGAATATCCTTGCCCTTCCTGTATTGAAAAATATGGACAGGGAGAAATCGCCAAATACAACCTGTCAATATCATTGAGAAGAATGATATTCAACTGTTGGAAATGCAGTGCTGAATGTGATTCCAATATGAAAGGCAATGTAAGGAAACTTATAAAAACATATGGAAATCAAAATCATTTAAGAGAATTTGATGAGAATATCAAGTCGTTGAAAGAGAGTAGGTTATATGATATGTTCTTTGATAAGGACGATATTATCCTTGATAATGAGAAAATAACGCTTCCAAATGGGTTCAAGTCATTTAGTGAACACAACAATGATAAAGCTTTGAAATATCTTACTGACAGGGGTGTAGGACGTGATATTATAGAGAAGTATGATATTGGGTTCATAGGAGAGGATACAGATAAAAGGATATTGTCGAACAGGATAGTGATACCGTCTTATGACAAGTGTTGTGAATTGAATTATTGGACTGGTAGGGATTATACAGGAATTAAGAAAAGACAAAAGTATTACAATCCAAAAGTTGAGAGGAAAAACATAATATTCAACGAGAATAAAGTTGAGTGGGATGCTGATATAACACTGGTTGAAGGACCTTTTGACCATATAGTAGTTCCAAATTCAATACCGTTATTAGGAAAGGTTCTGAATGATGAGTTTTATCTTCTTTGGCAGATAAGAAAGATGGCTTCATCTAATGTAAACATATTCCTTGACGGAGACGCTTATGAGAGCGTTAAGACATTATATAAGACATTAAACAGTGATAGGTTGTATGGTAAAATAAGATATATTCCAGTAGATAATGAACTTGACCCGTCAAAGATATATGAGATTGGTGGAAGGAAATTGATATTGGAACATATGAGTAAATCAACAAAAATTAGAGAGAGTTTGCTATGATAAAGAGGGTTTTTCAAATAAGTGACGTTCATATAAGGAATGTACAACGTCACGAAGAGTATGAGGAACAGATTTGTAAGACAATAGAAAAGATTAAGGAATTGTCACAAGGGTATGATAAGGATGAAATGAGAATTGTCGTATGTGGTGATATTGCGCATCAGAAGACAACAGTGTCAAATGAACTATTTGTCATAATGGGTAATTTCATAAGAAGACTTGAAGAAATCTGTAAGGTTCTCGTGATAAGTGGTAATCACGATATGCTTGTTAATAACAACAATAGAACTGATACCATAAGCGCGTTGTTTGAAACAGCACAGTTTGATAATTCCATATTCCTTGACAAATTCCTTGATTACAAAAGTGGTGTGGTTATTGACGACAATATTACTTGGGTATTGTATTCAATACACGACGAATATAACAGACCGTATATAAAGGATGTAATAAGGGAAAACCCTGACAATGTTACAGTAGGGTTATATCACGGAATAGTTAAAGGTGCTACATTAAATTCTGGTATCATATTGGATGCCGGTACTGATGATGATTTCTTTGAAGGGTGTGATGTTGTTATGGCTGGACATATTCATAAGAGACAGCATCTAAAAAGAGGTGATACAGATATTGTATATCCTGGGTCATTGATACAGCAGAATATGGGAGAGAAGGTAACACAACACGGATTTGTTGTATGGAATATTCAGGATAAATCATTTGAGTTTGTTGATATTGACACAGATTACGGTATATATAAAATAGAGATAAATGATTCAGAGGATATAACAAATGATAAGGAAATCATATTGAACTATTAAAAGGCGTTATTTTAATTTAACGCCTAATTTTATATACTTGGTTCAATCTGGTGTCACCTTCGTTAAGTATGATTGATTCGTTGATGACTTGTCGTATAATTCTTATTATGTTAATGTTATTAATATTCATAATTTTTTTGTATCGTTTTATGGTCTAAGACAATATCTTGTAACTTTACGTAGATTCCAACCTGTAAAGTCCATTAGTTTCCTATACCAGTTATATCTCATTTTTCCTTGTTTTATCTCACCGTTGAAGACGATATATTTTATTCCGTCTTCTGTTGCCATTTTCTCAATCAGGTTGTACATTCTTATTGCGTCTTCCTTGCATTTGCATAAGACCATATCTATATGTCCTGCATTGTGAAATATAACCTTATTCTTCAATATAAGAACCTCTTTGAAGTTATATTTGTTTTCAGACTCCTTCTTGACAAATTCGTTATATATCCACATAAAGTTTTTCCTTTGATGTATTGGATTGTATCCATATACCCAGAATGTTTCCTCTTTTTCATAGGGTCTTCTGTCTATGATTTCCCAATTAGGACTGTTGGATTCGTATTTCACATATCTCCCATAATCATCTTTAACCTCTGAAACTTGATTGGCATCATCCTTATATTTAATTACAAGTAATTCAAAATCAGCTGGTTTTATTGCTTTTGTGTTTACATATTTCAATGGGAATACAACTTTACCGCATTGTTCTGTTATCTTGTCCAATTTCTTGTATATGCTTTTCTCTGAAGCCGCCCAACATAAATCTTCCTTTTGTTTTCCAAAACTTGTCAAGATTATGTGATACAGCATTTTCTTTGGTTTAGACATAATTTTTCCTAATGATTTATTTGGTTTTCTACTAAAATAAATATATATTTGTTAAAAAAATATTAGAAGTTATGGCAAAGATTTTTAAGACTGATGAAGCCAATGTAAAGTTGGCAGACCTTATTTTTGAGAATACTGGATTAGCACAGGTCGGAATTAGGCTAAAGGTTATGTCACTTACAAAGGCTAACACTATTGCAAAGGTAAGTAAGGCAAGTGCTACAACAGAGTTTTTGACAAAGGAACAAGACACAATTCATATGTTCCTATATGAGGAAGCCTTTGACAGGCTGAGTGATGAATACAAGAATATGATTCTTGAAGGTGCTTTATCCAATGTATCGTATGACAGTGAGAAGGACAAGATAAATGTAGATTCTTCCCAATATGGTGAGTTATTAAGGATGCGTAGTAAGTATGGCGATAAATATATCAACCTTATTGAAACGGCTAAGATTGTAATGGAAGAGATAGAGGAAGAGGAGAAGGAGCATAAACTTGCTGAAAAAGAATCCAAAAGAAAGAATAAGAATGCTTGAATTGAATAACATATACTGTGGTGATGCGAGGCTTGTGATGAAGGATATTGACGATGAAAGTGTTGATATGGTCATCACAAGTCCGCCATATGATAATCTCAGGACTTATAATAATCCTGATAATCCTTGGAATTTCGATGTGTTCAAAGGAGTGGCTGATGAATTATATAGGGTAATAAAACCAGGTGGTGTTGTTGTATGGATTGTAAATGACAGAACAATGAAAGGCAGTAAGACATTGACCAGTTTTAAGCAGGCTTTGTATTTCAATGAAATTGGTTTTAATGTAAATGATGTTATGATTTGGAACAAGACGAATCCTTGTCCTGTTGTCGCACAACCCAGATACACTGATACATTTGACTATATGATGGTATTCAGCAAGGGAAAACCGAAGACATTCAATCCAATTATGGTTGATTGCAAGAATGCAGGAAAATTGTACAAGTCAACAGCCAAGATGATTGGAGGCGAGAGTGGTAGGAGAAAGGTTTACTATAATGTCAGTGAGAAGAAAGTAAAAGGTAATGTATGGGATTTCGCTGTTGCTCAAAACAAGAGCGGTCATCCTGCTGTCTATCCATATGATGTTGTATTAGACCACATAAAGACTTGGACAAATAAAGGTGACATAGTATTAGACCCGTTTATTGGAAGCGGTACAACGGCACTTGTTTGTATTGATATGAAACGCAATTATATAGGCATAGACATAAGTGAGGAATATTGCAAAATGTCCAGGGATAGGATTGAAGAACTTACAATATGTTCTGAACCAAGTGAATAATTTTGGACGATGATATATTTATAAAGAAAAATATATAGGAAAAAATGGGATGTAGCTGTAAGAACAAGACACAGAATGTAAGTAGTAATTCTATACCAAAGGCAAAAACTGTAACGAAAGTTCCACCAAAGAAGAATGGTCTTGTTAGTAGGAGGATTATAAGAAGAGAAATATATTGAGGTATATTTTAACTTTTCCATTATTACGACGTAATTATAAAGAAAATATGTTGAGTAATGGAATATATAGTAGATACTGAAGGGATTACATTAGTAAAATCAGACAAAGGTGGTTACACTATTGTGTTTTATGATTTGCACGGGCATTACGAGGAAGAAGTGAATGTCCGTAAGGACCAGCTTTGTGATTTGCTAAAAGGTCTGGAAAAAATACGTGATGATATTAATGAAAGTGGAATTATGTAAAACATTTTTATAATGGGGCGTATTATTGTCTATAATGTTAAGAATGAAGACCATACAAATGAGAAAAACAATTTTTACATAGGAAGGTCGAAGGATGGAAATCCTTTGGGCAACCCATTTACTCACAATGGTGTCAAGACGAGCCTTGCCAAATTGTCTTTTAAGACAAGAGAGGAAGCAATAGAGGCTTACAGGTTATACTTTGAGCAGTCTTATGGTAAGAACAAGGAACTTACAGACGCTTTTGACAGGATATATGAAGCCTATAAGAGCGGAGAGGATGTTTATCTACAATGTTTCTGTAAACCATTACCCTGTCACGGTGATGTGATTGCTGAGGAGTTGCAAAAGAGATTAATTAAGGAAAGAAAAAAAGAACATTAGATTTTAAAAGTATTTTATGGATTTTGTTAAATCTCCAATGAATTATACAGGTGGTAAATTCAAGTTATTGAGTCAAATACTACCGTTGTTTCCGAAAGATATTGGAACATTTGTTGATTTATTTACAGGTGGCGGCAATGTCGCTGTCAATGTTGACGCTGATAGAATCATAGCAAATGATTTTTCCAGTGAAGTCATTAATATATATAAAATGTTTCAAGGATTTGAGAATGTAGATGATTTAATAAGTGATATAAATGATGTTATAAATAAATATGATTTGTCAAAAACCAACAGTGAAGGTTTCTTGAAATTAAGGAATGATTATAACGCCACACATAACAATGATAAATTTAAGAGTATCTTATTATATGTATTGATATGTTATTCATTCAACAATCAGATTAGGTTTAATTCAAAAGGTGAATATAATATGCCGTTTGGAAAGGACAGGAGTATGTTTACTGACAGGATGAAAGGAAACTTGATAAACTTCCATAAAGCCATTACGGAAAAGAATATCATATTTACAAACTATGATTTCAAGGAAATAAAAATAGACAAACTGTCATACAATGATTTTATATATTGTGACCCTCCGTATTTAATTACCTGTGCGTCTTATAATGAAAGGGACGGTTGGAATGAGAATGAGGAGAAGTCATTACTGTCAATTCTAGATAGATTAAATGACAATCATATAAAATTCGCATTATCCAATGTATTGGAAAGCAAAGGAAAGGCTAATGATATATTGATTGAATGGTCTGAAAAATACAACGTGAATCACCTTGATTATACATATAGCAATTGCAATTATCACACTAAAGACAAAGTGTCTAAAAGTGACGAGGTACTGATAACAAACTACTAAAAATAAATTAATGAAAGAAAAAAACACACAGTCAATGATGACTTGACTGTGTGTTTTTTTAATATTCACTTTCAATCGATTGTGATATGCCAGAAAATTTAGAGTCAATTTTATCAAGATAAAACCTGATGTCTTTAAGTAGACGTGCAATCTGTCCTTTCCATACATCAATATTGTCTTTTTGCGCCAATTTATAAGCATCTTGACTACAAATCATAATGTTTTCTATTGATTTCAATAAATCTGGGTTAATGCTTTCATTTAAAACCTGTTTAATTGAACTGTTAATTACTTTTCTTAACTTATTTTCATTTAATTGATATATCATAACTTTTTTTTAATATAAATATAACCAAATTACCAAAAAGGATTATTTTTCAAAGAATCAATTACTCTTTGATATTTTTTGCATACGTCATCAAAATGTTTGACATCATCTTCATTTAATATAAACCATTCTCCATTTTCTCTTTTATATTTATAATGTCTATGTAACATATGCTCCAATTTAAACTGTTCATTTGTACTAAATGACTTAACTAACATCAATTCATTTGGATTACCTGTTTGTAATCCTTTTAATCTCCTTGATATGTCATTATGTCTTGTTGAGCCAATTTTATAATTGCTCGATTCATTATTTTCCCTAATCAAATATATATTTCCCACTTTTTTTAGAAAAAATATTCTTAAAAATTTTGAAATCAATAAAAAATTATATATATTTGTCACAAAGAAAAAAAATAAATGGATATAGTAATCAATGGAGAACCAAATGAAGTAACTGAAATTAGGAGGAAGATATTAGACGCGTTTGCTGACTTACAGTTTGAAGAGGAAAGACACTTATATACGCTGAACGGTATCAATCTTCCATCTGTGTCACACGTTACACATCAGTTCGCAACAGAATTCAATTCTGAATTAGAAGCTGAGAGATATGCTGAAAAGCACGGGGAAACAAAAGAATATTGGCTTGACAAGTGGAAGATGACAAACCTTATGGCAACCATAAAGGGTACATTGTGTCATTCATTCGGAGAATCATTGGGGTGGTTAAGGAATGGTCACCCTGAACTTATAACGCCTGACAACAAATGCAAGTACATACCTGATAAGGGTTGGCTTGTTCCAACTAGAAAGAAGGAAGAGGCGATGGTTAAGTTCTACGATAATCTTGACCCCAACTTACATTTTGTACTTGCAGAGACTAAAGTTTATACTGGCAAAAACAAGATACTTACAGACCTTGAACAGGATTATGCAGGTACATTCGACATATTGTTCTATTATAAACATCCGAATGACGACAGTAAGAGCGGACTTGTAATATTTGATTGGAAGACAAACAAGGAAATAGAGAAGGAATATTCAAGGAGCGTTGATAAAATGCTGTTGCCACCATTTGATGATTTCTATGATGAACCGAAGTCTATGTACACATTGCAACTTTCGGCATATCAGATACCACTTGAAGATATAGGATTGAAAGTAATAGCGAGGAGAATAGTATGGGTTAGGGATACTGGCGATTATATATTAATACCAGTACAAGATGTAACACGACAATTAAGGAAAGTATTATGGCGGAAATAAAGATATTCTCACACGAAGCATTTGATGAATACTGTGTTAATAACGGTATAAATGATGATAATGTTGAAAAGCTTGATAATAAAGCGTTTATATCTATCATAGGAACAAAAGACATTATTGAAAAATATTTGGATGAACCTGATACACAACATTATTTCAGGACAAATCATACAAATGTCCTTAATCTTGAATTTGATGATGTTAGTGAAGATATTGAATTTAAAGGAATAAAGGCAAGAGCAATAACACCTGAACAATGTAAGGAGGTATTGGAATTTGTTGATGGTAACATTGGAAAAGATTTCTACATACATTGTCGAGCCGGTGTTTCAAGGTCTAGGGCTGTTGGTAGATTTATAAAAGAATGCTACCCAAAGTTTTATGAAGATAATTTGGATGTGTTTTGGACTGCTAATATTGCAGTTTTGATTGGGTTGAAAAGAGCGTTTATTGAAAAATATAACATATATGGATGATAAAATAATCAATGTAAAACCAATTGTAAATGAGATAATTTACTATTCAGAAAAAACATCTGACGGTAGATATGTGATACCCATATCAATTGATTTTGATTTCACAATAACATCGGCGTCTGATTGGATTAGTGGTCATATTGATGTGAATGATGACTGTATAGATGTTATGAAAAAGTGGAAAAAAAACTATAATGTTGGTTTTATATTGAACACTATGAGGTGTGGAGATAATTTATCAAAGGCTGTCAATGTAATAAAGGACAAAGGGATAGAGTTTTATGGCATTGGAAGGAATCCAACACAAGAAGATAAGGAAGATTTGTCCTGCAAAATATTCTCTGTGTTTGATATAGATGATAAGAATGTCGGCACACCAATGATATGCGAGGAAGGAAAAAGACCATATGTTGATTGGAAAAAGATAGATGAGATTATGTCACCAATACTTAATGAGATATGCACAGAAGTAAAATCGAGACAATATCAATAACATTATTCGGGATGTTCATTATGTCAGCACTTATATACGCTGGGTATAATATATTCTGCTTATAAAAAAAGAAATAAATACATACATTATGATTGAGTACATTTTTAAGAAACCATATACTTGTGATATGGGAACAATCGAAAAAGGTAGTACTATAAGAGAGGTAAGGCAAACCATTTATTTCAATGGTGGAATGGTATTACCAGCTTATGCAAAACTACTTAGGGAAATCATTAACAACAAAGAAATTTGTGAAGAGTATCTTACGAAGAAAAAAATAATAGAAAATAAAGTTTAAAGATTATGTCAAAAATCAGGTATTATCATTTAACTCTTGATGCTTATGATTCCAATAAGGAAAAACATACCATCACGGTTGTTGGAAAGTGGGAACAGAAGTATATAAAGGAGGAAATCAAGGAAGATGTTCCAGTTGAAATCTACGAAGGTAGATTTGTTAGGGGAGAATTGTCATTCAAGAAACGGACTCTTGAACGTAAATTCACGGTTGCTTATGCAATATGCAGCCCTGAAGATGAATTCAATGAGGAAAAGGGAATTGAGATTGCTAAAAAGCGAATTGAGAAAGGCGATGATATTGGAAGCGTTATGACTAATAACGTGACAATGCTAACAGAAGACCTTTGTTATTATGAACTACTTGGAAAGATAAGCTATATTGCTAAAAATATTGACAAGTATATTGGTAAGAAATAATAATGCTGAGAAAAATACTTAAATTTCTGAACTTACACCCAGATTCCAATCAAAAATGGATTCTGGGTAGTATGTGCGTAAGTTGCCTTATAATAACATATGTGAGTCCAACACTCGTTAAGGAAATATATTCATCATTACCTGCGCAATGGATTGCGTTCCAAGCATTGTTCACATCAATTGTTGGATTTATAATCGGACTTATATGGAAAGGAAAAGTAAGATATAATGTAATCAAATATTTCCTTATATTCTGCATAACAGAATCAATATGTGGCTTTTTATTGGCATTATACTTATGTTTTGTTCAATATAATGTATGGATATACGCAATAGTGTCTTTGATATATACAAACCTTGTATGCCAATTTGTTGCAAAATGCGTTATGTATTTCAGAACAAAATTATGGAACGAAAGAGCAAGGGAAATATATGAGAATAATATATCAATTGCCGACGGTATATTCAGTATCACAGGATTCCTGATGGCAATGCTGTTCCTTCCATCACTTAAACTCGCACTGTTCCTATGGGGAACAGGATGCATAATAGACGACCTTGGATGGATTGTAGTTTATATAAAAAATAAAGAAAAATTGAAAATTATTGAATAAAATCGTATTTTTTTGCTACTTTGGCACGGTTTTTGTTGTATTAAATGTAGTAAATAAAAAAAATATTATTTTATAAAATAAGGAGATTGTTAAAATGAAAAAAGTAATTGGTATTGACCTTGGTACAACCAACTCTTGTGTATCTGTATATGAGGGTGGTGAGCCTGTGGTCATTGTTAACAGTGAGGGAAGGAGAACAACCCCTTCAATCGTTGGTTTCACTAGCGAAGGTGAAAGAAAAGTTGGTGAGTCTGGTAAGAGACAAGCTGTAATGAATCCTGTAAACACAGTTTATTCTATAAAGAGGTTTATGGGTGAAACGTTTGAACAAGTAAAGGATGAAGCTGAAAGAGTAACCTTCAAGGTTATCAATGAGAGCGGGTATCCTCGTGTGTCAATTGGTGACAGAACTTACACACCTCAGGAGATTAGTGCAATGATTCTTCAAAAGATGAAGAAAACAGCAGAGGATTATCTTGGAGAAGAAGTAAAGGATGCTGTTATTACTGTACCTGCATATTTCTCTGATTCACAGAGGCAAGCAACAAAGGAAGCTGGTGAAATTGCCGGATTGAATGTGTTGAGGATTGTCAATGAACCAACAGCAGCCGCACTTGCATATGGAATTGACAAGTCAGATAAGGATATGAATGTCGTGGTGTACGACATCGGTGGTGGTACAAGTGATGTATCAATATTGAATTTTGGAAGTGGTGTGTTTGAAGTTATTTCAACGAATGGAGATTCTCATCTTGGTGGTGATGATTTTGACCAGTGCATTGTTAATTGGATGGTTGATGAATTCAAGAATGAGAATGGTGTTGATATAAGTTCTGACGCGATGGCAATGCAGAGGATAAGGGAAGCGGCTGAAAAAGCAAAGATTGAGTTGTCGTCAACACTGTCAACAGACATAAGTCTTCCTTATCTATGTCCTGTAGGAGATGTTCCAAGACATTTGAACCTTACTTTGACAAGAGCAAAGTTTGAGCAGTTGACTTCTCACCTATATAATAAGTTGGTTAAGTTATGCGAAGATGCTTTGTCATTATCAAAACTTGATAAGAAGGATATTGATGAGATAATTCTTGTTGGTGGTTCGACAAGGATTCCAAAGGTTATAGAAGCGGCTAAGACAGTATTTGACAAAGAGCCTTCAAAGGGTGTTAATCCAGACGAAGCTGTTGCATTGGGTGCTGCAATTCAAGGTGCAATATTGAACAAGGATGAAAATGTTGGGGATATAGTGTTGCTTGATGTAACTCCTTTGTCTTTAGGAATTGAGACTTTGGGTGGTGTTATGACAAGACTTATTGATGCCAATACGACAATACCTTGTAAGAAGACGGAGACTTTCTCTACTGCCCAAGACAATCAGGTGGAGGTAACAATACATATTTTGCAGGGTGAGAGACCTATGGCTTCACAAAATAAGTCTGTTGGAATGTTTGCATTGACTGGTATTATGCCAGCAAGACGTGGCGTACCAAAGATTGAGGTTACATTCGATATTGACGCAAATGGCATTCTAAATGTAAGTGCAAAGGATTCAGCAACAGGTAAGGAACAGTCAATAAGGATTGAGGCTTCATCAGGATTGAGTAAGGAAGAGATTGAAAGGATGAAACGAGAGGCAGAAGAGAATGCTGATAATGATGCCAAGGAGAAAGAGAAGGCTGATAAACTTAACAAGGCTGATAGTATGGTATTCAATAATGAGAACCTTATGGAAGATATGAAGGATAAACTCACTGATGAAGACAAGAAAAAGGTATCTGAAATAAATGAAAAGATAAAGGAAGCCGTTAAGAATCAAGACATTGAAAAGATAGATGAACTTGAAAAGGAGAATTTATCTGTTTGGAATGAGATATCTGCCAAGGCTTATAACACTTCAAATAGTGGTGGAGCGGAAGACGTTGAAACAGTTTAACATTAAATAATTGGTTGGGGGAAAACAATATTCCCCAACCATTTTAACTATGGAGAAGAAAGATTATTATAGTATATTAGGCGTTAATAAAAATGCAAGTCAGGAAGAAATAAAGAAAGCTTATAAGAAACTTGCAATAAAGTATCACCCTGACAAAAATCAAGGAGATAAAGAAGCAGAGGAGAAATTCAAGGAAGTCAATGAAGCTTACAGTGTTCTTTCTGATGAAGAAAAGCGCAAGCAATATGACAATCCGGCTTTCAATGGTTCTTTTGACTTTGATTTAAATGATTTTATGAATCATTTCCACGGAGGAATGGGTGGATTTGGATTCAACCCATTTGAGGATATGTTCAGTGAGAGAGAACATCAGAAAAGAGGTTCTGATGTTAAGGTGAAACTTGGAATTACGATTGAGGATGTAAAGAACGGTCTAAAAAAGAAGATAAGGTATAAGTGTATTGTGCCTTGTGCTACTTGTAATGGAACAGGAAAAACTAGCAGAAGTGAGGAACGTGTTTGTCAGCATTGTCACGGTACCGGAAAGATTGTCAAGACACAGAGGAATGGTATGATGACGATGCAGAGGATTGAAGAGTGTCCTTATTGTAATGGAAGCGGAAAGTTTGTTACCAATCCTTGTCCTGATTGTCACGGCGTCGGAATGGTCGAAGGTAAGCAAGAGTGCGATATAGATGTTCCAAAGGGATTATATACCGGTATGCAGTTTGTTGTAAGTGGAAAGGGTAACTATGCAGGACCTGATGGTGTGAATGGTGATTTGATTGTTGAGATAGAAGTATTGAGTCACGACAAATTTGAGCGGAATGGAAGTGATTTGTATTTCCTTATTGAGATACCTGTACTTGATGCAATAACTGGTTGTAAGGTTGATGTGTATGACCTTGACGGAAATAAGATGGAAGCAGTTATACCAAGTGGTACAGAGGATGGGTATCAGATAAGGTATAGGGGAAAAGGTCTTCCAACATATGGTCAGAATATTGTTGGGTCGATGATTGGTGTTGTAAAGTCTAAGATGCCGAAGAAATTGACTGATGAAGAACTTGAAATGATAAATAAATTAAAAGAATCTGAATCATTTAAGGTTAATGGTTAATATAATTAAATCTGACAAATTGATTGATGAGTTGGATAAATATGATGTAATCCTAGTCGGTACTAATCTTTACGCTATTATGAGCGAGGGTTTCCAAAGAAAGGTTATGGCAATGTATCCTTATGTATTTGAGGCTAACTTGAACAGTAGGTATGGCGATATCAATAAATTGGGAACGATATTGGAGTGTAAGAAGGAGGAACAACCTACATTTATCATATGTTTCATAACCAAGGGCAACAGGTTCAGACCGCACGTAGAGAAGGACTATCTGTCTTACGAGGCTTTGGAGAAATGTTTGAAACTTGTTAATGTGATATATAAAGGAAAGAAAGTTGGCTCAACATTGCTTGGAGCAACAAGGTTTGACGGTAATGGAGACAAGGAAAGGATTATAGAAATATTCAACAACACTTGCAATGATATAGATATAACTTTATACGATTATGAACCGTTGTCTCTTGCGGAGAGAGAAATAAAAAAATTAAGATTGGAAATGGAAACAAAGAAGAAGGATTACGGTTTATATCGTGAAATGGTAAGGAAGAGAAAAGAAAGAGCAAAGAAAATAAAAGAAATAAACGGACATACTGGATATGATTAAGAAACTTGAACTCACAAAGGAACACATTAAACTAATACCTTTTTTCTTCTTGCAGGAGGAAGGTGACAACAAGATTTATGTTGACAGGACAAACTTATATAATATAGGTAGTCATTTGTTAGAGGATATGGCATTGATATTGGGATATAGTGACAGTGCCATTAAAGGAACAGAGGAGAATGAAAATGGAAGAGCGTTCCCCGATGATATTGAGAAGCATATGCTTGAATTGCATAAGTATATTGTTGATAATCTGTATTATATTGAATCATTAATACATCAATTTGTTATAAATGGCGGTATAACAGAAGGAACATATAAATGCAAGGATAATGAACTTATTTGGGAAAAAGTATAAAAATATGTTAATATATTTGGTTATATCAAATAAATAACTTACATTTGCAACTGTAAAAACATTGGATAAATTGGCAGACAAAAAATACAGAGTCAATGATGACATCAGATTCAAGGGAGATGTCAGAATTGTGGGAGAAGGAATTGAAAGCAAGGTAGTGTCATTATATGAGGCTAAAAAGATTGCAGAGTCTATGGAAATGGACTTGGTGGAGATTGGTCGTAATAATGATATGCCTATAATAAGGATATGTCAGTTTGACAAATTCCTATATAATCAAAAGAAAAACGAAAAAAAGAAACCAAACCCTTCCAATCAGATAAAGGAGATACAATTAAGTGTCAATATAGCAAGTAATGACTTGAAAACAAAGTCTAACCACGCAAGGAAGTTCATTGAGGAGAACAAGAAAGTTAAGGTGGTTCTTACTATGAAAGGAAGGGAATTGTCAAGAAGGGAAGAGAATAAGAAATCTATCCTTGAATTCATAACTATGCTTGAAGATGTTTCTGTACCTGAGTCTATGCCGAAGGATGAGGGAAACAGAACGATTGTTATACTTAAACCTAAAAAGAATGGTCATTAATTTACAGAAAAAAGTTTGTGCTTACAACGAGACTATCATCTCTTATTTTCGTGATGTTAAAACTATCAAGATGCTCTCAAAGGAGGAAGAGAAGAGTATGCTTGAGAGAATGTATCAAATCAAGAAAAAGTATGATAAGATACGTTCATCCTATTTCAACGAACACAAATTCCAACCAACCAATGAAGAAGTTAAGAGGATTGGAAAGCAAAAGTACGGAATTGACATCAACGAATTGGAGTCAATTAGAAATAATATTGTCCTTTCTAACCAAAGGTTTGTTATTTCAGCAGCAAGGGCAATGGGTAATGAAAGCAATATCGAAGACCTGATTGATGAGGGAAATCTGGCATTGTTTGAGGCTATTGATAATTTCAATCCACTGGAATATACCAATTCGTTCATTACATTTGCAGTTCATTATATTAGGAGAAACCTTAATTTATATCTTGCAAAGACTGACGGAATTATACGAAAGAGTAACATCACAAAGACATATAGCACTCTCGCAAAGGCTACAGATATGTTTGTGCAAGAGTATCACAGAAATCCTTCAACAGAGGAAATCAAGGAATATCTGTATGAAAAGATGGGTATTGAGGTAAAGAACATTGACGTAATCAATATGCAAGTATCTTCAATTGATGCTATGTCGTCTTCTGATGACGATGAGAACAGAACAAGCGGAGAGAGTAGAAACTATAACTCACATACGGCATCATTTAACTCTTATGAGGAAGAAGCAGAACAACAGGCTAACCAAAGAATTGTAGGGTTAATGATGAATAAATTAAAACCAAGAGAAAGGGAAATTATATCAATGTCGTTCGGAATTGGGGTTGACAGAGAATATAAACTACAGGAAATAGCAGAGAAACTAAACCTTACAACAGAAAGGGTTAGGCAAATGAAAAATGAAATATTAAGGAAACTTAAAAACGAAAAAGTGAGAATATGAAAAAAATGCTTCTTTGTATTGATTGCCAATACGATTTTATGGATGGCGGTAAGTTGGGTGTTAAAGGTTCAACAAAAACAATGGATAATCTTGTTGACTATATTAATAGGAACAAAGACAAGTATGATTTTGTTGTATGTACTGTTGATTTTCATCCAGTGAATCACTGCTCTTTTTTTAATAATTTAGGCGTATGGCCGGAACATTGTCTTCAATATTCTAAAGGGTCAGCAATATATGAACCATTATTGAATGCTATTAAAGGTAATAACGCAATAATCCTCACAAAAGGAACTAATCCTAATAAGGAGGAATATTCAATTTTCAAGAACGAGGAGTCTTGCACAAAATTTAAAGATTTAGTACTGTCGAACAATATTCAAGAGATTGATGTTGTTGGTATTGCCTATAATTATTGCGTTGCTGACACGGTGAAAGACGGCGTGAATGTTCTTGAAGGCGTTAAATTCAATGTTATAAAGGATTTTTGTCCTGCAATACCGGATGGAACTGAAAGTGGATTTACAGAATATATTGGAAACACAGAAAATGTTATTGTAATATGAAAAGAATTATAAATCATTTCTTAGACGACGACTTGTATAAGTTGACAATGTGTTTGGCTGTACTTGTTAATTTTCCTAAAGCTTGGGTTATTTATAAGTTTGTTGACAGAAATAAGACAGTATATCCAAAAGGATTCGCAGAAGAGGTTAACAAACAAATAAAGATGTTGGAGGATTTGAGGATTACAGAAGAAGAAATTTCTTTCTTGAAACTTAAATGCTATTATCTTCCTGAATGGTTCTATACCTTCTTAAGAGGATTTAGATACCATTCAGAATATGCTTCAGCAAGCCAAAACGAAGATGGCACACTAGACATTACCATTGAAGGGCCTTGGTGGAATACGATATTGTTGGAGGTCAAGATATTGGCTATTGTTTCTGAATTATATTATATAATGACAGAACAAGACATTAAGTTTGATTACCACGAATATTATGAGAAGTCATATAAAAAGGCAGAGAAATTACTCAACAATTTTTGTACCTTCTCTGATTTCGGAACAAGAAGAAGAAGTTCATTCCAAACACAAGACGTAGCCGTAAAGGCTTTTGTTGACTGCTCAAAGAAATACGATTGCCTATGCGGGAAATTCGTTGGAACAAGTAATCCTTATCTTGCAATGAAATACAACCTAACGCCAATTGGCACAATGGCGCACGAATTCGTATGTGGAATTGCAGGTATGAATGGCGGTCCAATCAACGCGAACAAAATGGCAATGGATGCCTGGGACAAGGCTTATAATGGCGCATTAGGCATATATCTATATGATAGTTATGGTTTTGACATATTCAAATTGAATATAACAGAAGCTTATGCAAACCAATTCAAGGGATTGAGGATTGACAGCGGTGACAATATAGAGCAATTGAATAAAATCGTCAAACTATATAATGATTACGGAATAGACCCAAAGACAAAACAAGTCATTTTCTCAAACGCATTGGACACTGATACCGCAATTGAAATACATAACGAAGCTTGTAAATTATGCAAACCAAGTTTTGGTATTGGAACACATTTCACAAATGATTGGAGTGGAATTGCTGACGATGTGAAACCAATGAATGTTGTAATAAAACTTGTTGCAATAAAGGAATCACCTGATTGGAATTTCTATAACGATACCTGTAAACTGTCAGAAGACGTTGGAAAATATACAGGTAAAAGAGACACTGTTGATGCATTTATGAAACAATTGCCACAATATCAGCCAATTCGTTCTGCAATTTTTGGGTGAAAAAAAACAAAAATAGGAAACCTGAAATATGGTTTCCTATTTTTATAAAATGTTAGATATCATAGCCTTTTGCTGCATTTATTGCAGCTTTTCTTGCAGCGTTTATTACACGCCTCTGACTTCGTTTAATATATTCATCCTCTTCTTCTGGACTTAAGTGTCGTGAAGTAGTCGTATTTTTATATCTGTCTGGATCGTAATTATCTGGATAAGGGCAAATACAAGGCATCGCAGCGGCAATAGCGGCATTTCTTGCTGCCTCTATTGACGCTCTTGTTTCTGAATCGCCATCCATTTCTCTTAAAACTCTTCTTACAGACTCGTTTACTATTCTTCGTAAGTCTGATTCAGTTAATCTAACTCGTCTTTTCATATTATCTATTAAATGTCAAATAATTTCTCATATTTATAATCTCATCATTAATTGACTTGATTCCGTCTGATATGGTTTTAGCCAATTGGCTATTTGGATTCATAAACAGTGTCATTTGAAGCGAACCTAATGCATCGTGGGCAATCTGAAGCTGTTTCATCGCCTCTTCTGACAGTTGTTTGTCATCATTATAAGTTTTAAAGTTAAAAGATGCTTCATTTATTGTTCTTCTGACAGCATTTCTAATCATTCTATCCGTTATTCTCATATTACAACAAATCTGAAAGTATCTTATCTATCTTATTAGCCTCTTTTTTCTTTATCTTATACACGCTACCACTATCACTCTTTTCACCCTTAACCTTTTTTCTCAATTTAGATTGGGCGCCGGCTGGTGTAAGGTCAGGATAAACCCTTCTTGCAACAGCTGCAAGGTTGATAGCATCATTATCCAACACGTTAGTGATTGCGTCCTCATCAGACTTGTTCATATTCGGGTTGGTCATTTTATCTAATTTATGGTTGTAGTTCTTTCTCCTACCACCAACGGCTTTCAAAGCGTTCGTCCATATATCTTTATCTTCCTTCTTTTTCTTTGATTTCTTTTTCTTCTCAAGGATGATATTATATACGTAATTGTCTATTTCTTCTGATATAATCCTACTTATCATAATGATTTTTTATAATAAATAGTTAAAGCGCGTTAAAATTGTCATTTTTCTTGGAAAAAATTTGGTTTAATAAAATAAATTGTGTACATTTGCAATGTTTGAAATTAAGACATAAAGTAATAACAAAAATTAGGGGACTCACAGCAATACTCTTTATTCATAAAATAATCAGGATTTCATTTAAAAGTCCCCTTTCTTTTAGAAACAAAAAAACAGATATAAACAACCACAAAAAAAGAGAAACGATATGGCAAACCAATTTTTAGACGCTATGGCAAATGTTGCATACACAGAGAATGGAGCATTGAGTTACAAAACCACTGGTTCTGACCTTGTTGACCAATTTGGCAAGGCTGGATGCTATATCGGACGCGACATTAACGACGTGTTCAACGATATGGACAAGATTTGGAACGAGTCTCCATTGGACGCATTGAGGTTTGTATTTTACCTTCGCCTTATCACTCGTAAAGTAAAGGTATCTGAAAGCGAAACAACAGATACCGTACAGAAGGGGCAAGGATTGAAGGATGAAGTGTTAAAACGCCTTCTTTGGGTGGCAAAGAACCACAGTGAGGTTTTCTACAGCAACATATGGCTTCTTCCAATAATTGGTTCTTGGAAGGACTTGTGGGTATTGATGTACTACGACAAGCAGTTTGGCGTACACGCAATCGATGATGACGAGATTTTCGATATCATCTCACAAGGATTAAAGGACGCCTCACAGACAGACCTTGTACGCAAGTTTATGCCAAGAATCAAATCCAACTCAAAGTGTACTACCTTATGGGGTAAGGTTTCCAATTCTTTGGCAAAACATTATGCCAAGCATTGCGGGTTAACCTACCAAGAGTACAACAAGATTAAGTCGAGCGGAATGGCACACGAGTTCCAACAACAGATTAGTGCTGGTAGGTATAGCGAAATCTCTTGGAAGAAGATTCCAGGAAAAGCCCTTTCCAACCTTGTCAATGGAAAGTTCCTTGAAAATCACGGTTTGGAGGAAAGTTTCATTAGGTGGATTATGGAACAACCAACCGCAAAGTTTACTGGTTATGTGTTTGAGTTACTGAAAGATTATCGTGCAAATAGATACGGTAAAAACTTAAAGTACAAGAACTTGCTTATCAATAAGCAGTTTGATGAACTTATAAGTAAGGCAGAAGCAGACGGAAAGATAAGCGGAAACGTTCTTTGCGCACTCGATACAAGTGGTTCTATGAGTATTAGTGTGCCAGGCACTAAAGTATCAGCATACGATGTATGTGTGTCTCTTGGTGTGTTCTTCTCAACTTTAAACAAGGGAGCATTCCACAAGAATGTGGCGATGTTTGACAACCATTCAAGATTGCTTCAACTTAGTGGAATATTCACAGAGATGGTTGATGAAATTTCAGCACAATCTACAGCTTTTGGTAGTACAAACTTTCAAAGTTTGATTGATGAGATTGTACGCGTTAGGAAGACTCGCACAGACATTCCATTGGAGGATTTCCCAAAGACCATTTTGGTTGTAAGTGATATGCAATTCAACCCAGTTGGCGGATATCAAACCAACTATGAGGCAATGAAGAACAAATTGCTTGAAGCGTTCCCAGAGGACTTTGTAAACGATATGAAGTTCATTTGGTGGGATTGTATTGGTAGAAGGGAAGACGCTCCTGCTACAATGGAGGATGACGGTTGCTATTTCTTCTCAGGCTTCGATGGCTCAATTATCTCACAACTGTTGGGAACAGAGGTTGAAGAGAAGGATAATGTTGAGAAGAAGAATCCAACAATGGAAGAGGTTCTTAATAAAGCACTAACACAAGACATCCTTTTGAATGTCGAAGTGTAATTGTTGAGTTGGTTGTTTGTGAAACCACTGGTACGATATATACATACCAGTGGTTTTTTATATTTTTTTTAACATTTAATATTTGTGATTTCAATATATTTGGTATATATTTGCTAAAAATTTCACTTAATATCAAAACATAATAAATGGAAAATAATTCTAGAGATTTAACCAATGAGTTGAAATGGAGGGGTTTTTATTCCCAAGTATCAGGTGACCTTATTTCAATTCTCAGTAAGCCGACGTCATTTTACATTGGAATTGACCCAACGGCATCGTCTTTGGGTGTACATCACACTGTAGGTTTGATGGCTGCAAGAGTATTGCAGAAGTATGGTCATAGACCAATTATTCTTGTTGGTGAGGCAACATCATCAATTGGAGACCCAAGTGGTAAGAGTGAGGAAAGAAAATCAATCAGCAAGGAAGAAGTTGCTCATAATACAAAATGTGTTATGAAACAAATTGAGAAATTTCTTGATTTCAATTCTGACGCACCAAACGCAGCTATTATGGTAAATAACCTTGATTGGCTTGGAGGGTATTCATTCCTTGATTTCATTCGTGATGTCGGAAAGAAAATCACTGTCAATTATATGATGGCAAAGGAGAATGTCAAGAAGAGACTTGAAAGAGAAGGTACTGGAATTTCATTTCAAGAGTTCAGTTACGGATTGCTTCAAGGGTATGATTTTGTGCATTTGTATAAGAACTATGGATGCCAGATACAGATAAGTGGCACTGATAATATTGGTAACATCTGTACTGGTATTGAACTAATCCATAAGATGTTGGGAAAGGACGATGTTGGCAGTATATCTTGGGATTTGCTTACTTGTGCTGACGGCAGGAAGTTTGGTAAGACAGAGGGTAATGCTGTATGGCTGGACCCTGATAGGACAAGTCCGTATGATTTCTATCAGTTTTGGATTAATCAGTCTGACGAAGATTCCAAGAAGTTCATTAAAATGTTCACTCTTAAATCAAAGGAAGAGATTGATGAGCTTATTGCAAAGCACGATTTGAATCCAAGTTCCCGTGTATTGCAGAAGGAACTTGCAAAGTATATGACTACATTGGTACATTCTGAGGAGGATTATAACAATGCAGTGTCTGCTTCTGAAATATTGTTTGGGAAGTCAACAAAAGAGAACTTGATGAATCTTGACCAAAAAACTTTATTGTCTGTATTCAAGGATGTTCCTCATTTTGTTGTATCAGAAGTTGAACTGTTAAATGGTATTAATCTTACAGAATTGGTTTGTACGGTTGGCAAACTTTGTTCAAAAAGTGAGTTCAGGAAGATGGCTAAATCTGGTGGAATAACATTGAATAAAGAAAAGGTGTCTGACGCTTCATATCAGATTAGTGGAGATGACTTCATTAACAGAAAGTATATTGTGGTTGGTCGCGGAAAAAAATATGCATTATTTGTTACAGAACGTGAAAAAAGTTGATGAAATATTTGGCTTAATAAAATAATTTGTGTATATTTGCAAAAAAGATAATGAATAAGTTTGAATTGGATGATGTGTTATCTAACACCATATCTTATAATGATGATTTCACATCATATGATTTGCTTAAATTAAACGAGAAAATTCAAGTTGACCTTGAAATGGACAGGGATAATATGTTATATTTTTATGGTATTGATTATGATAGGTTATTATCATCTGATTTAAATAGGAATGACATTACAGACTTGTTTATGAAAGGTTGGGAATATAACAAGAATGAAAAAAAGTTAATTAGGAAAATATGAGTGTATTAATTAATGTTATTGGAAGACTCGGAAATGATTCCGAAGTCATTGACGGTAAGAACGGAAAGTTCCTTTCATTCAGTCTTGCGACTGATGATTTCAAGGGTGGAGAGAAAACAACATCTTGGTTTAGGGTTGCTTTTAATGGGGAAAGAGCAATCAAAATGGCAGAATGGCTGAAGAAGGGAAGGTTGGTTAACGTGTGTGGTACTGAGACATTGAGCCTCTATACTGATAAGTCAGGAAGCACACAGATATCAAGGGATATCAATGCTTTTACCGTTGATTTTGTTAGTAGTGGAAACAGTGGTCAAACTCAGACTACAAGTACGGCAACTGAAGAGATACCAGTCACAACTGGTAAGTTGAAAGAGCCTAAGACAAAGAAAAAGGAAGAACCACCTGTTGTTACATCAGAACCTGAAGATGATTTGCCATTCTAAATTGTTTGAATGATGAATAAAAAACTTATATGTAGGAATACTATTGCGGTTATAATTGCAATTATAACAATAACAATATCATTTCCAATTTGGGCTATTGTTCATTGTATTAAGGAGATTTTCAATTGGAACGCTTATGTTGAATGGTATTCCAAAACAACGGATATGTTAATGCGACCTATGGTGAATCTTTATTTGAGAGACAATGTTAAATCTGAAAATAGTAAGCAAACCCTCGCGGATTGAAGGGATAAAAGTTGTCCATAACTATAACGAAGTTATGGAAGAACTTAAAGAAGACAATCCTTGTTGTATGTTTGAGGATGGTATGTCAATGTTTCCTATATTGTTTGATAGAGAATATTGCAAATTAGTACCAGTGAAGAATGCTGCAAAGGAAGTAAAGAATGGTGATGCTGTATTCTGTTCAATAAGCGGACATATGATGATACACAGAGTTACTGATGTAGTTAAGGATGAGAATAAAGGAACTTGGTTTCAGATAGGAACGACTCAAGGAGATATATTTGGGTGGACTCCACACGAATGTATATATGCCGTAGCGAATAGTACTGGATATATTGAAGAGTAATAATTTTTTAAAACATTTTATATTTTTACAGAGAGAAATGAAAAAGTTTATTTTGATGATTATGTTAACGGTTCTTGCAGTGAACGTTAACGCACAGAAGGCTTATGAAGCCGCAAAGTTGTTTGACAACACAAGTATTGGTTTGTTAAATGGTGTTACAACACCGCTTTCGTTTAACAGTGTATTCCCAGTTAACCCAACAGTTGGTTTGAGGCTTGGTAAGGATTTCACACCTATCTTTGGAGTTAATGTCGAAGGTTCTGGATGGCTTGGAAGCGCAACAGATGAACAGTTTAGGTTTGACGCGTTGAAGCATTACACTTTCCGAGGATTGAATGTTGGATTGAATGGTACTTTCAACATCACAAATGCATTGGCGGGATATAATGGAAAGCCTCGTACATTTGAACTTGGATTGACAGGTGGTCTTGGTTGGGGTCACATATTCAATAAGGACGCAAAGGACACCAATCTATTGACTGCTAAAACAGGTCTTGACTTTATGTTCAATCTTGGAAAGAATAAGGCTAATATCCTTTTAATTGAGCCTTGTGTATGGTGGGGTCTTGACAATGGAGGAAAGATTAAGATGGACAAGCGTAATGCACAACTTGGTGTACAAATTGGTTTAATTCACAAGTTCAAGACAAGCAATGGTACACATAATTTCAAGGCATATGATATTGGCGAATATGAAGCCAGGATTACAAGGTTGAATGAAGAATTGGCAAAGAAACCAAAGGTTGTTGAGAAGACAGTAGAAAAGAAGGTATTTGTAAAGGAGAATAATGGAGTATTCAGCATCCCATTTACATTGAGAGGTGCTACATTGACATCATTTGCTATTCATAGATTGGATGAGGTTGTTTCTGCTGTTGGTGGAACAGATAAGGTGGTAGATATCAATGGTTATGCATCATTTGAAAGGGATGTTCATAGCAAGTACAACCGTGCAGTATCAGAGAAACGTGCAAATGCTGTTGCTGATTATTTGAGGAGCAAGGGAGTTAAGATTAGAAAAGTCGAGTGGTTTGGCGCAGATAAACCCGAATCACAACGTGTAGTTGAGGTTCGTGTGGTTGAATAATTTTTTTCACTTTTTAAGTTTGTAACCCTTCGGTATTTTACCGAAAAAGAGAATCCTGTCAGTTTTACATTCCTGACAGGATTCAATTTGTTTATAAGAAATTTAGTTTCAATTCCATTTTATTTCAATTGTTTTCTTAGTAATATGACCATCCAGTTATTAACTTTGGATTTAATTGTTGGTATATCGTACAGACCGTTAGATGAAAGCCCTGAAACAAAACCTGTAAGTAGTATTGATACCCACAATGGTTCTCCAAGGTTAATCATATTAAGGAAGTAGCATACAACTGTAAGCACGAAACCAACTCCCCAGGAAATAACTTGTTTCCATATCTTGGATGGTTCGAACTTGGTGTTAATAAAAGATGCCACAGGCACTGTGATTGCAGCTATGAGTGATACTGCTGCCCAAAAATTCTCTGTAAAGAAAGATGCTAATGTTTCCATTTTATTTAAATTTTATTTTTTTATTTTATAAATATCTGATTAAAGCGTTTCTTTTCTACCTCCGAAGTAAGTTTCCTCAAATCCAACAATATTGAAGTTCTTATATTCGTTTCCGCTATACTTATTTAGTATCTTCTTCGGAACCAATATTGTTATCTTGTTCAGATTACTTCTATTTCCAAATGATGCAGAATTAAATGAAACCTTATTGTTAACAGCAAGCACTAATGTTTTAAGGTTTGGACAGCCATAGAATGCATTTTCACCAATGCTGCCCTCTTCATCTGTAAGGTTTGAATTAACATATCCAGTATATTCAGTTATATCAATACCTTGATAAGACTTATTAACAAACACATCGTGACCAAGTATAACATATTCAAGTGTTGAACAACCTGAGAATGTGTTTGATGGAATGTTATTACTGTTAATTATTACATTTGACAAACCGGTGCATCCTTTAAATACACTGTCTCCAATTCTATCTGACACGTCAGCCTTTATTTCAACATAGGTTAATGCCGAAAGTCCTGAAAATGCTCCACTGTCTATTGAGACCTTCCTGTCATTGTCGTTGTAGTTGTCAATTATGATACTTCTTGGGGTTCTATTTGAACCTGTATTATTGTTAAAGAAAGTGTTTGCAATAATTCTAACGTTACCACAACTTCTGGAATACAACCCTACTTCCTTTGTTTGTTGGAATTGAGGCGCATTTGGGTCAAATTTACCTTGTCCGTTGTTTCTATCAATATGTAATTTACATACATTACCAGCCCACATAGCCCCACTTATGCCATAATTTACATCAAATCTCAATGTTCTATAATTACTGTCTTCATTAAATAATGGAGACTTGTTGAATAATATTGATGATTTATTAATATTATTCTGATATTCAACAATCATAACAGGATAATTCTCAACAACGGCTACATTTCTGCTCAATGCATACACCTCATTTGATTGGTTTTCATACGGGTCTGCATAACTTCCATCAACTTTATATCCAGTAATGGCAGACACAATATTAATCTTTATTTCATCTGTTGCTGAATCTGAATAAGGAAAGCTTCCGAAATCCTTTTCCTCACCATCATCAAATGCAGCAAATCCTGTATCATATATAGTATTACCATTAAATACATTTTCATAAGAATATACAGTTGCGCCAGTATCGTTCGTGGTTATGAAATTCATCTCCTTATTTCTTGTGAACGTGTTGTTTGAAAAAACCAACGGATTAAATGCATTTGTTGATAACTTTTTAATTGACAACATTTTAACTTTATTATCACCCAAATTGAAATAATGATGCCAATATTTTTCGCTGAAATTTGCGGGTCTTCCGATTGTTTGATTATCAGATTGACTTTGCACGAATGTTGATAAAACGCTATTTTTCCCTCTAACATTTACAGCGTCAAATAATGTATCGTATGTTTCTTCATAATAACCTTTCTTTCCATTTTCAAATACTATGAATTTACCTAACAATGTGTTATTAATTGGTGTTATAACAGCATCAAAATTTCCATTCAGACGTTCACTTGGATATGAAGGATGTTTCCAATCGTTAGCCAAATCCATCATAATTGTCACGCCGCCCAAGTATAATGATACAAATGGTGTAGTTGTGGCAGTTTTAGAATCATTATATGTTATTTTACAATATTGCCATATATAAGATGTTGATTCAGATATGGATGGAATTGTATTATTAACCCACCCTGTATCACCTGTTGTTACTCCGTCGCTTAATTCAGATGCAAGAAGATATATTGATATTTCTCTGATAGGTTTTGTGTATTCTGTAATTATTGTAGGATAGGTTTTTTCTATTGTTCCATCACCGAATACAATCTCATTATAACTCCATAGGTATCTGTTATTTAAACTGAATGATGACGGTATGCTATCATTCCAACCTGTTGACGCTGTTGTTATACCCGTATTCTGTGATGACGCTAAATAGTAGGTTGTTATTGGATTTGTATATTCCAATTCGTTAGTTCCCACTATTTTAGTTCTGTGCCTATAATTTGGTCCGCCCTCATAATATCTAACCCTTTTTCTAATGAAAAGGTATTTGTTCGTTGATGTTATAGGAGGTATTGTTTCAGACCATCTTGAATCTCCGCTTTGAGGTGTTGTATTATTGCTTGACATTATATAATAATTGTTACCGGAGAAACCGACAAAATTATCATATCTATCACCGTCTTCAATATAACAATCACAAAGTTCAGTTATATTATATTTGGAAGAAGTATCGCCAACAGTACTATAACACCACCATATTTTTCCATCGTGTTCCATACCTTCTTGCCAAACAGGTTGAGATGGTGCTGTTGTTTGCCAATCAGGAGAACTACTTGACGGCTGTGTTTTACTAACGCAATAGTATTCAACTATAGGTTTGTTGACCTCACCCTCGTTTATGCTTATCTCGTATGTATGACCTGATGTGAATGGAAATGTACTTCCCATAATGTCTTGCCATATTGAGTAATTGTCGTCACCCATTCTTACTTGCATCCATTCAGAATTATCGTCTTCTTCCTTTATGCAAGCATATACCTTTACCTCATAAGGCATACCCCAAATATTAGGTACTGTTACCACACCTCTTGGACAAGGAGTTGAACCGCTTATAAATTCATTATTATATGTTTCTTCCCAGAAAGTATAGTTATATCCAGAATTTGCGGATAAAGTCTTACTGTTATCAGATTGTATTTGAGAAGGTGAAAGTTTCAAATCGCTTTCAATTGAATAGTTTGCATTTACCGAAAGAGAAAGTTCAAAACACCCATCGTTAGTTATGGAGAAGAATTTTCTACCTTGTACCTTCATTTGCTCCAAAAAATCAACATTACTATTCTGTGACTCATATTTGTCAGAAGGATTGTAGTCAACAATGAACATATATTCTTTGTTTGGGTTTACAAATCTCTCTCCATATATTCCAAGTTTATAATCATATGAGAAATCATCATTGTTGTATGATTTTATATAATCATTCTTAACCACATATCTTATATGGTTGTCTTCAGGGTCTGTTTCTATGAAATCCAAACTACCCTTTGAAATAAACACCTCAGGATATGTTATAGTTATACGGTCTTCATCATTTTCATTTGCAAATGTCATAGAGGGAAGCGAGAAATACCAATTATCTCCCTTTCTAACCCTTTTCAAAAACATTATACTTAAATAACCAGTTCCACCTGTCATCCTTATGTTTCCTTCGTCCACACCAATTGCGCCGTGAGAGCCGTCCTTTACAGCACCATCTTTTCTATAATTATCGTCTCGTACTACAGGATATATTTTTTCCGTTCTATTGTCAACAAGGCAATTCGATATACATTCATCAACATTATCACATACAAAATATCCAATTATATCGGTATCATTCTGATAAATGTAATTAACTGTTTCTTCCGGTTTCTTTAAATCTATAACAAACTCGACATTTTCGTATTCGTCTTCAACATCAGAAAGACCACTTTGTGTTATGTGTATGTTGTCGTATCTATCATATTTTTGCGCAACAACAGCTTCCCATATCGCATCTCTATTTGGTAATGTTGAAATAAGATTATCCTTCGTCAAAGGCTTTAAGAAATATAACGCGTTGTCAAAACGCCTTGTTATTGTTGAATCATTTCTTGTAACATAAACAGTATTAGGTATGTTCCTTGCAATAATATTATTATTGCAATATACATTATAAGTGTAATTCTTCACACCACCACATCTGTCAGCAGGTATCTCAACATTTGACATTGTGAAAACATATTCAGCAGTATATGTTTGCCTTACAGTATATATCAAAGGATTCTTTCCTGTATCAGTACCACCGTCAGTTTGTATGAATGTTATTGTGACTTCCCTATTTGTATCTGTCGGATTTTCTGAACAATCAAAAGCATATTTGAATTCATTGTCCGAATATCCATTATAATGCAATGTTACAATATTACTTGATGATATTGAGGTTGTTATTGTGGATAATGGCGTTTTAACTCCGTCAACAACCTTATTAGAAACTATTGTGATAGGATGGTTTGTTTCACCTTCTGGCTGAACATTAGCATCAGAACCACTTGTGAAATAAAATTCATAACTAACGCTTTGAACGTGTTTTTCATCAACAAGACACAGTATTGCAGTTTCGTCACACCCAATCTTTGTTGTTGAAGACACACAATCAGTTCCACCACTATCAGGACAAGCCTGTAAGTGGTATCTTTCAGCAAGTCTGAACCTTATTCCTTCCAACACCTGTGCCATTATTCTGAAAGACTTGTCACCCATTTCATACGCACTTGGATTTCTACTGTCAGCTTTTGAATAGAGTTTATATCTTCCATACCCAATATATTTAATATTAGGCGTATCCATTTTTAAATGTTCTGGTATAACACAAGGCTTCAATGGGGTTTCATATTTGTACTGACCCTCATTGTTCATATCTTCCAACCTATAGTTGAAATCATCCCATTTGTCGTATGAAAAAGTTGTGTCGCCAACAACACGTATCTCTTCAGCTTGTGTTCCATTGCCATAATCAGCATATAATGTCTCCCTCAATGTTATCTCATATCTTGGTTTCACCTCAATGATATGGCTTACATTGTCATTATCAAAAGACAACCACATCTCATCTTCGCCAGTACCACCCGGCTCTGTGTCACGCTTTTTTGATACATCACCGTATCCTCCCTCAATGAAATCTATTCCCATTGTCATATTCTCATTGAGGATTGTGTATTTGCTTATTATAGTAGCGCCAGACTGTTTGACAAGAACATCGAATTTCTCTGAACACTTGTCAACCTGTTCAAACCTTATGGTAGCTTGACGCTCATTTATCAAACCATTCGGACCAATCTCATTGTTCTTGTCACAATATACAGTTATAGTCTGAACATCTTCAGATGTCACACTACTGTATGATACGTGTTCATTTTGGTCGAGACTTATCCAACTTGGGTCATTCAATATTTCAACATTGTATTTACAAAAAACACTATTATTCTCAATATTCCTCAATCTTATTTCATCCATAATATTTACGAAAAAATTTACACCCAATAAATATTCAGATATTAGAAAAAACAAAAATATCATTATATTTATAAAGAAAAAACAAAAAAAGATTATGGAAAAAAATAGTGTTAAAACTTACAAATTGAAAATAAACTACATCAATGCGGAAACAGGAAAACCGCTCATTGACCCATTTACAGGAGAATACGAATATGGGTCTTCTTATGATGTAATGTCACCAACAGTCGCCGGATATTCTTCAGCCAAGACAAAGGTGAAAGGCATTATGCCAAGAAGAAGTGTTACAGTTACGGTAATGTACACAAAGAACACATATAAGTTGACGATTAATTACCGACATATGAATGGTGCTAAAGCCGCTCAACCTTACAACGGAGATTATCAATATGGACAGGGATATACTGTACCATCCCCAATCATAGAAGGTTATAAACCATCAATGGCTGTTGTAAAAGGAACAATGCCGTCAAGAAATACTACTGTATCAGTGATATATACAACAATCAAACACGATGAAATTGTTATAATGTAAAAAATTAATTATAAGAAAATGAAATACTTAAAGAAATTCTTAAATCATCAGGATTATGAATCCTATATAACAGGTGATACAGCTGTGCTACCTAACGTGAGCCTCTGCGAAACAGAAAACGAAGTACATTTCAATAAAAAGGGTGATGAACCTGTCGTACCAACAAATGTTATAATATATTATGCACCGTCAAAATTAGACGAAACCACATCGCAGAAAACTAGTGGGTTGCACACTAATGCATTCAATACAACAATATCTTCACACGACTTTGAGGATGGTGTTGGAACAATAACGTTTGCTGATGATGTTACAACTGTTGGCAACTATGCTTTTTTTTCTGCAAATACTGTAACTAAAGTCGAAATGCCAAATAGTGTTACAAGTATTGGAGAAAGTGCATTCCAAGATTGTAGTGGTTTGACAAGTGTAACATTAGGAAGTGGTGTTACTAGTATTGAAAGTAGTGCATTCAATGGTTGTAAAAGTCTTACAAGTATAAATATACCAAATAGTGTTACAAGTATTGGTAATTCTACATTCGGTAATTGTAGTGGTTTGACAAGTGTAACATTAGGAAGCGGTATTACAAGTATTGGTACAAGTGCATTCTATAATTGTAGTGGTCTTACAAGTATAAATATACCAGATAGTGTTACAAGTATTGGTAATTCTGCATTCGGTTATTGTAGAGGCCTTACAAACGTTAATATTGGAAGCGGTATTACAAGTATTGGAAATCAGGTATTCCAAAATTGTTCAAGACTCACAAGCATAACAATACCTAATAGTGTTACAAGTATTGGAAAAAGTGCATTCCAAGATTGTTCAAGTCTCACAAGCATAACAATACCTAATAGTGTTACAAGTATTGGAGAAAGTGCATTTTATTCTGGATATAGTCTTACAACAATAAACATACCTGATAGTGTTGCACTTATTGGTGCTTATGTATTCTATGGATGTAGTAGTCTTATAAGTGTAACAATCGGAAGTGGAGTTACAAGTATTGGAACTAGAGCATTTGATTATTGTGAAAATCTATTAAATGCGACAATTTACTCTACGACTCCGCCAACATTAGAAGATACCTATGTGTTTAAAGACAACGCATCTGGTAGAAAGTTTTATGTGCCTTCAGGAAGTGTTGAAACATATAAATCAGCACAATATTGGAGTTCATACGCAAATTATATTTTGCCAATATCATAATAAACAAAAAAGCGTCTCGTTAATGGGACGCTTTTTTTCTATTTAATCTCTTTTATTCTTTTTTCAGCCATATCTACATATTCTTGATATTTTTCAAATCCTATGTAGTCACATCCATTTTTTATCGCTGATACAGCCACAGTTCCACTTCCCATAAACGGGTCTAGTACTGTTATTCTTTCTCCTTGTGCTACATTTGGTATTATATTATCAGGTATTTCAATTGGGAATGGTGCAGGATGTTCAGTATTTTTCTCAGGTACAAGTGTCCATACATCAGTTTTGAAAGGTATATCCTGACCTCTTCTGAATCTTGGATTCTTATTCCTTTTTATCAGCCAAAACAGATATTCGTGAACTGGTATATACATACAGTAATTGACATTTGGACTTGCTGTCCTATTCCAAATAATCAATTGCTTGAATATGAAATCGCTTTTGTGTATCCAATCAAGAGGGAAAGAAGCCTCATTATTCTTAACCCTTAACTTGTGATTGTAGAACATACTGCCGTCGTCCTTCAATACCCTGAAACATTCATTCAGTATATCAATCTGCCATTTCTCATACTCTTCCTCATCCATATAATCATTCATAGTATCGCCATTGTAGTCAATCGAACCATTCCATATCCCTTTTCTATTCTTTTTCACCTTGTTAAAACCATTCTTGTTATAAGGAGGAGACGTTATGATAAGGTCAATGGATTTATCATCCAATGATTTCAAACCTTCAAGCACATCAATATTGTATATCTTATTCAGTTCCAACATATATCAACTTTCTTTAAAAAATATTAAAGAATAATCAAAAGTAAATTAGTATTTTAAGTTCAAAATGGTTTTATTTAGATATTTATTATTAAATTCAAAAAACTGGAATTATATTATGGAAACAAATCGATATACATCACAAGTTGAATTCCTAAAAAAAGAAAAAGAATTTATTGATTCACCACAAGAAGAAACTGTTATTGTTGTTTTAAACAGGACAGAAGCTATATATTGTGAGGAAGGTTCGTGTAACATTAAATATTGTCAAGAAAATGGGATACCATATGCAAAAATGCCGCAAGGCGGTGGGTGTATAATAGGTGTAAGTGGAAATATTTTTGTAAATATCAAGCGCAAATCTCTAGGAAAAGAATCATACGGCGATGTATTCACCAAGGATTTTGCAAACCATTTGAAGGAAATATATAATCTATCTAGTGTTAGATGTGACAACAATGATGTTTTGGTTGACGGATTTAAAATAGCCTCTGCTGTTGAGACAACTATTAATGGATGGCGTTATATGTCTTTTCAAGTATCATTAAATCAAGATATCGAAACAATCAATAAAGTATGCAACAAGCCAATGGTAAAAATACCAAAGGCACTAAAAGAATACGGGATAACAACATCTGATATGTTATCGTTTATCGAACAATATTGGGATAATCATTAAAAAAATTATATATATGATATACTTAAAGAAATTCTTGAACCACACGGACTATGAGTCCTATATAACAGGTGATACAGCTGTGCTACCTAACGTGAGCCTCTGCGAAACAGAAAACGAAGTACATTTCAATAAAAAGGGTGATGAGCCTGTTGTTCCAACAAATGTTATAATGTACTATGCCCCAGCTAAACTAACAGAAACCACATCGACGAAAACCGGTGGATTGCACACTAATGCATTCAATACAACAATATCTTCGCACGACTTTGAGGATGGTGTTGGAACAATAACGTTTGCAGATGATGTTACAACTGTAGGTACATATGCTTTTTATTCTGCAAGTACAGTAACTAAAGTCGAAATTCCAAATAGTGTTACAAGTATTGGTACAAGTGCATTCTCAAGTTGTAGTGGCCTTACAAGTATAAATATACCTGATAGTGTTACAAGTATTGGTACAAGTGCATTCCAAGATTGTAGTGGCCTTACAAGTGTAACAATTGGAACTGGTGTTACAAGTATCGGAGATTATGCATTCACTTATTGTGCTAGTCTTACAAGCGTAACAATACCAACTGGTGTTACAAGTATTGGTAGCCAAACATTCTATAATTGTAGTGGCCTTACAAGTGTAACAATTGGAAATGGTGTTACAACTATTGGAACGGAGTCATTCCGTAATTGTAAAGGTCTTACAAGTATAAACATACCTGATAGCGTTACAAGTATTGGAAGTTGGGCATTCGGTGGTTGTAGTAGTCTTACAAGTGTAACAATTGGAAACAGTGTTACAAGTATTGCATCTTCTGCATTCACTTATTGCACTAGTCTTACAATCGTAACAATTTATGCCACGACACCTCCATCATTAGGTAATGTAGTATTTAATAATAATGCTTCTGGCAGAAAGTTTTATGTTCCGTCAGAAAGTGTTGAGACTTATAAGTCTGCAACGAGTTGGAGCGATTATGCAAGTGATATATTATCTATAAGTTAGATTTTAGAATATTCAAATAAAAAAAGCGTGGCAAAAATACAATGTCACGCTTTTTTAATATCTATGCAAATATTTTAAAATCCTCAATATTATATGGATTATCAATAATTTCAATACTTCCGTATTTATTCAATATTGATAATACATCATTTTCACAAGCATATGATTCAATATTGTTCTTATTAAACTCAATTGGTTTGTATTCAAACATATATCTGTTTATCAACAATTTCCAATCATCACCCATAATGCCGTCACTTATATCTGTTGGATTTGATTTCAGTTCTTCAATTCTTTTATTCCTAAGTTTTTTATTCTCTTCATAATTATCTGTGAACATATCCCATTGTTCTGACAGTTCTTCAAGTTTCTCGCTAAGTATTGTGTTATATCCAAACATTTGCCATTTAAGCGATTCTTCTGATATATGGTGTGACAATTCCTTAATGTAAGGTCTTACAATAAACCAGTTATCTCCACCCATATCCTCAACCATCTTGGTTTCATTTGGAAACCTTGTGTCATTGAAGACATATTTCTTATTAGGGTCTATCATTTTTTTAATCTCATTGACGTGCCAATCAGGATTATATTCCCTTATGACATTTGTACCTACATATTGTAACATACCACGAACATTATCAACATTTGAGCCATATAGTTTCTCACAGATATATTCCTCAGGTATTTCAGTCTTTTCTGATATATATTTGCAATCGTCTTTGGTGAATTCAAAATCAATATGCTCATTGTTGTTCTTCATCCTTTCAAGTGTTTCAAAATCAACACCAAGTAATTCTCCACACATTTTCTTTAGTGGAATTGCAAAATATATTGGCTCATATCCTTTTCTCTCCAATATCTTTGACAGTTCACCCTTTCCGCTACGCAATCTACCAGCTAATGATATTATATTGTTACTCATTATCAATCAATGTATTAATTGTTTCAATCAATTTATCTTCTGTTTGTAAACCTGAAAGTATTATCAATAAGACTCCGTTATTATCCAAGAACAATGTTGAAGGAACCTTTCTTATTCCGTATTGTTCAATTAAATCCCAATTCTCTTCATCAGAGAGATTTACTTTTCTGAATTCTATATTTGAATAACATTCCATATTACTCACATTATCGAATGTTTTACCATACACTTTACACATATAATAACTATCTGAATATGTGTCAATTACAGTTTTTAATTTACTCATTATATTATTTTATTTTAATATTTTTATATTCACTTTTGGTTTTACCAATGTTTTAACAGTTGTTTGTACTGTATTGTTATCATTGGTGTTATTTTCGTTTATAATTATCTTATTGATTATTTGTTCAATTGTTCTTATTTTCAAAGGGCTGATTTTTTCCGTGTTGAATATATTTTGGAATCCGTTTTCCTTAACAAAGCAAAGCTTGTTTATTGCTCTGGTATAAGCGACGTACATTAGGTTCATTTCTTGTTCTTTCTCCCATTCTTCTGTTGCGTTTTTTGATGGCATCAATGACCTGCAAAGTATATGCACGTTCTTTGATTCAAGTCCTTTTGCCTTATGTATTGTTGAAAGCATAATGCCATCAGTCCATTTATCAGAGAAAATGCTGTCAATCTTATTTATGAGTTCTTCAGCACTGTTCAAATCTGTTGACAATATCTCAATTATTTTGATAATGTCAACCTTATTTAATATATATTCAGAGTCAAGAGCCTCATCATCAGTTATGTTTGACTTTTCTTTTAATGTATTGATTGATTCTATTAAGTCTGCGTATAATCTTGGTATTACACCGTCAGATGACAAGTCTTTGTTGATATAATCACATTTGGTTGATTTTATTATGCTTATCAGTTCAATACCGAAATCACGACCTCTTATAAAGCATTTCTTACCTGAATTAACAAGGTATGAATAAGCTTGTACTAATGGTGAGTTATTTCTGCACAATACCATATCTCCATTCTCAATGTCTTCCAATTTGGTATCGTATAGTATTATACCTTTATTACCGAAGTCATTTGGCTCTATTACATCAGTTATAGTTCTTGCAAGTTCGACAATCTTGTCAGCGCATCTATATGTTATTGACAATGGAAGGGTTATAGTGTTTGGCATTTTCCTGAGTTCATTGAATGATTCAGGGTCAGAACCTGAGAATGAGTATATGCACTGTTTCTCATCTCCGAATGCGAGTATTCTTGTGTTAATCTTATTGCATTTTAGAATAAGTTCCCTTTGCGCTCTGTTGAGGTCTTGGCATTCGTCAACCATAACCCAGTCAAACCTGAATCCCCAGGGTTGCAAATACAGCACATTTGGAAGCCATATCATATCTGTATAATCTATAATGTCCGTGTTGTTCTTACCCCACTTCATTACATCTACAGCAATATCTTTTTCGTCTGAAAGAACTTGTATTCCATATCTGTTTTCAATCATAGATAGGTCTTTTACTGTTTGACATAGGTATAGTCTTCCGAAATCCACGAATTTATTGATGTTCTTTATATACTTATCTTTATTGCGTTGATTGTAATTATTATATGTTTCTGATATGTCAGATATATTTGAATTGATATATGTGCGATATTTGAATTCGTCCAATTTGAGTTTTGAGTCTTTAAGGTTATTGATTAGCATTTTAAGTCCTATGCTATGTATTGTCATAGTTCTGACGTTATCCTTTCTCTCCAACTTTGAGGACAATGCGTCAACAATATCCTTATTAAAGGCTGTGAGAAGCACTGTGTGACCTTTTGGGATTAAATCTATACATTTTATCATTGTCGTACTTTTTCCGCTCCCAGCGCAAGCTTCGACAACACAGTTACCAACACCGTGTTCAACGAAATCAAATATGTCCCTTTGATATTTTGACCAATTATATTCCATTATATTTATATATAAAATTTGGTTAAATATATATATAATATTTTAAAAATACAAAAAAATATATAGATATATTTGTATTATTTAAGTAAAAGATATATATTTGGAGCATAAATTATTAATTAAAATTGTAGTATTATGAGAAAATTATTGTTTTTAATTACTTTTTTACTTATCTCTTTATCTTCTTTCGGACAATATCGTTATGGAAGTGGTGGTGGAGGTAGAGTTGTTAGTCACAGACGAGTTGTGGCAACTCGTAGAGATGTACGACCAAGACCAGTTTACAGACCAGTTGGATATGGTGCTAATGTAATAACCAGGCATTATCCTTATTATTACCAAGGTGAGGTTTTAATTAGCAGAAATTATGTTCCTTATGGTGGTATAGTTGTAGTTCCTTCGATTTCAGTTAAATATGAAACGGAGTATCCTGTTGTTGTTGAAAAGAATGTAACGAACAATTACAATTATATTGTCAGAGAGGACGAGAGGGAGGTTATTGAGGATGATATGTATGTGCAACAAAGTCCTGTATATACAGCTTGGACTATAAACTTTGAAAGGAATTCATACAGTATTATAACAAATAATGATGCTCATACGAATCTTATGAATGTGAGGGATTATGTGTACCGTTATCCAAATTCAAAGATAACATTGTATGGATATGCTGATGCTCAAACTGGAAATCCAGTATTGAATATGAATTTGTCTAAGAACAGATGTATTACAGTTTACAACAAACTTGTAAATGAATATGGTATAAGTCCTACAAAGATAGAGATTATTGCCAATGGTTCTAATTCACAGAGGTATTCTGTAAACAATTTCAACAGATGTGTAATCATTGAGATGGTAAAGTATTGATTAGTATGAGTGCAAGTAAAGAAGAGATAATGTATAATTTAAAGGCATTATCAGAGTCTTGGATTGCCAATAACTTAAAGAAAATTGGTGATTGTAAAGATTTTACGGTGTCTTTTATTGGTTCAGATAATAATGAGGTATTATCATTTTCAGATTTGCATAATAGTGATGATATAAGTGAGACAATGTACAGTCACATATATGATGATAACATTCGTAAAATATCGTTATTATCTGATATTGAAGAAAATAGGATTATTCTTGGAAGCTTAATAGTCAATCATTGCTGATTAGGCTTCCAATTTTTTGTGTTAAAAATTATTAAATCGTTTTGTTTTTATTTTTTTTGCATATATATTTGCCACAAAAAGAACAAAAAATTAAAGTAATAATATTAAAATG